ATTTCTGGTGCATCTGGTGCATCTGGGGCTACTGGTGTTCAGGGTGCAAGTGGTACAGATGGGGCTTCGGGATATATCGGAGTCGATGGTGCGTCTGGTGCGACTGGAGCTACTGGCGTCCAGGGTGCGTCAGGATCTGAGGGGGCGACTGGAGTTGGAACATCTGGTGCTTCTGGGGCTACTGGCGTTCAGGGTGCATCAGGATCTGAGGGGGCGACCGGGGTTGGAACATCTGGTGCATCTGGTGCGTCTGGGGCTACCGGTGTCCAGGGTGCATCAGGATCTGAGGGGGCGACCGGGGTTGGAACATCTGGTGCATCTGGAGCAACTGGTGTTCAGGGTGCGTCAGGATCTGAGGGGGCGACTGGTATTTCTGGTGCATCTGGTGCATCTGGGGCTACTGGTGTTCAGGGTGCAAGTGGTACAGATGGGGCTTCGGGATATATCGGAGTTGATGGTGCTACTGGTCTCACGGGCTCTACTGGTCCGCAAGGCGAAACTGGTGGTGCTTCAGGTCCTGTTGGCCCAATCGGGGCATCAGGTTACATTGGCCTCGACGGTGCATCTGGTGCGACTGGTATTGGTGCAACAGGCTTAACTGGCGCAACAGGTGCTACTGGTCTCACGGGCTCTACAGGCCCGCAAGGTGAGACTGGTGGCGCTTCTGGTCCTATTGGTTCGACTGGGGCTATAGGGCCAGATGGTGCCTCTGGGGCTACTGGTATCGGTGTTCAGGGCGCTACAGGTGCTACTGGTCTCACGGGTTCTACTGGCCCGCAAGGTGAGACTGGTGGTGCTTCTGGTCCTGCTGGATCAACTGGTGCATCTGGACCGCAAGGAGTCGATGGGGCGACTGGTGCGACTGGCCCTGGCGTTGCAGACGGTGCTTATAATGCTGGCGTCACGACTTGCACAGCTGCGATGACGTCGCTAACAACACCATCGCCTAATGTCGTTATTGTTAGTTCTGAAGGCGTGATATATAGAGAAGTCGATAACGATCACCTTTATGGTTGGTATGCCTTCGATCAAGCAACACGCACATATGGGTGGGGAGTACAGATCGGTGGTGACACATATACACCGGGCGATCCGTTCGAAAACCCGATGTGGATAACCTACGATTTTGGTGCTGGCAATAATAAAGCCATCAACAAGTATGCGATGTACGCGAGAGTTCTCAATACATCGCTTCCACGAGACTGGACTCTTTCTGCTTCTAACGATAACACAAATTGGACTGTTCTTGATACAAGAACTAGTGTTGAGCCACCAGTTTCAACAGGAGTTTGGTCTAGTTATTTCACATTCTATAACAGTGTAGCATATCGTTATTATAGAATGGATGTAACGAAGTGCACCTATCCTTATCTTCATACTTATAGTAGCACCGATTATTGGTATGCGATTATAGGGCAATTGAAGTTTGTTGAATATCCTCAGATATTCGGAGCAACTGGGTATTCAGGTGCGACTGGATTGACAGGTGCTACTGGTATTCAGGGTGAGACTGGCGGTGCTTCTGGTCCTGCTGGATCAACTGGTGCTACTGGTTTCACTGGAGCTACTGGCTTAACTGGAGCTACAGGCGTTGGTGCTACCGGATCAACTGGTCCTACCGGGGCTACTGGTATTCAGGGTGAGACTGGTGGTGCTTCTGGTCCTTCTGGATCAACTGGTGCTACTGGTTTCACTGGTGCTACCGGCTTAACTGGTGCTACTGGTATAGGAGTAAACGGTGCTACTGGATCAACTGGTCCTACCGGGGCTACTGGTATTCAGGGCGAGACTGGTGGTGCATCTGGTCCTGCTGGATCAACTGGTGCTACTGGTTTCACTGGTGCTACTGGCTCGACCGGCCCACAAGGTGCAACAGGTGCTGGCTTAACAGGTGCGACTGGTATAAGCGGTGCGACTGGCGCGACTGGACCTGTTGGGCAAACAGGTATGGGTGTCAATGGTGCGACTGGATCTACCGGTGTTCAGGGTGCGTCAGGATCTGCAGGTGCCACGGGCATCGATGGTGCTTCTGGTGCGTCTGGTGCAACTGGCGTGCAGGGTGCTAGCGGTACTGAAGGCGCTACGGGTGCGACTGGTCTTGATGGTGCTACTGGCCCGCAAGGTGAGACCGGTGGTGCATCTGGACCTGTTGGTGCAACGGGTATTCAGGGCGCGAGTGGTATCAACGGTGCTTCTGGATATATCGGGGTCGACGGCGCTACAGGCGTAACGGGCGCAACTGGCTCTACAGGCCCGCAAGGTGAGACTGGTGGTGCATCTGGGCCTGTTGGATCAACAGGCGCTACTGGTCTTGATGGTGCAACAGGTGCTACTGGTCTTACCGGCGCAACAGGTGCGACTGGCCTTGATGGTGCAACTGGTGTTATAGGTCTTACTGGTGCCACTGGATCTACTGGATTATCAGGTGCGTCTGGCGCGTCAGGTGCAACTGGCATGCAGGGCTCTACTGGAATTGTCGGATTTACTGGTGCAACTGGATCGACGGGTCCTGGTGGTGCGACTGGTCCTGGTGCGTCTGGTGCAACTGGTGCTGATGGTGCCACAGGCATTACAGGGGCATCAGGTGTAGATGGAGCTACAGGTATTAGCGGTGCTACAGGTGCAACTGGTATTGAGGGTGCAACTGGCCCGCAAGGTGAGACTGGTGGCGCTTCTGGTCCTGCTGGTGCAACTGGTGCTACTGGACCTAGTGGTGGAGAAGCTGGTGCTACCGGAGCCGCTGGTGTTGATGGTGCATCAGGTGTTGATGGTGCATCAGGTGCTGCAGGAGCATCTGGTGCTGCTGGTGCAACTGGTGTGACCGATCTACCAGCAGCACCCACAGTTGACGGTGACTACATTTTGCGTGTAGTCAGTAATGTCCTGACTTGGGTTATCCCGACTTAAGACCTCAAAGCACGCTCAATTTCTTTTGTTGCGGTGCCTAGCCCGCCACTAAAACGGATCAGGCGTGCTCCTTTCTTCATGTTTTTGACAACTTGCGCCTCAAATGAATGTGAAATGAACGTTGTCCAAAGCATGATAATGTCGGCTTGAGAATCGAATGTGCTGCGATTTTTATCGACAACATCGATTCGGATTCTGCCGTGCAGCGACTCAGCAACGATAGCAATTTGCTCTGCTTTGAATCCGGCGAAAGCGACTTGAGGGAGACGTACCGGTGCTGGTTTTTCTTGCAGTTGACGTCGAATCTTTTCTTGCGGTAAGTCGGCCAATAGCCGCGTCGTCATTGTGAGATTTTCTTCAAGTAGCCGCGTGTGTTCACCGGCCTGCGAGCAGATATTGATGAAAGCTTTCGCGACGATTGCTTCGGTCGATATGCAATCAAGAATTGTTTGCTCAGAGAATCGTGAAACAAGATCAAATGGCGACAAGGAATCGACAATTTTTGGTGTGAATAGCTGAACTTCCTCGTCAGTCAAAGAGGCAATAACTTCTTCTCTCGACATTGCTTCTTTGCGCCGAGCGATTTCTTGTTTAGCGACTTGTAGATCTTGTTCTATATCTAGCCAGTGGATTCGATTGTACTCAATCAGACGCTTGTTCAGTTCTGAGACAAGTCCGGCGTGGGCTGGTCGTCGCTGTTCTTCTGGCATCTGCTGCATGATGCGTTCAGCCAGATTTTTGATGCCAGTCGTCGGTTCTTTGAGGCTTAGAGAAGAGACTTTCGCAACCAAGAAGTCCCACTCATCTTCGCCCCAGAAAACCTTTTTCGCACCGCTTGCAATATGACCATCGCCGTTTTTTTCTTGCCCATTTGGGCTGGCGAGTATCTGTGCAAGTTTGCCTCTGATTTCGATATGCTGGTGTTCAAGCGTGGTCTTCAAGGCCAATACTTCATCGCGTGTCATGGTACTGACCAATTTGCCAGCTCTAATACGGTCCGCTCTGCCGTTAGACTGATATAGCGAAATCCATTGGGTGGTAGACGTGGAATGCATAGTGTCCCTCTAGTTAGAGATAGTAGAACAAATAGCCATCACTACGATAAATCATAGCACGAAGAAGAATATTTATTAACTGTATTTGATATATCACTCAGAGGGATTATTTAGCCAGTTTGCTGCACATAATTGTGAAGGCTAACCCAAGTATATATCTGTCACTAACCGGCTCTGAGTGCAACAATCTATTCAAAGTCTCGCAGCATACCTCCGCTAACCGATTATCCTCGATAGCGCACGAGGCGAAAGATTCGAGCCACGTTGATATTTCGCTTGCCCCTAAAGAAGCAATAAACTTTTGCGCATCATAGGCTGCAGGGTGTGGTTCTCCTAATTTTAACTCTCCTCTGGTAGCAGCACGCACTTCTTTTTCAGACATATCATTCCTTTCCATTGGTTATTCTTGCTTTAATTGCATTACATACCGCTTTACACTGGTCTACGTCGAACATACCAATATGGCACTTACTTGATGGGATTGATAATTCTCTAGACAGCCATGCATAGGCGTCATTACGGCTCATATCGCCGTGTTGCCATAGCTTATCGAACTTAGAATGAGCTTGTTTTTTCCAAAAACGGAGCTCTGGGTTTGCTAGTCGACCGAGGGGTTTGTTTGTACCTTTTTGGCAGCCGACATAAGCATCGCATTTAGGCCACTTCGAGCAAATCAAGACCTTACCATATGATGTGCCATAAATGACGGCGGAGTCTTTGCAGACTACTTCAGCGCCACAATATGGACATGTTTCTTTAGCAACCATCAAACATATTGGATATCTAAATTGTGTTCTTTTGATATTTCATCACAATAGACCGGATCGATCTCAGTCAAAGTGCAAGAGTAGCCAAGGTGCTTGCACACACGAAGTGTTGTTGCTGTGCCAGCAAATGGATCAAAAACCGTACCACCGTCTGGTGTTGTCATCTTCAAACAACGTTCAACAAGACCCTCATGCAATTGGGTCGGGCACCATGCTCTGCGTTGTTTCGAATTACCAACTACTCTTGGAAAATGAAAAACATCACCAGGTACTCTACCGCGCGGATCGGCGCGTTTATCGCCGTTTGCCTGACGCCACGACATTACTCTTACATTATCTGGCAACAACGGTGCATCATGTCGTCGCAATCGTACTATTGGTCTGAAGTTGTTGCCCAAGTCGTTTTGATTGTGTTGGCCAAATGTAAAGACTTGAACACACGATTTAACTTCCAGTGTTCCTGCTCGCGATTCGATCAGATCATCGATTAGTGGCCCTAATTTGAAAGTCCAAATTGCGTTATATGAGAGCCAAACAGTTTTAGCATGGAGCACAAAGTTGTTTAGCCAATTTCGCATCATCTGTATGTAATCGTAGGCCGAAATCTTGTCTGAATATGTCGCGTACTTCAACCCTATTCCATCTGGCGGATCTGCAAATAGAGTGTCCCATTGACGATCAGGTACAGATCGCAAATATTCGAGACAGTTAGTGTTTATGAGCTCGTGTTTCATTTTTCAATATCTGGTATAACCCAATGATGCCCGTGGCGTACTGATTCTGGGACAGCAGCTATTGCATTTGCGTTAAATATAGTAGACGAATACCTCATATCATTATCGAACCAACAGCAGACGTATGATTCAATATCAGTTTGACATTGGTGGTCAACTGTCATAGTTGGACCGCCAGATTTCAAACAGACTAAATCACCAGTTTTGAAAGCAGCTTTTGCGGTCATCGCATCCCACCTTTCATTAGATAGTAATGAAATACTTGGAACAATATATCTCTATAGTATATAAAATATCATCGAAGATATTAGAGAGGAGCACAATGCTTTATCCGCAACCTTATGAACCTAGTGAAGCACTGATTGAAGCACACAAACAACGTATTAGAAAACAACACTTGCGTCTAAAACGTAAATGTAAATCACCAAAATCTATAAAAGAATACCACCCTGGGATTACACAAGTGCCTTGTGTTACCAGACCTGTCGTTGGCTCTCATTATCAATAGCTTATGAGCAAGTCGTTAATGTTACAAGCTGAGGTTGATGCTATCCTCGACATAATACCACAGAGTGGTGTTGTCCTGGAGATAGGCACTTTTCATGGTCTAACAGTATCTAAATGGGCTATTGAGCGACCGGATGTTATTTTCTTCAGTATTGATCCTTTACACAGGAGAGGTGCTGGATTAAAATGGTACGAGAATCGCAAGCCGAATATGAGGTTACTAACCGGCACCATAGATGATTTAGAACTACTCAAGGCTCGCAGTATATTCGATGTGGTGGTTGTAGACGGCGATCATTCTTATATTGCTTGTCGCAATGACCTTGAAAAGGGTCTTGCTTTAATTAAACCGAGGTGTCCATTCGCTGTTCATGATTATACTAAGAGTACACTCAGGCGTACGACTGCAAGAGCAGTTGTAAGAGCCGTTAATGATTTTTGCAATACATACGACTACAAGATTGATCGTATAATCGGTACGACAGCATTCTTGGAAGCATATTATGAATCGTGAAGACAAGCACGTAAATCTAGATGATGTTCCAAAGCATCTGAAGAAGGCTAAAAAGAAGCCATTTGGAATAGAGTATTTCAGAAGATGGAGTCTTGGTGGATGGACTAGCCACCATTGGTATCCCACAGAAAAAGCCAGGGATCAAGCCTACGACAACCTCGTAGCTAAGGTAGGTGGGATATCAAGAAGCACTATCTGCCATGGTGTATCCTCCGATATTAGGAAAGTAGAGAGATGACACAGACGACATTGACTGGAATCTGTGCGACCTGTGGTGGATATTCTGAGGAACTTAAACAAATTTCTGGATGTTCTGATGAGCGATATGGAATAGAGCACAACACGAAATGGTTGTGTCCTAAATGTCGACAAGCCGAATTGGATAGAAGACTCGGAACCTCAAACACAACAAAAACTATGAATAATGAAGCTGACATCAAGAAACGCCGTGCAGCAGAAGCCGAGTTTTGGGGCGATTGTTATGATATGAACGCCTTGGGTGAGATCGTCAAGCAAACAACCTATGCTCGCGAAATGAGCATTTATGAGGAGTATGGGGATGCATCAGGCGACCTCGATTTGGATGGCGCATCGATCACAGATATTGGATCAGGCCCGTGGTCATTGTTGTTGCGGTGCTACAACACCGGAAAACTTACAGCAGTTGATCCGATCCCTTGGCCAGCGTCCGTTATACGTCGATACCAGATTTATGGCATCGAATTCATCCAGAAAGGCGGAGAAGAGGTAGGTAATCTGCCGATTGCTGATGAAGTCTGGATTTACAACTGTTTGCAACACGTCGAAGATCCAATCAAAGTCATTGAGAATGCAAAGAAGATAGGAAGACGAATTCGGATTTTCGAGTGGCTAAACACGGCAGTTGATCAATTTCATCTCCATACGCTTACATCTGACATGCTTATGGCTGCGTTTGCTGGTGCAGCTGTAGAACGAACCCGTACTGTGTCGTTGACCGGTCGGTGCCAAGGTACGGCGTTCGTAGGGAGCTTTATTGCTAATCCGATTATCAGACAACACGAGCCTAAACTCAAGAAGCCAGTCCTTGGGCCGGTCCTTGGGAAGACTGATTTGGTGGGATATTAATAAACTCTATTGAGGATGAAATATGTGGTTTCGTCGAAAGAAGCCTGTCAGAAAGAAGCGCAATCCGAAGGAATGGACAATACCTAAAGATCAGGCTATTGAAATCATCAGTTTATATGATGATATGATGCAGGCGGCGGCATTAGGGATAGCGAGTGGCTATATTAGAAAACTACCACAATTTTTGTTCTGGAAAAAGGTCGTCGAAGCTATACCAGATGTTCGCGGTCACGCAATGCGGATTGAGAGTTCCGGCGACCGCTTTTGTATCAAAATCGTCGAAATCGTTGGTGATGATGATTATGAGCCGGAGCGAGAGACTACTAATACAGAGGATGTCTTGTATGAGCTTGAGGATAAGCTGAATCAAGAGTCATGTAAGCCGTCTCCTGGCTTGAAGATGTGCCCTTATTGCGAAGAATTAACTGATATCGACATGGAAAGATGAAATGGAAGCGAATACTTTTTCAGATCGGCTTGACAGTGAACTTAAACCGGAAGACGACCAATGGAAACAAATGGTCGATTTGTTCTATGAGAGGACGAATCGACATGTAGGGTTAGTTAATAAACACGCACAAATCATCTATGAGCGTTTTCCTGAGGTCTGTGCTGAATTGGTCACTAATGCTTATCAACACGACGCAAGCAAATATCAACGGCCGGAATTTGTTCCCTATGTGTATTTGACGTGGGGAAAGCAGAACGACATGGATTTCACTGGATTGTGTGACTCGATGTACGAATGTCTCAATTGTCATGGTTTTGAGACGTCGCAAGATATTAAAGACGCCATAAGCAAAGCGACATTACATCATATAACTGTTAATAAACACCATCCAGAATTTCATTCACCACAGAAGATACAACCAGTAGCTATCGGCGAGACTCCGCCTGTTGTTGTTGCCACAGATATGGACATTCTCAGTTTAGCTGAGATGTGTGCGGACTGGGCAGCGATGTCCGAAGAGTTAGGAACTAACGTTGTCGATTGGGCTTATAAGAACATAAACAGATGGCGTTTTCATCCGAACCAAAAACGCCAGATTGCTGATTTCCTAACTGTTTGTGTGAAAAATGGCTAAGACCGAATTAGAAGATCTGCGTAAAAAACTTGATAGATTGGTAGCGGCACGCAATAACACTGACGTTACACAAGTAGCTGTTTGTTCAGCATTTAATAAGTTGATACGTACCACACGTGCTAAGATCCAGCGTGAATTGAAGAAACAAGGTGAGACTGATGCAAGTCTTCCAACTGAGAGCAGAAGGTCTTGATATACTTACGGGCAGTCGTAAAAGAACAATAAACAGTTCTACTGCATTTGCCACATATGAACTGGCAGAGAAACGCGTAGATAAATTTCGTGCTTTAGTTGGTGATATGATAGAGAATCCGACAATAACCATCATACCTATAGATGTGATTACAGATGAAAGCGGTGGGTTGCCTGAGAGCCATACGCCGTCAATTTATGGCCCTTTATCTGTAGCGAAGAGAAATGAAATAGTCTACGCCGCTGGATATGAAGAGAAGGCTGGTTCGTTCGGAATGTTTGACGGTCCAACTCCATCATTACAAGAAATACTAGAGTCAATACCATGTGGCGTCAATCCATGCATTATCAGATTTAATCTCGACGGGTCTGAGCAAATTCTTTATCGATGGTATGACAACGAACGCTCTTGGAAGTTGCAATAGAAACCGTAACCGCCTAGAAACATAATGGAAGAAAAGAAACTAAAGAAGATTAGAATAACCGGTACATCTCATCGCAGATGTGATCAAGGTGAGGTTACAATCGGTGAGTTGACTTCGGAAGAAATGGAGACGATTGAGGCGTTTACTCTTGGCTCTTGTTGGGTAAGGGTAAATGAAGATGGTCGGCTTGAAAGACGAGAGCGATTCGCCGAACTACCGAGCCTAGTTGAAGATCCGTATCAGCCACCGAAATGGATACCATTGGTTGACTGGACTAAAGAGGCTCCGTTTCTTTGTAATCCGACACCATCGCTACCAGAAGAGCCAGATCCCAAATATCATTGCCCGTCTTTCATCGTTAAGTATCTGTGCGGCTACAATAATACTCCATATGAATATGAAGCGAGGAAGCTCCAGTCTTATGGATTTGAATGCCTTCGATCACGGCGAGGGCCAGATGGTCGTTTTTGTGAAATCTGGTATCTTGCTGGATATCATTTCGCGAAGGGCGAGCTAAAAAATGAGATGGAATTGAAATCCGACGTAGCAGAACAGATCTCAGCAGCAGTCAACTTTTTGTGTCGTAAGGTCTCATTTGGTACCCTTGATGTTTGCTATCAACGTGCAGCAATGGTGATAGACTAATGGAATATATCAGACCAGGAGTTCAATTACCGAATGGCGAAACTGTGTATCCTACCAACGTCGAATGGCTTCTAGCATTTGCTATAGCTGGTTGTAAATGGGCAGAAGAAGCATTAGAAGATGCTGTCGAAAACCACAATAGAGACGAAATCGAGAAGCATTTCGGGGAGAATATATGACATTCGACGAACTGTGGCTCCGATATGAGGATGTTCGATCACAATTGAATGAGATGGCACCGAAAGAAGGTCCAGTTGCTTCGGAGCTTCCTAAGTATACGATATTGCGCCAGAGATACGATAAACTGACACAAATTGTTCTAAGCCATCCAGACTCATTTGATAGAGTTCGATGTTGGATGGTCGACGCAAAAGGAAACAAAGCAGAATGTGAGGTTTCTCCCGATTTGCTCGCAGAGATGGAAGATGGTATATCACAAGGCTTAGAGCACAAGTACATCGAGAGATTCGGCGCACTTCCGTCTGAAGTTAAATCTCTTATGTCAAACTGGAATTTGACTGACTCGGGTGGAGGTTGTGGCTGTTGGCATTTGGGGTGCCATTGCACTACAGTAGAGGCACAAAACTTGTGTAGCGAGTTGTATAAGACTTTCAACTATGCGATCAGCACGGGATTGCTGGTGATTGAAAGAAAACTATGGTCGTTAGCATTAGCACCCACTTTCACAATAAAAGAATGGGCTAATCCAGACTGATAAACCGCACAGGAACGGAACGTTTTGGCCTCTCGGTCTTCGGTTTGTCAGACAGATCTATTCTACCAGCCGGTTCGGGTTCTTCGGTTAATCCGTAGAAGAGATATCCACTGTCGTCGTAGTTATATTCATCTTGCCATCCGGACGATGTTAGGCAATCAGTCCACTTAACCAGCTTAGGCATTTTCATTATTCACCGAAATCAACTGTTCGAATTTCGATAGCTTCTGGATCGATGACTCTTGAGTCGCTCTTCTCGATCATCCTCGATCCATCAGGGCTATAGCATGACAGACACTCTTGCGGTGTCCATGCATATGGCGGAGTTTGCCAAACGCCTACGCGCATTCTTACGACGATTTTGGCATTGTCGAAACACCAGCAACCGCCAGATGTACCGTGATTATAAAAATCGTCGTGGCAGCCAACACACATCGATTTTGACTTCTCAATCATAGTCTTCTGTCTTGCTCCAACCAACGGGCCAAACTATTCGATCTCGAAATTCCGGCCATTGACTTTCTTCCACAGACTCACGGTAAGCAATGCCGGAGCCTTCAGCAAACAATGAACTCATCAGCGCTTCACGCACATCCGCGAAACCCTCCTCGCTCAATCCCTCGTCGCGGTAATGATCGAGGCAACAGGCGACCGCATAGGTACATTCCTTGACGATGTGCTCATGGGTTCGTCGATTCATACCTAAAGACTTTCAACTTGTCAAGATCGGCTAAAGCGATCAATACGTCCTGCCTCTGTGTAGCTTATATCAGCGATATCGTCGCCGTTGCTTGATTCCCATTCGACCCAAGATCCATTTGGATCTTCTGTCTTATCGTCTTCGTCGAATTCTTCAAGACCGCCGCAATTGCAGTGATCGTCACTAAGAATATTAAACTCGACCAAATGATTGTCGTAGTCAGCCAGCACATTAAGGACTTTTTTCGCTTCTACTAATCCCGAGACATCGATATAGAACGATTTGTCGTTAAAAGCTGGGTTCCACCAAACACGAAGTTTCTTTGTGTTGGCCATGATAGCGTCGGTTATATTCCTAGTTAAGTGTGATACCGTATCTAGACTCACAGATTTGTTTATACAAGGCCGCAATCTTTTTACGATCTGGTGAATCTCGTAGTGTCGACGCTTTGCAGAGAGCATCCAATCTTGTATCCAGTCCGTCTGCAATAGCTTCAATATCCTCATACTTCCATTCGCCTCTCAAAATCCCTCGCAATTCTTCTGCGTCGGGACGTCTCACTAAGACCTTCTGGTCGCGTAGGATCTCTTCGGCCATACGAGATAGCCGAATGAGATGCATGCTATGTTTCACATCGTAGCCATACTTACGTTCTAGCTCCTTACGAGCCGGATTGCGTTCCTTGTCCCATTTGCGGTATGAATTCCAGATTTGCAGCGCCGTAGCATATCGCTTTTCTTGGGCGACTTGATCTTTCGAACCATCAGCAGTCCATTCGTCTGGGAGTGATAGAATGGCATTTTGATGTTCCTTGGGGATCTTACTATTTTCAGGTAGGCCAAACTCTTGCCGAGTTGGTTGGTGTGTCGGCGGGTTGATCAGATAACCACGATGCGTCTTGATACGCTTGAGTTGTTGAATAGCATAACCAGCAAACGTCCAGCGAGCCTTCTTCGACAGGAATAAGTCGCGATGCGATCTTATCAGTTCCCATTCCGGCGTACAGATATCAATGAGATCATCGACGTAGAGAAATTCGATGATGTTCGGGTTGCAGTCGGCAGCGAGTTTCAAGAACTTTCGCAGTTCTTGTAATTCCGAATCTTCACCCGGCTGATGCACCGTTTCAACTGATAGTGACAGATCACCACGGTCAGTAGCTAGAGCAGCTTCAATCGAGTTCCTGGCTGCATGTAGGTCGGCGGCATCAATAGCATCTAATGCACTATGCAACGCCTGCTTGATGGTTCCAGAGCCTACGAAACTCGTTTGAAATATGTCAAATGCGGCAGATAGCGGCGCGATGAAGACGCCTCGCTTATCGATGTCACTATCAGGTCGATTCGTTCCATATTGATGGGAACCGGATACGAATTGGAAAATACAATGTTTGATAGCTTCGTCGTAGTGCATTATTTCTTTCTGCTACGGCGATAATGCCGTATAACTAGCGTTGCTTTGCTGTAGTACGAAATTATCAAGATAGTTCGTTAAAGGTAGCCCCATGACCGATATCAGCCCCTCGATACCCTCTTCTACGCGGTCTTTCAACCGTTTCAATCGACGCTTACGCTCATGATACGGTTGTTCGTGTAAGTGTCTTTTATCTCTTTTAGCGTGATTTGAAAGTGGTAGGCCCGCTCTGGTCGAAGCGAGATGCTTATCAGCCTTTGTAAGTTTACATTCTATCCTACCGCGAGCTTGGTTGCAAGCATAACACGCAATCACTTTGCGGATCGCTTGAAGCTCACCACGTCTATTTCTTCTGATAATGCCTAGATCACGCTCTTGTCTTCGTTCATCAAGTTTACTATACAGATGGTCTACCGTCGCAGTATCGTCTGGTGTAGTTTCATGGTTAGCGGGAATTACTAACCTGGTCGGACGCCGACACCAATAACAGTGCGAATCCTTTAGCCATAGACGTTCACGTAGACTGAACCTACCCATAAAAGTTTATAGCACCAAGGAGCTAATTACTTAATAAGAATGATAGGTTGGGCTTGAGTACCAACTAGGCTCGGTAAAACGACGATCTAACCTGCACATGTCGCCTTTAGTAGATTCCATTGAATGGCTTGCCGCCAGTGTCGTTTCAACTGGGGTCCGGCCCGGTCGCATTGTAACCACCATACCGCCCCGAAGCATCTCTGTGTCACCACAGACGGGCAGCTTGAAATCTTGAACCAGCACTACTAAATGCCGCACACCCTTCTGTGCTGCTACCATTCAGCAATAAAATACTATCGCCCGGTGAAACTACCTATTTCTTCGTGAGCACGGTCAGATAGGCTAGATAAGGCCGTGTGTCTCAAATTAGCCTTAGAAACCGGAACATCCGGTCTAGTAGCTAATAGTTTCAGAGTAGATCTATCTATCTCATAGCCGTTCTGCACCTTCTTATAGGCTTTGCTTGCACTCAGAGCACGAGCCTCTTCAGGAGTCAGCCCAAACCGTTTCACCACAACATCAATACCGGTCCAGATCGAGTTATATGGCATATTTTGTGGCATAGCATCCAGCTTCTGAAGGACCGACGCCATCAATCTTGATTCGTCTGATTCGGTTAGCCCATAGAATTTGGCTGATTGTGGATAGTACTTTCTGATAATCTTTTCACCCTGCTCAACGCCTTTTTGTTCCCAGTCGTTAAGTTTTCTGTACTTAGAGATCTTGCGTAAGAGATCCATTCGCTTTATAGCTGCATGTTCATATCGCTCACCCATACCGCTTTGAGTGCAACACCTAGCATCGGCTTGCTTCAATGCCTGCTCAAGACGCCATAATTCAGTACGTGGAGATTTTGGTGTCTTCATGCCAGATAATGCAGACTCTAATAATTTATCGAAGCTTCGCATTTGACTTCTCCTCGGTATAGTCGCCATCCGATTATATTTTTGGGCGGTTCTGGTTCTGGTTCGACGAATTCGCCTAGATATTCCTGCCTAAATTGGTGTTCGGCATCTCCACAAGCCTTAAAAAATGGATTTGGTGCCTTATTAGGCGTCGAGACAAACGAGCACTTTTGTATTTCATCAGGCATTGAGAGGGTCTCCTTGGTATCTCCTGCTGTTTTCTTAGTATTTTCTTTGCACTCTGTTATATCAAATACGGGCAAAACACAGTTCAAGGAAAACAAAAAGAGGAAACAAAAGAAAGCCGTTTTGCGCTCCTGGTAGTATTTTATCGATAGGGCTACGCATGAATATAATACTAATTTATAAAGCTGAATTTGAACGGATGGGTTCTGGTTCTTTGGTTGGTAGGGTAGCTACAAGTTTCCCTCCCTCCGAAGTTACTATCAAATTCGAACAGACTTCATTATATTGGCGAAAGGCCAATAATGGCCCAGAGGAGATTATTGTCCCAGAATATCTTCCGATGTGCTTGTGTGGAGATATCGTCGAACTGATAAGACTTGGATATAATCTGACGATTGATGAGTTTAACCCATTACAGCAAACATGACGCCAAGAGAATATACACTTCACAGAATAATATTACTCGGCATAGAGATTAAAGGCCGTGAAGGTCGAGATGACTATAGAGTGCAAGCACTCAGATCGCTCTATTTAGCACTTAAAACAGATCCAGGCGATGCATCGCCTCACGTTACTATCGCTCGCAAAGGATTCTCAGGATTAGACTTACTCCACCTCGACCGAATTTTAGTTGACGAAAAGAGTATAGTTCAACTAACACAACGGAGATAGAATTATGTGGTGGATTTGGGCACTAGTTATACTAGGAATATACTTAATAGCCTCGTTTTTCACCACTATTTGGTATATTATGGCTCCAACTGTGAAACCATCAAGGCTCCTTGATGGTTTCTGTTATCCCGTAGGGCTGATTATTGTAGTGTGGGCCGCCCTAACACGCAGAATCAGATGAATCTTGTATTAGGAATCAATAATGCGATATGCTGACAACTACTGCACATACACAGAGGGAGAACAAGACGGCATTGGTACCTATATCTATACCGGTAAGTGTATAGTTACCAAAAAGGACTATAGTGTTGTTGTGTTAGGCCCAGAATTATTTGCCTATCGTCGGGGTGCGAAACTACAAGATGCTTTCATAAGTCTTTCGCCTGGTGATAGGGAATTCTTGCATTCTGGTATTTCGCCAGAGGGCTGGGAGAAAACATTCTCGGAGGTCGATGTAGATGAAGAACTTCCTGAAGATTCTTGTTGCTAGATGGCGTTTGTTGTGGAATTTGTGCCCTGAGTGTAATTCTGACGCCCCGCTATGCGATAATTGTAGGGTGTGCAATAGCAGAAGAGCATATCGGCCATCTAAAGAGACGAAACAAGAATGGTGGGAGACATGGTGGAGTTTACATATCGATAAATGACTACAGAGGGGATTAAGAGATGTATAAGCTAGAAGTAGAACTGGACGGCATTCAAGCAAGAGTTGTTATCAACGCCCTTGATCTGTTTGCTCGAATCCACATGGGCCAAATAGACGCAATCGCCAACGTTCTATCCGAGGGAGATTATACGCCAGAGCAGATAGATAATGTTAGATCACTCTGCAAAGAGATTAAAACCGAACTAGGTCATCATGCGAATGGTTCTTACGGTATTTATAACTCCAAAGTCCCCGTAGACGGTCGTGCAGCTTGGGATATCCAGTGCGTTATTAGAAAAGCCATTGCCGAGGTCGAGAATCATAGCCCTCATAGCGTTTGGCATCATGGTTCTCTTCACGCCGCAAAAGAAGTGCCTCTAATTAAATGTACAATTCAAGTTATTCAACAAGAGAAATCACATCCTCTATTCGATGAAGGATTTGGATAATATGCCAGAAGCTATTTTAGGAGAATTAGGATTTCAAAAGGAGCTCGAGCAGCTTATCAATAAGTACTCTATTGAGAATGAGAGTAATACACCTGACTTCATTTTAGCTCTATATGTCCGTCTTTGTCTCTCTGCATTCAATGAAGCTATTAGCAAACGAGAAACTTGGTATGGCCATTCGCATATTCCTGGCTCTCTTGATACTAATAAAATAAGAAATGCTGTACTTGTGCAAGACTTTGCTGATCGTCTACAAGACAATCAATAGTGAGATGTTATGCTTATTAAATGTCTTGTCTGTGGTAAGGTCTTAGAGCCTATTGCTGATGACCACAACATGGCTACAGTTAAAGCCAGACCGTGGATGGCATTATACATTAATGCAAACACCTGGGAAGTATCTTGTAATTATGGGAGTTGTCATGATACCGACAAATTTATGCTCGGCCTATGCGACGACTGTATATCGATCAAGATAGATGCTGGGTTGCTCATCCATAATGGTACTATTCGCAACGATATAGAAGACATTATTTGGTAAGAGATTGTGTCTACAGCGCCACTCTTGAAAGTCGAATTTTCTTGTACATTATTCACAGTCAAGTTAGTGCTTACTGGTAATATTATCACTACCGCTGCCCCTATTGTCCGTAGATTCGAAGGGCAACCGCTAATTAACCTTATATCTTGGGTCAGAACCAAGGATGATGGAAGAATTATTATTGGCGTATTAAAGGAAGAGCAGAAGCCAGATCTAAAGGAACTTCTGAAGAGAATTATAGCGGAGAAGATATGAAGTGCCAGACTACTCGTATGTTCGAAAACTGCCAGAATGAGGCTACTACTGAGGTCGCGATGCTTCATGGTAACGTCGTCCATCTTTGTGATAGATGTGCGAAATACATACAGATCTGTTCAGAAATCCTAGAGCATATTGATAGAGAAATCATCAAAAGCTTAAAGGAAATAAATTCCTGATAAAGGAACTCTAATATGAAAACACTTTACATTGCTTACGCCGGTGATAAGGTTATTGCCGAGCACATTGCAAAAATCCTTAATGTTCAATTCGGCAGTGATACGACGCATTTCGAACCCACAAGCGATAGCAAAGGTAGCAAAAACAGTTGTTGTATTTATGCTACTGTTAGCGATACTGAACGTTGCCAAGAATTAGAGAAATGGACTTGGTTCACGGTTGGAGCACGTGAGGCGCTCATTTTTCAATCGACTGGGTGCATATCCAAGAAGCCTAGTAAGGATCGAAAATGTGGACTACAGTAGAAATTAATAGCAAGAGAGCAGGCAAGCTTGTCAAAGAAGCTGGGTTTACTCTGACTTGGCTCAAACAGAAGGCAGACATAGAATTATCCCCTCGTCTATTGATGACCTACATCTATGGTCGTATCCTTATTATTTTAGAGACTCAATATGAACAAGAATTAGAGGGATATATCCTGCCCTCGGACGAGATAACTCTTAGTCGTTCTCGCAAGAAACCAGAGCCACGCGTCTTTAGGGAACCGAAGCCGGTAGTAGAGTTCAAGCCTAGCAAGAAACCTGAAGAGGTCGAGAGCCCTATTGCTCCTATGCCAGATAAGCTTCGTGATAGACTCTCTCCACGCGAACTAGAGATGTTTGAGATTATAGGAGAGGGGCTTAATTTTCTCGATTCCTATTGGAGTCCTATTGCTCTCTACCATTATGTTGCGGAAAGATGCTTTCTGACTAACAAATCAGGTCCTGCTGTTTATTCTCTCCGCAATTGTCTTCTGCTCATTCTTAATGATATTAAAGTTAGGGCTACTCCCGAATTTGAGTCTCTTATTATTCTCCCTGATCCTCTCCCCTATTGGGACTTTGAAGAAGAAATTAGTAGGATTTTCTAAATGGCTGAACACACAGTAAGAATTGATGATCAAGTATGGCCATCTCTGCATGTTGGAGATATAGAGCGCCTTTTGAGATATGGCTCAACATCTGAGATTATAGGCGTTCGATTTACGGCTGCCTCTATTGTCGCCGCTTATCGCACTTTGCTTACTCTCCCTTCGAAAGATAGAGACAGTCTTGTCAAGAAAATTGTTTCAGCATCTAATGGATAGGAATGAGAATAAATATATGATGGACTCTAATTTCAACAACGAGGCCCATCATGATACAACAAATAGATGCTGGCGACGGAGTGAAGGTAGGAGCCCTCTATGATATCCTTTATCAAGGCACGCTTATTTTCATGGGCTTTTACATCAAGCAAGAGAAGGGCCGCTTATGCTTCTTTTGCTTCGATTACAATTGCCAGGGTGATTATCTCTATTTCCCTGTCGATAACATTATAGTTTTAGAACGAGAGGGTGAGAATCTCGCTGAACTTGCTAGAATCATTTATTCGCGTTGTGAAAAGATTAGCTTGCTCATCCATCTTATGAAATGGGACAATAATGTTGAATTTCTCCTTACCCGCGTCCGCAAACAATTCGAATAATAGTATAATCCCTTTAGGCTATTATAGGCATTACAAAGGGACTGTCTATTTTGTTATAGGAGAGGCTACTCATACCGAAACGGGCGAGCAGATGGTTGTTTATCATCAAGGGAGCGATAATCTCCAGATATGGGCTCGCCCCAAGGCTATGTTTCTTGAACTTGTTGAGGTCGACAATAGGAAAGTTCCTCGCTTCGAATATATTCCCCTATCTCCTACTGACAATGATGAACCTATCTAAATCCGAAATATCACAGGTTCTTCGTGGTACCCCCTATTCTCTTCGCGAAGATGTTGAACCAATTGATGGGGATGTATGTCATTGCTGGGCTCCGCATCCCTTTCAACCTTGGACTATGCAACAAGTCGATATAACTCTATCCTCTATTGTTGCAAAGAAGGCCAAAGACGATAGGACAACCCCAGAAGAGGTCGAACTATACGCAAGCGAGATCTAGAATAGGAGTATAGGATATGGCTTCTTATCAAGAGATTCGTGATAGGGGAGATAGGTTGCTCGAAGAGGCCAAGAAAGACCAGAAGGTTATCGTTACGGCTATCCAAATTCAATTTAAACCGGGAGATAAGGTAGAATATATCTCCGCTTCCGGAAAATCCTATACTGCTACCGTCATCGAAATCCCAGAGAACCCTTGGCACCTTTCGACATCTCTCCCTACCCTCTCCCTTGTTTTTCGAGATGAGACAGGGCGACTTATTCGAAAGAAGAGAGTATTACCTATCTCCGCATCCCTCCATAACCGTAAAGTCTATCGGGAAGTGCAGAGACCATGAAGGGTAAGGAGAAAGCCAGACACCAAAAGGCCGACTCACCCTATATTGGCAACTTTATTCATAGATACTTTGAAACTAGGACATGCCGAAGGATGAAAGAAATAGAGACCGATATCAAGATAATCAAACCCGTTAGACTCTTGGTAACAGGCGGACGAACCTATTGGGATGAAGAAGAACTTTATAAGACTCTAGATAGGGTTGCCGAAGACGATTCTAGAGCCCATGACCGCGAAATCATCAAAAACCTACAGGAATTATCCAAATGACCATAAAGATTCTCGTCCTATTCCTCATTATCCCTATTATTCTTAGCGTCCTTTTCGGCGTCCTTGGTTCGCTTTTTGATGGATATTTCGGCACCGAGCTTACTGGCCCGTTATTCGGGAGAGTCCTTCACACGGTTGCCACCCAATTCTGTGGCGTCCTTTGGGCTGGATATCTCTATTTCGCCGTTTGGCTCTTAGTGAGAAGACAGAAGAATGCCTAGCTTACTTGAAATCCTCGAAGAACAGTATCGTTATGCCCGCCCTCTCATGGGTATCGTCCCCTCAATATTCACTGTCTTACGTGTTCTTATTAGATGGCCCTTTATTGGCCTTGATGGTCGAGAAAGATATCGATATGCCGTCAAGAAGAGAAGGAACACAAAAGGACTCTAGCGTTTTCGAAAAGTCCGAGAGTCGAGACAACGCGATAAAGTAATAAGATGATAGTTCTTGTATGTGGAGGAAGAGAGTACGACGATAAGGAGAGATTGTATCAGGTTTTAGATAGGATAGCAAGTAAAGTGGAGATTGAGGTCGTCGTACACGGAGCAGCACGAGGAGCAGATGTTTTAGCGGGTTTCTGGGCTGCAGATAGAGGAGTAGAAGTAAGGATACATCCCGCAGATTGGATTAGGTACGGTAAGCGTGCTGGATATTTACGGAACATGGAGATGCTTGAGGAACATCCAGATCTTATTGTTGCATTTCCAGGCGGTAAGGGAACGGCTAATATGGTTAGATTGGCCCGTAAAGCTGGCGTTCCTGTGATTGACTTTAGTAGAGGATTTCGAAAGAATTGATATAGGGGATATAAGCCCAGTACTAGAAATTATCCCCATTTAGCTGACTCTAGCTATTCGAAAAGAGCAAGAATTGCTAGAGGAGACGGAAGAGTCATTACAACAGAGGATAAAGAGATGACACGAAGAGCTACACGATTCAGCAGAGAAGGCAATAACAGCAGTACGAGATGATTGTTCTATACCATTTGATTGTACGTTAGCGGCTTTACAGGGTCTAAGGAACCATATCGAATCGTGTATAGCGTTTATTCAGGAGCAGGATGATATAAGGATAGAGGTGGTGGTGGATGATGGCTGTCTACGTAGATGAATTGTTTGATACAGAGAGAACGAAACAATGGCCATATCCCAAAGCTTGCCACTTAACTGCAGATACGCTTGATGAGTTACATGAGTTCGCAATAAAAGTGGGATTGAGACGCCAATGGTTTCAACCCCATAAGCGCCATCCCCATTATGACCTGACAGAAGGTCGCAGACGAATAGCAGTTCGACTAAGTGCCGTTTCGACTGACTCTAGAACACTCACTAAGAGCAAGATGATAAAGATCGAACAACAAACTACAACAGAGGAAGGAAAATAGAACAGGAGAAAAGAGAAGAAAATGATAGAAACGTATTGGCGTTAATCTAGAGAACATAGAAGAATGTGAGCTTCCTGCAGAAGATGAGCCAGGGTAAAGTATGGAAGAAATAAACAGCATTGAGACCGATTCCGTCCTAGTCGAGAAGAGACGAGCGGACGCTTTAGCAGCCATGCAAATTAAGCAGGATGTTGAGTTTCTTCAGATGAGGATAGAGAAAGCCAAGGTTGAATCACCTGAAACAGTCGATATTGCTTGCTTTACCAGAATGTCGTTGCCACTGCTACGTAAGACTTTCAAGTAAATGAAGATAAGCCCAAGCATAAGGGCAGCAGTAGACAATGTTGTCAATATGCTGAGTAAAGAGAAATAAATAAATGAGTTCGACAAAAGGCTACAAGAGCTAGGTAGTGAATTCAAAAAATTAACCTATCCGATGCTGATAGCTCGGAGAATAATACATAAAGAGAAGTTCGGTGCTTTATAGTTCAACCACTCTACCATCTTGACGGCACGAGGCTGACTAGATGGTTGTAAGATAAAACGCAGGTAAATAATAAAACCACACAGGTAAATAATAACTCATTCGCCAGGTCCGTTGATAACAAAAAGGATGAGCCATATAAGAGAACAACGGAGAAAGGAAGAGGAGAAAAATGAGCTTTCCCGGTGTCTCGTTGGCATTTTCCGTGCGTGCGAACCTTCATAACCCTCGACTATTCTTAGGACCTTTCGAGTGCAACGGAACGCAAGCGAGATACCTTTCTGATACCTTCGGAAGTCGCTGGCCCTCTTAATATTCCTCGTCATATCCCGTTTATACTTCTCCGAGTGTTCGAGTACATGTACACATGTTCGTTTATGTTACATATTCTTTCAGCCTAACTAGCCTAGATTACCTAAATTAAGCATAAAAATTAAGCAATTGTATTTGTCGTGCTATAATATAATGTTCGCGGGAGCCGTCGATGATGGCCGTAGAGTCCGATCAGTGCCCGGCCGGATACAATCGGACGATATACGTTAACCGCTTGAACGGCTCAACTGGCGGAGGGAATCACGCAGATAGGGGACACTTCGGTGCCTACAATTCTTGCAACTCCCAAACCCAGTTGAGCTAGAAAACAACGTAAGGATGACTGATGATAGTTGGAAAAGAGTACGTTCATTTCGGCCAGCTTGTGAGGTTGATAGCCGTCGAATGCGAGCAGGCTACAATCCAAACACGTTCGGGAGAGGTGACTACGGCGGATGTTTCGGAACTGTCGGAGAAGGAAGATGAGCAATTAACTCCTAAGCAGTGAGGTTTCTCGGCAAATTCTTAAGTATTAATATTAGTTAATGCTCAAGAACGACCGCTAATCTAAGATATTTCTTTGTCCTAACTAAAGGGAAGTCTGATGTACCACTTCGTTATGAATGGTGTGCGGTGTTCGTGTGACACGATGGGCGAATTTCGTGCGGTGATTGCTGTCCTAGATAATCCAAGCAGTCCATCTAAGCCGTCTGCTGTTTGGAATGCTTGGGTTGGCGATGCCGGTGAGCAGTTGAATATGCTCTTGGAAAAACGGGCACCGACGACCAAGGAGCCTGTGAAGGTGCCTATCGCTCGTAAGCCGAAGCGGAAGAAGCGTGGCTATGTCCTGGTCGAGAAGTCGCTCGCCGAAATCAAGAAGCTGCCGCTTGTCGACGGCCCTATTACTTGGGATGTGGCGCAGAAGATGGCCAAGAAGTTGGGGGTGAAGAACCTGACCCAACTTCGAAGCGACCTGTTCAAACGGCAGAAACTGGGATAGACGACGTCGGGGGAGTGGTGGAGAAAACGGCAACCATATGGTGGCACTCCGCCATTTTCCTCTTTGGAAATGAGGTGGCTATATAGCCGACTTCTTTGCCTCAATAACCAGCATTTGCTCGTGGGCGTGAGCTTGACAGAATGGCTTCCCGCCAATGGCCATAACTGCATTAGATGGACAGTAGACTGGTTTCCCTGCTTTGTCTAGGCGTACTTCTCGTGTGCAACGCGTCCCTGATGTCACCTTTGTAATCTTCTCGTCCATTATGATCCTTAATATGCGGTTTCCACGATGGAAATTTCATATTATTTACGCAGTCAATCTTTGGATTGGATATATTTCTTTGTCTTCTCGGCGAAAGCGATAGCCTCTCTGAATCGTTCCCTCTCAGCAGAACTGAGTTTATACCATATCTTTCGGTTCTTCTCACTCAACTCAATTAGGAAATCCGCATCGGGGTCAGGGTCAGATTTAGGGCTAAGGCACTCAAAAAGCGTGGCGATTAGAAAGTAGGGGAAGACAACGGGGGCGAGAAGGATTCTGATGAATTTGGGCATAGTAAATTTTCCAACTTGGAAATTTAATGGTTTTCGTCCTTGGTAGCTTGATTACAGCAGGCCGCCAAGAAAGCAATAATGGTAACTACCGCCATCATACCGATACTAAAGAGCCAAAAACTCCAAATGGCGAACCATTTGGCTGAATAGAAGAATAGGCTTTTGGCATCTAGCTCCGAGAAAACTATGCTATTCTTCATTGAGGGACACCCCAAGTAGACGCCACATAAAGAACAGCTAAAGTTCCCCAAACCAAAATGGCGGTAATCAAACCGATCCACTTCCCAACACGCTCTTCTTCTCGCATCCACTCAAAGCCAGCTGCAATTCGGTTTAATAGTTCCCCCTGCTTCGCGAGCTTTTCCTCATCATCGAAATTGTCTTCAGAGGTGCTCACCTCAGCCGGTTCGTTCCACCATTTCCATTTCTCAATCATTTGTGGACTACGATAGTGAGTGGATTGCCGTAGATTTCAATTCTGTCGGACGGGTAAAGCAATAAATTACCGCTGGTGTCTAAGCACATCGAAGCTAACATCTTTTCAGCATCGTCCTTGATGACGATGAGATCTGATGTGGCTTGAATAACGACAGCCGAGCGTGGTTTTTCAGTCATCTAATTCCTCATCATCGTCATCGGCCAAGCTGCTCGCCAACCTGGTTCCTATTCCTACGGCTACGTCCTGTTCAAGATGGTTGGGAAGAGCAACCTCGGCAGGCTTAGGCGCATCAGGAGCCGGTGCCGCAAGTTGGGATATCACCGTGGGGACCGATCGAGCTGCTCGCAATCGAATCGGCACGCTAAACCATCGCTTGAACATGGCGACCAGGAACTTATCGGAAAGCTCATAGCCGGCCTTGTCGCCGATGACCGCGTCGATGCCGCAGTTAGGGCATAAGGCCGTTTGCCCTTGATCTGCGAATTCGGTAATGGCACGTGGGTCGAAGGTGGCTCGACAGAAGAAGCAACCACATTTCTGACTCAGCGAAATCTCAGAGATGTTGTGGGTGGCGTGGTTGTGAGCCGGTTCGTAGATGCTCAAGAAGGGGTCGATAGCAGTCGACTTGAAGACCTCTCCCTTGAGTTCGGCGAGTTGTTTGAGGTAATGCTGCTCGACGGTAGTGATGTCGGATAGGAATTGCTCGAGGTGTTTCTTGTCGATCTGGACTTCGTTAAGAATATCCAGGATTTTCTTTTCCTGATCCTTCTGATCCTTCTCTTCGGTGGTCAAGGGCGATCGACTGGTGCTCTTGATATGCTCGGCACGGCTGCTCGGCTTTTTAGGCTTCGCATCGGGGTCGAAATAGGGGAATCCCTTCTCAACGAGCTTGACGTTGACTAGATCTCGCAGGTCTTTGGTCAGCTTCTTGAATTTGATGACGAATTGGCAGCTTCGTACGCCATTCGCATTCAAATAAGACGAAGCCAAACTCTCAGCGATTTGCTCATATTCAGACATGCTATCCTCGTTGGGTTAGTTCGTTTCCTGGTCGGTGTTGTTCCATTCATCGTCGGATACATCGGGGACTTGGCTGCGGCGATATCGCCCTGTGAAATGGTCCAAAAGATCCTTCAAAGCAGCCGGAGCGGTTCGGTCGTTGGCTACGTGTTCAGCATAGCCAAGAATGAGATCCAATAAAGCTGGCCCAGGGATGAGGGCAGCCACTTCTATCTCGGAAAGTGGTTCCCAAGTGTCTGCGTTTGTGATTTCGCCAGAAGCCAACCGGCGAGCTCTGACGATAGCAGGAATCAAGTAGAAATGGCCGGTAGTCATTTCTTCGACCAGAGCGCGACCAGCGACCTCGTCATGCCATCCCATGAACTTTTCGCCGTAAAACTGCTGGCCTTCGGGCTCAGTGATAACAGCATCCTCGACAGATACCGGGATCTGCAGCGCTTCGGAGTTGTTGAGTAGATCGAGTGGAAGTTCATGGCCGCGAACAACCATAAACTTGACCATGACCTCGACGATACCAACTGAAGTATCGGCGATCATCCGGTAGGCGTGGTTCAAGGGGTTGTAGGCTAATGGGGTAGATTCCAGCGGATTACTCTCTCCACCCGGCTCGAGATGTGAGAGATCCGAGAGATTTTGGTCGGAATCCCATGGCTCGCCCTCTTCGGGTGCTCTCCAACCGCTACTCGGATTCATTGAGTCGTAGTGCATATCTGCTCCTGTGTAAGTTTACTTATCGTAGCACGAGAGTGATAATTGTTTTCAAGTAGCCAAAGTAGCCGGAGAGGGATTCGCACCCTCACGGGATTACTCCCACGGACTCTTAAGATCCGAGTGTCTGCTATTCCACCATCCGGCCATTAAATGCCAACCTCAACTGAATCCCTTATCAATGTTCTTGTGGTGTTTCTGAATGGCTGGGGAAAGAATTAAGGTTGCATATTGAACACAAAAACGGTAACAATCACGATGACAGATTAGACAATCTTGAATTTCTCTGTCCTAATTGCCACTCTCAAACACCTACGTACGCTAAGATGAAATGAATGAAGAATGATGAAGAACCGGACACCTTGCGGTGTCCGGGGAGGGTTATATTTCAAGCTCGTTCGTTTCACTCCTCCAGAGCTGTCATCCCGACGATGCTTACGCGGGCGGCTAACTAATTCTTGGTGTCGTCCTTCTCGTCAGCAGCCGGAATATCCGAGGTATCCAAGAACCAGTCATCAAACTGGGTCTTGGTCGTCATCGAGTTCTCCAAATCGAACTCGCTGCTCACGAAGTTGCCGACTTCTGCTTGAAGCAGACGACCGCTCTTCTCGTCGCAGTAATGCGTTGCGACCTCGGTCGTGAAGTTGAGCAAATCGTACATGGAGCACTTCGCCGGGAGTTGTGCCATCTTCTTCCGACTGAGTGCATCCAGGTGCGTCAAGCCGTAAATCGAGCACAGATCGCCGGATAGAGCCGAATAAGCCCGCATAATCCTGACGACCGTTGGTGACGCATCATTGGTGACAGCTTCGCCGCAAACGGCTTCGCGACGTTTCGCCATTCTCTCGACGAGCTTGGCACCTGCAGCCGGATCCTTCAAAATCAGGCCCTTCTGAGCCATCGCAGCCAGCACTTTGTAAACGCGGTTGCATTCGGCAATCGACGCCCACGATTTGGTGGCCGTCTCGAACCGGTTGCGTAACGCAGCATAGCCGTCCTCGTTGCTGTACGAGTCCAGAGCACGCTCCAGACTGAACATGAGGTTGGCGTTGGCTGCATCGCCGCGACCCAGGGAGATTTCGGTGCGGAAGACTCGGGAATATCCAATCATGCCGTTGCTGCAGACCTGACGCATGAGCGACAGGTAGATCAGGGGATTCCCGAAGCCGTCGATGGGCGTTTCCATCACGTACTGATGGGCGAAACCATCGCCAGCAATCTTGAAGTCCTGCATGTGGTTCGGCGTGTGCGTCGAACGCATAATGCCGTTGCCGTACTCGACGGACAGGGCGTTGTAGCGTTGTAGCGTCTCGCCGATTTGCTCGTAGGCGATGACCGGCTTCGATGGCAGCGTAATTGCCAAGATGTTGCCGGGGGTGTCGCCCTTGTCCTCAAAGGTGTAGCGAATGCGAGCACGGTCGTCACCGCCTAACACGTCGGTCAGCCGTTGAAGCACCTCGTGGTGCTTGAACAGCTTGAAGACCTTCGTGGAGAGGCCGTGGGTACTGTAGGTGCTGCACAAGCTGGTCCAGAACCGGGAGGTTGGGTGGAATTTCCGCTCGCCGATGCTGAGACAAGAAACAACGCCGCGACTATCGACCTCTTCGATTTTGATGGCTCTCAGCGGGGTTGTTTCGTAGCAGATTTTCGGAGCAGTAGCAATCGCAGTCATGTGTGTCCTCAAGAAAAAAGGTTAGGGTCCAGGTCTACCCTGTCATAGCACGACGAGGGCAAGTTGTTAATCTACTGGATTTCATTCCCTATGGATTTAAATACTAGCCGTTGTCGTAGAAATTGATTTGGCCGGGATAGCCATGACGAGCGACAAGCTCTTGTAATTCTTGATCGCTGCCGTCAACAGAATCCCATTGAGCAGACGACCAGATAATACGAATGTCGATATGTTTCTCTGCAACCCAGTTGGAGATTAACTGTGATATAGTATGGCTGTCGGCAATACTCATTTGAGCCTCTTGGTTAGTGGATGATAGCGCCGCCGTTGAAACCGCCTACCCACCCAGCATTAGGGGTTTCAAAATCACCATCATTTCGACGGGGAAGTCCGCTCTCAGTAGTGCGATCAACACGATCTTCCTGGTTTCCACGCCTACGTCTTTGTTTCTTTTCTATCTGCTTGACGATGAAGGCTGGCATGGTTGTCTTCGTATGGGCAAGGGTGACGCACACCCGCATCGATACTTTCTCGATGGCTTCGCTCTGAGCATAGCTCCTCCATTCCTGCTCATCTTCCATCCAAACGCTGGCGTGTGCAGGCGCTGCGGTCCGCTGGATCGGCCAATGTGTCAGCTTACTTTGGACGATTTGTTTGAATTGGATGCCGGGATATTTCCGGAAGACACGGCCACACATTTGGATGGTCGGTCCTCGCTGTGAATCTCGCACAAAGACCGTTCTGAGTGATGGGGAATCGAAACCCTCGGTGAGGATTTGCATATTCACCAAGCATTGGACTTCGCCCGACTCAAATCGAGCAAGTTGATCATCTCTGTCGGTAGCGGCGGTGACGAGTTCGGTCGAAATGCCAGCAGCTTGTAGACGCGTTGTGCATTCGAGAGCGTCTTCATAAGTGAACCAATAGAAAACGCTCTTGCCCCAACGTTCTGGTTCCCGGAGGTAACAGTCGACGACATGCTCGACATCCCAACGAGGAATGGTATATTGATGATACTGCGAGAGATAGCCAGATTGGATCAACTGATGGATACCAATATCGCGGATGATTTTGTCGAAGCTAAGCCGCATCCGGTCGGAGCGGAAAGGTGTCGCCGTCATCCCCAAAATGAATTTGGGTTGGATGATGTTGTAGATGTTCGACATAGAGCCAGCGGGGTCATGCTGGCTCTCGTCAAGCACAATCATTCCAATCGGCCGCCCCCAGCGATCGTGCGTTGGAGGATTTCGGTTAAACATAGAAATCGGAGTGATTTCAGCACCGACCTCTAGTTTCTCATTCTCACGAACAACCTGCTTGAGCAGATTGTTGCGCATTGCAACCCACCCGATGCCAAAGCCGTGCTTTTCTTGCATCTTTTTGGCGGAGTCCAGCCCTATGAAGGACTTGCCGGAGCCGGTGGGAGAGTTGATAAGAATCGATTTGAAGCCGTTGTGAAACAGACCTATCGTTTTATCAATGAGACGAACCTGATAATCTCGGACCTCGGCTTTCATTATCTGTCCTGTGTGTTAGGTAGGAGGGTGTATCTCTTCCTCTGCGGGGTCATAGCACGAATATAGGCAGAGCTTAACCAGACAACCTGCAAAAATATAACCAGACACACCCAGCTACACGCAACTGTTGTTTCTAAAATACACCACTATAAGGTGATTTTCGATGAGATGCTTCGACACGCTTTTAGGTGACTTTGTTGTCGCCGCACGATCGGGTCAAATTTCTGAGCCTAGGACAGAAATACAGAGGCGGGCTATGGCTGTCCTGACTCAGAAAGCAATTGAGCAGGGATATGAGTTTGGTGATGGTTTCATACCGAAACACAAGCCAAACACAAACCGTTGCGAAGTGTTGGTTACTTCCTGACCCTGGTCGTCTCGATGACGCGAACGTTGCTGCCGCTATACTGAGCGCGTGCAATCGCAGCAGCGGCGGATGAGTCGTTGGCCGAGACAGTAGTCTGGGTATTGCGACCTTCGACAATCATCTTTACGAGGAATTCTGATTGAGCCATAGCTAACTCCTTTTCCGTAGTGGAAACCAATTACGCTAGTATGATGTTAGAAAACAAGGCGAGCCGGGACTCACTAGTGCTCACCCGGATCTCCAAGCCTTAGTAGTATCAGCTTGGTATTCTTGGCCGTTGAACCACCCGCCCACATTATTATAGCACGATGGGCGAGAATTATTAATCAAGCTCGATACTATCAACATACCAGTCGCCTGACCAGCTACCTATCTCCTCGGCGTACAGATTAGCCACCAACCGTCTGGCGGCATACCAACTGATGGCGACAACCTCCGGATACTCTTTGAGTGTTGCTTTGGTGGTTCTGTCGATAACGAGACAAAGAAATCTAGTGGCTCTCATATTAGGTCAGACCGGCGACGACCATATCGTAGACTTCATCGCGTATCTCTGCCCAATTGGGGTCATTAGCTAGATCGCGACCATCTTCAAGAGAAGTCATGATCCAATCGGAAGCTTGGAGGGATTGCCGATTGTTGTATCTGGGGAATAGCTCACGAGCTTGCTCGAACAAACCGGAAGGAACAACCACTTCCTGGTAGAATTCCTCAGGATCTGTGATAGGCCGTTTGTCGGTGTTCATATCTTCTAACTTCATTTCTACAGCCTCCTTAGACACCGTAGATTTGAGAAAACCCCAGCAGAGCGAAGTGGCCATAAAGGGAGCACCCGACCCTGCTGGGGCGAGACACCACCGTTCTACACCTTCATATACCGCACACAAGCCGAGCCGATGGCGTCGAAGAACGTTGCAATACGTGGAGCGTCGGCCCCGCACAATTCCGCCGCACGGTCGACGACGCCGACCCGGATAAAGGTCTTCTCGGTGCTGAGCAGCAGCGATTCCTTCTGTTCGGCACTCAATCGCGGGTCGGCCATCAAAGCACCACTGACGACCTCGGCCACGACGTCGAACACCGTCTTACCCTTGACGTTTGCAGCTTGCTGTTCCATCGTCTCGAAGTTGAACGAAACGGTTGTTCGCTTCTCAACGATTTTCGCTGCGCCGTCGACACCCAACAAGTCCTTAAGCAATGCGACTTGCTCAACACTGACCGCGTTCTGCTGGGACTTGTCGGCCATCACATACGTGATGGCTTCGCCGTTGTGGTTGACGACGCTGACGGGGGTCGGTGGTAGTACACCCAACTTGGCATTCATCTTGACCACTTCGCCTTGGGCGTAGGTCATAAGGCGACCCTTCGCAAGAGTCCCCTTTGTCTTCGCGGCCTTCTCCTCGGCACTTGCGGTGATGGCATCTGAGACGGCTTGATTTAGGAGGGCTGAGTCCCCCACAAGCTTGCCGGCCTCGTCCAAGTCCTTCGGGAGTTGGATAATAGTACCCTTCTCCTTCTTGGGTTCAGTGGCAGCCTTCTTTGCCGCTTTGGCGAAAAGGTTGACGGCGGGGGCGGGGGTCGCAACAGATTTCTTGGCTTTTGCCATGACTTAGAACTCTCCTCGTCATTGTGGTCGACGTAACCATCACCATTTGGATGGGGCTGGTGCTGCCCGCTCGCCATTTGAATGAGGCTGGCGTTGCCTACTCGCCGTTGGAGGCCGGCGTAACCTTACTTTTTCATAGCCCGACGAGGGTAGATCATTAATTCGCCAGATGCCTGCTTCTCTAATTAGGGGGTAAGTTGTAGATACTATCGATAAGCTCTTCTTGGTCTACCCAGATCCGTGCCCCCACAGTAACCTCGCGAGCAGCAAGCACTATATTCCCAGCACAACAGATTCGAACATCTGTTCCGCAGCCATAGCATGTAACATGGTCGTCGTTGTCGATACTGTCATCTTCGCTACTATCGCCGACAAGGCCAAAAATGATAGCCTTGTTGAATGTTTTAATATCCTTAACGACACAGAGTACTTTGCTCATATTCTTCACACTTGTTGCAATGCGGTTTAGATGCTGTATATATGCCGCAAAACTCACAGGAGTATTCTTTATTTCCCGGATGTCTGCGGACCCATTCGCAAACACAGTTGAAGCCCATTTGTGGGTTACCGCACGTACAGACACCATCGAAGTCGTCGGTGTTTTTGATTTCTGGCATAAAGAGCATCCGGGCTGAATCGAACAGCCGTTTCCTTTTGCAGGTGTCCTGATAGGAGTGTACTCTCGAAAGAATTCTCCTAACGGGGCTCGTACGCAGCCCTCCACTAGACGACGGACGCAATTATAGTAAGCCGATGGCTTTCGACACGTCATTCTCCGTGACGCGTTTCGCATTCTTGCGATAGATCACGAAGTGGATGTCGTCACCAGATTCAATAATAGTCAAATGAGAATCGGGATTGCTCTTGGTGATCTCGCGGACCGCTTCGAGATAATCGATAGCATCAGACACTTTGATGCGACCACCATCAAAACTGAGCGTCAGAAGAGGTTCTACTTTCGGCTCTTGTTTCTTCTTAGCCATAATCAATACCTCTTTTCGATTAGAGGGTTATCACTACGCAACGAGCCATCGTAGTTCGTCTTCAAGTAGAAACTGTCGGTGATGAGGACAATGGTTTTGCTCATCGAGGACTCGATCCCATCCACGATTTTCTTGTGGTCGACAGATCGGCGTGACTTGAAGTATGCTTCGGCCGCAGCTTTGTCGAGTTCGCGTCTGATATTGACGCGGCATCGCATCGTATCGTAACGATGTACCTCGACACTGTGGAGATCGATCGGTTTCCCGAGGCGAGCTAAGACTCCTTCCTCAGTCAGCTTAGTCGGCAATACAACCGGCTTCTTTTCTTCTTTGTCGAATTGCTTCCGTGGCTTCGTAGCTGTCATATAAGCTCCTGTGCAAATTCTTAAGTATTAATATTAGGGTTTTGCTGGGTATGCTTTCTTATAGCACAACACACCCAGATCGTGAACTTGCCTAACTTAGGTTTATATGAACCTATGGTCAAATACACCCGAAGAGGTGCCAAGCAGAGGTTAAGGCTGGCACATTCTTGTGCTATGAGTACTTAGACACCCAGGAGATTTATCATGGCGACAGTTGGAATAGGCCCGCAGTTCTTCAAGAAATCACTCAACGATTACCGAGATTGGTTGTGGGCGATGCCACGAGAGGCACTCCAGAACAGCATGGATGCACCACATTCGAAGAACATCCATACTTGGCTTGAACTAAAGGACGGCAACACCGTCTTTTCTTGGGGTAATGACGGCGATCCGATGAGCAAAGAGGAGTTGATTGGTAAGCTCCTTACGCTCGGAGAGTCGGGAAAAGATTTTCAAGGAACAGTTGGCGGTTTTGGCGCTGCGAAGCTTATTTTGTTGTTTGCTCATCTTCACTACGAGATTTACACCGGTAATTTCTACGTCACCGGTAGTGGTGGAAATTACACCCTTGAGGAACGCGATCATTATTATCCCGGCACGCTGACGAAAGTTACGATTGAAGGCGACCAGCAGCAATCTCTATTAGACAACCTTCGTGCTTTTTTGTGTATGTCGCAGTGGCACGGGAACATCAAAGTCAACAACCAAGACTTCACAGAGAAGATGAAGAAGGGATCACGTCGTCGCGAATTCGATTGGTGTACGATCTACACGAACAAATCGATCACCAATCGCATGATTGTCCGGATCCACGGTATCCCAATGTTCTACCGTTATGTTAGTTGCAATAATCGTTGTGTTGTAGTCGAGCTGAAGACCGCTGATGCGACGATTTTGCAATCGAATCGCGATGCTCTCAAAAGCGAATTCCAAGCTCAACTCGACACCTTTATCGACGAGATCACCGTTGATAAGGCGTCTGCTCTCAAAGACGATGAGCCACATTATACTCATTTTCACGGAAACAAGTTGTCGAACGTTGCGAGGGCGAAAGAGACTCTCAATGCTATCATCACAGCAGCCTATGCTACGGTGCCTGTTCCTTGTGATGATGAAAAGACCGAAACGATCATTGAAGGACGTCAAACCGCCATCGCAGCACCGACACCAATCTCTACTCGCGACACTGGTAAGCACTCAAAGCTTAAGCATGAGTTCATTATCAAGAACAATACAGGAATGGAAATTCCTATTCACTACATCCCAAGCGATTTCAGCGAGTACAGCACGAAGCTTACGAAAATCTGGGTACAGGTGTTGCTTGGTTTGCACGATCTGTTCAATAAACAAGCCGATTTTACTGTCGGCTTTGTTTTCGATGAATCCGACGAAGCACAGTTCGAACGCCGTAGCGAATACGGTCAAGTCTACTACATCAATCCGATAACAGTTGTCAAACAGAAGGCGACCGGCAGCCGTTCATTGTCAAAGAGATGGAAATTCAACGCTGCCGGTCGATGGGCTATCCTTGCCGATGCCCTTCACGAGTTTGTTCATGGTGCTATCGGCCTTCACTACCACGACGAATTTTTTAGCACTACTCTGACCGAGATGGCAGGTGTCTTACTCAGAGAGCGGCAGAAGTTCAATAAGTGCTTCAATTAAAACCATGCCTATTTCCGGCTATAATTTGGTATAGGAGAACCAACATGGTCCAACTTGACGAAAACAAACGACCAGAAATTATCGTCCCTCTTTGTTGTTGGTGTGAAGAGCCATTAGACGGCGCTGGACAGAACGGAATGCACGGTCCTTGTGCCAACGAGTACCGAGAAGCCATTAGAGAAACAGGAGAGGATGAGCAATGAAAAGAATCTGGGAATGGGCGTTTGCTACCTTCTTCCCTAATGCCTGTTTGCGCATTACGACTTATGCCTACAGCACATCTAATAGGCTGACGGAAGGAGATAAGGTTTTGATGGCGATCGATAGAGCTATCCGGCCGGAGTGGTGGCAAGAAGCTGAGGAGTATCTGGAATCAGAATCCTAATCTGACTCTGCTTTGTGGATGAGGTGCTTCAGCATCCATGCGATTAAAGGATTATTTCCGGCTGTATTTGTAGTTTACGCATGATATCTCTCGTGCTAAAATTGTTCAGTCAAAGGTGCTTTTGAACGGTAATGGTAAGGTTGGTGACCAAATGAAAATCTCAGAGCTCCGTAGTGCGATCGATAGAGCTTCGCAGCTCTATTACACTCTTGGCACGATCTCATCAACCTCAGATACCGAGTATGATGTGTTGATGGACGAGTTGAGGCGATTAGATCCATCAGATCCTCGACTAACTAGAATCGGTCCCCCATATTCTGCTGCTGATTTCGCTGCCAAGAAACAACACCTAATCCCAATGGGGTCTCTCGATAATACTGATGGTGGTATTAGTGGATTTGCTAGTTGGTACGACAAGACTTGTGCTCTGCTCGGTGTCGAGAGTTTCACGATCAACGCTTCCTTGAAGATGGATGGCAACAGTGTTGCGTTAAATTATGAAAAAGGTATGCTTAAGGAAGCGATCAGCCGTGGAAACGGTACCGAAGGTTTGGATATCACAGCAAATGCCGTAAAGTGGATGGGCGTTCCGACCTGCTTGCCAGTCACATTCACTGGTACGGTCCGTGGCGAGGCGATTCTCTACAAGGCCGAATTTGACGCGATGAAGGAGAGCGACCCGACACTCACCAACCCCAGGAATGTGGGTAGCGGTATTCTCGGTCGAACTGATGGCACACAGAATGAACTGATTCGTTTTGTCGCTTTCAACATCGTCGATCCGAAGACGGGTTTCTCCTCTTTGAGCACCAAATTCAAGGTTCTTGAGAGGCTCGGTTTCAGTCCAGTACCACATATCGTCATCAGTGGTGATCATCGCCAAGCCATCATCAAATCGTTTGAAGACAATTTCGCTGAGACGGAAGCGCAACGCCCGATGTTGCCTTTCGAGATCGATGGCGTCGTGGTGATGGTCGATGACGTTCCAGCACAGAAATCGATCACGAAGGACCGAAAGGATGAGCTACGACCGAAGTATGGTCGGGCTGTGAAGTTCGTCACCGCCAAAGCACAAACGACAGTGACCGGCGTCACCATCACCATGGGCCATACCGGCTCTATCATCCCAACGGCGATTCTTGAGCCGGTCTTCGTCGGCGGCGTCACTGTCACCAACGTCCTGCTCAACAACTGGAACGCGGATAGCGAAGCTCCATCAGCCGCTCATGTCGCAATCGGCGACACTGTTGAGATTGCCAGGCAAGGCGACGTCATCCCGAAGATTGTCCGCGTCATCGATCGTCCATCCGATCGCCAGCCGATTGAAGAGCCGAAAGTATGCCCCGTCTGTGGCTCGCCGACAACAAGGACATTGCGAGACAAAGAAGGCGTCGTCACCTACTGCACGAACGCTGACTGCGGCGGTGCATCGGTCAGCAAGATCAAGCACTACATCGGAAACTCCGACAAGGGTGCTGGTATCATGGGCGTCGGCGATAGTGTTCTCGAAGCACTCACGAGCAACGGACTTGTCACAACACCCGGCGACCTTTACCGGCTCAAAGCTGAGCAGTTGATTGATTTGCAGATCGGCACGAGCAAGAGCGGTACGCCAATCCGGCTCGGCAACACCAGAACAAACAACCTTCTCGCCGAAATCGAGAAGTCCAAGCAACTTCCGCTCACTAAGTTCCTTGGCGCTCTCGGCATTTCGCTGCTCGGTCGGCGTCGTGTCGAAATCGTCGCCCAGGAGCAAGGACTGACGACGCTTGAGGATTGGTTGAATGAAGAGAAACTCGCCACGATTCCCGGTGACGTGATACGGAAGACGATTATCGATGGGCTGCAAAAGGTGCGGCCCGTCATCGACGATCTGCTTGCCGTTGGCATCGTTGTTTCGCCTGTTGTTCCTATCGAAATCCTGGAGACTACAACCGTCGCAACGGCCGATGACGGCGTGATTGGTCCCAAGCAGATCGCTGGCAGCACGTTCTGTTGGACTGGCTGCCGCGATTTTATCGATGAGGTTGTTGCGAGGGGTGGTGTCGTGAAGAGCGGTGTGAGCAAAGGACTCCATTATTTGGTGCAGAAAGATGCTACGTCATCGTCTGGTAAGACCTTGAAGGCCGAAAGCTACGGCACGAAAATCATCAGCATCGACTGTCTGCGTGAAGTCCTTGACGGTCTTCGAGAGCTGCCATAGCTCGGTTAATACTGACCTGTCCTCGTGCTATAATGAAATAGGAGGACACACAGATGTCGAAATACCGAGTTTGCAGGTGCTGCGGTCAGAAAATCCGCCCCCAATTACACTGCCATTACAGCGGTGATGGATGTCTCTCGCTTAGCTGGGTATACCACAACAACGGCAAGATAGAACATGCCAATCGCAAGGTCACAAAGGCCGATTGCCAACGCTATCTGCGACGAAAAGACAACCAGCGCATGGTCGAACGCGATTGGTTGCCGGTTCAGATCAACGACAAATGGAAGCTCGTTCGCTACGTCAAGCGGACCGGTCCGGCTCGGCTCAACATCAGCGGCCACGTCTTCTACTACAATGCCATCAAGATGCGTGACGGTCGTATTTTCGACTGTGACCTGAAAGTCACGTTCAAGATGCGAGTCAAGGGTAAGATGGTCGAGCACGAAATGCAGAACATCAGCATTCGCAGTGAGATTCGCTTCTTCCTTGAAAATGAGAAGGTTCTTAAGCCACAATTCAAGGGCTTCAAACCGGTCAGAGGAGAGCTATGATGTTGGCTGTTGATGAGGAATTGCAAGCGATTGCTGATGAGAAAGACGCCGACAAGATCAGTGAAGCCGCCGATGTGACTCTTGTATTGGATGGTGATGATAGCACTATCGATGGCATCGTAACTGGACTAAAACTTGCTGCTAAAGCACAAAAACTACAGAGGCAGACTGTCGGTAAGAAGGTAATGATATTCAAGATTACTTTCTCCGAATACGTTGACGATGATGGTATTGCCATTTTCGTAGGAGCCAAAGAATCGGTGCGGAAACGGCTTAAAAAACTATGATCACAGAAGTTAACTGCCCACCCTGGTCGTGCTATAACTAATCACAGGAGAACCAACATGACCGACCGAATCGAGCGTACCTACAACTCCGCAGAACTCAAACACACCAGCGTTGATATCGCACGCGTTGTCATCGAGGACGAGCAGGGGCGTCGAGGTATTGCGTTCCTCTCGGCTCATATGAGGAATGGTCGCCCCTGCTTCGTACTCACGACCAAGAAGAATCACGACAAGGAAACCATTGTCGCCTCCACGGCAGATTGGCTAATCTGATGCGAGTGCACCATACATGCGACACGATGAATTGCGATGTTCGCGACGTGAATGATGCGGCCAAGTTTACCAAGCTTCGGGTCCGCAACGACGCTCAGATCGGTATCGGCATTTGGATTGATGGGTACTCAACCCATACAGCCACTGATGATGACCCCGATGCCGTTTTCTACCTCGAAGTCCAGGATGGTAAGCCTGTCCTGCGGGTATGGGCCGACATCAATTCTGAAGAGCCGACCCATACCATTGACCTGTCGGGTGCCCATATCAATTGTCGTCTGTCGATCTTCAAGGGCAACCTTTACTACTACGGTGACGACCACGAGGTCAAGCATCACCTTGCTAGTTTCGAGGAGCAGGCCGTAAATGCCACCCTCCTGGAGCGGAAGGTCCTCGACAAGTATTGGGATGATCGGCTCGACGCGGCTAGCTGCTCGCCCCATTTCGAATACGAGGTAGTTGTTGATGAGTGAACAGATCACGGCTGAACTTGCTTGGAGATTGCGTAAGCGAGGTTTCATTCTTGAGACCGGCAAACAATATGAAGACGAGGCTGTTGCGGCTATTGCCAAGCGACAAGAAGAATTAATGGCTGATAAGTGGCAGATTCAAGTTGAGATGGGTAGGCTTGATTTGCAGCTCCAGCAGCTTGCCAAGGAAGTATAGTCGGATGGGTGAGGGAAGGCGTTATTTGCTATATGTCGCACCGTGATGACGACGGCTCAGCGACCAACTCACCCATCCGACCTTTCCACCTTGGAAATCTGAGGATGTATTTAATGGTTCCAGATTTTGGTGATTGCAGGAGGAGGAACCATTTATATGTCCGTGAAGCTTTTAAAGTTATCTTGCGGCGATCTTCTTATTGCCGAAGTAGAAGATGATCAGTCGGGAGAGAACCTATTGATCAAGAGACCTCTCCGTATGATTATCGGCAGAGAAGGGATTGGCCTTCAGATGTGGATGCCGTGCAGCCTCGATCAAGAGGTTCCGGTTTGCCGGGCTCATATCGTTACCGAAACAGAAGCCGAAGGTCCTCTAGCTCAAGAGTATCAGAGCAAGTTCGGTGGTGCTATCGTTACACCAGAGAAGCCGAAACTGGTCATTTAGGTTCGCAGAGCGATAAGTAAGCATCACGCTGCCCACGCAGATATGCGACCTGCAGGGCGAAGTGCAGGCTGCCTACAAACGCATCACGAAGATCCTTTGGAAGCCATATTTTAATTTGTTCTTCCAGCAGGTTTTGTTCTTGCGTCGGCTCGTTGCTTGCTTCTTTTGCAATCTTGGCGACCGCTTCGTCACTAAGGATATTGCTCATGTCTGCTCCTAGTCGAGATAAATGGTGCGGATAATTCCCGGCTTTGCTACCGGCAGATCTTCTTCCGGTCCGTTGCCGCCGAAGTACGGCAAAAGTGCTTGGGCAAGGCGGGCAAGCTTGTGCTGCATTGCTTCGCCCGACACACATGACGCTTTGATGGGGTCATAGCAACCAGACGTCCGCAGACATTTCTCGATGATCTGAACTTCGGTGAGTTCGATGGTCTTCTGCGTCTTGCCGTTTTCAGCCAGGTAAGCCTTAATGTGCTTGCAAGACTTCGGGACTTCCTTAGAGAAGATCCAGCCTTTGCAGTTGCAATGGTGGATGCCGTCCTTAAGACGAATCTTGTATGGCTCCTCGCCCGGATCAGTGCGGCTCTGGACGTGGCACACAACCACGCCATATTTCTGGATTTTGTCGTTTTCGGTCATCGCCATCTGAATTACCTTTCCAATCTGGAAACTGACACAGTCTTTATATTCTTATTTGGAGTATCCCGGCATCGTCCGGATAGCAGCGGCGAGAATCTTGGCCTTCGGCATATCGCCAGCTTCCACAGCTTCGAGAAGGTGGAAGAATACCGCCTTCGCTTCCTGGTTGATCGGCTCCATTTGCGGCGTTGTCATACCCTTTCGTCGTTGCATTGCAACAAGGGCCGGATGGTCAGGGCTGGCATGACCGACGACAGTTGGGCGGTGCTTGTATCCGAACTTATATTGAGCACCTTGACCGTTGACCAGGACGCCAAGGAATGGGTTGGCCGGTCGGCTTGCCTTAATGTCGGTGACAATCATCTGCTGGCGATCACCGTAAAGCTGCACGATATCGAAGAGCTTGATTTCGGAGATTGTCGTAGTCGGGCGGGTGTTGAATCGCGGGCTGGCGTTTGCCATTTGTTGGGCGATGACGTCGGCTCGGTCGCTATTCATCATGAGTCTCCTGTGTGCTGGAGAGGGCATCCCTCTCTCTAATTTATCATAGCACGAACAGAAGTAATTATTAATCGGGCTTTGAGTAGTCGATCTGAATGACCGGTGCTTCTTCGGTCGATCCTAACTCATTGAATGCCTTGATGCCCAAATCAGAGATTCGATGCGTGATGGCAGCTTCAAAGGAGCTTTTGGCATCCGTTACGACCTTGTCCATCGCTTCATTGAACTGTGTGCCGATAAAGGGCAGATTCGATCTGAGGTTTATCGAAATTTTTCTGAGGAGTTCGAGAAGCTCCTTTCGGTCTGATACCTTGACCGTTTTTTGGTCAAGTAATGCCTCTGCCTTTTTGATCAGGTTGAAAGCTATGTCTGAAGTCTCGACACAGGCGTCCTCAAATTCTGCCTCAAACAGTTGTCGCATTGAGGTTTCTGGACAGTTCTCGACACCTTGCTTTCCGATGCGACGGACAGTGCACGGAACGCCGTCGCCAACGTTGAGTGTTGTGATTGCTTCGGCGAATTGGGCAGGGCTCATCTCGACTTCGATGATTGTCTCATCGCCGTAATAGCGATCTTCATTTAGTGAGCGTATTTTGGTAGCTTGTTTGATACGAAGGGCGATCGTGTGGTGGTGGCTCAACGAGGAGCCGAAGAGGTTAGTTCCTCCTCTTGCTCCACCATGTGTGATACGGGAGAAGCCGACCATTCCGTAGCTTGGGTGCTTTTCTCTTTGTTCTGCCATTATTACTCTGCTGGGTTAACTTAGAACTTGGTGGCTTTCAACAACCCAAGGTCACGACCTAGAAAGCGTTGAATGGCTTTTACGTCATCTATTAACATCCGCTCGTGGTCGTCGTATTCGAAGACCCATGAACCGGATGGTAGGTTGAATCTGGACGCTATCAGCTTTGCTGGGCTTCTGACCGGTGAATCGCCACCATGCAATATGAGATACTTTGCAGGAGCACCACGTTTCATGATGCCTCTGGTTACGCGGCCACGAGGAAGACCACTATAGCAGTGCGATATGTTCCTGACCGCTGCAGGATCATCAAGACGCAGCATAGTGCTAGACCACTTCTTCCATATCGTAGCATGGTCCAAGTCAAGACCGCGACTTGACGGGAATTGGGAATCGAAAAACGACTCCAAACGCCATCCCGATGCTAGTGGAATCCAGAAATAAATGCCGGTTTGTGGCTCTTTTTGGCCCTCGACCAGATGCCGTAGAAACCGCATAGCTGCCGCTCGTCTCCGATAATCCTTGACCCCATCTTCGTTGATCAAGGATAGCGTTTTCCAACCATTCATTTCAGACAATTTCATAATGGGTCCTCCAACTTATCTTTTCAGAACCCATTCCTTTCTAGCCAGTCGACTTCAGCTTGTAGTGCGTCGGACCGTAGACGATATGGCCCTAGTTTCGGCCCGTTCACCGGCGACAAATCGGCCACCCAATTCACTTGCTCGCCACCATCGATAGGCTCGACATGGCTAGCACGTCTGATGGTGGTTTCGCCCTCATCGTAGAGAGTGACAAGGGCATCGTTGTGGATGGCCGCAATGCTGCCGTCAGGTTTGATCGCAAGGCTAATAGCTGACATGATTCTGCTGCGGCCTTTCGTACATTTCCGGTGTGTCTTTGTCTGTGGAGACGGTCCCGAGAGCCTTTTCGACGGCTTTCGTAACGTCTTTGCAGGATTGGCCCTTCACGCCGTTGACTTCGATTTTCGGCGTCCCGTCCGGAGAGACTGTGATCGTGATTGTCTGCATGGTGTACTCCTACTTCATTGCGACCAAGCGGACATCGCCGGTCTTTGCGTCAGCTTTTTCGGTAACGTGCCACCCTTGGCTCTGCAACGTTCGAGCGGCGACGGCAACACCGTATCGCTGCTTAAGCTTTTGCATTCCTTGGCCGAATACCTTCGCCAAGCCACCGGGACCCCACTCGTCGGCAACGACCACGAATGATCCGTTTGGTTGTTTGACCAGGCCGATGTCGTAATTGCATTCCGGATGCGTGATGACGTGATCACACTTGCCGTAGTCTTTCGGACTGATGCCCTGCTTGTATGCGGCATTGTCCGCACTGTAATCGTTCATCCAGCGACCATACCACCGGAAGGTTTTCTGGTCTCGGACGAGCTCAGCACCAAGAAACCTCGCGGCGACTTCCAGTGCTTTCAGGTCCCTTACTTCGAGTTGAATCGTGACGACGTGTGACATTGTTGTCTCCTGTGTGAAATCCCCTCTATTTCATCATAGCACGAAAGAAGGTGATTATTAACTCGTTGCCTATATCAAATCAGCACGAGCATTTTGGTAGTCGAGTGATTCGGATAGGCCCGATGTCGGTTGTGTTGCCACGAATTTGGATCGGCCAGAATCGCCAGCCGATCGGAGCAGACGGATATGATTGCCCATCCCGGTAGATCCATCGTCCGAACGTTGTACGCCACCCAGTCCACAACCATTCGACTTTCCATTCCATGTTATTCGTCCTCCTCGTCTTCGTCATCGCCCAGATCGATCGCTCTGGCTGGCATATCACGCAACAACTTATCCAGATTCTCCTTGACAGTTGACATACGTTCGGCGACGACAGTAGCAATTCCCTCGTCTCCCTTGATGGATTCCGGAGTCTGCCCAGAAAGAACTTCTTTGGCTTCGTCGGCAAGCAGCGCAAGCTCCTTGTCTCCGCAGACGTTGCGGGCCGAGAATAGCTCCAAGAAATCGACGATCTTGGTGATAGTGGTCGTGGCGAATTGCTTCCGCTTTCCGTTCGGCTGCGGAGACAGCCGATCAACGAGGTGATCGACAAGTTTCTTCAATCCAACCCTCAAGGCTGCCTTGATTTGAAGGGCCATGTCCTTGATTTCGGTTGCCTGTCGGTTCCTTTCCTGATGGGCAATCGCCTTGCTTACCTTCTTGTCGCTGGAGGGCGACCAGTCGAACCAACGCCGTTCGACCCAGAACTTGGCACGGAGAGCGTTGCGACCAGCTTCGGTGCTCACATCGAAATAATTCGATGCAAGAAATTGATCTTGCAACTCGATTTTGGCTTCCTCTACCAAGTCGGCGTATTCGGCGACGAAGTGATCAGCCCACTTATTGTAGGCTTGTTCGGCGTTGGTGATCTTGTCATTGAGGTCATCAACGAGCGGCAGCGGGACCAGATGCGTCCCTTCGGAGAATGGAGAGCCTGGGACTTGTCGCTTGACGGCGTAGCGGCGCATGTCTCGGGCGATGAAGAGCAACTGCTCGTAGTTATCGCTCTGTAGGATTTTCTTGCTCAATCCGAGACGCTGTTTGTTTGCAATCGTCTGGATTTTTGCAAGGTTCCCTGTCCGGATGATGCCGGTCTTGTGAAACCGAAGCAGCAAACAGGTCGTTAATTGGAGGACGTTTGCTGTTTCTTTGGCGTCTTCGGATTGAGCGGTTTCGATGGCGGTCATTTCAGATCTCCTGTTATTGTTTCCCTCTGATCTATTATAGCACGACGAGAGGGAATTATTAACCGATTAGCGGGAGAGTGGCTCGAACTGTAGCATATCTCGGAAGCTTTGGTGCCAGATACGCCGATTGTCGGGAGGGAAGATGACCGGACCGAACCACGGCGAAACGATAGTCCAATAGCCCAATTCTACTCCCCTCTCATCGAAGAAATAAACGATGGAGGTAAAAGGCTCTTTGGTTTCGTTACCGGAATACCAGTTGCGGCCGGTCAAGGTTCCACAACCAACTTGGGTGGCTCCGAGAGCCTTAAATTGTTCGATGATTTCGTAACTAACCTGATTTGCGAACATGCTGAGTCCTTAGAAAAAGACACTCTTGGCGGGGGCGACTACGAGCCGACAGCCCCGCCAAGAGCGACACACAGGACGCACAGATCAGACGTGCAAAGCCCGATTGGGCTCATTGTTTCCCGGCAGCTTATAGACGCCTTCACGACTCGCGGACAAATAGCGTTCGTTCGCCGACTCCCGCAGCCGCTTGATTTCTTCCCGATCGGTCATACCAACGGGAGTGATGTAGGTGGCGGCTTCGGCAATCGGAATGTTCATCCGGAACGCCTTGTCGCAGCAATGCTTGATGTCGCGAGCAGCCCATTTGTCGTCGTCCTTGAATGGCTTATCATCAAGCCCGTACTTCTTGAGGAGCACATCCCAGATTGGGCGACGTTCGACCTTCGGCGGTAGATCGAAGAAGAAAATGTCGGTGAATCGAGACTTCATTGCCCCCGATAGGCCGTCGATGCTGTTGCTCGTGGCCAGCCACAGCGTTTCGTTGCCGCCGATAGCTTGCACGACCTTCAACGCCGACCGAATGAGGTTCTGGCTCTGGCCGACCAAAGAGCCCTGCATCGCACCAAGATCGATCCGGATAACGACGCGATCAAACTCGGCTCCGACTGCCTTGCAGATGGCCGACTTACCGCAGCCGGGAACACCTAGCAACATGACACCGAACACATCAAAATCTTCCATCCAGGAAAGCAGCGTGCCTTCCTGGTCCTGATTGACGCCGCTCGTATCGCCACGAGCTGCCAAGCCGGTCTTCTCGATTTCGTCCAACCAGACGATAAGCTTGGGTTGTTTACGGCCGGTCATGATGCGGCTCAGGTAGGTCTTGATTTGGTCGAGGCCACCGAGATCCGTGAACTTCTCACCGCCACGATGGATCGAGAGTCCTTTCGTCTGTTCGACTTGCTTCCGCTTTGCAATCCAGCAATGCTCAAGGTCGATGCCACTCGCTGGGACCTGCCCTTCGACGGTCTGCGGACGTAAAGCCATTGCCACGACCTGTTCGGCTCCGAAGTATGGGAGGCCCTTAACGGCTTCGACGACGCGATCGACCGCCTCGTCGCTCGCCAACGGCCGCTTCTTCTTGATGCCGGTCCCACCACAAACCTTGCAGCTTTTCAACCCATCACAGTCACAGAGGCTGACTTGTGCATCGAGGTCCTTGACGCACTTTGCCAATTGCTCCTCGTTGGGCATCGGCTCTTCGATGATGATGACGTCGTTCTTGAGGCTCGCCGGAAGTTGGATTGTGTCGGCAAGCAATACGAGAGTGCAGCACGCCCGTTTGAAATCGTCGCGAAGGTTCCAAACGGCCTGACGGACAGTGGGGTTGTCGAGCCAGTCCGTTGCAGCTTGCATCGCGATGATGGAACCGCTCGGGATCAGGCTCAGATCTGAAATCGCCTTCAGGAAGCCAAAGGGCGACAGGGTGTTCAAATCGTCGTTCAGTGTGGCCACCGTTTTGGTGGCCATCTTGTTGTAACCATTCACGCCGCTGGCAGAGTTCCACATCATTAGCGCGGCATTCCGTGGGATTTCGCAGCAGTCCTTGAGGAGCGTCTGTATCGTGGCGGCAGGGTCAGAACATTCGATGCCGATGAGAGGCACACCAGCCTTGCGAGCAGCCAAAAATTGTTCAGTGAATGTTAACAAGGCAATTCTCCTGTGTTTCGGGGAGGACCTCCCTCCCTCTGATCTGTCATAGCACGAAATAGTTACGTGCTTAACTCGTAGTCGTTGACGTTGCCAGAAAACGAGATACTTTCCATCGGTTGCTGAGAAGAGCTTTCAGATGCGTTTTGTCCAGCGTGCTGTGTGTCATCAGGGTGGGATTGACGTTATCGGGTAGATTGTCAAGCACGTTCTGGAAGACGAAGGCAACCTCAATGGCCCCTGAATGTGGCTCTTCCCAAAGACGCACTTCACAATGCTTCATCAGCATTTCGCGATTACTGCCCTTTTCAATCTTGAACTCTGGACCAAGCTTTCGCAAAAGTCGATCTCGCCAAGTGGTAGGATCGACGCCAACATCGCCCTCTAAGGAACAAGCTCTGTAATTTGGCATCGTGAGTTTCCTGTGTTTTGAGGAGGACCTCCCTCCCTCTGATCTATCATAGCACGACGAGAGGTAATTATTAACTCGGCTTGCTGGATGGCTTCTTCCATCAACAGGACTTCATGGTAAGCCATCCAGCCATCGGGGTGTTTGGGGCAAGGGTAGCCTGTTTTATCCCACGCCTCATAAATGGGAATGCGGTATTCTGCCATAGGGAGAATCAGAGCATTCGAATAATCAGACATTGTGGTTGCTCTTTGCTTGCGACCAGTTGGGCGAACATTGAACTTCGTGCAGCGATGGACCGAGGTAAGTCGTCTCTGATCCAATAATGAACCAACCACGCCTGGCCCGGTTCTTTTCGTCTCTGGCCGTTGTGAATGCGACGGCCGATGGAAGTACCCCGAAATGCTTTGCGATCTTTTCTTGTTTTGTCATTTTCCTTAATCGGCTATGGCTTCCTCGACCGCTTCATCGACCATCTGTTGAAAATACCCGCTGTTCTTGATGAAGTCTTGGGCGCTCTGATAAGAACAGTTGCTAAGATAGTTCGGAGTTCCATAGGATGACTGGCGCAACCATCCGATCGTAATCTTGACGATGCACCAGCCCCATCGGCCCTCTGCCGTCTTCATGTTCTCACGGACACACTTGGCGTAGCCTTTCATCGAGCCGGTCCGCTTCTCGGATTGTTCCGGTGTTTCTTCTTCGGCCAGCGCTTCGATGGTGATGGTGAGTTTGTTTTTGCCAGCAGCCATTTCGATTCTCCTGTGTGTCGGAGCGGACCTCCCGCCCCCTCCTACCTAGTTATAGCACGAGGGGCGGGAACTATTAACCGACTTCATTACTTCGCTTCTGTGGTGAGTGCGTCGGTCAGGCTTGAGTAGTAACGATGATTGACCCAACTACCGTTATCCATCTCAGCGCATGCCCAATGGATTGAGCGATTGTTGACGCATGCCCAAATCCTGATTCGAGGATGTGGGAGACGCGAACGGCTGAAGATCGGCGGATCACCGACCATGCGTTGCGGTTCGATAGTGTAGCCAAGGATCTCAGCGAGTTCAATCTCTTTTTGGTACATTGTGGTTTCCCTCATATATAGTCCCAGTCAGATTAACGACGGGGCGAATCGTAGAACACGACATTGGGCATATGCCTGTTCTTACAAATCTTACGAGCTTTCTGCTCCACCTTCTCTGTCCACCTTCCACCCTGGATGTGGTGGCTACGGCATGGGCATTGAATGCAGAAATACGGTTTGCCGTTGTAGCGAAAGCTACTGACGAAGATGGGAACAGGCAGAGAGACAGGGCGAAAGTATGCCTCGATATACCTGCTGCCGTCAATCGACGAAAACTTCGCCAGTACTTCGCCGTCCATGATGCTCTGCCGTACTCCAGCCATGACACGGAAGACGAATAAGCCTTTGTGCCCTTGGATGGTCCAGCGAATGACATGACGACCGTTCTCGACGACGCGCTTGGAGCGTGCTATTGCCATGTGTGTTTCTCCTGTACCCCGTTATAGCACGACGACGGGGAACTATTAACGGTGCTCGAATCTGACCAGACGCCTATTCAAGTCATAGACGCGCTCCAAGATGTCAAGAACATGTGAAGCCATCTTGCGGTTCCACGTCTCACCTGGAACGTTCTGCCAATGGCCGTCGCCCCACTTAAGCTGGAAATAGAGGGTCCGGCCATTCGTGCACTGTTCAACCTTGATCTTCATTTTGCCTCCATCGTGATGGCTTCCGTCAGGTCCGCATAATAGCGGTGGTTCTTCCAACCGCCATTGTCCAACTCGGCACACGCCCAACGGATCTTGCAATCGTGGACGCATTCCCAAATCCTGATTCGAGGATGTGGTAGACGCGACCGGCTGAAGATCGGCGGATCACCGGCTTGCCGTTGCGATTCGACTGTGTAGCCAAGGCTTCGAGCGAGTTCAATCTCTTTTTGGTATCCCATGTGGTTCCTTTCAACATGAGCATCGGTTGTGCTGCTCAACCCCATGTCGCCATCGGTACTGGCGTAAGGGACAGACAACCGATGTCTCTCGGTACTAAGTTATAGCACGAGTGGAGGGAACTATTAACCGATGACGGTGACGCTCTTACGGAAGGCAACCCGACATTCCTGTAGGTTGTCGTTGTCGATACCACCATCAAGCTGCCAGCATTGGTATCGGATAGCCTTGGCTGCTTGTCGGATCGTCGCCATGATCGGCTTGAATCCTGGAAGGCCGAAACCCCAAAAGCTGTCGTCGTTTTCACCCGACAGATCAACCGCTCTGTCGAATGCCAGTTTGCAGGCTGTCTTGAACTCGGCTGCTATCATTCGTCGTCCTCCTCTTCCTCTTCCCATTCTTCAACGAGATAGCCGAAACTGGTCGCCATTTCGTTGATGAGTTGGGTCTTGGTCATATGATCGTAGCCAACGCAGCCATCACGCAGCATATCGCCGTACATGTCTGCTCTGTCCGTGGAGCTACTGTCGATGAAAGCACTAACCAAATTGTCGACAAGACGCTCGATGACGTCTTCCATCCCGTGCCGCTCGATAATCTCGGCAGCGGCTTTCTTCAACCGTCGTAGTTCTTTTTGTTCGGCTGGTGTCATGGTTTCCCTCCTACCTAGTTATAGCACGACAACAGGGGATTATTAACCTCGGGTTTGGATACGACAGCACCCCCCCCATGGCGACTACGGGCCACCTCTTGACTTGTTAGGGCCTTTCAGCCAGCGCCTGATAAAGCGCTGCGTGGGACGCCCAATGGCAAAATGTCAGTTTCTTCGGTCGTCACCTTTCCGCCATTTCGGATTGCCCAATCGGCTCGACTGGCAAATTCCCTTTGGGCATCTCGATCATCCCAGTCGATGACTCGCTTGTTGCATTCACCAGTATCAGAATAAAAGACGGTGCAAAGAACCTTCAACATGGTTGTCCTTTCCAAGTAGGAAATCTACTAATCCCATTCGCCGATGACGGCTCGCAAATCCTTTTCGAAGGCATCACCGCACCATGAGTTCAGACCGAACTCGATTACACCAGCCCCAAGCTTCTGGCGGTCAAATACGGCCACCTTGCCGGGTTCCTTGAAGACGACGGCAACCATCGGGTATCGCGAACCTCTGACGACACAATCAAAAGTGACGACACAGAAGCCCGCGTTTTGTCCGTTCCGGTGGTAGGTTTTTTCAGTCGAGCCAGGAACGATAGGGGTGAATTCGTCGTGCTGGCTTTTCATGCTCTCCCTTTCCAAGTTGGAAACCCGATGGCAGAGGGTGTCGTCATTAACGGCAGCCTCTGCCATCCTCCCTATTCAGGAGAATGGCGAAAATAATTCCCTGCTAGGTGGTCCTGTCACTCAACCCCATTCCGCCTTCCAAACGCCGTACAACGGCAGGGCTGGATGGCCTATGGAACCGTGGCTATCAACCACGGTGATGCAGGGTTCGAGTAGCAGGCACCGCAACAGCAAAATCGCGATGCCGAGCATGTTTTCTCCTCCTCTACCCAATCGTAGCACAAATGCAGGTGATTGTTAACTTGTGTCCTTTCCACTCTGGAAATCTAACCGCCATATCCGACGATCAGACCAGCGACAACTCGGCCGATGGTAGAACACCAAATCCCGTTGACCTTCACAATCCAACCAACGCCGTCGATCGGGCGTAGCTCTGACAGAACGATTGGACCGCTAAAGCCGAACATTTCGTGGCCGACAATCTCCACTCGACCAACAAGTCCAGTAAAGGTGGCCTTCACGCCGTGGTCTTTTTTGAGCCACCAGCATACGCTTTCGCCAAGTTCGTGATATTCCATGTTTTTCTTCCACGAAGGAAACTACATTTCCTCGAATTGGACGCTCTTCACGAAGACACGGACACCAAGCCGCACAGTCTTCCGCGTGTCGGTTTCTTCGTCTTCTCGCACGTGAGTGACACAGCCGTCTCTCCACTGGAACTCCGTTTCTTTTCCGTCGGAGTCCACGACAACACGACTCCCCATATCGTCCAGCGACGACCGCAGTTCTGCTGCGACTGCTTTGCAAAACTCCTCGGCATACTTTTCCGGTGCTTGCATCGATCAATCTCCTGTGTGTTGGGGAGGGCTTCTTTCCACGAAGGAAAGTACGATCACAAATCCTCTTCCGTCACGGAGACGACGACGACTCGCACATCGAGCTGCACAACCGTCCGTTTGCCAGTTTCTTCGTTCTCTTTCGTCACGCGACCACTTCTCCAGTCAAGATCGTATTCGCTGCCATCGGGCAAGAGCAGCATCCAGGAGCCGTTGCACAACGCCTCTCCCACGTTGTCCTCTGCTGCTTTTCGGACTTCTTCTGCAAACTGCGTTTGTTCTGGTGTAGACACGTTCGTTCTCCTGTTGTTTTGGGAGGACCTCCCTCCCTCTGGTACGTCGTAGCACGACGAGGGCACTTTCTTTCCACGAAGGAAAGCACGATCAGCTTTTTGCGGCTGTGATCAACAACTCTCTGTTGTGGGCGATTGCCAGCCCGATGCCGAGTCGCGCTTCCTCTACGGAAAGTAGAGGGTATCGTTTGCGCATCTCGTACACAAGACCGTCGCAGATCCGCTGCAGCCTCTTTTTTGGCGGCAGCTTGATCGGTGAGTGGTAAACGATGGTTTCAGACATGCTTGCCTCGTGAAAAAGGAGGGTGTCGGTCGTAGGCAACAATCCCTATCTTGCGATATTGGACCACAGTGTCGGCTTTTCGCCGTCTTTGGCTAGGATGACTTGTGCCTACGACCGACACCCTCCCCAGCCAGACGGACCAGGGGAGGGTGTCACCACGACGGATCAGATCGGGCCGATCACGGGTGCTGCGGCAACGAGCTTCTCTCGATGCGCGTTGAGCGTCATTCCGGCGAGCATCCGGGCTTGATCGTAGTCAGCGGGCGTCGGGACATACTCGTCGCCCTTGTCAGCCGTGTCGCGAAGGACGATCCCGTTGACAATGCTCTCGGTGATAGCGTGGAATTGCTTCTGGGTCATGACGAATCCTGTGTGTACTGGAGGAGGGCCGGACCGACTGGCCTCGCGTCACCCTCCCCCTCTGGTACGTCGTAGCACCGCGAAGGCAGCCGCTTTCAGTTAACGAGGAGGGCTCGTCGGGCTAGTGGGAGTGCTCTCCCTCCCCGTACCCCTATCCCCCTCTACTGGGAGAGTATAGTAACTATGCCCCAGGAGAATGGGGGTTGTGCAAGGGGTGGCCGGGTTTCTCTCTGTATCGAGTATATTTTCCGCGTGCGTGAGGGCCATATACCCCTTCTGGGTGGGATGCTAGCTTACACTTTTCTGCTAGCCAGTTGCCGACGTAGAGTTTCCGCTTTGTTTCCGATGTATCTCGTCAGAATAACAAGATTCTTTCAGCTCGATAAGCAATCTAGATAGTTTCACTTTAGCCCTGGCCTGTATTTCTGGTACGAGACTTGCGTAGGAAGATTGGAAGATTGGAAGATTGGAAGATGGGGAAGTGGGGCACTTATTTCACGCCCCGGACAAATACTCAATATCCAGGAGGACCCAATATCGAATTTCCGCGAGAATAAATTTCTAAATATGCGAAGGCTACCTGTCTCACCATATATACATATCAGGAGATTTAGAATGTGCCAGAATCACAAATATACTTCTGAGGTGTCCGATGAAACTAGCATTACTGTGTGAAGATTTCGATAGCCAGTTCAGAAACCAGCAGTTATCATGGGGAGAAAGAAATCGTGAATTTATCAAGATAAGAACAGAGGAGACGAAAAAAGAATTATTGCGATTGGCAGTAAATGGTGCCAGACGACCAAAACCAACATCGTCAGATGCAAAAGAGCGACGGTTAGCAAATTCACTGGGCAGTTATACCGGCAAGTCGCGTTCCTATGATAGAGAATTCGATGATAAAATTCGTGCTTTAGCACCGCAATGGTTCCTCCATGTAAATGAACATAAAGAGGAATTGTTGACGTTGGCTAAAAGTGGTGCCGCTAGGCCGAGCTTTGCTAAAAATAGATCGCGGAAAGAACGAATACTGGCAGGAAGATTGAATAATTATATACAACCAACTAATAAATCATATGACGCCGAATTCGTCGAGAAGTTGAGAAAGATAGCTCCAGGATGGCTAGTCGATAAGGTAGCGGAAAACAGAAAGAGGATATTGGAAATCGCTAAAAGTGGAGGAAAACGTCCCTGGATAACATCTACTGACCTGGAAGAGAAACGGATAGCATTAGCACTCAATAACTATCTCAAAAAGAGCCATCCCTCTTACGATAGCAGATTTGTTGAAGAACTACAAAAAATTAGACCAGATTGGTTTCCACAATCAGTTGTGGCCGAGAATAAAAGAAGACTGCTAGCAATAGCTAAAAGCAGCGGAGCGCGTCCAAAGTTCACAGACGACAAGCAACTAGCACGAGCTATTATGACTTATACTGATAGAAATGGGCCATCCTATGATGAGGCGTTCGATGCAGAAATTCGCAGATTAAGGCCAGATTGGTTCGGACGTGGATATCATCCTAGACGAGGTGTCTGATGAAACTCAGTTTGCTAATAGAAGATTTCGATAGCGAATTTCGCGATGATTATACACCATACGCTGATAGAAATAAAGAACATGATAGATTAAGGATAGCAGAGACGAAACGAGAAATAATAAAATTAGCGGCAAGCGGTGCAAAACGACCAAACCCAAAATCAAAAGACCCAAAAGAAAGACGACTAGCGAATTTTATAAACTCCCATGCAAGCCCCGCATCTCACGTTTATGACATGAAATTTCGTGGCGCTTTGCGTGAAATAGCCCCGCATTGGTTTAGCTGGGCAGTAGAGTTAAAAGATGAATTGCTAAATCTTGCTAAAAGCGGCGCAAAACGACCGAACATCAGATCCAAGGATCCGAAGGAAAGAAAGCTCGGGCAGGCGTTTGATAGCTATTATCGCCGAACGTCCAAAGCATACGATCCAGAATTCATTAAGAAAATCAAAGCGATAGCTCCAGAATGGCTAATATATAAGACGCCAAGAGTAGAAGAGAACATACGGAAGCTGTTAGAGATAGCCAAGAGCGGAGGGCAGCGGCCTAGTTGGATGTCGAGCGATCCTGAAGTTAGGCGATTAGCAAACGCATTAACCAGCTATATGAGAGTGGATTCTACAACCTATAGAAAAGACTTTGCCAATCAATTGCGTAAATTGCGGCCAGAATGGTTTATAGATATACTGGTAGCGAAGCATAAAAAACGGATACTAGAAATAGCTAAGGGCGGAGAGAAGCGACCACGATATAATGCTGGTCCTGAGGAGAGGCGATTAGCAGTAGCACTTGCTCTCTATATTGATAAATCTGGTAACTCGTATGATAAGGAATTTGATGAGATGCTTCGCAAAATGAGGCCAGATTGGTTTATTAGGAGACATAGAGGATACGGCGACAAGAAACAACCGCTCTAAGAGGTGTCTGATGAAACTCAGTTTGCTAATAGAAGATTTCGATAGCGAATTTCGCAGGGAATATGTGCCATTCGGGCAGCGGAACCTTAAATATATTAGGTTAAGAATGGAGGAAACTAAGGAGAAATTATTAGAGCTAGCAAGAAGCGGAGTGAAACGCCCAAAATATAAATCGCTTGATCCAGAAGAAAGGCGACTAGCTCGTGCATTAAATGATTTTACAAGCCTAGACGTTGCACGGCGTGACCCAGAATTCTGTGCTAAGATATATGCCCTCGCTCCAGGATGGTTTGATCCAGACAGGAAAGCTAGGGTAATAGCTACAAAAAAGAAGCTATTAGAGATAGCGAGAAGCGGGGGAGAGCGACCAAGATACAACTCTACCGATCCAGAAGAAAGACGACTAGCGATCTCATTAACCCGTTATGCCGTTCATCCGGATACAAAAGATGACGAATTTGCAAAAGAGATATTCGTAGCAAGGCCAGAATGGGCACCGGGGTATCGCACAATCCTAATGGCAAGAACAAAAGAGAAATTGCTGAAGATGGCTGCGAGTGGAGCCGCACGCCCGGACCGATATTCAACAAACCGGGAAGAGGCTAAATTAGGAATAGCCCTAAATAATTATACTACTAAGAGCCAGCGACAATATGATGCAGATTTCTACAATAAACTCGTTAAAATCAACCCTGATTGGGTTGATAGATTGGATCAGATATATAAAAGAGTGGCAGAGACGAAGAAGAAACTGCTGGAAATGGCAAGGAATAACGAAAGACGACCAAACATCAGATCTAATAATCCAGAAGAAAGACGACTAGGAATAGCTCTCAGCGTCTATGTCAACAAATTAACAAGATCTTATGATGCAATATTTACAAGAGAAATCCGTGCACTTAGACCAGATTGGTTTGATTCAGACAGAAAAGCAATAGTGGCAGAGACGAAGAAGAAACTGCTGGAAATGGCAAGGAATAACGAAAGACGACCTCAATACAAGTCAAGCGATCTAGAAGAGAAGCGATTGTCTAGCGCATTAATGACTTACACTTCAACCGGTAGTGGTTCTTACGACGAAGCATTTACAAGAGAAATCCGTGCACTTAGACCAGATTGGTTTGATTCAGACAGAAGAGGAGCAATATGATATTAGTATAACGTTTCACGATACTCCTAGGGCTATATCTGGTGGGAGCATCTGTATCCGATGAAGTACAGTTTCTACATCAAGATTCAACTTATGCCCCCATTCCGCTGCCGTGAGCTTCTCATTATTATAAATGAATTTCGTGACTTGATGGCCTACCATTATAGCCTTGTGGAATTTAGCATAATTTGCCCCTAATTTTCTTGCCCACTCAGCCATTAATAATGTCTGACCATTATATTCATATCTTGTCCTGCCCACGCCTCTACATCTCAATTTCACCACAGCCGTGAATCTGCTTGCCCACTCCCTTAGCGTCAACGACTCACCATTATATGTGAATAACTTTGTGTCATATGCTTTTAATTTCCTCTGTTTATAGCATTCGACAGCTAATGCCTTTTCTACTGGCTGTCGAATCAAACGACGCTGCATTGCTTTTACTGAGCACTGTCTTCTTTTTGCCCATTCCTCTATTGTAAGAGATTCGCCATTATAGGTGAATAGATGCGTTGGAGTCAGATTATGCAGTCGCTCCAACAGAACCTCTATTGGTATTTTGCTAGAATAAACAGCAAGCGTGTCTGGCGATATATCAAATGTTTTTGCCCATTTATGCAATGACATCGTTCGGCCGAGATATGTATATTTCTTCACATTTGATGATTGATTCGTCTTTTGTTCTGCGTCGGGACTTACCTGATTTGCCTGGATCTGATCTGTTTTGATATGCTCCGCTTGTGCTTTCTCGACCTCAGCGAAACATGTGAGGCGTTTAACCGCCTTTGATTCTATCTGACGTATCCGTTCTCTCGTAACCTTGTATTTTACAGCTATTTCTTGAAGACTTAATCCTTGTGCACGTAATTGCAGTACCTTGATGGCTCTCGCTGACAATTTGTCGTTCTGAGATTTATGTGATTTGTTATACCATTCCACGACTTCATCTAGTGATATGCCGAATATGTTTTCAGGCTTCGAGACGTTTCGACAACAAGCATATTCCTTCTCCGCTTCTCGTCTCTCATATAGCATAATGAGATGCGACATCTTATGTCTTCCAACTATCGACAAATAATTTAATATGTGCTGGTTCGACTCGAATTTATCAATATTGTTCTTCATTAAGATTGTGCAAGCCGCTGTCCAAGCAAGATCTTCAATATCTTCGTCAGTACAAGGTTTTCGACGCACTTGATTGCAGTAAAACGTCAATACAGACACAATCATATCGGCAATCGGTTTGCCATCACCCGTTAAGAAATAATTCTTAAAAGCTGACAACATATCAAATCTAGCGTACTTCGCTGGCAATTTTACGAAGTGCTGCGATTTTCGCATCGGATTTATGATAATATATGGATAATCCGGGGCGTGGCTTGCTTTACGAGTTTTATGCCTAGTCCTGACATTTCTTCTTTTGTGTTTTCTCTCTGCTTTTCCGAGCCTATAACGCTCTACTGCTTCTGCTAATGAATGGGAAGCAACGTAGCCTTGAAACGTCATCTTACTCACATTTAACTCTGTCGCCCATTCTCTACATGTCAACGATTTACCGTCGTATTCGTATCTCGGTACAACATATTTCACATTTATTGCCTCTTCAATCGGCAATCGCCGTAACCGCCTCGACATCTGTGTCATAGATAGGCCCAGCTTCTGAGCCCATTCAGCGGTTGTTAATGATTCGTCGCCAAATGTATACCTCCTAGTCCTGTTCTCTTGTACAGCCTTCTGAAATTTTTCGTTATCAAGTGCTATTTCATGCGAATAGCTATTCAATCTGTTTCGCAATTGCGAAACAGAGATTCCTAACTCGGTCGCCCACTCTTTGGTTGTTTGTGATTTTCCATTGCACTTATACCGCCTCGCCCTATTTGCCTCAATAACCGCTTTGAATCTTTCATTATCCAACGCCACATCGACTGCATAACGCCTCAACCTGTGTCTTAGTTGGTCATATGAAATGCCCAATTCAATTGCCCACTCATCCAACGTTTTCCCACCATGCGTGAACTCTTTTGATATTACACCAGCGACTTTCCTGTACTCCGTGTTATCTAATGCCACCTCCGGGATATAGTCCCTTAACCTGCGCAATAGCCGTCGTGGTGTAATCCCTAACCTAGATGCCCACTGATGCAATGCCAGCGTTTCGCCGTCGAGCGTCAGTATCTTCTCATATTCCGGTTTTGGATAGATATCGACGTTATATTCATCACTATCAAGGGCAATAGTAAAACTCACACAGTTAGCGTTGTCCATAATACTAATGTCATAGCACGAAAAGCGGAAATTATTAATCTCCTTAATAGTTAATAATTTCCGCTTTTCGTGCTATGAATGATTGAAGAAGAACTGTATGTTAGTACTTTCTTGGCTAACTGTAACGTAAAGTTAAATCATGAACAATAGAGTCCAAGGTGCAAACGCAGAAAATTCCATTCCAATCCTCATAAAAACGAAGGTTGGTTATGTAGAATTGTTGTTATCATTCATATCAAGCGATAACATCGAGAACTTCCCAGACAATGCAAGAGAATGTGCCGTAGAAGTGGACGGCCAATGGATGGTACCTGGAATAACAGGGGCGAGAATGTTGCTGGGTCCATTAATGGAAAACGTGCCCGCTGGTGATGGAGGAGTGCCTATAAAACCAGAAATGGCACAACGAATAGCAGAAGGCATCGACCTGCCTGAGTTTCTGGCTAAATTCCGTGGTGAAGTAGACGACAATAGTATCGTCGCACGGATTATAGACGCATTTTTACAGAAGTATCGTGGCTACTAACTGTCGTAAGAGACGATTGCGGCAACATCTGTATTTGGAAGTTGGTTTCTAGGGCGGAGAGTAATCTCAATCCGACCAACCGGCATCTTTCCAAGGCCACAAATACGCATGACGGTTGTAGTCTGGTAAACTTCCAAAGCTTTGTCGTCGGCTGTGTGGAAATATATCACACCACGTTCATGGTCAATCTCTAATGTACCGGGTATTTCCATTATTTCCTCGCTACTTCACACATGATAGAAAGCTTGGCCTGTAAAGCTCCAATTTTGACGCCGTCTTGTTCAACACTACTATAGCCATGGCCAAATTTCTCTTGTATAAGAGATAAAATTAAGCTGATTTCTTTTGCTGTCAATTGTCCCATTGCAATCTCCTAGTAATCGTAGTCTTCGTCGTCGTCATCTTCCGTGGCCGGTACGTATTCGACTTCCATGTCTTTGACTTTATCGTAGAACTTAATCTCATCAACCTTCACGCCACAGCCGTATTGATTGGCCTGCACGTAAAGCTTGTTTATTGTCCATCCGTTGATATCAATCCCACGCTCGATGACGTAACCAACCATATTCTCGATCCATCTAGGCCAGAGATTACTTGGCACCGACAGATCTTCTTTGTGATCTTCCCACAGATCGCCGTCGTCATCAACGTAATCTTCGAGGAACTTGGTACGTTGCTCTTCATACCAAGCTGCTCTAATCAATTCATACGCTTTCTGTTCTATGGCATGGATCGGCCTTCTCATCAGCCGTTCCTTCTTCTTCGCCTTCTCCGCTTTCTGCTCCTCTACCACGAACGAAGTGATGTTATCTTCGAAGATGATAACGATGGTTTGATTTCTCCAAGTCAGATCGTCTGGTTTTAGAGAAATACCACGGCAACCTGATAACCTGAAATGCAACTCGTCTTGCTTCTTTTCCCATCTGACGCGAACTGTGGCACATTCCGGGCTTTCGACGCGACCTGTCATCAATTTCTTCGTCATCGAAGCGTGATATTGCAAGTAGTAGAGACAGACGCTCTCGTCCTTCGGATCGGCAGCCACCGCAAGCGGCTTTAGCCACGGCCTACGACCGTGCTCACGTCTTCCATCAAGAAATTCTGACCATTCAGGTGGATTCGCAGCCACATCAGCCAATTCTGCCAATGCGTAATCAGCAGCCTGCTTCCGTTCTGCGTCTGTCAGATGTTCTTGTGATCGTGCACCGATTAGCCATTCACTCCATCGCGGATGACTCCACACCAATTGCCAACTCTCATGTCGCTTGTCGACGACGGCCCACTCTTTCATGGATGCACGACGCACAAACACGCCACAATCAAATTGGATGATATTCTCACCGTTTGTAGATGCAAGAACCGATCCAAGCTGCGTGTCAGCACACAATTTCCAGATTTCCTCTTGGACCCAAACATTCTCGGAATTCTCGCACCGTAGAACTGCATAGCTTTTGTCTGGTCGGTAGAAGATCGCCAGAGCCTTGTCGTCTCGAAGTTTTTCTACCGCTTGCTCGTGTGCTTCGGCCAGTGCCTCATTGTCGAGCAATTTCCGACGACCGAACTCGGCCACAATCATTCGCAACGCTTTGGCGTCTTCTGACAGTAACGCCCGATGCTCTCGTGTCTTGAATTTCCACCATTTGATCAATGCATCAATACTACGTTCTGCTCTCGCAAATGATACATTGTGTTTTCCTGCAATGACGCCGATCAACAATTGGCGAAATGGAGCTTCTTCCTCTGCCTCCTTTTTCTTGATCGCGAGTGCGACCTTGAGTAGCGGAATCATATTGAGATAATGGTGCCGGTTCGTCCGCGACCGAATGTAAAACTCGATATCAGCAACAGTGACGCTATCGATGTTGATAATGAAATCATCGGCCTTGTAGATCAGATAACTCACGCGTGGCGCATTTTGATTCCGGCCCCGCCAGTTGTTGTGGTCTGACTTATATAGGAACCTAAAACTTCTTTCATCGACCTTTCTATCGATGATGTGGATTTCGTCGCTTGATGGCCTGTAAGCATGCTTGGTCCCTTGCCGCTCATGCAGATCGCGTCTGCCAGCATAATGACCCTCAAACTCACCGATAATCCTACAACCAACCTCCAATTCACCATTCACGGCACCTAGCCATTTGTCAAAATCGGGCCGTCCTGTTCCAAGCAGATTCTCTGCGTCGTATCGCAGCGTTACGTGCTTCTGTCCTTCCAAGTTGCAGACGTTTATCGGCTCGTTGATGGGAAGCGGATGAAACACCTTCGTTCGATCAAGCAGACCTTGGATCATAATTAGGACGGTGTAGAAACGACGCTTCTTCGCTTCTGCCTTATCCATAGCCTGCATATACTTCGCAGAACCCGGCGTCAGCGGTTTCTTCACCTTATCGTGCGTATCCCAATCGGTGTGCGACTCATAGAAGAAGTGCTCGAATTCGTCTTTTCGCGGCAAGAACACTTCATCGACCCACAACGTTGTGTGAATGCGATATAGGTTCTCGCCATTGCGAATCAGAATGTAGAGGCATTTGTTTTGCCGGTTCAACTCTGAATTGACAAACGGATTGTCGTCGTAGAATTTCGGATTACGACGCGGCTTGATTGCAACAACGCCCCTGATCTCAGGGAGAACTTGTTGTAGATGCTCGGGGTCACTAACCCATGCGTCGAACTCTTCGACCGCTTTGAAATCGAGGCCACCACGTTTTGCAAAGTCTGCAGCTACCGCTGATTCTTCGTCCATGAATAAAACTTGTTGCCGAATGACGATCTTCTCGTCTTCTGATGCTGGTTCACCAGACTTGATTCGGACAATCTCTTCATCCTGACCAAGATATGCATTAATCATGTAAATGGCTTCCTGTGCCATTTCGATCTGTCGTGTCAGAATAGCCGTCTTGGCTTTCAGAATCAGTGCTTGCTCTTGAATGAGCGTTTGCAATGCCGAGTGACGCTTCGCTATTTGATTCTTCGTGACTGCGAACGCCGTCTTCACTCGCTTGAGATTCTTGGCGGCAATAGCCGGGTTCGTACGACTCGCCATTGCAACGAGATCGGTGCTGGTCGGCTGCCTTTGTGCTGGCCGTGTGTTGTCGGCCAATAGTTTCGGTGTCGAAGCCGACTCGATAAGGTTGTCTTGGCGGTCGCCGACTGCATGTAAACTCGACATAAGATCGGCAAGCTCATCCTGTCGTTCTCTAATCCCCTCTGGAGCATATGCAAAATGATCCAAGAAAGTATCGAGCGAGAACGTCCAAGTACTTTCACCTTGGATGAGCGTTACTTCATCCCCCTCAATCTCCGACAAATACCATAGACTTCCGACCTCACACCGGTTGCTGTCTCGGTCTTCGGACTCGTCGATACGCTCAATCAGTCTATAATATCCTTGTTCCATGATTAGTTATAGCACGAGTAATTATCGATGTTAACTAAGACATCTGTTCGTGCTATAACTAACCATGGCCAACCGAATACGTACCTACGACAAAGTTTTTATTCGATGCCCATACTGTAGGGTGGGCTATTGGGTGATGCCCAAATCTGACGGTCGCAGCGCCAGGTGTCACAAATGCAACAAATCGTTCATTGTCGATATTGGTAGAAAGAAGCGGTAATGAGACAACTGGTGATAACAGAGATCGAAGAACTGATCATGTCGCTTGGCAACCACCCAGGATTGTGTTTTTATTATACCAAATATATAATCGACATCTTGAAGCGATATGGCTATAACGCAGTGCCGCAAGCAGGATCGATGCAATGGAGGCGATTGAAGGAAGACGATGGTGTATGCGCTACGCATTTCTCATATATGTGGAATCCAGCTACACCAATAAGCACAATTTCTATGGCACTTGGTCAGTTGCCAGAGATGCACTGCTGGGTTGGATTAATCGACGAGCAGGAGGTTGTCGATTTCAGTACTAGACATTTGAAAAGTGCTGCTGCGGCAATAGGGATGGAATGGACAGCTGAAGATCCGCCGCAGTATTTATGGTGTGCGGTAGGCGATATCCCGGAGTCAGCTTATTATATACCAAACCGCGAAGCAACAATCTATGCTGGATTGTTAATGGAGCAGTTCAAAAATAGACTATGAGAAAAGATGATAGTAATGTAAGGGAACGAGTGCGACACACGCGTAATGCTGGCGGATATGGCAAACGCGGAGTGAATAAGCGAGTTCGGAAAAATATCAAACAGAAAATACAACGCGGACAAGTCTAGCTCTTCTGTGCAATCAGATAACGCCGTAGAGAGTTGAGCCCGCAGCAACAACCGGCTCCGAAGGCAGGAGATATATCTGCAGTTGGTTGTCCTGCTATCTTATCATAAATGCTGCAGATAAAACGGCATTGAAGACTCGGATGTGGTACTAAATAGACACACGAGCCATCGACATCAGCTTGTCCCCAGCCGCAAGGAGCTTTTCGACAACAATAGCCACAATGTATGCATTCCATTTGTATTTTCATAGCACAAAGGTAGCCATTCTTAAACTGCGTATTTTAGGTCTAGGAGGGAAATATGCAAGTAAATATTTGCGGCAAATGTCAACAAGATGAGACATGCGATCAAGAGTGCTATTGTCCATATATTATCAGATTCTCTGGTAGTTTAGAAGAATTTGAGAAACTTATGAAATTCGTCGAAGAAAAGCAATTAAATAGTTGATAGCCTCGTGCTATGACCATTTATGGTGAATAAGAAAACCAAGAAATTTGATAGGAAGAAGACGTATAACGGCGCATCGCTATTTCGCAGTTTTGTGGATTATGTCTTCGAAAGAGATTCGACTCCAGAGGCCATTCGTCTTGATTTGGTGAAGGCGTTCAACCGATCAATGAAATGGGCATTAAATAAAGGTGAAATCGTACGAAAGCCAGTTCGCGTAATGGCTGTGAACGAAATGGACGATTCTATCGTCCGATATGCCAGAAAGGTAATGGACGCAACACAATCATCTATATTCGGATTCGAGCAGCCGGCACAACTATTGTGGACGATTCTTAACCCAGCAATTCAAATTATGAAAGCGCTTGGCGATAAGCAATACGCCAAGCGTAAGAAGATGAATGAACAGGCAGAAGCAGATTTTTCCATATTGGCGGAATTTGTAACTCCAGCGTACGATAAGCATGTTCTCGGTAAGCCGATTAATGACATGCTAAACGACGTAATGCGATACTTGATTGATTTAAGCACATTCGATGGTGGTATCTATGTTGCAGATATGCTTGATAGCGATCATGGGCCGTTATTTCCCACGCCGGTCGTGGGAATAGCGAAAGAGATGAGGGTAAAAGATTTCAAGATAAACCGCAAAGTAAGGTCCGGCTATGGTATAGGTATGTTGAATAAGGGTGACCTTAAGTGGCTGGAGATTGAGTACAACGGTAATCAATTGCCTGTCTACATCCAAAAGCATGCTATAGACAGGCTTGTTGAAAGAACCGCACCAATAAGCGATTCAAATGCAGCAATATATATGATGGTGTGCGATTCTGTCTCAGAACCGGCTATATGCAGCCGCAACCATGACGGCTTTCTATTAGAGTGTAGATCACACAATCGAAAGCTTGGATATTTCGGTTGCGTAGCAATACACAATGCTATCCTTATCACGACATTCCTGTTCTTGACGATGGATGGTACGCCAGAAGGCGAGCGGTTATGGCAGAAGCTGCGCCTCGGGCGTCAAGATAAAGAGTATCTTGGACTTGACAATTTACGAACATTTGTGAGCTCGGATATACGTTCTGATATTGCGCTATCGCGTCTTCTTGGTGAATGTAGCTGCGGGCACCTGCTAAAGATAGAAGATAGCAATAGTATTGTGGTGTCTGGTGTGGCGGAGGATGTTCGGAATTATCTGAGCAGTAATGAGAAGATACCAGTTTCAGTCATAAGTGCAGACCTCAGTAGTATACTGGGCTAATCTTCCAGTAAGCTCTTCTTCGGCTCTATAGATCTTGTCGAAGTAGTATGTGTTTGGTTTAGCCTTCACATGGGCTCGCTCTAATCTGAAAAAGTCGATATAATCGCCCATCTGGCACCACATGACGGCTGGCCACCAAACATTTGGCCCGTGTGAAGCTGGCTGAACTTGAATAATCATAATACTTAAATACGACAACGGGGAGCAATTACCGCTCCCCGTTGTCGACGCATTTCACTTTTTCTTTTTCATTTTAATATTATATATCGCACATGCCAGATTATAGGGCTTATCGGTAGCGGGGTGGTTCGTTGATAATTCTAGACTTATCAATGAGACCCGGAACGTTTAAGTTACCCTAGGCGGGCAATCCCGTAGACCTTATCTGGTCGGTCACGACTACCACTATTTTCCAAGTGGCAACCGAGTTGTATCTTCTCCTTTCTTGACAACTATTTGGTGGAATGAGCTTATAAGCGACGGGTACGTGTCGGTACTATGAGCCGACCCCTACTCCAAACAGGGCTTAATCAGGCACCCACAGACGCTTGTCATCTGCCCATTCAGGGATTAATAATTCACGCTTTCGCGTGAACCACAAAAGAAGTTTCGTTGCACGATCGGCATTTGCTTTACTGATGCGACCGCACCGAAGCGTAAACGACGCTAGCTTTTGAGCGAGCGAATCGCGGCCGTCTTGGTTGAGCATCATTGTGAAAGGCTCGACATAGTTAACTGGTCGTTCTGATTTCTGCAGCGATGTTGCTAAGAATCGGCGAAATGTGGTCATATTGCCGATGGAGACGGCATTGGCGTAATGGTGCGCTGCTTCGAAAGCTTCCTTCCGTAGCATTTCACGTGCTTCCTTATGCTCGTTGGACCATTCGCTGTGGCGGGCGAGAGCGTTTCGGCCCATGGCGTTGAACCCACCGCGAAACGCGCCGTCGATACGCATTTTTCGCTCCCACCAGTTCACTTCATAGAGTGTTGGGGTGGGGATAAATAGTTCAGTCTGCAGGCTCGTCTTGGCGACGGCTTCGCTGTGGCCATTGCCCATCTTGGACAAGTGCAACCACTGACCGAACTTGCGCAGCCATTGCCCGAGTTTAGAAATGCGTTGCTCGGTCGGTGTGCCAGATGAGCGGTCGTCATCGTCGTGATCAGGATATTGGACAATACTATGACACGGTTCGCACATTTTCAAATCTCCTTTGTCTATTGTATTATAGCACGACGGCAACTAAGCGTTAACTTTTGCTTTGTTGTATCGAAAAGACCCGTCGAAAGGGGTATGCCAGCAAAATAAACATGGGTCGGTAAGTTCGAAGAATGGATTAATCTCCAGCAACTTCACCTCGACATCACGCGAATTTGGTGATCTTTGCTTAACATCTAAGAATACATCGAATACAACAGAAGTTAAAGTCGTAGCCTTGAGGAATCTATGAAAAAACACGCCAATAGCCCATTCACACAAACCTGGATCAATCTCTTCAAAAACCTCGCCATCTAAATAATTATATTGCGATACGCCCACAAGCTTGCGATCTTTCATAAAACAACGAAATTCTGCCCATCGTGGGATGTCTATCCATTCTCTAACCCATATGTATGGTGTATAATGCTGCTGAATAGCCAGCATCAAATCTTCATAGATACGTTCAGAACAATCCAATATAAATCGCAGCGGATCTTGACCAGGCGAGATTTTGCCACTTTCCTTGTAAAGAAGATAACTATCTTTTGGCGATCTGCTGCCTAATCGGATAAACGCACCTTTTGGCATTTTATCGACAGCTTCAGATACTTCAGTCTTGATGTCAGAAATGTCGCCACGCACATAGGTTGGTTTGATGTATTCGATTTTGTTTGGCGGTTCTGGTTTTCCTGTCATTTTAGCACAACAGGCTTGTTCACTCCATTGTATAGCGAGCCTGTTATGCTCTCTCTCGGCATCTGTTTGACAGAATGCTCCACCCAATTCGATAATATTTGACCCTAGTCTCTGCGGCGCATCCCCTAATAGAGGAATACTTATAGAAGCAATGCTTAATGAATGTAGTGGACGATCCCAGTTTTCGATATATGTCGGTTTAACGATATCCCAGTAATTCATTGTGGTAGCTCTACTTCGAAGTATAACCCGCAATGAGGGCAATTTGGCGTGATTGAGTCATGACGAACCGAAACGAAAAGGAGGATTATTGCCAATCTGAATGACATCATTCGGCTTGAATTCAAAGGTATTGACCAAGTCCTTGACGATAATCCCATTAATTTTCACGCCCCCTTGGATCGCGACTCGACGTCCTTGTGATATACTGGTAGTATATCCGAGATAGTCGAGAAGTTGCGTAATAGTCCCCTGGAATGTTGTCATAGCGACCCTCCATAAAATAAAAATACCTAGCAGTATTGTAATTTTGTCGGAGTGGTTTACTGTAACAACTCGTCGTGCTATAATAGATCGGAGAGATTATGGTTGAGTCGACTACCTACCGAGAATTATGTGTCGCGATGATAGCTGAATTGCGAAAAACTGCCAATCTAATTGGTGGTCCGCGAACAGATCTCGCTGTTGAATCAGCGATGCGGCTACAACTGCAACTAAAGAAGATTGATAGATCTCAGTTATCTGATTTGAGGGAAAAATCAGATAACCCTGAAGGGCTTTATCGGAAATATAACATCACAAAAGCCGATGGCAGTCCATGCAACCCAAAGGCAAAATATTTCGTTCTTCGTTTGGACTGGAATGGAAGCGATAAAGATCACGTAGAGGTATGCCGCATGGCGGCACGCACCTACATAAGAAATGCTCCAAAGCGCTTGCAAAAGGTGGCCTCCGAATTAGCGGAATGGATAGGTCTATAATGAATATTGTTCAAAAAGCTGAACGACTCGCACGTGATGCACACGAAGGTCAATATCGGAAATATACCGACGATCCTTATATAGTGCATCCAGAAGCCGTCGCCAACATAGTGGCATCGGTCACTGACGATCCCGTTATGTTGGCGGCAGCTTGGTTGCATGATGTCGTAGAAGACACTAATGTGACCATCGATATGATTGAGGTTGGCTTCGGACCAGAAATTGCCTCAGTCGTATCCGACGTCACAAATGTCACAAGGAAGTCTGACGGCAACCGTCAATATCGCAAGGGAGTCGAGAGGCAGCATTTAGCTGGGGCGTCTCCGAAAGCTAAAACTGTTAAGCTTGCTGACATATTGCATAACGTTCCAGATATTATCAAGAACGATCCTGGATTCGCACGTACTTATGTTGCTGAAAAGCAGGCCGTCTTAGAGGTTCTGGTTGGTGGCGACGAAACGCTATACGCCGCAGCAAAGCAAATCATAGACGGTTTTATGCAATTTGTGCTATAATTAATTGAGCATATCTATGAATTGGCGAGAACACTGGAAACAAGCGAATCCTTTTGATCAGTTTATGTGTATTTTGATGTCTGTTGACGGCAACGTCCAGAATATCAAAGATTGTATCGGCGGCGATTTACCTGTTGGTCGACTGGAGCGACATGTTGAAGAGCTACGTGCTTTAGAGCCTTACTTGCGTCGAGGGTCGTGGGAATGACGAAGTTGTATATTCTGCGTGATGATATTACTGTATATTGCGGTGATAAAGAGTGCTTGTATCCCAATTGGGCTGGTACACCGTGTAGAAGCTTAGCGACTGTATGGAGTAATGCCAGTGAGGTTGCACAGGCTTTGGTGAAGTTGTCTGTCAACAACAAAGTCTGTGTTGTTGAATTCAGCGATGAGAAGACATGTTTGTTCCAGACATGTGAGAGCGAAGTAATTCATGTTAGCGGCGATCAAGTTGTGGTTGTAATAGCCATCGACGACGATTTAGTTGAACAAAAGTATGGCACGTCACAATTTATAGATGGTCGTATACCACAGAAGGGCGATATGCTCGAAATGCGTGTCCAATTCATCAAGCTCGACTCACAGGAACACGCACAACCAGGGCAAATATCTAAACCACGAAAGAATGTTGTGCCACTTCCACGCACATTTTGAATACGCAACCGCCCCATAAGCCTAAGCAAATGGGGCGGTGTACTATCGCTATGCTACTGGTGTTTCAGCAGCGGTAGCAGCTTCAGCAGCGGTAGCAGCTTCAGCAGCGGTAGCAGTTTCGGCGGTAGCAGTTTCGGCGGGTGTTTCCACTGTTACTATGATATCCTCCGGAGTTCCGGCAACAATGTTTAATCCGGCCGCTACGCCACCAACCACTTCTATGTCAACCATACCAGAGATGGTCTTAACGCCCTCGCCCAAATCAGCGTCGGCTGTGATTGTGATTTGGGTCGTGCCGATTGCACCAGTCGTCGTAGCTACGCAAGTCAAGCCATCAGTTGATGGTGTAAGAGTGAGGATTGCTGGATCGGCAACAACCCAAGTGGGTACTCCATCAACCCGTGCAGCATTACCCTTTGCGTCAACCGGGGATACTGTGATGGTAACTTTCTGAGCGTCTTTCAAAACTAACATCGCAACTTCTCCTGATCTCGGTGATGATTCAACAGGGCCAATACGCCACCGGAAACATACGGCCTTGCGTTTACAAAACATTCCCCGGATGTCTTGAGCCAGCGACACTATTGCAGTTTTCAGCTGTATGAGCCATCTTAGCATAGTGCCCTCCTGTTATATTTACATTGTGTATTTGAACTCAAAAGCTCTACAGAACTAGATGACAAAAGGTGATTATGATTGACGAAGAACTCGAAGAGGATGAAGAAGTTGAACAAGCTGAGATTGAGGAGGACGGCAGCCGGATAGTAGAGATTGTGAAGCCAAAGGCCATAATATTATATGGGCATATTAATATTGCTAGGAAAGGCATTGCATACCTCACATTAAAAAATTCAATCGGACAGGAGTCGTTTGCAGAATGCAATAAAAATATTCTGCGAATACTCGGCATTGGTATCAAAGATGCATTTGAGATTATTATTTCTAAACCAGATGGCGTCATAACAGTTTTCATCCAATCGCCGAAGAAGAGCCAGCAGTTGTTTGATTGGCGGTTTATGCGCGAGACTGTCGAGCAGGCGTTATCAGATAATAAAATGGCCGATATTGAGGAGAAACGACATGGTAACTGAAATCGAGGAACTGCGTCTCAAAGTCGCCAACCTGCAAAGGCTACTAAAATCAGTTCACAGTGTTGCTGGAGAAGCATTTGATGCTTGGGATTCTGATAATGATATGAGAGTTGGTAAAATTCTTAATGCATTATCTGGTGGTATTCCTGGATATAGATCAGATATAGATGAAATTGTGGAAGCTGTACTTCAGATAGACCGGTTGACTATAACCCAGCCTTAAAATGAAACGTTTGTCGCATTTATATCGTGCGATTTGACTTTTTCAAGTGCGTTTTGTGCTGCTGTGATGTGTCTTAAATCGAAAAATGCTGTTGCACCTGGATCTGCTTCGATACAACGAAGAAGTAAAGAAAGGGCTTTGAAAAGGTCGTCGTGGCAATTGCAAGCACAAACGATAAACTGTGCATCTTCTTCGCTGATTTGAACGCCAGATATAGTTCCATCTTTCGATGAGTCATAGGCTGCAGAACAAATAACCGGCTTATTCTTGGCATAAATTTCACGCCAATTCTTCGTAAAGCCGCTTTTAGTTTGTGTGTTCCTGACTTCCCAGGGTGTTGCAGTGTGCATAATCAATCCCTGAAGAGATCGGAGGGGCCGGGCTAAAATTAGCCTCACGTCACACCTCGTCTCTTTCCCCATTCCTAAAATACATATTGCTAGTATTTAAATGTGATGAGCATAAAGGACACAGAACATCTTGGACAGGTTTTTACGCCCCAGTCTATAGTAACTCATATGCTGACGTTGCGGCAGCGTCTTGGTACTGTTCTAGAACCAAGCGTAGGCGATGGTGCTTTCTGGCAGCATTTATGCGGTGAAGATGCAGTAGGGATTGAAGTTGACCCTAAGTATTGCCCGTCAGATTGTCTTAATATAGATTTCTTCGACTACGATATCAGCCATCGATTTAACACAATCATAGCAAACCCTCCCTATGTCGCAGGTAAGAACATCTGCGCGTCGACTAGATCGAAGCTATCTAAGTTATTCCCATTCAAAACGAACCTTTATATCCACTTCATAGCTAAATGTCTTGCACATCTCAATAGGTATGGTGAGTTAATAGTTATCACTCCACGCGATTTCATTAAACTCACGCTCGCGGCCCCTATTAATAACTTGATGTCTTCAACCGGTTACATAACACATTGGCTCGAATTCGGTGAAGACAATCCTTTCACAGGCCCGACTGCACACAATCTTGTAATATGGAGATTTGAAAAAGATTACACTGGACATCAACTGACATTCGTGAATGATTCTATCAGAAGGATGGTTAACTCGAACGGTCAGCTGATGTTTGTGTCGGCCGATTATTCTGTTCCGTTTTCAGAATTATTTTATGTGAAGGTTGGTGCTGTTAGCGGTGCCGACAAGGTATTTGTTGATGAAAAGGGTAATCTTGATATAGTTTATTCTGGTACAGCTAGAACTGGCAAGACAAGAAAGGTCTATTATGACCATTTTGATGATCATTTGCTTGAATCAAAAGAGCGGCTAAAGACTAGACGGATCAGAAAATTCAATGACGAGAATTGGTTTAAGTGGGGACGCTCGCTTTGCGCTGATAATTCTGACAGGATCTACGTCAATTGCAAGACACGTAGTAGTAGACCATTCTTCTTGCATCAGTGTAAGAACTTCGATGGTGCAGTATTGGCTGTGTTCCCGAAGAAAAAGATGAATTTACAAAAAGCCTGTGGCATGCTGAATGATGTTGATTGGCACGATCTCGGCTTTAGTTATGGTGGTAGATTCATTTTCAACCAGAGGGCATTAGAGAATTCATTACTACCAGCCGACTTGGCTGCTGGGGTCTTAAATGGGTAGACACGTAAGAAAAAGCAAGCAGTGTGCTTTCTTCACTAAACCAGAGATAGCAAAACAGCTAATCGATGAGGCACATACCGAGCGTTTCAAGCTTATCGTTGAACCATCTGCTGGTGATGGGTCATTCTCAAGACAGATTGAAGGATATCAATGGGCTCTTGATATAGACCCGAAGCACCCATCAATAGTCAAGTGCGACTTCTTGAAATTTCAATATAAAGGTGAAATCGACCGCAAAGACATACTATGTATAGGTAATCCTCCGTTTGGTCCCAACGGCTCACTTGCACTAGCTTTCATTAAGAAATGTGCTGAGATAGCTGATACTATCGCATTTATCTTGCCGTTATCATACAAGAAAGAGAGTATGCAGGCGAGAATACCAGCGAATTATCATTTGGCAAAGCAGATCGATCTGCCATTAGAGAATGCGTTGCTCGATGGCGAACCGCAAGAAGTACCGGTTGTGTTTCAGATTTGGGAAAATAAGTGGTATCTTCGGCCAAAACCTGTCTATATTCAACCAATCGGCTTCTCTTATGTGAAAAGAGATCAAGCGCACTTTTGTGTCAGGCGGGTCGGAATGCGTGCTGGCAAAGCGTCTCGTGAATTATCGCCATCCATTACTGCACACTATTATATCAGACTTGATTTGGATAATGTCGTCTGGGTTGATACGGCAATACAACAACTTAATATGGTGAAATGGGAGCATAATAACACGGTAGGTCAGAGGTCAATATCGAAGAATGAGTTAACTAGAGTATTAATTCCGATATTGATGCTTTAATCTTTCTCTTGCGATATTAACTTACGGATAAATGTGCCGTATGCATCCTTCATCGGTAATTCAAGTTCTCGACGTAGCCACCTACGGCTCACCACCACCGGCTGTTGTGTGGCTTTGTTGATAGCGTGTTTTTCGTATTCCTGCCAATAGACACCTACACCGCGTTTTTGCCAACTCGGCAAGTCGTTGAAGTTGATATTGTGGTCGAATAGTAACTCGTTCTTTTGTGCGACAGTGAGACCGAGCATCTCAGACGTTGCTTTTTTCGCACTTCTACCAGCGTTTCGAAGGCACCAGTAGCAATGCGAATTTAGTGCATTCCGACAGGCATCCTCGTTTCGCCAGCGGAAGTAATCGACGATCAGTGTTGTGGTCGGGAGCTCGGAGATTCTGCAATCGAAAGCAACTGTGTCCTTGCCGGTCGTCGCCGGAAAAAGGCCGATCAACAACGACGTGAATATCGAACTCGCTTCACTGGCCAGGACGGAAGTCAATTTACGGATCTTCCTGCCGAAGGTTTGCTCATTCAATGCGAAAAGCAGCGAAATCTCATCGCTCTCCGTGTAGCCATAGGTGATATCAAAGCCACACTTCATCAGATGTTCAGTGGTGCTGATCATCATATCACGAAATGTAATGTCAAAAGGTACGTCGAACCTGCCGCCCTCCTTCGTCAGCCGTGTGAAGCTACGCCCGTCAAGCCGAGCGACCATACGAACACCGGGAAGGACGCAATAGTCGTGTGCTGTCTCAAACACACGCATCTTAGTGTCGAGGTCATCGAACTTCATTACTTCTCCAAATTATTCCAATTGAACAAACTCGTAGGCGTCAAGGCATTCATTGAGCGTACACCACTTCGAACCATCGCTTATGGATAGTATCTTTTCGTCTCTCCAAGCACCTTCTGGGTCATTCGGAATAAACACGGCAGCAACGCATTGGCCGTTCTTTTCGAGTAGGTCTCGTAGTTCGCTTAATGCTTGAACCTTAGTGCAATCTTGTTTCATGACCAGCTTAAGGTGCATCGGCTTTGCGACTATTTTGAATCGCTCAAACACATCAGCACCTTGCATAAATTTCGTTATGCGTTCGTCACCAAAAACAGCAACAACAACCAATTCACGCATTATACCCTCCTAGTACTCCATCTGGCAAAATGCTTAATGGTACAATTGCCATCTACCCACGTTTTACGAATAAAGCGTCCGGTTTTCCTTTCACGCACTAACTTAACGTAAGCGAGGTCTGTCGGTTTATAACCATGTTTGGGAGACCAAAAGAACACAACACGACGATATGTACCATTGATACAACGATATATATCATCAACTTTTATATCGCTAGGTTTCATATATCACCTTCAAGATTACTTCACAGGGGTGAAAATTAACGATATATTTTTAGATCTGCAGTTTGGGCAATAAGCTGGTTTTGACGTCTTCCTTGATTTCCACTCATAGCCACAATCATTACATTTCATACCACCAGCCCACACAGTTAGGTGTGTCTTTTCACCGCCCCAAAAAATTCGTCTGATCAGCAACATCAAGGGAAGTATTATAGAAATTAAAAAAGCATTCACATCTATCTCCGCATTCAATCGTTACCAAACACCCACAAGTGATCGAACTCGGCAGCAGCCATTGCTGGTGTGTCGCCGGTTGCTGATACTCCATCGAGTTCCATTACCCAATGATCGTCGACTTGCTTGATGCTAATGCCTGGCTGATGTGATGGCCGTTGGAATTCTTTGTAGTGTTGTATTGCAAGTTGGGCCATCCTTAATCGTTCTGCACACTCTGCTTGCTCTGATTGTATTCTCGTCCTCATTGCATCAACGCTTAGCAGTGCTGCATCGCGGTTGATCTCAGCAACTTCACGCTCCAATTCAGTACGGCGTAAAGATTCACCTGCTGATTTCAGCGAAATCTCTTCCATACGCTTCTGGAAGTCCGAGTAGCTGCTCGTTCCGAGCATTTTTGCAAATTTGTCTAACCGCTCTTCGGCCGCTGTGAGAATAGGGTCATATTGTGAATCTTGGTTTTGCGGCATTTCGCTCTTTCTGTGATTGGCAGAATCTATGGATTTAATTCGGATAAAATACGGTCTGCGTCTTGTATGCATTCCGCCATCGCATCCATATGCATCTTCTTGTAGAATGCGTAATCTTTGACGATTAACTTGATGAGCGATATGGCGTGGCTATTAACCATCGTTCCACCTGTAATCTCGCCTCTCGTCGGCGAAATCGTCAGGGTTGCAAATTGTCGCTTGCCTCTGTTGCACCGCAAATCGATATAGGCTTCTACCGATATATTACAGAATGCAGCGGCACCAGTGGGGAGGCGGCGCGGTGTGCGTATGACTAGTTTGATGTGTAGCGGCCCTAATGTTTCCTCTACACATCGCTTGACACCACGACAAAATTCTGGTGCGGTCATGCTCATGTGAATAACGTCCCTTCCATCTTACGCCGTCGTGCTTCTCCGAGACTAATGCTGAGTTCGGCAGCGATTTGCTTCATGCTCATTCCAGCAAACCTATGATCGCCCGGAGCGTTTTTTGGAGTACCATTCAGACGAATCTCTTCGTCGTGTGCTTTCTTCCATGAGATATAGGCTGAATGGTAATTTTGGAATGCTACGCACTTGGGACCTTTTCGTTCCCATACTGGACAACCTGCACATGGATTACGCCCAGTTAATCCCATTAATGCGTAGAACATTTGTCTGAGTGAATCTGCCTCGGCTTGAATGCAGCCGTCAGATTTCAACTGATCGAAGTCGGCACTTAGTGTTCCGACAGGCGGTAAGTACCTACTGTCTCTGAATCGTTCCTTACTTTGTGGAAAAGCTTGTTCTAATAGCATTTATTTCTCGTGCTATAATTGATGTACTTCGGCCCTATCAATTATAGCACGAGAAATAAATGCTATTAACTTGGCCTTCTACTGGCTATCTCTAACACTATTTTCGAGTGCTAGCTAATTCCGATAAGACGTGTTCCTTGAACGTCTCGCGTTCGTTTTCATCTTCGATCACGACATCGGCTAGTATACACATCTGTATTTCTGTTAGATTTTTTAATTCCTCCTCCGATGGTATATATGGCACCCGACGATCACGCCAATGCCTCTTACATATCGTACGCGATATCAAATATTGTCTTGTGTTATATAGCCAACTTAGTCCTCTGTGCCGCAGCTTACCTTTTTTATCGATCGGCTCTTCATAGAACCGCTGAATTTTAATGGCTGTTCGGAGTCGCATCGAGCAGAACCTTAACTTTTTTCGGGGTCGCACCATCAATCAGGCCGGTACGGTCGATGACATCATTTAATATCTGCCTGATTTCTCTGTATTCAGAAGTCTGTCTAAATGTTATTCTGTCTGCTCTAGTTGGATATGCGACAGCCACTATTCCATTCACCGGATTGAACAGTGCATTTGATAAGTCTGCCCAAGTCTCAGCAGATCGGGCTAAAATTTTTGCAGTTTCAACTATCTGGTTGGATGTCATTATCTTTCCTAGATAACACGAATCTGATCAGCTAATTCTATTGACCATTTATTTCAATCGCCTCCTCTAATGGATACCATGATAGCTCGCTCATTTGCCGGTCGGCGTAGGTTGGACCTCTGCCGGTGACGACAACAGGGGCCAATATTTGTCGAATCATCTTCTTGAGTTCGACGTAGTCGACGTGTTTAGTCTCGCCATTTAGGACGGGAATCAAGCGATTCATGTGGTCAATACAACTCAAAGAGATGCTGTGTAATTGTCCGCCTAAAGCTGCCTTCGAATAAGCCAAGACATTCAAATCGAGCATACCATATCGTATACGTCCCTGCCATTCATTTGGCGGATTGCCGACGTCGATGTTTAGTGCATCGGACATCATATTCTGGTCATGTGATAAGAACGTCCCCGCACCATGGCGTGTCATATAAGGCCGGATACAACCCATGACGTTGACTTCAGTATCCGACCCTCGCAACAATTCACCGGCATGCTTCAACGTAACGGTCGACCAAGTAGTGTGGGGATGATAGCCGTGATTCTCGTCGAGAAGTATACCCTGGGCACCCTCAAAGACAGCCATCTTGAATTCTGGCATCTTCTCGACGACGTTGATCTTGAGTGAAGCGTCTATTAGATGGATGTAGAGCGAATCTGGATCAAGACATTCGCCTACCGGCATACCAGCCTGCTTGGATGCCCATTGCTGAATCTTCTTCAATTTGTCAATAGCAGCCTTGCGTCCGTTGTAGGATAGAACTCGCAAATCCTTCATGTGTAAAGCGTCGTCTGGGTGAAGGATAGAATGCTCGCGTGTCGCACCTATCCCAAGGCCACAAGACCCATGCCTATCATCGCCCCTCTTACATTCCAGGGTTCTGTTCAACGATTGATGATAAGGCGTTGTAATAAGGCATTCTTGGTCGACGCTCAACAGCTTCCATGGATTCAAACCAAGTTCAGCAAGATGTTTTGCCTCATTGACCATGAAAAATGGTGAGATGATGACGTTTGGACCTATGTAGCTCGGCACATGGTGTAATGAGCCGGAGCCGAATTGGCTAAATGTGTGATGTGTACCGTTTGGTAGAATTACATTATGTGCAGCTTGGCATCCACCACAATAGCGAACAACAAGGTCGGCGTGCAACTCTCGACACAAATAGTCACAAGTGGCCCCCTTGCACTCATCCCCGAATCCCATGCCGACAGTGATGACAGCTTTTCTCACTTACCATTGTCTCCATGGTAAATAGGGTATGGATATTACAGATATAGAATATTGTCCCAAGTGTGGCATAGTCCCAGTCAAGCGTAAGGGAAGATTTAAGGCTTTGGTGCCTTGTGATGGTTGTCGCGAAGAGAATAGAAAACATAGGAATGCAAGACGTGCTGAACGGCGCAGATCACTAGAGGTCAAATCGCACCGCAACGCTGCAGATGTCAGGTATCCAAACAAGGTGATACCATTAGAGGTTACTTGTGATTTCTGCCACAAACCTTTCATCAAGACAGATAGACAATCTGGTAGGTTGGCTTGTACTAAATGTCGTTCTCTCAAAAAAGATGAACTGCGCAGGAAGAAAATCGAACTAATAAGAGCCAAATATTGGAAAGACCCTGCAGCAGCCAAAAGAAAGCGATTAGCCAACACTCTGAGGCATATGGGTCTTAGTATAGAATGGTATGATGCGCAACCAAAAGTATGTGCGATTTGTGGAACTGATGACCCAGGTGAAAAAGGTTGGCAACTAGACCATGACCACGACTGTTGCCCATATGGTACTCGACAAGGCTGCGCTAAATGCATACGCGGCTTGTTGTGTACTAAATGTAATCGTGGGATTGGGTTTTTCAATGAAGACACCGACCGTATGCTTTCTGCAATCGCTTATATCAAGAAACACAAGCGATTGCTAGCCTCCCGATTAAAGGAGGCTAGCAGTCGCCACGATGTTAGACCCTCGCCAATCCGGTTCCGGAAACAGAACCCTTGACCAACTTGCGACCAGCCGAGTCGGCCAGTGGCACGAGTGCTTTGGTGATTGAAGCACGTCGGTCCTTCGAGACACCGGCGTCATCAAGGTTGCGGCCAACCGAATCGAGGTCATAGCCCTCGGCAAGGCTGATCGTACTTGCGATGACCTCGCTGATGGCATCGGGGTCATCGAGACGGAGAACTTGCTGACCGAGCAATTTCTGCCAGCCTTCCAACAACCACGGGGCGTCGTAATGGTTAGTGCCCTTCGGAATCAGGAAGTAGACGTCATACATCGTCTGCAATTCTTCCATAATCGTCTCGACGGGGATGTTCTCCTGCAGTGTGTCGCCGATAAGCCGTTTGACTTCTTCGGCCTTCACTTGCGGATAGTACAACTCGTCGCCGGTCAGGAAGAGGTAGCCCTTCTTGTTCCGCTTCTCGAAGCAATCGAGAGCCGTATGCCGGGCCATGAAGTACATAGCCAACTCATAGCTCTCGGTATTCTGCCCGCCGCCAGCCCCTTCCAGGTAAATGTTGGTCAGGCAGTCTTCGATCTCGATTCCCGATTCGAATTGGCCGACTTGTAGCGGTGCGACTTCGCCGCCACCGCTCGCATCGCCGAAAGCGCCGATCAGGACTTGCGGATGTTCGACGACGCCCTTCCGCATCAGAAGACCCATCAATTGCGGGAGTGCGGTCTGGAATTGCACCGGGACTCGTGCCATGGAGCCGGTTTCGTCGAAGAACACGCCGATAGCCAAGCTCGTCGGGTGTGCATCACTATCGCGGCTTTCACGGAATTTCACTCCGAACGGGTTGAGGCTGTCGTGCACTTTGCGGGCACTGACAGGGGCCGATCTCATCGCACTGTCATATGCGAAGGTTGGCTTGCCGGTTGCGGCTCGCACTGTAGCACGATCTTTGTAATGGTCGTTAGACCAACTGGTACCACCCATAGTAATCACTCCATAAGTTAAAGGAACACGGGTTAATTACATCGGTAAAGCGTCGTATCGTGGAGGTCCGTAGACCTTCTTGAGCAGATGTTTCCATTCGTCAAGCAATTTCCAAGCGTCTTGTGGTCTTTGCAACGGCTTCGGATTGATACACGATTCCAAAAACACAACCAACTGCGATGGAATTTCACCGTGTTTGTGTTGCTTGCACATTTCCAACATCGTCTTTGACGCTAGATAAATATCGAGGCTTGGCGTTGCCGGATATTGTTTTGTGATTTCTGGTTTTGGATACCATGCCTTGTGAGACAATGGCGCAACAGAAAGTTTCTGTTCCATCCGGCAGCAGCTTGCCCAACTTATCAATTTGCAGCCGCGATTGACGTTGTTGAACAACAAATGCATCGGCAGTGGTGCACAATGCATATAGTTGATTGCGTGAACGAAGCCAAGGATGGTGAGTGTCCGGTTGAACATCCACGCAATATGTCTGCCGCCAACACCGTTTGGATACTTCGCCATGTACTCATTGACGGTGTAGAATCCATCATAATGCTGCTGAACTGCGACCAATAATTCATTGTGCGTGAAAAGATCAATCGGCTTGGCTACATATTCGCTATACTTTCGATCACCGGCCTGTACACGTATATCATCCAAAATTTTGGATTCTTTTTCGATGTACTCATTCGCCTCTTTAACGTGGGCGACCTTGAGGATGACAGGTTTCGAATCGCTGCCTTTCTTCCGTGTGGCGAGATAAACTTTTGAGACTTCGCCACTACCAAGCTGCGGACCAAGATGGTATTCGAAATCCGGAGAAGTCCAGATTGTCGGTGGTATCTTCAATTCTTCATGGCGTTTTTCAAGCAGCGTGAAGACGTCTTTCGCGTGTTCTTTTACATCATCGGTGCTGGACGCGAATCGGTCTGGGTGGCATATTAATGCCCATTCTCGATAAGTCTTGTCTGGGTCGTCGCCGAACAGGTCTTGTGCGGTTTTAGCCGACTTTAGTAGTGCTTCGAGTTGATTTAAGTTCATTTATTCTTTTTCTTGCTTGGCTCTTTACGGAAGCTGAATCTATCAAATCCTTTAATACTAACCATATCCTTATCTGATGGTACCGGTATTGGATTCTGCGGAATGGCAAGCCCGCCAAGAAACATAGCAATTTCTTGGTAAGTAGTGACGGGATCTTGTACCTTGAAGAATTTGAACGCTTTCAAAGAGCAATTATAACAAACGTACCAACCGTCATGGCGAGATTCGATTGCCCATATCGGATATTGTGTGAACAGTAAGCGAACCTTGTCTGCTTTGTTCTCTCTATTCCATTCTGTGAAGAAAGTTTCGAATTCTGCACGTCTCGTCGAAATTGAGTACCGCCGAGAAAATGGGTCTCGCCTCTTCGACGCTGTCGCCCCGTTGAATATATCTTGCACTTTCCTGTTGCATTTAGTCTTGATTACCTTGTCGATATCAGCAAGGCTGTAGCAGAAGGCTTCACAATCCTTTTCTAGGGTATTTGGATACTGCCAAAACAATTGAAAGCAAGGATATACTTTCCCAGCTACGCCGATGACGTAGAATCGCATACCAGTCGGTAGTTCACCAATTCTTGTATATCCTCGATGGGCGTCGACGTCTGGTAGAGGGAATGGTGCTCGTTTTGTTTTGAGTTCGGTTGCTAGCGGGAAGTCGATCTTTTTGCGGACATAGACAAGTTCTTGGTCTTGCCCGAAGGCTTGAGCACAATCGTAATAATCGTGGAAGTCAGATTTTATCCGCATTTGTGACTACCCTCAATTCGACTCGATTATTTCTTTCATTGCCGCTTGCATGATTTCTGGTTCAATCGCTGCATGGGCTATGCCAATCAATCTGAAAAAATTGTCATCGTCTATCAGTCTGTCAATTCTTTCCTGAGACAGCGATATGAATCTTTTTACAACAACACAATCCTGACATACTAATAGTAGCGGTTCCTCAATACCCATCGATTTTTGGAATTGTGTAAATTGATAAACGTCGAAAGGCACCTTTATTTTAGTGTTCTCGCCATGCCATAGTACGTAGAATAGGCATGCAGTACCTTTTAAAGCGTCGAACTGACTGGCTTCTGTGAATGGGTTGAATAACTTGCCGTGGGTGATCTCGTACTTCTTCATCTCGATCATATAACGGGTGTACCATTCTTCCTGCCTCAAGCCCTTTTTACCACAAATCAAGCAATGTGGTTCGACAGTTATACTCTGCCTTTCTTTTTCTTGTCGTTTTGCTTCCTTCGCTTTAGCTGCACTTTCAATTTCATCTTTCTTTTGCTGTGCAATTTTCGCCAATTCTAGCTTACTTGACTCCAGCGTTCCTTCGTGGTTTTTACAAGCACGCTTGCCGCCGCCGATATGTAGTGTCTGTGCTTTATTGACTTCTTGCCCGCAAACACAACAAATAACTTTTGGAATCGGCATCAGTCTCCCTCAACTTTCACACCTTCTTCATCATGCACGAAAATCAAGATCTCTCCACCACCAGAAAAGTGCAAAATCACTTCATCACTACCTGACGCTGATCCTTTTGCGGTGTTTTGCTCGAAATCAATCAGTGTCTGCCCAACGATCTGATCTAGATTGCACGCCGTTACTTGCATTAGGATAATCCTAATGATAATAGATGCTCTGGCGGCAGGTCTGTTTCGATATATTGGTAATCCTGTTGCGATAACACTGATTGAGCCGAGTCGTAAACTTCCTTGGCAAGATCGCGGTATCTTGCCAAAAGGTCATGTTTGTGTCGCTCATAATCTCTGATGATCGCACACAGCAAGAAATGCTCAATTGATTTGAACTTACATCTGAATCCGTTTGCCTCTGTTCGCCACTTATAAATATTGAGATAATCGCGTATCATCAGATATTTATTGTATGACCGACCGGGATTGACCTGTAAGTCTTTAATGAGAAGTTGCAAATTGCGATCTGATACCTTTGCACGACACATCTTCTCATCAATACAACCAAAATGGGCGAAACACACATCCTGAACGAACATATAAGGCGATATGGCTTTATCAGGGCCGGTCGCCTTCATATCTTCTGGCATTTCATGAATGCAGCCGACATACCTATAGTGTGGCCGGTTCCGAAATAACCGCATGCCCATCGCCGTCTTGTTACCGCCAAGTATCAAATGCTCTTGCGCCAGCACATAAGCTTCGTAATAACTTGATTCAACTAGTGGTAACAAGCCCTCAGGATTGAAAAGAACCTCGTCAGCATCAATCTGTAGAATCCAGTCGCCGATCAATCCCTCCTTTGCTAGATTTCGTGCTTGTGCGAAATCTTCAAAAGGAATATGACGAATATGGCATCCTAATGATTCTGCTATGCTGACTGATGAGTCGGTACTTCCTGTATCGGCATAGACGATGGTTTTGGCAATGCACTTAACTGATTTGATGCACCGGCTAAGATAATCTTCTTCGTCCTTACCAATCATCGATACTGTGATAGAAGTCATCACATTTTTCCCTTGTATGGGAATAGTGGCTTGTCTTCCACAACTTTCAAGGTAACACTCATACGAGCGGCCTTGACTACTTCAAACCGTGTTCCTGGTTTAACATAATGCTTGATCAGTAAATCTGGCACAAATGCTGTGGTCCCACGACAGATTCCCTGTTGTCTCACGAACCATCGCGGTCCGGTACCATCGAGCATAGCCCATAATTGCACCTTGAGTACCGGCGTTTTCAACTGGTTATGCGCGAGCACATAACCACCCTCGCATTCAAGAACATCACCTACCTTGATGCCACGATCCAACAATTCTCTGGTTTTGTCTGCGTCGTCAGCCATTGTCGTAATATAAAAGATATGTTCTAGTTCGGATGGTTATAGCACGACAACTCAATACGATTAATCGCAGCCAGGTTTCTCGCCGGGCCATTTATCAAGCCAATCCCCTAATCCGAGTTGTCTTGCAGCTTTTTCCATTGTTGATCTCGGGATGCACATCTTGTTTTCACCCGACATTTGGATGGCTAATTCCTCGATATCTTTCCTGATGTATTGCTGTAATGCTGCAAGGAATAGAATCGAATCGGTGTCGTACGAAAAATCTTGCTTGAAGTTAGTAAAGGAGCCGCACGAAAGCTTTCCCCTACCAGACGGTTTCTTTTTTTTCTTTGCCATCATCTAGGTTCTCTTCGTGAAAAGGAACTCGGCAACAAATAATTCCAACCCAATAAATACGATAAATGGGCAAAACACGATCTGGCCGAGCAAATTCAGCTTTGCTTCTTTGCCATAGAAGCAAGCGAACCAGAACTTCGTCTCTTTGATTGCGTTTTCCATTATCGCCCCTGAGAACTCTTCTTCAGTGTCCGCTCACACAAGCCGTAAGCCGACACCAGCTTGTCTTTCGGTACACCGTTCGGAAATACACACTCATGAAAGAACTTCCGCTGTTCTGGCGAACACAACTCTAATATCTCAGCAAGCTCTTGTCGCTGGAATTCTTCTGTCTTAGTGTTAAGTGTCGACATTAAACAGTTCCTGTCAATCGGTGTAACAACCTTGCTTGGAAGAACGGGATAGCCATCCATGTCGGCGACAGCTACGATGCGGAAGTTTTCTGTAGCAAAACACTGTGCCGTGCCTACCTCGACGATTTCGCCGTGAATGGTACTCTCAAACCAGACGTCACCAATCCGGTCCCGAATTCGAGTCAATTCTTCAATCGCTTGCGTTATCGTTATCATCTGTGCACTTTCTTCACGACCGTCGCTTTATGCTCACGGCACCAACGACGCCAGGTTTCAAGGGAGCATGCACTATCTGAACGATATTCTGCTCCCCCGCCTTTCCAAGGACTGTAATCAACTCGGAAGCGATCGACGTGATTCACTTCTCTGCCAATATCACAGTTATCGGCGGAAATAACATCTCCTCGCCTCGGGTCTGTCAGCGGGTTTCTGCTGGTCATCTTTTCCTCATTTCGACTAATCAGTATGCCCGGAGGGACTCGGACCCCCGACCTGGGGGTTAGAAACCCCCTGCTCTATCCAACTGAGCTACGGGCACGTCGGTCCTTCGTTGTATCTTTTGACTGCCTGAAATTGATCTTCTAGCGATTGCATAATTACTACTTGGTCGGCTAGCGAATTCACTATAAACCAATCGTCACCACGCTGATCTAATTGGAATTTGTCGTCCATTTCTGGGTATGAACATACCCACAAAACATCATCTCTATCCGAATAGACAATAAGCTCACAGAGCTCCTTTTGCAGCAACAATAATGGTGATGCCGCCGAATCCACAACAATTCGAGTGCTCCAATCATTGGTTTTAGCAATGACTTCAATTGTTTTCAGGACGTCTTTTTTGGTCATATTTCCGTTCGCTTGATTTTGGTGTCGCCAGATGGAACACATCCGGTCAATTGCATCCGTATCTTCGTGCAGTTGATGCAATAAACTTTAGGAGGCTCATTACATCTGCCTGTATATCTGACCTCGCATCGTCTGCCGCAAGAACACCGGTAATATGCTCTTGGCATCATTGTGTTCCTATATCGGGCGGCAATTCGGGCGGCAATGCCTGCCAAGGGTCGCGACACCAAACATCATCGCGATGCTCTTCTGCCTTATCGAAATCGTCCTTGCCAGGATCGTCGTCGGTATCGCCGATACTGTCGTCAGCAAAGTCGAAAGCTGGGACGAACGAGTCTTCGCCAATGCTGAGATTGGTATGATCAACAGCAGCATCGACTCTATTTTCGATCATACTGACGAATTCGACAATTGTGTCGGAGATATCAGGTGCATTTTGCTGATTGGCACCACCGCGTAGCGATTCATAATACGCAGTCATGATCTGCGTATTGAAGTTTACGGCATGAAAGTTCGGGTGGCGTTCGAGTGACATATTATAATCTGCTGTATTTCGACGCGGTCGCGGCTGAAATTCCGAGCTCTTCTCCGATATGCTTGAACGACTCGCCCTTCTTCCTGCGAGATTTCACGGACTTGATGTTGCGCTTCAAATTGTATTCTTTGGCTTGTAATAGTCGACGGCCGATCTTTCTAATGCTTACATCGTCACTGCCGTTTGTTTTGATGAATTCACCCAGTGCGATGCAAAAGTCTTCGTCCAACAATATCGGTAGGGTGTATTCGTTTACTTGCCCGACCTTTACGAATGCGGATTTCCGCATTCGTTCCAGCGATTCGAATTCGTCTTGGTCAAGTACATCGTATTCTCCGCTTTGTTCTGCTCTTTTTTGTGCTTTGCAGTGCCGCTTGCATTTGCGTAGCTGATGCGCGAATGCTATGATGGCTGAGTTGTCGGAGCCATGGCGTAAGATATAATCTCCAAGTGCTGTACACGTTATGACATCAAGCAGTAATACGAGATAATCACAGAAAACCATATAGGCTCCAGCCTCAAACTTTTCTGACTTAGCCTTTTTTGCCATTTCTTCCTCGTTTCTTGGTTTCTTGTTCGATAGATCGGTAGCCGACAAAATCTCCACAAACCTTACAAACGGTACGAATCCTTCGACCGTCTTTGGTTATCATGTCAACAAAATTCTTCTGATCTGAACACGTCGAGGCCGGGTCAAGAAGATTGTGGATGTTCATCTCTTCCCCCTCTTGATTTTGGGCTCTGGTGGCCACTGGACCAACACCGGTTGTCCCTTAATCCATTTCGACCCACATTCCCGCCACTTCTCGATGTCTGCGGCCCACCGCGCCATGTCTTCCGGATCTATACCTCTTTCGAGGAAGTATTGGGCCGACAGGATACCTTGAGCAAAGCCACGGCGGTAAGCCTTCTCAATGTCGGCCTGAACAATCGCACCCGGAGCCGCACCGTCGTCTAACTTCCAAGCCGGGTCGCTCTTCGCCTTAACTTGCGGAGGAATGAATTTCTTTGTCATAGTTTTCTCCTGAATATCATAGCACGAAGAAGATGAATAGTAAACTAGAGCCGATGGAGGGAATCGGACCCACAACCCTGTGATTACAGATCACATGCTCTACCAATTGAGCTACACCGGCTAATTTTAACGTTAGTCGCTTCTACCAAAGCCATTTCTAGCCGAACCAGCTGCCTTTGCGCATAATATATTGGGATCTGGGATAGGCAATGGATGGTTTTCAGCACATTTTACACAATATCGTGTGTCTGGCAATAGTTCTAAGCGTTCAATCGGAATTATTGTCCCACAATCATCACACAGCTTGCTTGGTTTCCGAGTTGAATAACTGACAGAAATTGTTCGAGACCAATAGAATTCCTTACCGCACCTACCACATTCATCTTGGCTATCTTCTTCGCCACCACCACCATATTCATAACTCTCGCTATGAACATACCCGCAATGCGGACACACTATTTCTTTGGTATATTCACAATCAATCTTTTCAGCCATTTGAGTAGTACTATCTAATGGTGTTTATACCAATCTTTTAGGCCAGCTGCAAGAAGCCCATTTTCTAGAAATTGTTTCTGCGATCTACTAAAACCACGCCGCTTACACATCTGCTCGAATTCATCTTTGTTGACCGGCACGGCAATATCTGCCCACATTATCAATTCTTGTCTAACAAGTTGACGCCAACGAAAAGTGGCACTCGGATTCCTCTTAATTCTAGCCCGTACCCAATCTTCATTGGTTGTGAGGAAATCGGTAATCTTGCCGATATAGCGTTTCGACAATATAAGACGCTTGCGTTCTTTCCTGCGCGTTGCTATTAACTCGCGGACCGCCACTAAGTCATCTTCTCGTACTTTGAGCGTAGTGAATTTCATATGAGCAAACCACCAATGTTTTCATAGATACTCTGCACAATCTTCAAATCGCGCATGTCGAATTCATCACAGAACTTGACTTCAAATAGTCCAGGGATTGCTATTATACGGTCAATTTTCAGAAATGGAGAGTCACCAACAACACGAACTAAGTAATGGCTCTCAGTTGCAGGCTTTCTACGTGCATTACATACATCAATTGCCAGATATACCCCGGCTTTCAATTCCTGAATATCGCTTTGAATGGTGTTTCCAAGTAGCATGTTGCTCTCCATCCTACTCAAACTAAGTAGACCCGGCAGGACTCGAACCTGCGAACCAAGAAATTATGCATACCACTTCGTTTTTCAACGCCTCTTTCGAGTTCGTGGTCTGGACCATACCTTCACTTTACGTGTCTGCCGTCTGGTCTCTACACCTTCTGCTAAGCAGCTTGGCTCGGTATTAGCATTGCAGCCTTCACCGAATTTGACAGATTCTACCACAACCCTCATAAGAAAGCTGTAGCAACCCAATAGGATAATCATGCTTGCGTTTAGATTATCCTGCAAAAGTTTCCTGCTCTAACCAACTGAGCTACGGGTCCATTCTCCTTAAATACTTCTTGTCATTTTCTAGTTTGGTATTTTCTGATAAGCCCAGCCAGCAAAAGTCTTCAGGGGGGTACTTCCTGATTCTTTCCCAGGCTTGCCATAATGCATTTGTGGTGTCGTTCTGCGCCAATTAACAACGCCGTCGATGATGCTCTCGACGATTTTCTGTGTTCCATTACATCCCTCGTAAACTTCACCTTCCTTGATTTCGGTAGTTTTCATAGACATTAACTGACAACCTCCAGCGGTTTGTAAATTTGTAGCTTCCCTAGTCGTCACTGAGTCCGTGTTTGAATTTCTCGCAGCCCCTGATGTGCCGTGGGTCGATTCCTCTACATATCGGACATCTTGCAATCTTCAAGATTGATAATATTTCGTCAAGTGAAAATGGTCGCCACTCCCCAAGCAATGCGAATGCGTTATCTATTCCAACATCCATTGCTCTTCTTCCTGGAAAATGTTCGTTCAAGAATGCCTCAGATCTACCATGAGAATGGCCATATAGGTGTATCGATTTTGGTTTTTCGCGCCCACGCCAAGAGAATATCGGATAATGGCATAGATGAAATCTAACACCATCGATTTTGGCGTAATCGATCTCTTTATATGACGAGACGTACTTTGAAAGAGATCGATAATCGTGGTTTCCGCCTATAACATGTATTCTGCGGACTTTGAATTTCGCACGGTAATGCCCATACCAGCTAGCGCCCCAAATCCAATCACCAAGAACACGTAATTCATCGCTCGGCTTCACAACGCGATTGCACTCACTTATGAAGTGTTCGCTCATTGTGTCTATATCGCCGAACGTAGCGGCTCTAAGCGGCATATGCTTGAGTACGTTCCCGTGCCGGATATGCATGTCAGCAACGAACCAGATCATACTTCGATCTCGACACGAGTAACAGTGCAACACTTCGCACTGCGAACATCGGCTACTGCCGACTTGATGGCTTGTTCAAGCGACTCGGCCTCTCGGCTGAATCGTATCCAAACGCGATCACCACAACTAGCGATTGTGCCATCGCCACATCCAGCTTCCATGAGAGGGTCAGCTATCAACTTCATATTAGTGCCACTATCAAGGCACACAATGAAGTCGAATGTTTTCTGTTTGCTACTGAAGATTCGACGTGCTTCCTCCCAATCTACACGATCTACCACAACATGCTCGTGGTCAGGACTTTGTTGTAGACTGTCGTGGTTATGTAAGAAATTGATTCGTTGCATTAATGCTGCCATAGTAATCTCCGTAAATACCTACAAATTGCTGAGTTTGGTCTCGTCCTCCGCTATCCATTCAAGAATTCTATTGATATATTCTTCGACGTTTTCTATTTTGTCCTCCAAATCGCTTAGCCACCCTTCCGCTCTTTCGCGATAGTCGTCATTCCAAGCAGAAAATATTTTATCTTGGAGATCTGAAGCACTAGCACGCATTTTTGTGAGATTAGATTTAGCAGTACAAAGCCGTTCTCTGTTGCTTTCCAGATTGGTCGTTATCCTTTCTCTAATCCCAGACCTTTTATGCTCGTGGTGCTCGTCTAGCCGACGCCTCAATTCTTCCCACCATATATCATGAGTCTTGCGCATCTCTTGGATGGCATGAAAGCATTCTTGCTTGTGTTCGCCAAACATCTCTTCTTTGTGATTATGCAGTCTATCTCCGGCATTCTTCAACAAGCGCGACATTGCCTTCATTTCATCGGTATCAACAAAACCAATACCACCAGGCAAGATAGCTAGTTCGCACGGTCGTGCGTTCTCGATATCAGACAGAATATCATTCCTTAAGTATTCCGATTGACGTCTCCTATTTGTCTGGTTTTCTTTTACGCGATCCCAGCATTCATTATGCCTCTCGCGCATGCTTTGCAGAGCCTCAAAACACGCTTTTTTATGCTCTGCGATCATTTCACGCTTATGGTCACTAAATTTCCTATTGGCGTCGTTAAGTATAACACCCAGATCTTTAAGCGAATTGCGGAGCTCGCCGTGCGACAAAGCAAACGATAGCGGTTGTGCGTTGGCGATATCGCTTAATATCTCATCCATTAAGTGTTCTGAGCGTACGCGAAAATTCTTTTGCTGGTTTTTGGCGTCATCGCATAACAAGCTAAACGAGTCCCAAAGTCTTTCTCTGTCGTTAGACGATAGAGGTTTTAGAGTTTTAAATAATACATTGATTTCTTTTACCAAGTCCCAAAAATCTCTATAACTTCTCGAAGATAGGTGGTCCTCTAAGCTGCCAATAGCATCGCTAATTATTCTCGCATTAGCTTCACATCCACTATTTTGCATAATCCACCATGGCGTAGATTGTTGCGTATTTTATTCTCTACAAACTCTTTTCATAGCCTCTTCAAAAGAAATCCTCGTGCTGATGTCTTCAACCTTCACATTAGCACCAGTGTACGGTTTCGCCATATGCCGCCCGACAGGAACTTCGAGTTGCTCGCTCAAAGTCTGTGCCACTATTTGCGCGGCGATCCTATGACCAAAAGTCGAAGGACAAGCCGATGTGCCCATCCATGACTTGGTTTTCATATCAAAGATACCCCAGGCTTTGGGGCTCTTTAAGGTGCCAGGAACGAAATCTTCTTTTGTAAGCTCCGGTTCTTGTGCTGATTCGAATTTAAGAATGTCGCTCATTTGTTACGATACTCCATCATAGTCCGATAAACCAACATATTTGGCGTATGCAGCCTGAAATAAAGGCTATCATCGTCATACTTAATCTTGGCGACAGCGGCGGCAACTGCGGGCGAACGGCACGTACCCGCAAGGCAATGAATCAATAGTAAATCAACTTTATCCCAAACAGATTCAACAAAATCCCAAATCTGTGTAGCATGGCTTTTGTCGAATAAGATTTTGTCTCCGTTCGGCTTATCAATATCGTCGAATGCGATCCGTAACCAGTCGACAAGCTGGTATTTGTTGATTTTAGGCCAATCGCCCGGTTCGCAGCCAATAGAGATGCAAGCCCAAGGCTTGTCACTTACGAAGCCATTGGCCGCTGCCTTGCCTACAACTAGCAACTTGCCGTTGATGGGCTGCCCAAATCGCGACTCACTATCATCGTAGTTGTACATCTTACCTCAATCTTGATAGCCACAATCAGGGCGTAATTACCGTTTGCGTATTTCGGTTATCTTCATATATCTTCCTCGCCGAGAGCTACACGACAAACGTAACGCAACACACGCACTTGATATTCGAATAATTCAATTTGAATTTTCTCGCCTTCTTTATTCCGAATTACATCAAGGATATATTGCGGCGGCGAATTATTCAACATTTCTGTCAGTTTAGCATCCATCTCTCTGATGCCATCTAACACGACAGATGCATTTTCTCCAGTTCCCCAAACTGGATCGTACGAGTCGCTTACTGGTCCTGGCATTGATTCTTCAATTCGTCAATTCGTTGTTGTAAAGTCGTATAATCGCCACTGTAATAAGCCTCCATCGACTTTGCTTCCATTTCAAGATCGCGCGGCGGCAACATATACGGTTGCTTTCCTAATTGCTCTTGGATTTTGGGATTCAAATACTTTGCCTTACTGGCGACACGCAGAAATAACATACCGGTGAGAATGAACACAGCACCAACATAAGCGGCGGCTATACCTAAAACGAGGGATAGATCGCTAATATGAGGTAGCCATATCTTGAAGATCGGAAAAGTGCCGACGATTATAAACATACAAGCCTGATAAGTCGTACTCCTCTTTTTGACGACCATTTCAACCATCATCGCCAAGCCTATAATCTGACCCAGACTCAAAGCCAATATGAGGATTACTGATACATTATCCATTTGTTATTTCCTAAAGATGTGTGCCAAGAGGGTTAACCCTCTTGGCACATTTGAATATCTACCACCCATACCAATAGGTAGGCTGTGGGTAGACGTAATAAGACGAGGGACAGGAATAGATTGGTGGACAGACATAAACCGGTTGTGGACAGCTATAAACCGGAATAGTAGAGTAAACAATCGGCTCGTCGACCCAGTATATCTGTCGAACGGTCCTGGTTCGCTCTTCCCAATACGGTGCCGGTTGAACAGCATGGAGGCAGCCGTGATCACACCGCTCCCAGGTTGTGGCAGGATAGACCTTGATTTGATATTTCTCCTCAACCAATCGTTCATGCCAACCGGCGTTTGCTACGTTGGCGGTAAACAATAACAGACACACCACTAACCATCTCATGATAGTCTCCTGGAAAGAGCATATACTTGAAGAACGTACCAAAAATAGGTCATAGCCTGACGGCAATAGACGTTTAACTGAAGACGTTGTGTAGCTCGGCGTAATTATGCACCGCCTCCTCGGAAGTAGTTATGCAGCAATTCGTATTTCTTCAATCTTTGCTATAATATAGATAGTCTCATAAAATTATCTTTGGTGAGATAAATTATAAAACCTGAAGCATAAGTATATCAGTTACGTATTTTGATTATATGGAACCTTTAACTCTACAGCTACGGCCCAAGATATTCGATGACGTTATCGGACAATCGCATCTCATTGCTTCTGGAGCGGCGTTTAGAAAATCAATCGAATCTAATAAATTCGGTAATTTTATCCTTTATGGCGTACCGGGTTGCGGCAAAACAAGCATAGTTAATGTTGTCGAACAACAACATAAAATCCATAAATTCAATGCTACTACTTTCACAGTAAAAGAATTACGTAAAGCTCTCGATGTTACGGAAGATGTAATTGTCTTTATCGATGATTGCTATAGATTGACGTCAACACAAAGTGATGTACTATTACCATATTTAGAAACCAGCAGGGTGCGCTTCATTGGTGCTTCGGCGGACAATCCTTTCTTGACGTTGAGGTCGTCTTTACTTTCGCGATGCCAGATATACACTCTGGAACCTCTTACGGAAATCGACATCGCAAGAGTGATTGTGAAAGGGGTTAAACACCTAAAAGCAATTGATGAATTCACTAGCATCGACAAGGACGCAATACTTTATATATCGCGAATCGCCTGTGGTGACGCTAGGAAAGCGTTATCTATTTTAGAGACTGTTTATAATTACAACTGCAAGATAAATCTTGAAAACGTCAAGAAGATCGCACCATCAAAATATTATAGACGATCGGAAGACGACAAATACGACTATGCCAGTTGGTTCCAAGGTGCTGTACAAGCTTCTGATCCAGACGCAGCAATTTACGCAATGGCGGCTTGGTTAGAAAGTGGTGAAGATCCGAGATATGTTGCACGCAGGCTCTTGGTTAGTGCGGCCGAAGATGCATACTCTAATCCGATTTGTACAGCCGTAGCGCACGCGGCATATATATCGGCGTGTGAAATAGGTCGTCCTGAGTGTGATTTAATCATGGCTCAAGCTGTTTGTTTGATAGCAACAAGCAAACGCGATAAAACTTCACATGATGCAGTTCGTGCTGCTGTTGAGGACGTGCGGCATGGTGTGCATCTTGAAGTGCCGAAAACGATGAAGGACAGCCACTATCGCGGGGTTGCTATTCTTGGTAATGGGCAATATCATGATGGTGCAGATCAAAGTTCATACGCTGGCGTTCGCAAAAAATATTTTAAGCCGGAGAATTGGCAATGATTGATTTCGTCCACTTATTAGAACGCTTAAGGTCTTGGTCCAACGCAAAGCATGCATGCACACAATGCAGTATGCTTGAACCAGCTTGCGAATGTCGTAGTGGGCACGAAGAGGGACAGAATTGGGCACCTACTGAAGAATCGCGATTTATCGATGAAGCAATTTCTGCAATGGAAATGTTACTAAATTTCGCAGAAAGAGCATGTCCTAAATGCGATGGCTGCGGCAAGCTTTTATTGCGGGGCGGTATTACTGAAGCTGACGGTATCACGAAAAAGCCAGCACGTGTTGTATGCGTCAAATGCAAAGATCCGAACTTTGTACCAGAACCATCTAGTGCTTCTCTGTCATTAGAACACTGGACTTTGACTGATGGTGATGCCGAGACAGTTTTGAAGGCGTTGGCAGACGGATTAGCTACAGCAAGAATAGAGATAAAACAACTCAAACCGTTTTCATGATCGGTAGCAAAACAGAGGAACTTCCTGAAGATTTACGGTCGTTCGCACGACATTTTCAATCCGGATGCGAATGCAAGTGCGATCTATCTGTTGGATATGTTTGCGAATCGTGCGTATTACATGGATTGATGTTTGACGCAGCAAGGGAAATCGAAAAATTGAGAGGTATAACTGCCGAAAAAAGAAAGACTGATAGAGAGCGAGTGGCTACTCTGCCGATTGCTTATCGCACTAGTGTGACGTATGTTGGTCGAAATATTTACACCATTGATGGCGTGAAAGGTTTGTATTGGCTATACAAAAGGCTACAAGACAAAGATCTACCAAAAGTATCAGCCAGACGTAAAAGTACGCGTGGATGTAGTTGGGCTGAATCAGTTTTTGTACGAGTAAAAGAATTAGAGGAATTGCTAAAACCAGTAATCTGTCAATTGGAAACTTGAACTATGAGTGAAGCCATTAGACATACACCGAAATTAGCCGAGCGACAGCACGATGGTATTTCATATTACATTTTTTGGTGTCCTGGCTGCAAGTGTGGGCATTCTTATTGTGTTGGTGGTCCTACTTCTTGGGAATTCAATGGCGATGTAGAAGAACCAACATTCAAACCATCACTGTTGAATTATAATGAAATTTCCAGATGCCACCTTTTTATAATAGATGGCAAGATTAGTTACTGTGGCGATTGTTCCCATGAACTGGCTGGAACTACGATAGATATGGCTCCTATTCCAGTTGGCTATGGAATATAAGATCTTCTACACTGTGAGCAGCTAGCACACAACCCAAGTTCCGATTGCTGCGATTCAATATGATAATTTCTGACAGCATTGTATTCTATGCTATTCCAAACTTCTTCGATTGTCTGCTGATAAACGTTACCAAGGCAATGCTCGCCATGGACGTCCGCATGGCATTGGGCGACTCTGCCATCTACTAGTATCGTAAATGTTCGCCATAGACGATTGCATTTTATGAATTTACCAGCAGTTTTATTTCCATGCTGCCCACCCCAGTTGTGTTTTGGCCCAAGCGCAAATTCAACAGGGAAGTGTATCAGTGAGGTGGCGCTGTGGTTGGTGCAGCACGTCACATAAATGCGTGTCTTTGATTTCAAAGAATCACGCGTTTTTATTAATCCTTTGATATTCTTTTCCACCTCTGACCATTTAAGAGGCTGCCTTATTTCTTCAAATTGTTCTGGCGTCGAGCCGTCTACGCTTATCTTGATTTCATCTATTCCACTATCTAATAGCCTTTGTGCTCTATCTGAAGTGAGCAGGGATCCATTAGTGAAAATCTTAGTGTAAACTCGGCATTTCTGCTTTGCTAGCCTAATTCTGTCTTCTAGATTGGCGTCAAGCAGAGGTTCGCCAAAATTGTGTAAGTGTATCTCTGACAATTTGTTCCGAGAACATTCGGCAATTATCTTATCAAAGAGGTCATCAGGCATGATACGCACAGGGCGTAGCATACTATTATGCGGACACATAATACAATGAGCATTACATGCGTTGGTTGTCTCAATTCGTACGACTGGCGGAAATGTAGCCATATACTTTTATGGTTTCTATGTTTAATTACTGCCAAAGAATGTCGGAAGATTGCGAGGTGAAATATAAAAAGGAAAAGGAGACATCATTATGTTAAAGATTTTGATTGCGGCGTATCTTGGCGGCTGGTTTTCATCAGCATGTCCTTTCTATGCGACAACGAAAGCGGCGAATCCGAACCAGCCGATTAGGAATGCTTTTAAAGCATTTGGATTGTCGGCCGCTTGGATTATCTCGATTATACCTATAATGATAACATTCATCAAGGATCTGGTCGAGAGATTCAAACCGAAGGCGACCACAGCAGCCACAACAACACAAACCTAGGTGTGACTACATTTCTTGCGAAAAAACTTGTGGCTGATTGCGATAATCGTTTATGTCGCGTTGCTGTGACTATGTGGTCCTACCTCCATAACACTGGCGCAGAGCGACTGATCGTCGGTGGTATCTTATGGCCGATTAGATTGATTAAATTGCTGCTTGGCGGGGGATAATTCCAGCCGCAGCCGATCGATCTCAGCGAGAGCCATCTTAAATGCCTCTAAGATTTCCGTTTCCACCATTAATTGAATAAACTCTTGGAAAGGTTGCCTCTCATTATCTATTTCGACTAGTCGGCACCGCCACATCCGCTCGAATTCTGGCGTCCATTCTATCACGGCGATACTCCAATCAATGCCGTAAAACTATTATCACCTATTGTTATCTTATCTCCGTGTTGCAATGGTGTATTCTTATTGATGCGCTGCCCATTGATGATTGTTCCAACCTGTGTACCCAAGTCCCATATCATGAATCCGCCAATATCTCTATCGATCATGCATTGATAGTGACCGATAGATGAATCATCTAGACTAACAATATCACCATTGGTACCACGACCAATAATTACTGGGAATTGATGTAGTTTGATAGACTTAACTGGTGATAATAATGATAATTCTAACATATAACCTATTAAATACATTCTAAGTATTTAATAGCAACATGATTATTCTCACAAGCATAGATGAAATTATGACCTGTTATCTGAACGGTTTCAGGCTTAGTGAAGAAGCTCAACAGTTAGCTCAACAGTTAGCTGCAGGCCACGATTCATCTGCAATCTCAAATACATTTTCTGGCAATCAACCCTGGCTAGCTTGGATTATCTAGAGCCTCATTTAATGCTGTTTTGAAGTCTTTTCTGACGCTTTCCCAATTACATCATTTGGTGCGACGAGATTGTCTCGTTGCGGAGCAAAGATATATAGTAATAGGAGTATGTATATGTTGATGACAAGAACACAGCAATCTGGTCGGTACAATCCAAAAATCAGCTTCAATCGCGGCCTCACAGCGCAGACCGGATTTATGCCAGAAGGCACTCAGCTTCTACAAGACGTTTGGCCACTAAAGATTGTTGATACGAAACAGGTCATCGGCGAGGGTGCCCTTGGCGGCGTCCCTTTGACGCGTGTTACTGGTATCTTTCAAATCGCAGACGATCTAAATGCTAATGGTCGAATCTATCCGCGACCGGTTGTACGCGAGGCTGTTGAAGCTATTCAAGAAGATCTCAGCAATAGGAGTGTGTGGGGAGAATTCGACCATCCGGCTGACGCTAAAATACATTTGGAGCGTATCAGCCATCTTCTGACCAAGATATGGATGGAAGGTAAGAATGTCTATGGTGAAGCGGAAATCATTGATGAGCTTCCGTTTGGCCAGCAATTGAAAACTCTAATTAAGCGTGGCCGTATTGGTATCTCCTCCCGTGGCATTGGAGATATGGACGTAAGGGACCAAGGTGGGCAGGAGATATATACTGTCACAGAAGGGTACCGTTTTGTCACTTGGGACGCGGTGGCTGAGCCCAGTGTAACTGGCGCAATTTTACATATTTGTGAAGGCAAATTAAAGCCGCTGAATCGCTCGGTCAAACGAGAGATTCCAAAAGGTGTGTTTACAACCGAAGCCTATCAAAAGCGGCTGGCTAAAGAGATTTCTGAATATCTGCGAAAGAAGTAAATCGCACGAAACATAGCTTTTCGCCGCCATATTTCTTCACATAGCCCTTCGCTTCTGCAAATTCATTTTCCGTCATTTTGAGATTTCTCGCCCTTCCGTATAACGTTCTTTTATGCATTACATAGCCTTGTGCGTCTACGTACCAATAATCTGCTGGAACGGTGTGATGTAATTGGAAATTACTAGCTTTATAAATTCCACCATTATGCCCGACTGTAGTGTCGGCGTACGCAACGACTAATTTGCACTCTATTTGTTTGAGTGCTCGCTTTATAAACCAACTAGCGAAATTCTTTTTATGATAAGATGGATGAATACACAGCCTGGATAATTCCCTAACTTCTCCGTCGAGCAATCCGAATTGTCCTGCCGTGTTCTGTCTTAAAGGCGGACTGAAAACAATAGCGGCTACTAATAAATCATCATCAAAAACTCCAAAAGCCTTACCACCACGGTCTTTACCAAGGTAGTGATAAAGGTCCAGAAAAGTTTTTGTTTCTGCACTGTTGATTTCTCGTATAACTAAATCCGAAAATTTAAATTCTTTTGTTTCTATACCAATTCCCAGTTTTAATTTAAGCCTATCTAATACTCTGTCCTTACAGTAAAATTCGTGTTCCCAGACATACATTATTTCATGTTCTGGAAAATATTTAGAAATATATGTAAACTTACCTCTGTCTCTCCTTTCCATGTCTTCTAGTGCATGCCAGTAATCGCCTTGACATTCAATTAATAGCCTCTTGTTATCATTAATGATCAAACAATCGAAAACATAATATCCGATTCGTGTTTGCTCGCCCTCTTTATAGTACTCGACGCCTAATTCGTCTAAGTAGAAATATAACATAGATTGGATTGAAGAAATATGATCAGATTGGGTAGCTCTTACTTTTGCTAACTTTTCTTTTACTTCGTCAGAATTCAAAATTGCTATCATTTTCTTTCTATATTCATCGTTGCTCCAATTGGCTCTGCCTACTTCTACCATATGCTTCCTATAATCTGGATTAGCCCATCTAGCAGTAGAAGCAGCAGCTATTTTCTCTTTTATTTCTGGAGAACTAAAAATTACCTGCATTTTCTCTTTATATTCTATGCTGTCATATATAGCCCCCATCTTTTCTCTATGTTCTTGACTTTCCCAACATGCTATAACTGCAGCAGATAATTTCTCATGAGCCTCTGGCGTATTCATGCCAGCCTTTGTCTTATTGCTATATTCTTCACTCTGCCATAACTCTAATGCTCGTTTTGATAATTCATCGGCTCTCTTCGTCCAAGTTGTACTATTAGATTCAGTTACTGCTTTGCGAAATTCTGGTGTCTCCCATAGCTTCTTGGTATTCTCACTAACTGATTTGGCTATTTGTTGTTTATATTCTTGATTTAACCACTTCTTCTTCATAGAACATGATGAACATGGTCTCGTAGCGTTTGTTTCACTTTCTCCTTTCTTTTTTCCTTGTGCATATCTCCTGCCGATAAGACGCTCAATACCGCAAACAGGACACTTAACAGATACTTTTGTAGGTTTTTTGGTGGGTTTAGGAAGCGAACTGATAATTTTTTGTCTGTATTCTGGTTCTTCCCACTTCTTTTTGGATGATCTACTTAATCCCTCGCAGTTCTTTGCGCGTATTTCTGGATCGGTCCACCGCTTTTTTAGAGAACACGATGCACAAGGGCGATTTTTATTTCTAGATTGTGCATATTTCTTGCATACTTCTCTCGATTCGCCACAGATTGGACAAGTGATTTGCATATAACCTCGATGTGATTTTCATATTATTTACTCACATCTGGATATAAAGCGAACGCTTTATAAATATGGCGGTGAAAAATTATGTTATATTTATCAGATGAAATGAGGTCGGTATGAGACTATCATCATTATCGTTGTCGGAATCTATTTTTGATGTTTGGGGTCCAGCTGCATCAGCTAGTCTTCACATAAAATCCGAGCCGCAGGACGATACTAATTGTCTTGTAGCTTATCGTTTATACATACATGGTAAAGTATTTGCTGCATGGGTTGTATCATTGAATGGGCAACATCTAGGCACTATATCAAGGTTCCCTTCAAGGTTTGGCGTTAGATGGGAAACCAATTTTGCTACTAAATATGATAAGGATGTGAAACCAGGCTTTGTGCAGATTATGACTGCACAAAACCGAAAATATCTTGAAGATATGCTAAAGAAAATGACGCACGAAATAGAGGGAGCTTTATCGGCGAGACGTGCTGATGTCGTCAGACTGCCAATAGATCCAGCTAAGATTTAAGCTCTCGCTTGAGTTGTATCATCTTTCTTTTGTATTTAAATACTATTAAATCGGAGGCTTAGATGGGATATAATTATTGTAGAAGCTGTGGCTATACGTATAGTAAACCCGGAGTAGGTCGTATAAAGGATCCCAGTGCTCCGTGGTGGGCTTTCTGGCGAATAGTTGTCTGTCCAGAGTGTGGTGGTGATGGACTTGCGAAACCACCAGGATGGCCAGATAAAGCGGAGATGGCGAGATTAAGACCACCACCGCCACGAGGGTCAGGGGCAATCGTTCCAGTGCCGCAAAATACCAGCCACTATACATAGATTCGTGATGATGTAGAGCATCACGATGGCTGTTCTGACCGTTGCGACTATATCAGCTTCAAAATTAGTTGCACCAGATTTCTCACCTAATGCTTTTGCCCAAATGCGCCACAATTTTCTCATAGTTCGGCGATTTGCTCTCTGGTGCTAATATCGCTGGAGACAACTTTGTGCGGCTTTAGGCCGTCTATCTTAGCGGAATGGCAGAGACGGCACCGGGCACGCCCACAACCACATGGATGCCTCTTTCTAAACTTGCCGAGAGGTTTGTGGAATTCACTATTGAATTCGTCGACTCTGTTGAGATATCCAACCCAAACCTTCGATTGGCGTTGCATTATATGGCGTTCTTCTTGCCAACGCTTCATTTTTTGATTCCTGGTTCGACCTTGAACGTTCCTTGTGGTAGATCGGCGAATCTGCGGTGTCGCTTCCATGAATTGTGCATACTTCCAACTTGCACATCAGTTTTCATAGAATGGACTGCTATGACAAGCCATCCGTCATCCCAACCGTCCTGTTTCTTTAGACGGATGATCAGGCCGACTTGAGCGAATTTAGACGGAATCCACGAAACTTCTCTGCGGCCATCGCTGCGGTGCTCTAGCTCGCACTGATGATAAGTTATCGTGTTGACTTACTCGTCCTCCTCATCTGGGTCGTCATCTTCGTCCCAATCCTCGTCGTCATCTTCGTCCCAATCTTCGTCGTCGTAGTCATCTTCGTCGTCGTAGTCATCTTCGTCATCTTCGCACTCGTCGTCATCAATATCGATATCGTCGTCGAGTTCGTCCGTCACTTTTGGCAGCAATTTCATTAACATGGTAAACACTCCGAGATAAATGGTTACTGACTAAAGTTTCATTGAAACACAGCTACTTGCGGCAATCAATATCCCTCAAGCGAGCACGTAGATTATTCTCGGCTTCTTCAGGTGTCTTGCCTTCGGCGTTGACAATCCATCTCTTACCCGGCTCAGTGCGTTCTGCTATCGCACAAAACGGTAGAAATGGTGGGCAACATCTCTGTTGAAATACTCTTATTTCCCAGTGGTGTTCAGCCATCGGGCTTCCAACTCTTCGAGCTCTTTATGCGTTTTGACCTTGTCGAGATCTAGGAGAAATTGCCCGAATTCAAACACACGCATATTCTTTGCTTTGTCTGATTCCGCCCAGTTCCGACGAATATCCGCTTTCCTTGATGAAAGTGTTTTCTCTGCTACCAATCCCATCACGCGATATCCTGCTGCATTTCGACATAAGACGCTATTCGGTTGTACAACTGCTCTGCTCTAGTCGCCCCGATTCCGGGCGGCAGATTGATGCCGTCTAGAAGCATATGGCACTTGCTGATATACTCCAATTCGACCATAATCCTGTCGGCGGTCTCACGCCATGGTGTGACGTCAGCCATAACAAACACTCCTTTGTATATTATTTGAGGATCACAAGCTGTTTGAAAACCAAGATTAGCGGGTTAGCCGTCCTGTCATCTGGGACGATAGAGACGACCAGAAATATCTCTTTCTTTGTGTTCATATAGAGAGTAGCATGAGAGGTTGTGTCTGTTGGAATTCTGACAGCTACCTCGTCGGGGGGAATCAGTTTTGTGGCATCTGGCCAGTTGATTTGTGAAATGAAGGATAATTTCTTATCTCGAGCCCATAGCATGAACTCTGCGTTGGTGAATAACTGCATACTTCTCTCCGCTTTTCTCTGCGTTTCTTTGTTGCTCTGGCTTCGGACGCCTCGCTGTATCTACCGGGCGCAAGAGGCCAAAGAAAACATACCGGAACGTATCCGAAGCTTAAATACGTCGTCTTTGGTCGCTTTATAGCACCAGTTAACAGAACGCTTAACTCGTGCTATAATTCATAGGAGAGATTATGGACTTCTGGTAATATGTATTTCACTACCTGTGACTACAGGGGATCGAACAAGTACAAACAATCCAGGATTACGATGAGCAGCAAGAAAGCACGGCAGAATAAAAAAGAGCAAGCAAAGGACAAAACCTTGGCATACAAAGTCTTGAAAGCTTCCCAAATTGAGCAGCCAGTCACACCGGAGAAGCAAGCCTATCTCGACCGGTGCGAAAAGCGCAAAAAAGTGTTGGAGAAACTCGCGAAACGCCGACCTATTGAGAAGGTCAGGACCTATGCACCACCAGTTAAGGGTGAGGCACCGTTCGCCTATATGGTCGAGAGAGGGCCGAAAAAAAGTGAGCAAGAAAACCCAACAGAGTGATGCTGATTGGGCGACTGATTGTAAAGGTCACGTTATGGCTGCGAATAAATGGTATGTTATTGAAACGGCCTGCTACCCCAATTCATGGAAGGTTGTCAACGACTATTATCGTCCAGATAATGCGACTTGTGAGTATTTTCCGAGCTATAGTAAAGCTCAGGACGAAGCCGACGAACGAAATAAGCGCGAACTGACTTTTGCAGAAGCTATTGAGGCTATCGAGAGGGGTTATCACAAGGTTGCACGACATGTTATGCCCACGCTGCGCTAGTAGGCTGCGTCAACTACCTGATGGGTCTATGCTGTGTTGGAAGTGCGAATTGCATCGCAAACCGGCAGACAAAGTACTTGTAAGGCCAGATACGCAACATTGGATCATTAAGCGTAACTTGGCTCGTGTATCGCCAGGTAGTGAAGTTGAAATACACACATGTGGTTATGTGTTATCTGGTGCCTTCGGTGCGTTCAAGGGATCTGTTGATTTAGCATTGAAATCTAAAACAGGATTTGTGATCGCTACGTCAAAGGACATTGAAGACTTAGCTTTGCTGATCGTTGAAAACGATTGGTACGCAGAAGGCCCTGAATCATTGCTTGCTGCAATAGATATACTCTCGTAGTATTAAAAGCCACAACTTCATTCTGGGTCACTCTAGACCCATATTAATTGCAAACTTTATATGTGGTTAGACACATTTTTAATTGACTAACATATTCTAACTGGGGTATTCAGATGGCACCTGCGAGCAAACACGAAGATTGCCCATTCAAAGACATAGTATTTTCCGATAAACCAGCTGCAGCCGTAGAGCCAGATCATAGAATGGATACACGCGTTGGGCGATTAGAGGGTGTTGTTGAATCGCTGACTCGCGATATTCAAGAAGTTTCCCAAAATATTAGTATGATGGGAAAGGAAATGGGAAGCTTCAGGGAGATGATTGGCGACACCCTCACAAGAATGCGAGAGGGATTCACCGCTCAAATCGAATCAGTTACCGATCGCCTCACTACCTCTGCTAAACCGCAATGGCAAAGTATTTTCGCTTTTGTGGCTATGGGCCTTACTGTGTTAGGTATGGCGGGTGCTGTTGTTGGAATGTTATTTAGCGGCCAGGCAGCCAATGTAGATCGCCTACAAAACGATACAGCTATTATTACTGAAAGGATGTTCGCATCTCAATATGAAAAAGGTAAAGCAGACGCCTTTGCTGCTGAGACCAGCAGTCATTTAATCAAGTTGGACACAACTCTCCAACGAGAGATGGCTCTAATGCAACAAACTACTGATTCTAAGATAACATCTACTGATAATAATGTAAATGGATATATCGACAAAGTCCAAGAAGCCTTAAAGGATTTTCGCGCTTGGCGTTTGGAGCATGCGTCAGAAGGTGCAAAGATTGACGCTACATTAGCAGCAAAACAAGAAATAGTGTTTGAAAGATTGAAAAATTTAGAGAATAAAATAGATCTTTCAAACCAAAAAGCAAAATAATATCTATTTAGCGACCGTCTCGCACCTCTAATATCTTCTGTACCATTGGCCAAATTTTAATCTCACTATTTTTGAGGGTTGGCTCGGAAGATAGTTTGTGCAATTCTTGCTCGAACAACGATTGATCTATAGCACCATTTCGCCAAGAATCTACTAATTTATAGAGCTTAGGCATTATCGAACCATTTATATCTTGGTGCTCGATTAATCTAATGTCCGCCTTACGTCCTTCTAATTCCTTCACGCTTCTGCTTGGCCTATGCCGAATTCTTGTATCAAAATCCGGAAGATCTGGCTCTTCTATATTACTATCTGGAATTTGTGTAGTGTTTTCTGGATCGTCTGAAATTTGTGCATTTGTTAAGGGGCTGAAATCTATTGGCTGCTGCTGACCATCATCACTTATTGCCGGTTTAGTTATACCATCTATTTGATCGTCGCCAAAATCATCCCAATCACCAGGCAATATATTCAGAACGTATCCTTCAGTTATTGCAGGAATCCAATAATTGCCATCTTTATCAGAATACTCATGAAACATATATAATTTATCTGAATTTAATAGATCTAAAAATTCGTAATATTCAACAATGACATTTTGTTCTTTGCAAAATGTCGAGAATGATTCATAGTAAATATTATTATTGTTTGATATGAATTGTCGGAGCAATTGCTCCGGTGATATATCAAAGGAATCAGTAATTAGCGATGCGATAGTCTTTGGATTATTCAAGGTTGCGTCTCCTATCAATATATTTTAGCAAAAGATATTGATGAGGTAATAATGGCAGATATACTCACTAATGTAAATTCATTTCTAGCAGATCTTATGACTCGTCGTGGAGCCATAACGGCATCAGGGAATGCAAATCGTTTGGGTATTGAGCTAAACGGTGGTCGAATTATTGAAATGACACCGTTTGAACCTGATGCTGCGACTTATCGCAATTGGTATTATTATAATACTATGAGTAATGTATTGATGCGCAAAATAATTGTTAGCTCAAAGCCTGTGGTGGTTGCTTATTGGAAGCAAATCAGCAATTAGTTCTCGTCCACGGCCAAGTTCTAATATACTCTTCAAGTTCTCGGCGATTCATCGCATTAACTTTCTCAGATTCTAGTTTGTTTTGAGCATAGTGTGGATTCTCTATACCAGAGTCTTTATTTCTAGGATGTTCCGCGTGATAAAGAACACCATCGATCCTACCTATCTTATATCCTAATGTAGTCCAGCGACTAAATCGCTCAATATCTTCACATCCCCAAGAAACGCAATTTTCGTTCTCCATACCAGCATCAATAAATGCCGATCTACGACACAAGATACTACCACCGAGAGATGTTAGTAATTCTTCACCACCCCATGCTATTGGAGGTTCAGAGTACCTGGTAGCCCATCGCCAAATAGTATATGGATAACAAAAGTCGAGCGAGCAATCCAACATCTGATCTTTAGCATTGTTGAATTGTTGTTGGGCAATAAAAACATCAACGTCATGTAATACTACGATCGAGCAGTCTACAGCCATTAAGGCCATTTGATTTAGAAGCCGCGTGCGATGGAATATACCAGATTGTATGAATTGATAATGGATCTTATCAATTAAACTGTCAATTACTTCTGGTGCCTTTTGGGTTGTATCGCATTCATATAGATATACTACTGCATCGAATGATAATAGATAATGTAATTGATCAAGAAGATTTCGTTCGCGTTCTGGGCATTCGATTGATATAGGTATTAAAAAAGCAATATTCTTCATAACTCGGGCACTGGATTGGCTACTACACCACGGCTTGGGGCTACATCTGGCCGCATATGGTGCCCTATTACAACGTCATTTGTGTTATATCCAGAATATATAGCTACATTGTATGAATTCGGCAACATGACCATGCGTGGTCGGCTATGAGGAGATGAAGTATATAATTTATGTAATGCTACTTCATCTACATCTTGTCCTGTGCGTTGTTTCCATAATTCAATGAATGGAAGAGCACTTGGTGTGAAGTATAATGTCCCCGTTAACCAATGACCAGTCACAGACGCTAATGCCATCTCACAATTGATATTCTCAAATATGTTCGGATACGCAAATATTTCAGCATCAGCGTCAAGCCAAAGTAGCGGCCGGTTTAGTTTTTTCAATAGCTGTTGAATGACGACTATTTTTGTTGCACAACCAGCATCCCACCCACCTTGTGGTTCTAATGGTAAAACTAAATGCGATAAATCGAATTTTATGCAACTACGCACTAGTCGTGTCGCACACCGTTTATAGTAATCACCAAGATGACTTGATATAGTATAGGCAGTAACTATTAATGGAAATTTTCTCTTGGCGGACAGCGTGTCGATCATGGTATCAAAAATCATCTAGTAATATGCAAAACTTCTTCGACCATATTTACGTATTAAATTTGGATAGACGCCCAGACAGGTGGGCTAATATCCAAAAGCAGCTTGGGCAAGTTTGCGTTTCAAAAGCTATCCGGTTTTCTGCAATTGATAAGAAACCAGGTTGGATTGGGTGTTTCGATTCACATTTGGCGATGCTCCAAAAGGCTCTTGATGCTAAAGCGCGGAATGTTCTTATCCTAGAAGATGATGCAGAATTGTATACAGACTGGACATCTATCTGGCAAGCTAGTAGCAGACAAATCAATCCAGACTGGGATATGTTGTATCTTGGGTATAACTTGAATCCAGAAGCTAATATACCGCCGCCGTTTATTACGCCTAATCTATTGCACTTAAACGATGCTCTCACAACGCATGCATATGCTGTGAATGGTAAGTGCCTCGAAGGTTTGGTACGACATATAATGGCATATATCGGCCAGAATACTCCAATCGATCTTGTTTACAATAAACTCTTTGGCCAAATCAAAGCGTATGGTGTATACCCAATGCTCTTCTATCAGGCAGTTGGATTTTCTGACATATTAGGATGCGAGTCTAATTTTAATTTTAGACAGAACGTTGATCATGTACTAAATAAATAAGGATAATGTTCAAATATCCAATCCTCGGCAACGCGATATTGACGTTGCTTATAGAAATTATCTTGTATTTGCCGCACACGATTATTATATAATGCAGGTGAGAGATTGGCTATAATTTTGTTTAATTCATCTAGATTATCAAATGCCAAGATGCCGCCAGCGTCAAAATATTGTCCGATGTTTTTTGTGCCCCAGTAAATCGGAATGGTACCAACAGCGAAGCAATCAATCAGCTTCTCTGTAAAATAGTCGTCGATTTGTGAGTTTTCAACAATAACCGAAAACATAAAATCAAGTAATGCTTCTTCTTTGTACTCTAATATCTTATATTGAGAGCCAAAAGTAGCTATCTCCGGATGGTGACTAACAATCGCATGCCGTAGTTGATGTCCAGGTAATTGCGTTTTATCTGACACTATAATTGAAACTAATTGTTTCTTTTCATGCACACCGACAATCGACTGACGATTGCGCTGATCTCCTGGCCCTTGCATCCAGCAACCACCATATGGATAAAACAGTATCTTACTTCCATCAACTAATCGTCGATCGTATGTCAAAATATAGTCGAATCGCTCTAAGTGCTTTTGTACATAATCATAAGTTGTTGGATTTATAGTTGGAGGTTCCAATAACCAAGCTATCTTTTTATCTGATTGCACATTTACGACATCATTGAGACAAAGGTCTGTAAAGAAACAAATTTTATTCTGTCCAGTTCGACACCAGTTGAAATATTTCGGCACATTCCATCCGCTCGACGAAAAGACATGAGCAAAATTAGCATCACGTAAACCAATTTGAAGCATGGCAAACTCAACTGTCGGTGTGTCTTTTGTTGGCGGATTTGGCAATCAGCTTTTTCAATATGCGTTTGCGCGTGCCTATGCAGAAGCACACCACGCATCTTTGCGAACACCAGGCTGGATTGGCCAAAAGATATTTGCGTTATCAGATCCGCCACTAACATCGAGTATGCCTAGTTCTGGATTTGACGAGATCCCTAACGGTCGAGTCAATGTGGTGTTAAATGGTTATTTTCAATTCCAAACCGCGATTGATTATATGTCGCGATCTAAACTAAAGTCTTGGTTTCGATTACAAAATAATTGGAAGCAGAGATTTACGTCGCGCCTTCCAATAGCGGCACACATACGGCGCGGCGACTACATCGGTCTAGGTGGTGTTTTTTGTTTAATCAATGAATCTTCTTATGTCGATGCGTGTAATAAGTTTGGTTTTGGTACTAATATTACTTGGATTCAGGAAGGCAATCGGACCCCACCACAGGATCTGATTGATGCGGGCATACCATTTTTAGAAGATTTTATGCTACTAATGAATGCAGACGTGCTACTGCGTGCTAATTCTTCTTTTAGTTGGTGGGCTGCTACGTTAGGCAACGGCCGTGTATTTAGTCCATTAGTTGAAGATCGTGTAGGCACACAAAATATTGATTTTGTTGAAGGTAATTGGCCTAGAATGGTTGATGGTCGTAATTGTAGAACCAATATTACAGATTTACATTTGAAAGACTAAAATGCCAGACTTTGATCGATGGTCTGCTGATCGTGGCGACGAAATGCTCAGATTCAACTATCAAGTTAAATCGACAGATATTATTTTGGATTGCGGTGCATATCATGGCACTTGGAGTCGTCGAATATTTGACCTCTTTCATTGTAAGATTATCGCATTTGAGCCTATAAAGGCGTATCACGATATGACTGTGCGAACATTAGCTGGCACCAGTGCTGTTGTTTACCACGCTGGCATCGGCTCAACTAATGCTGTTTGCAATATTTCTGTAGATGGCGATGCATCAAGCATTATGGCGCATTCAGGGCAACAAGAACAGATAAGTATTATATCGATAGATGACATTATTTGTAATCACTCACTATCGAAGATACGCCTCATGAAAATAAATATTGAAGGTGCTGAATATGATTTGTTGGATTATATGATTAATACTGCAATAGTTGATCGCATCGAAGACATACAAGTGCAATTTCATTCTTTTGTTACAAATTCGGCAGATAGACGCCAGCGAATCAGAGATCGTTTACAGAAAACGCATCATCTGACATATGACTACGAATTTGTTTGGGAGAATTGGCGACTACATAGTATAAAAGCAAACACCACAGCAGATGTGGAAAAGATAACTACCTAAAACAAGCATCTTGAGAGTCAAACGTCGTCGAAGTTATTCAAATCTCTTTGCTGTTTGACTCTCGGACTCTCTAGATAGCGTACTAGTTGTTTTTGAAATTTTGAGTCGGCGTACCATTCAAGCCTACTCATCGGCACCTCATTAATTGGTTTGCTGATAAATTCACCGAATGGCATTTTAGATAGTCCGAAGACATCAGCTTGCTCGTCGGTCATCGGCTCTAGACTAACAGGCTCTTTTACCAGCAGTCCATCTCTAGCAAATTTCGAGAGCTTGATTTCATCCCAGAACGCATCACGAGCAGTTATTGGGATTTCATTAACTTCATCGGACATTATAGAAATTATAGTGCGTGCTCGTTCACGCGCCATAATCCGATTTTGTATTGTGATCGGATCTATCACAACGTCAATCGGTTTTTTCTTGTTTGGTAGTATCATCTACTTCTTGTCGATGAATTGCATCCCAGACTTCGCGGCGGTGTACGCTGATCTCTTTGGGGGCCTCTACTCCCAAACGCACTTTATCGCCTCGTATCTCAACAATAACAATAGTGATATTATCACCAATAACAATACTCTCGTTCTTTTTACGAGATAGTACTAACATAGAACCATCCTTGTCTTATTAGACTTATGGATAACCACGTAAGCCGTAACGCACAAGCGTTATCTCTTCGTGTAGCCAGTTTTCTCTAATCGCTTGCGTGCATCATCTAGTGTCCCCTTCAATGGGTAAACAGAAGTTCCGGATGGTGCTGCTGCGACACCATCTTTGAACGCCTGTAATTGGGAGAGGAAAGCTTCTTCCGTATTTGTTTTCTTCTTTCCGAGCGCTCCATTGTAGGTGTTGAAACATAGCTTGCGTGGAGGTTCGTCGGCAATGAGTACATGTGACTGTACATCGGTATGTGGATCGCTGAACTTCAGCTGTTGCTTAGTCCATAATTCGACGCCATATTGAGCGACAACTGTGAAGTCGACAACGGTAGCTGTGTCTGTTTTAGACATTTGTTTTTCCTGTCGTGTTGTGGACGTACTGTCCGGGTTGTTGAAGTGTTCGTTGCTAGTTATTTGTAGCTTACCATGTACAGGACATTCTGCAGTGTCTCCATCGATAGCCAATATCCTTGAACAAAGCGGACATGCAGCTTTCATCCTATCGCCATGCTTGACAGCGGCTAGTTTTCCCAGGGAATCTACTGGCAGTATGCGTTCTTTATGTACTCTTGACTGATTGCCATCCTCATCAGATACATAAATACAATTCTTTCTATCGGCTGGGCCAATTACTTCAAAAAGATTGCTAGAAACTCCACCTTCTGGTGTCAATAATCGTACTTGCATATTGTTTCTCCTGAAATCCTTTCCATATTACTAAAATACTTATTGACATTATTTTAATCTCAATGCAGCCTTGAGCGACGGAATAAATCTATCTGCTCTAACAACATCTGCTTTATAAATATCCTTTATCCTATCTAATACCAATCCGACCTGGTCTTCGATTTGTGCAAGTTGGGCTGATGTCAATCGTTCTACGGTACATAAATCTATGACAAGACAAGTACGGTTAAATCCGCCCGTTTCTTCTACTACTGGTACATTCGGTGGATAAGGTGGATATGGAGTATTAGGCATGGAAAATCAAGGGTTCGAAGAGGAAGAGGTATCGCTTGATGAACCTCTTGAGTTATCACATCCTATGATACAGATTCCTATTTCTTACGAGGATTCTGAAGACTACGCGCCTTTTGACGACGATATTGATCCTGAAGTGATTTGATTACTGTCTGTATTTGTTTTTGGCGGGGCTGCTCCGCCTCTTGGGGTGGTGGCAGCGGATTTATGACAACATATTGCAATGTTCGACAGGCTAGAGATGCACATTCGACTAGATTAAGCCCCTTTTCTATTTTGTCGGCAACGCAGACCTGCAGTTTTATTTTGAAATTTCTGGCGAAGCATCGTCTATATTTCTCTGCTGCTTCGGCTTCGGTAAAAACAGGCAACGTACCTATTCCTTTTTCATCTTCAACAGAAAATAGTCTCTTTAGATCGAAGGCGATAACAAAGAACGGTACTTTCAATATTGTTGTCTTGGCCATAATTATCAAATACATCATCTTGCGATTACCCGCAAATTTTACCATATAGCGCAGTATTTCACAATACCACCACCCATTGTGGTGGTATTATCACTCTTTGAGGTGGTAGGTGAGCGATGAGATTAGAAGATATTAGTCGACTGGATGAAGCACTAGAATTAGACAAACAATATCTTGTTATCGAAAGCCTTTTGGCCGATATAATTGACGCCACTAAAACAAAATTCCAAACCTATATAGATGGACATAACAAAGTTGTCGAGAAACTTGGATTGCTACATTATGTTAAAACAGCCAGACAGCTAAATGTATCATTATTAGACGACTCGCCAGAAGCAAACGATTGGTGGGAATCTGCCGTCAATATAATCAATAGAAAACATGGTGGAAAGGCTACTAAGAAAGAGCGAGCAGAGCTGATTACTAAGGCAAGAGCTAAGATTGGTCCGATGATTAATAGGGATTTGGAAAATACACAAAATAAACTCGCAGATTTATATGCGCGTCGCACTGGAAATAGTAGTGCTAATGTCGATAGGATGTTTGAAATATTATTTGGTACATCAGAATCAGAAAAAGCCCCGAAACCACGAAGAAGAAGGAAATCTCATTACTATGAGAGCAAGGTTTATGAAGAGGGATGGGGCCAGACTATTTCAACTGCGATTGATATGCTCGATCCAAAAAAACGCATATATAAAGGTGCAGAAATCGTTCGGTCGAGCAATAACGAAAGAATAGCAACGATAGCCATCTCTTTATTATCGCGACAATTAGATACGATTAATGTCGACCGCAAGCTCAAGATGGCTAATAGAGCAGCAAAAAAGCCACCAATACCAGCTACGCCGTTGACTAATAAGTATAAGATGGCTATGTTTATAAATAAGTGCATGCTGGACGCTAGTAAAGGAATTAACAAAGATAAAGGTCAAGAATATTGGATGAATAAGATACAATCTAAAGCAAAACGAATGGGCGTTAGAATTAGGATGAATCATTTGCCAGCAAAGCCTTATCCGCGAGATTTCGATGAATTTAGACAGCAATATGGCCCGAAGCCAGCACTGAGACCAGGACAACGAGCATGAGCTATTTCGAACGAACATTATTTGAAGCATTAAATAACGAATTAGATGATTTTTGGCTGCATTGGAAGGATGTTGAGAATCAGCCAGATAGTCCAGAAAAAATGGAAGAACTTAGGAAGATAGACGAGAGATTTGTGAGATATCACAAAGAAGATCTAGAAGAACTTCGAGAATCTTTTGTCAGGGCTATGAACAAATGCCCAGACCAGGAAAAATTTAAGAAGAAGCTGCAAGAATCGAACAAAATCTATAATTTGATATCTTGGGTATTAAGAGAACTGAATAAAAATCGCCCCGAAAATTTGCCAACTTGGATGTTAAGACACCTCGTTAGCAAAGCCGAACAACAGAGTTAATCACCTCAACCAAAAAGTACTTATATGAATCACCCCACTGTTTTGTTTGGATCTGGTTTTGTTGGCGTTCCAGCACAACAAAAGATAACTATTAACCAGGCTCCTATTGTATCAGAAAAGAAGACTGGCACCATCAAACCAGCCAACAGAGGCAAGTTTACAGCAAAAGCCAAAAAGGCTGGTTTGAGTGTCCCCGCGATGGCGTCGAAGGCATTGAAGCCGGGCAGCAAAGCCTCAAAGGCGACAAAGAAGCAAGCGGTCTTTGCTAAGAACGCTCAGAAGTGGTAATAGGCTCTACTGAGCCAAGACCTGTATCTAATTAACTGTAGCTGTTTGTCGTGCTATAACTACAGAGAATACAGGAGCAATTATGTCTCAATATACTGTCATCGTTCGTCTGAAGGACGCTAATATAGAGTCGCTTGGCTTGAGAGGCACTTTTTTGGTCGAGCTGGCCGTGACAGCGACGTCCAAAGAAGAGGCGACAAATCTTTGTTCAAAATATGGGCGTGTCGCCAGTGCATATGACCATGGCGAAGAGCGAGGATTGTCGCAAGAAAGGAAAAAGCAGTTAGTGGCGGTGGCGTTCTATCGTCCCAACTCTAGAAACGAAGAAATATACACCTACTACATTTGTGAAAAGTGTAAGTCGTATATGACACACCAGAACGTATGGTGTAGCCAATGCGGCTCGAAATACATCGCCAAAAAAGGGCGGGCGAGTGAGTTCGAAAAGGATGGCTATGAAGACGCATACAGTCTATTCTGGTATCAGAAGTGCAAGGAGCATAGCTTCTTCGAGGTAAGCGTCGAACTAAAATCGAATGTGAGTATCAACCTAGAAGATGGCAAACTCGACCCGTTAGGGCTTGTTACCTGCAGGTTGTGGTTAGGGATAAAAGCACCCACCAGACATAAAGCCGTGGAGACTGGTGCCAAATTTGGAGAGGTCTACCATTGCAGCTATAATAGAGGCGATGATGGTCGCAAGTTCTTTGGAATTATGATCGGCACGCCTCAGGAACCCACCGTTGCATCACAGCCCGATGTGTCGGGTTCGTAGACCACTTCAAGAATTTCTTGACTATAGCTGGCCACTCTACATCGCCATATGTTTTAGCCATATAAGCAATCATATTGCGGTGTAAATTCCGCAATTCGGTTGTCTCGTCATCGGTTTGTCTTAAGACAACAGGCTTGTGGCACCTGATAACTCTATATTCAGTGCCATCTATAGTTAAAACGAGAGATATTGTTATAACTCTTGATATAGGATCGTAAACGCCAATTAGTTCAGCTAAACAATCCGGTACAGTCGATTTTTTAGCTAGTTTCTCACGTAGCCAGACGAGTCTTGTGTCTAATAAGCTGGTCACTCCATTATCACCCTGCTCGTTGCCTGACTTATTAGGCTCTCGGCTGTAGTTCTTGGTAGCCCTTCAAGTATGCACGACCACATCCCGCCCTGCGAAATCTCGATTTTATACATACCTGAATTAATATCTTGGCCTGGCATTGGCATCGTCCTGATACCTCTTGGACCAGCCTTCCGCATTTGAACTAGCGCTTCTGAAATGTTGATGGCCATATTAAATCTCCGAAATCGGCGATGGTAGGATATCTAATCCTTTATGTTCTTTACAGTTGCAACGTGTGAAATAGCCATGGCCATTGACATACTCAGGATGTGTCGTGTTATGGCAGCACCAACCACCATCTAGGTCAACACATCCACCATGCTTACCACTGCAAATCGGTGATATGAAACCGCAGCTGCCATATCGTTGAACTGGTACCCACGGTGCTAATGGTTCAGTCGATGGCTCCGACATTTTCTTCCTGATCTCTGCTCTGATAGCCTCAATATCATATGGCATGTGGCTCTCGCAGTTTCAAAGTATTTTTGGTAGTTGTATTCTTTGAAGTAATGATTCGAATGCGTCGAAAGCACGTAAAAACGTTTTCTCTCTTGTTGTTGCGTTTCCGTAGCGATTACCCAATCCTGGCTCCAAACAAAACCATCCGTTGAATTTTGATGCTATGGCGTCTGCTACTAGAATGTCTAGTTGAGCATCACCTAATCCAGCCGGTTTCGCCGAATCTCCGGTTTTGAAATCGTGTATATCAATAAAACTGACTCTCGATTTCAAAAGAGACCAAAATTTTACAAATGGATTAATCCTAGATCGTATCACTAACAACGCCGGATCAAACAACAGATTTAAACGTCTAGATTTCTGTAGTAACATAGCAATTGATGCTGCTTGATTATAATAGCTATTATTTTCTGGTTCTAATACCAGTGCTATGTCATATGATATGCTTAATCCAGAAATAATAGATATCCATTTCTGGACTATTTCACCATTTGGTGATGGGCTGAATTTTGGAGTAATTTGCGGTGTTGAAGATATATCTACTGCTGGCTTCGATGAAGTTCCAATACCAATGCGTAGCGATCGACATTTAAGGAATTTACATATTTGTAGTGCTCTGACAAATTTTTGTTCTTCAGCTAACAGTTTTTCAGGGTCGACACAACCAATATCAGTATGCAACAATATTGGTGATAATTTGTGTTTAATTAATATATTGTCAAGTATGCTGATAGCGTTATCTGGCATACTTGATATGTCACGACACCAAGCGCGGCGTAGGCAAACATTAGTAATGCTTTTTGATATTAATAGCTCACCAGCCTTATCAGGATCATCGAACACTTCGTCGGTATAGGCGGCTAGCTTTACGTTCATAACTCGACTATTTGGCTATGCTTCGGTCCAGTTCTGACCCAATGCAGTCCGAAGAATTGCGACATATCAGACAAGTCATCGCAGCTTTCGTTCACATCGCTTTCGTATGTTCCGTTATTTTCGAGGACCGGTTGCAAATGTAGACGCAACCAGCTGATGACCTTAGGTGTGAAGACTTCTTCGTATGTCGTCTTTCCTTTGACGGTTCTGTCGACGAAATTGATGAAGTTGAGGCTGTATAAGACGTTGCCGTTTCTGAGCAGACCACCAGCCAGAGCGTTCACATATTTCGCTCTTTCGGTCGGGAATTCGAAGATGCGTCTGACCTTCTTGGTAACTGATGTCATCATTGCATATCTGTATTCTTCGACGAACTCGTCGAAGTTGTCGTATCCAGCCTGCTTCGCTACAGCTTCCCACCCAATTTCTCTTGCTTCCCAGTAGTTACCGGTGTAGCACTGTTCACCGGTAGCAGCCGACTCGTTGCTAATGCGTATCGGGTTAGTGCGTAAATTGATGATGACGTTTGTAACTGCTCTACCAGGAAGACCGGCATCTGCTACAAGTTGTGTCGGGTGTGTTTGCCGCGAAGTGCAGTATGGATATTCGGCGAAGTTGAGGTCAAGATCGACGCCTTGCGAACCTTCAACGAGAACTCGCATGCCCTGTTTGGCTATGCCGTGATTCAACTCCATTGTTAAGTCGGCGATTGTGCAGAATTCGCGGAGTTCCTCGTAATCTCTCACCAGTTTTTGCTGCGGTAATCGCATGGCCTTTGCTGCGATAGCCGCACCACATCCCTTGAACGTACTACCAGTCTTGATGGTTTCACGTTCATGTTGTTTGTTCTCTTCAGTTATTACGTTGGCTAGCGGGTGGATGGTCAATCTTTCGCGAATCGGGAAGCCGAGCGATTCGAGATTTGCTACTTCGCTGAACAACGTTTTCAGATCGATCGCAGCACCGGCGTTAATGTAGAGCCGCGTGTTCTTGTTGATGAATGCTGATGGAATGTGCTGGACCAGTATCCGCGTGCCGTCATCAAGCTCCGTGTAATGACCAGCATTACTGCACCAGTTATTTGTGGCCAGATGGAATGGATATTTATCGGCCAACCAAGAGTTGAGAGCCCCTTTGCCAGAAGACCCAGCACCTCCATCTGTTGTAACCACAACCATCCCACCTACGTCGTTTTTCTGAAAAGGACCACAATCGGTTTTCATGTACTTAATCCTAATTATGTGTATTTAAGTCAAACATATTATATGTTTGACCACGAAATACAATGGCTGTGTGGTGTGATTGATGCAGAAGGTTCTTTTATACTTACTTATGCCAAAGCCGAAAGAAAACGCCATTGTTGTAAAATACGAAGATGCTATCTTAAAATCTTAACAACAGATAACATCATCATACCAAAGATTTATGAGATACTTAAGTGCCATCACCAACCACACCCATCAAAATTATCAATCAGAATAACTGGTAATCAACTCCGATTGTTGCTTCCGAGGTTGATACCACATCTTTATACTAAGCAACCACAAGCTAAATTAGTTCTTGCAGCATTGAATATCAAAAATGGTCAGAATTCCTTTTATTCTAAAACAGAATCGCAGTTATGGCATTCATACTATAAAAAAGTCCGGCAGTTGAATGCGGTCGGCAAGAAAGCGATAAACGATATTGAATTGAGGGAACATATATTTAGTTGGCCGTGGCTGGCTGGAATGACTGATGGCGACGGAACCATTATCAATGGCCGATTCGGTTTAGGTGGCCGTGCTCTTAAACCGATATACAAGATTTCATTAGCGCATCTTTTAACAATAAACTATTTAGGGGAGCAGTTAGGAGTCGGTTCGTTACGAGCCGGTGGCGGGAAAGGCAATAAAAGGCCGATCAGATCTATTAGATTGATGGCTGAGAAACAACGTGAAATATTACCGAAAATTATACCATATCTGCAACTCAAGAGAGAACAAGCAGAAATTGCTTTAGAAATAGCAACATTGCGTCATTCGCTACCACCTGGAACCAACAGGTTAGATTCAGGTATTGGTGATAGAATTAAGAAAGCGCTGGATAGGATTGATGAATTGAATAAGCCAATTGGAAAATTAAGACCAAGACGCAAAAGACGTCCAATCGCCGTGATTTAATTTCAGACTAGTACTGCTTGGATGTCATACCCATCAGCAGCCCAGATATTGATTTGGTCGCTGTAATTTGTCTTATTAGCCACCTTCACAGCCCTGGTAAGAGGTAAGATCTCGATTACTTCATCTAAAATCCCACCACGATTAATAGATCGTTTAATTGCAACTCGATTGTTCTGCTGCAGACGCTGTTTGATTCTGATTGCTGTTTGGACTTGTTCGAGATCGTGTAAGAGAATTGTTAGGTTTTGCCCCAATTTCGCCTCTAATATCGCAAGCCATCGGTCAGATTTGATCAATAATTCAGCGTTGTCACCAAGTTCATCAATAATGTCGAATTCTATCATTTTATATTCCCTTGGCGTTTAACTGTCCTTCATCAACCTCTACAAGCCAATGATTAGGCACCCATGTTAACTTTCCCAACAATTCAACCCTGCTAAATATAAGCCCAACCCCGCGAATAATCCCTATTTCGTTGTGCCAAATATGCTCTTGATTATAGATGCGCACCAATATACCAATTTTGATGTCACTAACAATCATTTAAATAATTTTACAATCTTATCTGGATTCTCTTTTATTTCTTTGATGATAGTTTGGGCTTGCTTCAAACTAACACCATAACGACTTGCCTTACACGACGCTATAATTTTAGCTGAGCTAATATTACCACACAACTTAATTGGTCTATTAATTATGGCTTGTATAGCTGCTAATGAAATATTATGAGCAGAGATATTTGCCTTTGCTTGAGCACACCTAAGGTTGATATCGGTACGTAATAAACTTGGAGCTGGTATTTCTCGAATCGCCGAGCACAAATTGTCAATATCAGCTTGCTCTTTCAATAGACAACCCAATACAAATCTAATTTCTTGAATTCTAGGTAACTGTTTTCTAATGAAATCGGTGATTGCTAGAGTTTCTGCCTTAGTCTCACCCTGTGGTTTTGTCCCGAGTGCGATTTCAAATCCATCACATGATAGAGCATGAAGTGACATGCTGTGAAATTTTGTAATCCCAGTTTTACCTCCCTTTGGCCAGTCGACTGTAGTCAGAATTTTATATGATGCCTGTCTTCTGACACGTTGCATTGATGCATCGGCGACAAGATCTGGGTGAACTACTATTGCACCCATTTTATAGACGTGAGCGAGCTCCATAGCTTCATTTAGCTCGCTCGCTTGCATTATATCTAATTCGAGTTTTTGGCTTATGTAGTATAACATTTTCTGTGTCCATTCTTTAGAGTGTTGTTATTTTCAAATACATAACAACTACTAGGAAAACAATATTAACACAAATAACTAGAAATTAGATAACAGTACGCATTTTTGGTAATGAACTACCGCAACGTGCTCACAATGATCAGATTTCTCTTTTCGATAACAAAGGTTTCCGCATTAGCTAGCGCAGAGAACCACTGATATTCTTGCTCCGGTCCAATATTATACTTGGTTGGATCGCACCACGTCACAAAGAAGAGTTCATCTGGCATCATCACTTCGGCTTCTTGATTTCCACGTTCTGTTTCTGGGTATGCCCTGGAATTGGATTATGGACAGCGAAGTTAGTGCCAACTGTCAATTGGTTGTAAGCGGTGCCACCGCCATGAGGACCAGCAAATGTCTTCTGCTGCTTCGTACCTTCCGGCATCACTGGCTTCGATGGCATTTTGTTCTGGTCAAGCATTATTATCCCCTAAACCATAAGCAATTAAATCGACATTTATATTTTTGATGTCAATATCAAAATGCACCAAAATATCTTTAATAACATCTCTGACAAATTTCATCCTCTTGACGCCCGGCAAATAGTGAAAACTCACAGGTGCTGTTGGTTCAGTTTCATCTAGGATTGTGATAGTTGGAGGATTGGTATCATTAAGACGCTGGTAGGCGATACCATATTCGAAGTTCGTACCACATCCAGTGGGAATTATCACAAGCACATACGATGCCGTCGCCACGCCATCATACTCACACAATGCCTTCTGTTGTAATGAATCTGGATTTGTATCCCTTCGAGTCTTATTAGCAGTTATCTCCTCTCCCCATATAGTCCAATCAAACGCTATTGGAATCTGCAAACTTTTGAAGAAGTCTATAAATGCTCTTGCTCGTTTCCAGTTTGCCAGTGTCGTAGCTATATAGATAGATTTATCCCTATCCCATGAGATAATATGCCAACTATCAGTAAAATCGTCATTTGATTCTATTGACCAATAATAACTTCCGCCACACTTATCGCATTTACCATCAACCCATACAGCTGCTGAAAAATCGAAATTGCAATATGGGCATGTTATTTCTTGTGTCAGCATAGCTTATCTACACACTTTCACAAATCATTTTGATGGCGTCATTATGGTTTATTCTATTATAATAATCCAGGAATTTAAATCTATTGTAAGCACTACAAAAGTAAAATTTCTGTCTGGTCTCTAATGGTAGTGAACGTGCTGCATCTTCATAATATCTCGCCTCTTCTGCGAATCTTTTCTTCCGACTGTCTGGAGCACAATCTTGGTTTATGCCGTAAAAGTGTAATATTTCTTTGCCATCTACAGCAATAGCGCCCATATCAATGCCCAAAATAAATATTCTATCATAGCCAAGCCATAAAGCGACCTGCATCGCGGCATAGACGCTAGATCTACCAATATGAAAACCGCCAGTCAAATCTGTGCTAAAACCAAAGCCAGGTATATTCTTAATAAAGATAGTACCTGGTCGCGAATCTGTGATCATAGTGGAATTAAAAATATATCCATTGTATCTCTCCCACAAATCGTGATGACGTTTTAATTGTGAAATATCACAAAACAGCCAATATTTCGTCGGCCAGACACGTAGATCTGGCTTATTTATAGACATCACATCAATGCGCGGCTTATCGAGCAATAATGTCGTATCGATTTCTGAAACACTTGGACCATTGCCAATGATAACCAAAGTACGTCCTATGCAGGAATTATGCAACTCACGCAGTCTTTTCGTGCTAGATTCCGGAGGATCACGAGTTATGATTTTCGTAACCGGCTTATTCGGGCGTGCTGCAGCCGATTTAACTCCGACTCCCCTCTTCGGCATTACTGGCGGTCGCCGATTGATTGATGCGACTCTTTGTGCAGGCGCTGCTGGCTTCGCACGCATCACAGCTCGCAAAGTTTTTACCACAGCTTGTTGTTGCCGAACGACGGGTCTGGCGGCTCGCGGCAATATAACTTCGCGCTTATTATTGTTTATTGGTCGTACTCTTAGGTTTAATATCATAAAAACATATTTTCCGGCAATATCTCAAAACTTTAGCGATCGATCTTGACACGATGACGCGGATATGTTCTATTACACCTTGCTCGAATGGCGCTACCTTCTTCAATCACCAGATTGTCTGCGAAGGTAGTAAAGTTCTTCTTTTGTCGTTTGTCTTTACTCAGAATACTATAGATACAACGATGGATTGTTGTAGTCAAAAGGTTGAACACTGGGGCTTTTCCTGGAGTGTACTTCAGTCTGCCGCGAGCGATTTTGCTGATGACTTGAACGAGTGCTTCGCTAGCCAGATTGTTTGTCTCTTCTGCAGATGGCTGGTGAAATTTACTAGCCACACCATTGCACATCTTTGCAATATCCTGCAGCATTGCTTGCCAGCTTTGTGCCATAGGCGGCTCCAAGTAATATCCTTGTGTCTCAAGTTGCTCTATGGTAATGCTGCGTGGCATCATCCAAGTGACCATGTCACCAACAGTACCAAAATTTATGTTGCCTGGAACGATATAGTGGACCCGTGTTTCGTAGCATGGGTCCTGTATTTCACTATCCGGTAGAGTCCCTATTATGAGAGTCCATAGTACTTTTTTCGCGCGTAATGATTCAATGCCAGGTGTATTGCTAGATACAAGCCACTCGAACCAATTTCTTTCAAGTATTTGTGTGTCGCAGTATTTAGCCATCGCGAAGTTCTTTTCTTTTTCTTGTTTTTTAATACGCACAAAGGAATGTTTGTATGTCCAAAGTAAGACAATTATCGGAGGTCTTTTTGCGTGGATCGCTCGCAAACGTCACGATGAAAAATCTGACAAAGGAAGAGCAGTCTAGGATTGAAGAATTGATGGTTACTATCGGAGAGCATGAAGTGCTCGCCGGACACAAACAAGAATTCATCTACCAGTTAGGATCGACGATTGCTGCGGATTATCATGATAATGCCAATGCAGCGCAAGAGGAATTTCAAATAGCTGTTTGGCGTGGAATAGTACATTTACTTTATCACACAGATTATAGTTTTGAGTGTTCTCTTTGCCATAATACTTCTTTTCTCAGTCAAAGCAATCGAATAACCCAATTCAATAGATGCTTTGATTTCTGCCCTGTCTGTAATGGATGCCTAATTTCTGATCCGTGCGAAAGCATCTTTAGGGAGAACGATCCGCTCACACAAGAAGAATATCTCTTTGTAGTAGATCGGCTACAAAGAGAACGCAAACGACCACCTCTGATTAAAAGTTGTATAATGGCAACTCGTGGAGCAGCAAAAGTCGAAGATCCAGAACGAATACTCAATGACCCAGAACAATTAAAGAAATTCTTTGGATCATTTATCTGGAATTATTTTAGGCAGATATTATTAGAGAATCCGATAACAAAACATCAAAAACGCATAATTGGGTTATTTGGACCAGCAGATAAAACTGCGGCCGATGCCATTAATTTATTGTTGATTGATTTGAAAGCTTTTCACATCTATCATGGAGTTCCAGAACGTAACGCGACATTCCCGATAGACTACTCGTGTTATGCTATTACTTGTGATCCGATGTTATTATGCCCGTCGGATTTTTACCCACGATTTTGGGAGATCAAAGAACGGCTTATAGCTCTTGGTGGTGAAGTTGTCATTACTTCTAATTATATCGTGGTGCGTGATATGCAAGGGCAAGCACCATACACCGAATTTGCGGCGTCTGTTAATTCAGAAGTTCAAATCGTGAACAATGTCGTTGGTCGTCGTGGTGACGATGGTAATTCGATGGATGTCATTTCACAGCTAGAGGATGAGCACATGCTTGCAGACAGTACCAATGCCGTCGAAGTGCGTGAAATAATTTCTCACGTCAAGGATTGCTTACCTGACGGCCATTGTCAGGCAGTATTCCAACTGTTGTCGGGTTCTGGACCAATCTATCAAGATTTTGTCAAACAGTACCCAGATACTCCGCGTGTGAATCAAGGAATTCCGCATAAAAACCGAATGGCGAAATTCTTAGGATGCACATCAAAGGATATCAAACAGTGCGAACAAATTATTGGTGTTCAACTGATCGCACACGGGATGGCGATAGAGACAATCTGTTAACCAGGCACCCTACCACTTAGGCCCGCCCGGCTTGCTCCAGAATTGCTGTGCCATCCCAAGCCCAGATGCCCTTGGATGCTGGTATGGCAGCGGGATAATACGCGGAGTGAGGTTAATATAACCATCTTCGTGATTCTGTAAAACTCTTGATATAAACTTAATAATACGTCTGGGCGTTGTCTGTCGAGTTGCTGCCATATCTTCTGCTATAATCTGACCATGCTGTAATTGGAGAGTCAGGCGCTTAAGTCCTGTATGAAACGTCTCGCCCAAATAACACCTTTGATTCCCAAGTACAAATAAGTTCCACCCTAATTTGGCGGTGTCTCCCAACGGATCGACGTTCTTGACGTACGGGACAACCTCTAACTTATCCGACATTTCTGTTATAGCAAATTGCATGTCTTGCATGAAGGGTGGATAAATTAATTGGTCGAATCTTGTTTTATCAAATCCCTTGCTAGTAAAATAGCGGACGAGTAGCCTCTCAGCAACGTCATTGTTCAGAGCAGTACGTAATTTATCTGCAAAGCGATCCATACATTATATTTTATCAAGGATAGTGACAAACTTCTCCACGGAAACGAAACGTTGTACTATTTTCACCCTGTTCGATTATATAATTTGGTTGCAATGGTATCTTCCCACAACCTCCAGGCCCATCAACGACGAATGTTGGGATAGCATAACCAGAAGTATGCCCACGCAATCCATCTATAATTTCTATTCCTTTAGAAATAGGAGTTCTGAAATGAGAGGTGCCCAAGACTGGATCACATTGATATAGATAATATGGTCGAACACGCATCATTAATAAACGATGCATTAATGACTGCATTGCCTCAATGTTGTCGTTAATGCCAGCTAGTAGTACGGTCTGAGACCCTAGTGGTATTCCTGCGTCAGCGAGCATTGTGCAAGCTCTCGCACATTCAAGAGTACATTCATCTGGATGTGTGAAATGAATACTCATAAATACTGGATGATACTTTTTCAATATCTTACAGAGCTTTGGTGTAATACGCTGCGGTAGAACAACAGGCACCTTTGTCCCGATTCTGATGATTTCTATGTGAGGTATACGTCGTAGCTCGCGTAAGAGCGAATCAAGCTTACCGTTTCTGAATAACAGTGGATCACCACCAGATATAATGACATCTCTAATATTTGTGTTTTGTTTGATATATGCAATCGCAGTATCTAATTGCGATTTTGTTGCTGGTTTTGCATTCTGCATACCAATCAATCTTGATCGCGTGCAGTATCGACAATAACTAGCACATTGACCAGCCGCTAATAGTAAAGCTCTATCTGAATATCGGTGTACGAGTTTCGGAACTGGTGTATCCTCATCTTCAGCCAATGGATCTACTCTCTCGTCTTGCGTGATATGGAATTCACCTAAAGTCGGTATAACAGTCCGCCTGAGTGGTTGATTTGGGTCGTCTGGGGATATTAGGCTCAAATAATATGGTGTAATATTTATCGGAACCCTATGAGTAGCTTGCAGCCTGCCTAGTGCATGAACCTCATCACTGTTCAATTTGATAACAGATTCAAGTTGTTCCTTTGTAGTAAATCTGCTGGCTAGTTGCCACCTCCAATTGTCCCAGTCGCAATCTGGTACATCTGGAAAGTGTTGGTCTCGAAAGGCTCTAGTTTTAATTAGTCCTGTGCTCGGCGGTTCGGTATCTAAGACCGCCGTCTCGCCCTCTAAACCGTCCATTATTCCCGAGACTCCTATCTGATGTCGGTAATATGTGAAAACCGATCGGTTCGCTCGACTGTAATTTGATGTGGAAATACGTCGTGAAAACAATCACTATGAGATATTATGAAGATCGACTCGAACCGGGTTGCTAAATCATCTTTGATTACGCTTATCAACATTTGTCGACCAGCTTCATCTAATGCCTTCTCTGGTTCGTCTAACACGAGAATATTACATTGTGGGCCATGTATCCCTTGGTGTAGATCAAATACCGCAAACATAAAAGCTAAATCGGTTCGACCACGTTCTCCGCCGCTTTGGAAATCATAACCCCATAGATTACTATCGATTCCAAGTGAGTCAGTTAGAGATACCTTAATGTCTAAACCGAATAGATCTAAATAATGATGTAATCTTGAATTAAAATATGGTTGATGTCGGCTGATTAGGTAACTTTTAATTTTCCTGCGATCGCTGTAGGCTTTTTGGATATATTGTAAATGAACTAAAATAATATCATATGTGGTTAGGTCTTTCTGCTCAATCTTTACTTGATCTTCCTGTTGTTTGATATTGCAGCCTAAATTGATAATAGATTCAGCGTGTGTATTTTTTTCAGCAGATATACTGTCAGCATCTTCTTTAGCTTTACGTGCTGAATCTAGGATGGTATCGCGTTGAGCATTTGTAGCGTTTGCTTCGTTTACCGTTGTTTCTGGTTTTATGCTATCTAATTTGGCTTTCGTTGTTTTAACTAATTGTTCTAATTTCGTCTTTTTATCTTGCAATTCTATTTTTGTAGCATTTAGCTCTGCTTTCACAGACGTTTCTAAATCTTTTGCTGCCGCAGTCGACCTTTCTAACTGTATATCGATTGCAGATGTGAGAGTATCAGATTCTTTGTTTAATTCTTTGAGATTGTTTGTTGCGTCTAGCTCCAAAGCATCAATTTGCTCTCGGATTTTAGTGATTTCGCCATTTACAACATCTACCATATTGGCGAGTTTTTTAGCCTTGCTCTCTGCCGCTGCTTTAATAGCCTGCGGGCCGTTAATTTTACTATTGGCATAATCGACAGGCAGCTCCCGTTCACATTCAACACATATTTTACCCGCTTTATCACGCCATTTTTTAATAATAGCATTTTGGGTGTCAATAATACCGTTTTGACTGGCTATTTGACCACGCAAATCTAGTATCTTCTGGTCACAGATCTTTATTTCGTTTTCTTTGATCTTTTTATGTTGATTGACAGCACTTTGAGCAGCATCTTTTTTAGCTTGTATTAATTTAATAACTTGATTTTTAGATTTTTGAGCTTCTTCCTTCAATCGCATAATTGTCTGCAGCTTGGTGTTCTCTGCGGCAGACATACTTGGTTCTATTGCGGTAATTTGAGATTCTAATTCATCAATTTGAGATTCTAATTCATCAATTTTAGCTTCAATTTTCGCTACTATAGTCCATTTTTTAGCTAGTGCCGCAACATTTATTAAGGTAAACTGGCGTGCTTGTTCTTCATACTCTGCAGCACGTTGAATTTTAGCTTTACGACGTTCGTCGCGAGTGCTTTCAAACAATGATGACGATTTCTGAGCTAAATCGAGTTGCTGTATTGAATTCGCGATGCTTGTATTCAAACTATCTATTTTGATTTTACGTTTTTCTTGCTCTTGTACTACTCTATCATATTTCGACTTTGCAACCTCTGCATAGATTGACAAGCGGTCGATTCCCATAATTCGTTCGAAAGCTTGTCGTCTGGCTTGATCTTGCATTGCCAACCATGGTTGGCGATATTGAGAAAAGAACACAGAACCACAAAATAACCCATAATCGAATTTTAATTCTTTATCCAATAATCTCTGCTGATTGCTTGTTGTCGATAAAGTGCAATTAATAATTTCTTGAGTGCCACGCCTAAATAATAACTCTGTATCTCCTTGCCGTGTCCTAACGCGTGTCAACTCATCGCCATTTTTGAATTTTAGCGCGACTCTGGCGTTACTGTCTATGAACCAATTTAATACCTTATCACCTGGATTTTGATTGTATACTGTTTTCCCTGATAAACACCATAATACAGCCTGCATTAAGGAGCTTTTACCAGCCCCATTTGATCTACCATACGATTGCCCCGTTTTATCATAGACATTACCTACAATAAAGCATTGCTCCATCTTCGACAGCTTTAATATGGAAGGATATGGTCCCCAACTGACAAATCCTTCTACGGCAATCGATTCTAGATCAATCATGTTTATCTAATTTTTTGAGTTTTCTTGATAGTTTTATCTTATTAATACGGTCGCGATTTCTTATAGCGAGCGATTCCATACGTTCTATTAATAAACTGTCATATAGTGATAAGAATGGTATCTTGATATGCTGATGTTGGTGCAGCTTATGTCGATGTGTTAGTGATACCAAACCAAGTTCTCTCAGTCGCGCAAACGGCACCTTTCTAAAATCACTTTTACGGAACTTTTTACCGAGTGCGGTAGAAATTACCATTTCGGCGATAATTCTATCCATGTTCTTTAGTTGCTGCTCATCGGTCGTATGTTTTAGATAATAATCGATAATGGCCACCGAGCGAATGCGTTTTGAGATTACTCGGTTCGCTGACGCTACGCATTCAGCGACTTTATCCTTTGCATTTCTGATATGATATTTATCAGCTTTTAATCCGTACTTGAAGAAATTGATGATTTTGCGTTGTTTCTCGACCGGTAATTTGACCGCATCTTCTGAGAATTCTAGCCCCAAGAATTTAAATCGTCTGACAGTATCAAATCCAACGGATGGAACGAATGAAAAGTTCTGTGTATGTGATGCCTTGAATTTTAAGCCAAGCTTTGCTATCTCTATATCCATCAAAGCAGCTGCTTGTAGAACTATAGCCGGATCTTCACCAGCTATCAGAATATCATCTGCATATCGGAAGTAGCGAACCCCAGGCAGACACATCAATTTATCGAGCCATGTCAGATGGATATTAGCCAGCGTGCAAGCCAATGGGCTTCCAAACGGTATCCCAATTATAGCCTGTTTGATTGTGTCCTTATCAGTGCCATAATTGAAACGAACACGTTGCTCTAGCAATCGTATTACATCTGCATCGAATAATTCACCTAACTGCTGCAATAGAATATTATGGTTGATGTTGTAGAAGAATTGGGTAATGTCCCGCTTAGCAAAAAATTTACATTTCTTAATGGTTTTCGCTATTGTAGATTGACATCGATCTACACCGAGAGCACCCGACCTATAAGCATAGGAATTGGGTGAATACCATTTGCTCAATAATTGGCTCAGGGCTGATGCTAACCACCGTTCGACGATTTTATCAGACCAAGTAGAAATATATATTTTGCGTTCCTTGCCGGATCGAATGCGTATATATTCTCGATAAGGGCTAAACGTGTGTTTGCGGACGCCATGGCTCAATGTATTCAAGGAATGATCTAGTTTACGCGCGAATTGCCAAAAGGTCTGGCCATCTAAAGATTTTGTAGATCCCCTATTTCGGTCGAAAGCAACCTTAGTTATAATAAACAATGCTGCACGGTCAAGCGGCAACTGATCAAAACAGTCCTTGATGGTAATCATTTGTCTTGCAAATATATCTTGAGATTCATACCAAAACAAATTGGAGTTGAGGTCGTCGTAAGTTTTCCCTGATGCTTCAAAGCTATTGATGTCCTGTCACGCCTTAGGGAGGTGTTCAATGGTGCAGAAGCACATGTCATCCAAGACCTAACGGTTTTGGCCGTAGTCCTAGTTTCGAACTGCCAAACTTACGACGACCTCTTTTTATTATGAACTTCACCAACAGATTATCTACAATACTGGAAACACGTGGTCTGAAACGAGCAGTCATAACCATGAAACGTGGTACAGTCATAGAGGCCGACCACGTAAGGATGGTAAAGACTAAAACAGGGAAAACCATTGTAGTAGTCGGTATTGGTCCCGGACGATTTGAGAAGATACACAGATATAATAATAATCTGGGTGGTGTCGTTAATAGATTACGAGATTTCTATGGTCCTCATCGCTACATACCAACACCACAACAAGACAAGGCTACTGGCGAAGATCTAGGGGGTGTGTGTGAAAATTGTGGTCGTGGTTATATCGAATGTATGAACGATCCTTGCGAAAGGCCGGATCGGAGTTACGATCTACACCGCATCTTAATCACTTACCCATTATTCAAAAGAATCATAACAATAAGGCCAGAAAATGTCGAGTCGATACGTGAGGTTCGATAAACAGCTATCTACTGTTCTTGAAGATATGGCACACGGTCGTCTGCACCCGGCGATCATAGTCACCGCGCGCGGAGTCGAGATTAAAGCTGACCATGCGCGTTGGATGAAGGGCAGAAACGGCAAAATATTTTTAGCGGTCGGGATTGGTCCTGCTATCATATCGTCGAAACCAAAGAAGCAGAATTGGAATTGTGGAATATTAAGTAAAGCACGCGATTTTTTCGCACCTCCTAGATTCGAACCTGTTAGTGATACAGACTCAGAAGGCAATTATGTGAGTAGATGTGTTACTTGCGGATTCTATCCACGTTATCATAAGTTAGGACACCCAGGTGTTTGTGCTCATTATACGCCAGGCGGTAAATACAATGCACATAAGAAATTGATTAAAATTAGGAAATTCCACAAGATCTTGACTATCCAGCAAGAGAACGTCCGCTCACTCAAATGGTTAGATTAGCGGACTTTAACAAGCAGTTATCTGCTATTATTGAAAATAAAACTACTGGGCGTATGCGTCCAGCAATCATAATAACTGCACGTGGTGTAGAGATTAAAGCTGATCATGCTCGCTGGATGAAGACGACAAAAGGTAATGTTTTTCTTGCTGTTGGAATTCAGCCAAGGATTAAAGAAAGAGCAGTTCTATATAGCCGTGGCGGTGTATTACGTAAAGCAAGAGACTTTTACGCTCCAGAAGAAATTCAAAACTCAACACTTAAGCATATTGTCCGGCAGAGATTTTCTAAGATCTTGACTATTAAAAAAGAGAATGTGAAATCTCTAAATTGGCTTTAATCTAGCTCGTCAAGTACTATACCATATAATACTTCGTCAATATATTTTTTCTTTTGTTCTGGTGTGCCTCTTTCCCGCAATTTCTGTTCTAATTCTGACCATGGGCCGATCACTTGATTCGCATAAGCAATAGCAACATCAAGATCTTGCAATATGAGATCTTCGCCTTCTGGATATTCGTCGCCCGTTGCTAATGCGAAATTAAGGGCTTCTTTTGATGTTTTTGGTTTGACGTCTCTTTCTTCGCCCTCGATCCTCGGTTTCCGACCAGTAATCCGCATATATAACCTTGCATATCGCTCGTCACGTGCTAATATCGACTCTGCTTCGGGCCAATCGTACTTCCTTCTAAATCGCATCCATCGCCAAACACTACCCGCTTCTCCGAGTCGAACAATTTCTTCATCTGATCCTGGCAATGCTTTACCAACAGCGCTACAATAAGCGACAATAAAACCGGGATTTTGGCTAGTCATTATGCGATGTGCAATCTGCGGCGTCGTCCCTACTTCTTCCGCAAACTTGCTTATTAACTTGACATCAGCTTGGTCGTTGATTTTAGTAGACAATATTCGGTCCAATGTCGCAACATCCAAGCTGCCAGCTTTGTGTAATGGTATGCTATATTTCAGCATTTGGGCTATTGTTCCTTCTTTAACTATCCTATTTAATAGCCCCGGCACAACCATCGCTGTTGCGGCGACATAACCTATAGCGTTATCGAGATTCTCGAATAACCAGTATTTTTCAAATTGTGGCCAGCGTTTCTTCGTGGTTTCTGCTAGACGTACAGCAGCTTCGCTGTCATGTGTGTCCGCGATGGTGTTTATTAGTGCGTTTGGGATTTCCTCGCGATCTCCAACTCTATCGATCAATGATTTTAGTGCTTGGTCTATTGCCTGTGGATGGACTGATCGTATTGTATCTAAAAATTCTTTGACAAAAGGTATCTCATCACCGAACTTCGATATGTAGTGGGAACAATGATGAATGCTAGCAGAAACTGATCCTTTTGCTGAAGATCTATTGTCGTCTGGTTCGGCTGTTTTCAATTCGCTGAGTAGTGCTTTTTCAGCTTCTAGGTCTGGTATGCCCAACAGCGCAGAGTAATTTGATCGAACATCAATTAGATTTAGACTTGTGCCTTGTATTTTCCCTGATAATATATCGGGGTCTGGAGCCATCAATTTTGCCAATTCTTTTGGTGGTATAAAGCGTGATGTTGACCTGGCTGGCTGGATCTCCTTATAGTTTGGAGTATATTGTACAAATTGTTTACCATCTTTGAAGATAGTATAGATAGCACCAAATCTCTTCAAATAAGAAGGCGCTAGAGATTGAGTACCATAACTCTTTCTGGTACACCAGATACTTCCTTCACCAATTTCAGCAAGCGATTCTGCATTAGTAGATCTCAAGATAACATAAGGCCCACCCCTCGCATAAATCTCAACTCCGGGCATTTTTGATGGGTCGAATCCAAGACCGCCTTGTCGCTTACTTTCCACTTCACCAAGCTGGTCAAGCATATCTCTAGCGCTATCGACAGTATGTTTATTAAGATCTGGTTCTGGTAGCCTTCCCACTCTTTTCTGCTCTATAAACCGTCTCAATAATTCATTTATGGCGTGTGCGTCATCCGGTAGAATTATCGCCTTATTCCCGACCTGTTTTAATATCCAACCAACACTCTTCTTTTTGGGGTCCGGATCAGTCTCTATAGTTTGTTGTAATAATTGTTTAGCAAGATCTTCATAATCTAAGTTTGGATAATTGTCGTGTACCTTTTTAGCAATATTGACTGCATTCTTACTGAACTTAGCGATTGCATTGGCAACAGGATCGAGCGCTTCTAATAGATATAAATTACTAAGTAGCATTATGTGCAAATCTTTTTATGGGAAATTTAATTAGGAACATCTAATGGTATATTTCGACAAAGCACTATCAAGAATTCTTGAAAATACTGCATCGCCAGTAGCACCTCCGGTTAAGACCCCTGTGCGACCAAAGCAGCCGCCAGAGCGAAAGCCCTGGAATCCCCCAAGGCCAAAACAATTACCACAGCCCAAGAATCAGACAACTACTCCAACTAAGCCGAAACCCGGTACAATACCGAAGCCTAAACATCCACCAGAGCGTAAGCCTTGGAATCCCCCCAAGCCAAAACAATTACCGCAACCCAAAAATTATACTGCACCGAATCTTCTCGCACAACTTATGACCGAAGCGTATGAGGACGAAGTAGAGCCCGGTACGCAGGAATTTTGGCGGGGGTTACGTCGTAATCGTGAGCATACACTTGGTAAGCATCCTATCTTCGCTATGTCCGGCGACGACCTGTCACGCAAGTCATGGGAGCACACTGACCAACGTACCAAGGCTTCAGGTGCCAATATGGGCAATATGATGCGTGTGGTTCAACAAATCATGCGTATCGAAGCAACCCACGAAGATGAGCTGGTGGAACTAGCGAAGACGATTACTTGCAAGATTTGGCATATTCCTGAAGAGATGTTGAATGGTCGCCTAACTGATGATGTCGAAGAGAACGAGGCGGATGAGGATTTGGGAGCCGAAGAGGAAGGTCCAGAAGAAATCGACGACGTGACTCGTAAGCACATCAACAAGCGCCTGACCTTGAATGCTATGACTCATGGGTCGGCAATCCATGCCATGCTATCTCTGCACCATGCGATTGACAAAGAGATAGAGGCGATAGACCCACGGCTGCTCAGATTATACGATCAAATAGCCTCGGGTTCGCATGGGATGTACTGGTTGATTGACATTCCGGCGATGTTTGCGAATTTGGGCGCTATGGCTGTTGGCTCTGCAAAGGTTGAATATCCTGAAGAGGAAGACGGTGAACCTATCATACAAGCTCGCGGTATCGTCTTCCCGGTATTGGCACAAGAGATGAATAAGGGTGTCGCCGAGCTACTCAGCCACCATGGATTGGCTGACTTGGATGAGCCCACAACTAAGACCGTCTTGAAGCATGCAGACGACATCAAGCACGAGCCATATTTGATGCAGGTCGGACCAGAGATGTGGCGTAGATTCTTAAAGGTTAAACCGCGTGAAGTGTCTCTGTCTGATTTGTACGTAGCTCTATCAAAACAAGAGCCGGATGAGCTACACAAAATAATAGCCGCAGCTGTTGAAGATCCAGAAAATGCGAAGGCTATGTTGAATGAGTTGATCTCAGAACCAAATGAATTTGAGATCGATCGATGGACACCAGAATCCGAAGACGACGAAAGTGAAAACTGGTGATAACAGCTACTAGTCGTTGACTATCTTTTTAATTTTTAATAATTTACTGTTTTCTATAGTTAGTCGTGCTATAGTAATATCACAATCGTGTACTTCATTTCTATAAGCATCTAACATAGCAATGACAGTTTTGGTGTTTGTAATCTGATTAGATAGTTCACCGTGTTCATTTGAATCTTCTAAGTATAGTCTATTGAGCCACGATGCAATATCTTGCATTGCTTGTTTTGCTTTGTGTTCCGCATCTGGCAGAATCGTTCGCATGTCTGACTCAGCCTTTCAACAAAACTAATTTTCTATTTTGCATTTGAATAATAGTTTTATCCTTATATCTTGATCGAATAAGGTCATGCATATCTACATCTTGATACATCCAAGCATACTGCTCTTCGTTTGGCTCTGGTAATTCATAGAGCAACATATTTGATATTCTTCTAATATGATCCAACAGTTTTTCAAATTTTTCTATTGGATTTTCTTTCGAAAAGTGGTGTAGTACAGCCAGAGCAAAAACACAATCAACGCTTTGGCTGCATTGCTCTACGACATCAAAGAAGTTATCATTACGTGCAACAAACCCAATTTTATCAAACAATAGTTTCAACACATTATATCTAGTGCGATTGTATTCAACACCTATTGCTGAATTAAGTAGCTTTTTTATGCTATAGAGGACATGACCGTGGCAGCTACCAAGATCGAGCACTGATTTAATCTTGTGCTCTTCGACAATACCTTTAATAGCCAGTTCTTTTATATCGTTGTTGCAGTAATTCCAATCTTCGAAGTCTGGATGTGGTATAGATTGATACATTAGAGTTGGATATAACTGTCTTAAATCGTCTACGATTTTCTGCCACTTATCTTGTCGCTCGCAAATTGTAAATCGAATAGGATAACCTAAAGCAAATAGAATTGATATTCTATGCATGCCATCCCAAATAGATATACCGCCGTCATTTTCGATTTTTACACAAATGGGACCAAAGTAATGCGTGCACCCGTTTATCACACGATTCATCATTTCGTGTTCTACAAAATTAGGTGCTATTCTAAATAGACGCTTGAAATTTTCATATTGTTTTGTAATATCATACTCGTTATTTAATATTCCATTCCAAACACTACCATTAATATCTAATTCATTCTTTAGCCATTGATAATATGGTGTCTCCACCATCGCAATATCTATATTCTCTATCCACATCTTAGCCGTTTTATAATGTGGAAATTCAAGAATTTTTAACTTTAATTCTTCGCTCCATGGATCACAACCCAAATTAACAACTTTATAATTGTCCATTGCTTTCCATCGCTTTCCACTCTTCGACAGTCAAAAGATTTAAAATATCATGTCTATGTTCGTGTAAGAAATCAAAAGTAAAAGATGCACAAAATGCATCCGGCTCAAGTGGGATTGATAAACCTGGCATAAAAAGTTGTTGCTTCATAAAAGGCTTAATAATGCCTATTCCTTCATCAACATCCACAGTATAGATACTGATGTTTGGCTCTGTTATTCTATAGAAAAGAATAGCCTTCCACACTGAGCCATTCCAGTGTGCTACTACAATTTCGTCTCTCTGATGTATCTCAAGCAGCGGGTTGCAATCATGTAATAAAATGATTCCATGTGGTGTGATAAATTTAAGAGCGTTGCGGATATCTTTAATAACTTGGACGGCCCTATGGTCGCCATCGATAAAAATAACATCATATTTTCTTTGGTTGTTAGAAAAGAAGTCGTCGGACTTCATTTTATACGTAGCACCTTGCGTACAAGGATCTACACAGAACTTATTAGCAGCTTTTATTTTAAGGAAGTTCGCTGACAGATTTCCAGTGCCGATTTCTAAATAAGCACATTCTGTGAATTTAGACGTATAAAAGTTGATAATATCTGTTCTATTCATTTTTCCAGTAAACTCCCCCATGAGTCGATAATTACAATCGGATTTGTAATTTTGTTTTTTGTGCGAAATTCAGTTACAGCCGCTTTGCAAGCTGGGTGTGTATAATCGTCAATAATGATATAACCACCCTCAGACACTTTATGATATAAAGCGTTCAAAGAGTCCATAGTAGATTCATATAGATCGCCATCTAGTCTTAATATGGCCAGTTTTTCAACTAAATCAGTATCTAGAGTGTCTTTAAACCAACCTTCTAAGAAAACAACGCTTGAATCAAGTAGATCGAAAGCTTTGAAGTTCTTCTCAACTTGTTTTCTTGTTACTTTTAGCGATTCAACTTTATAGAGAGTACTTGTCTTATCTATCGGATATTTTTCGGCATTTGGTGGAGGTACTCCTTGAAAAGAGTCAGCAACGAATACCCTGCGTTCTTCTTGGTAAGCTTTCAGCATGCCCTGCATAAAAATAGTCGACCCACCACGCCAGACTCCTGTCTCAATAAAATCCCCAACGATTTTATTTTTAATAACGTCCTCTATACAGAACTGTAGATTGTTTAATCTCTTGAAACCTATCATAGTGAAAGCTCTAGGAGGCCAATATGTTCCGTTTTCAGCAGCCTCATGCATCTTAGAATATATGCCAATATCCATCAAAGACTTCTTCAATAGATCTATATAAAGAGCCCTTAGTGTTTCCAAGTTTTAATCTCTGCAAAGATTTGACAAGTATTTTGTAAGTTTCCTCTGAGAATACAAATCCACAAACCCGCATTATTTGTGTCAAAGACAACATGAGCACATTTGCTCATAATTGAAACTGCCGCCAAATAGTTCAATCCAAGTGTGTAGTTGCAAACACCTACTTGTTGATGCATTACTCCGTCGTTATCTGTCATCGGCATTTCATCTATATATATCAACCGATCTCCAAGTACTTGCTGAAAATATTTCAGCGTCTGGATCTGATCAGTTTGTAGTAAAATCTTATAATCTTTGGGCAGATCTTTAGCGATATCTAAATAAAAATGAGGATGGACTCTCGGCACCTCTAGCATTTTGTCAGTACCCCTATACAGAACAGCAATGGTTTTATCTGGGGCGATTCTATATTTTGTTAAGAAATGTTGTTCTGTTTGAAGCACTTCATCTGAAAAACCGAAATAGAAGTCTCGGAAGATTGATAGATGTTGAAAATCAAATTTTCCACAATCACCTATCATACAACAAAAATAGACATCGGGATTAGCATACCGCAACTGTTTCCCTTGATTGGCCTTGAAGTACAGTTCAAACACATTTCGGTCTTTTCTATCGTCTTTGTTCCAAACACTCGTATAAGGCCATATTACCTGGATTGGATCTGACGTAAGTTTGTGCGTTTGTAGAAGACCATTAAAAGTTACTGAAGCGTTTGATAACAGGCCGCAATCGTGTTTGTCTAAAATTAATTGCTTAGATTCTGGATTAAAGGTTACTCCATAAATATTCAATTTAAGTGTCCTTTTTAAAGGCTTGCATATTTAAGCTAATTAAGGTTCCATCCTTTTTTGCCATGTGCGGTATGTATGCTTGGCTATAGTCATCAACCGAAGCGTGCTCTGTTGTTCTCCAATCATATCTGGCGATTTCTATTGCGCCAGCCTCTGATAAAACAGCAGACAATGTTTGAAGGTCAAAAGCTGTATAGTGAATATTATATAAATAATTTCCTCTGCCGAAAAGAGGCCCAATAATTAAATTCAGGTCATGTGTTTGTTGATAAACCTTGAGTAATGCCTCTACGTCTGGCACAGATATTCTTAAAATTCCGCCTTTCTTTAGAACCCTTAACCATTCTTTTAGAACTGGTAGGATTTGTTTCTTGTGAAAATGCTCTAATACATGACATGCGTATACAACGTCGCATGATTCGTCTTGAACCATAGGTAAGGATTCAACACTATGAATTATATCGATGTGTGGAAATTCAATCACATCAATATGGCAATATCCAGGAATGAAAGTTTTACCACAGCCTAAATGTAATTTCATATCAATTTACCTACTATATAGTATTTTTACTAGCAACAAAATTGGTCAACTCGATCAGTTGTGTGTGATATGGCGACTCACAATCAAACCCGAGATCTTTACAAACATATCTAACACACGATTCAAATGTTCTCATATTAACTAATATATCACGTGCCTGTAGTATTGCAGATTGATATTTGCTTATTTCGTTGCAAGACATGTTTTTGATATATGCCATCAATTCTGATTCAGACCAAAAATCTCGATAATTGATGTAACAATTTTCTGGAATAAATAGCGGAGTGTCTAAAGGACCAAGATAAACCAAAATACAGCCAGCAGACAAAGCATCGAACGGCTTCTCTGTAAGATGACCTAAATCTAATTGATTTTCGCAAGCAAAAGCGAATTTATATTGAGACATAACCATCAATTTAGCAGCGTAGCTTCTAGAAGTGGGAGTATCTCCCAAAACTGGCTTGTTGTTTGCACCATAAACGTCCATTCCAAGATTTTGCAGCCTGCTAGTTGCTTGATGTCTCGGCTCTCTATTACAATTATGGTTTGTCACCACGGAGCATATTAATTTCTCTCTTTTCATTACTGTTGTAATTGGCTTGATCCATACAGGTACTGGAAAATATTTTACTGTATCGCCATCAACGTCAGTAGAGCAATTGGTATATATTCTTCCGAATTGTTGTTGGTATCTAACACTATATCCATACGGTCTTTTATATCTTCCTTCATAATGGATTAAAACCCTCTTAGAATATTCAAACCTATTAATAACAGCCATCACCTTATTAAATTCGTCTTGTGTTACTGGCTGCCAAACTACAAGCCAATCTTCTGCTGTTGGTTTAATATCTAATGAAATATGCGTTACTTGCTGGTTATTTAGGAAACTATGCCAGCAAACGTAAGTCGATGTATAAATCATATCATTTGCTCCACCAGAGGCGCAAATCTTCACTATAAGTATCTTCAACAATATGTCGCAATTCTGGTGTGTAATAACAATCTGGCGGTTTATGGATACTAATATTGAGGTGCCCTAAATCTGGGAACCCATAACGCTTTTGTAATCCGGACCAAAAAACACTCACCTCGCGCATTTCTCGTACAACTTTCGCTACACATTTTCCTTCGTATAATAGAAAATGTGACATCGGAGTTATATGAGTATCTAATATCTCATCCTTTGGTGGATTTTGAACTAAATCGCACACAGCACGACAAAACACATCAAACTGTTGCCCTACTAATCGCCGTAATTGAGGTCCTAGGCACGGCCTTGCCACTGACGTGCAACATTTTTCTTGCCAAACTGATACAAGTCGATCAAAAGGATTTCGAATAATCGCCCATGTATACCAACTATCATCAAGCCTCGAAATCCACCTCATTGATTCAACGTGTGGCCACTTTCGGCTATGAACCATTTCATAATGTTCAGACGGTTCTAATTTGAAGTGTTTTTCTAAAGCACAACGAATAGAACTACATGCACATTTAGGGATAGACACATGTGCCCATTTTTGTTTGTCGTCGACGATAATCAATGGTGGAAACTTCTTTGCCATAATTTAATCAGGTTGCCAATTGCGGAAACATTTTTTACAGATTTCACACTGTTCGCCAGCTTTCATCTCACGAAATTTCTGGCAGTATTCATTTTGCCAAATTATATTATCTGTGATTATACCATTTTCTTTTCTTGGCGGTGATACGCTATTGCATATAGTTATTGATTTGTTTCCATTTATTCCAATCGTTTTCCATGGAAATAGACAATTTCTTCTGACTTCATCTTTGGCTATAAGCACAGGATATCGCAATATAATATCAGCATCCGGCAAAGCTTTAATGGCATCAATCGCGGTTTGATCGTCTTTTGTCAGAACTAAATCCCAAAATTTAATGTTTTCATTATCGTCGAAGTGTGGAAGAATATTGTGTAGATGCACACCTTGTACACCAAGTGATTTAGCTAATGCGATGAATTCTGCGATATTTGATAGATTGTTTTTATTGCAGACACGAGACAGATAAGTTGGAACGCCCATATCAAGGCTAGCTCGAACGCCAGACAATGCCTGTTCGAATAAATCGCTTCCTGTAATCTGTTTATATTCAGTTGCATTTGATGCATTCAGGCTGATAGATAAATAATCTGGTAAGCATCCAGCATCTCGAAGCTGTGGTAAGCGTTCAGCTGCTAACGTCCCATTTGTGATGAGACCAACATAAAGATGTTTGCCATATGAGTGAAAGCTTTGTGCTGGTGTTTTAATATATCGCATCAGCGATACTAAGTTTTCACACATGAATGGTTCACCAAATCCACACACGCATAACGATTGTATTGTTGGAAACTTGAATAATAAATCATCAATAACACCAGACGTCATATCTGGGAAATCTTCAAGCTCTTTGTGCTGCCGCCAGCAGAAATTGCATTTCAAATTGCATTTGTTAGTGATATATAATGTAGCTGAAATTGGTTGCTCTAGAAAACTCTGCATTTTCTGGTACTCCGATCGCTTATTGGTGAAATTCTTTTCTCCAAGTTGCAATCTATCTGTGCTAGCGATACTTGTATATGCTCCAAGCAATGCGAAGAGATTCAGCTCTGTAGGATCTCTTTTGAAAATCTCAAATAATTTTTTTGGAAGACTCTCTAGCCAAGTGTATCTAAATTCTTTGAATTTTTCCATTAAGTTTAGATATCGCTCGAAGATAAGCTCATTGCTCCATAATGGCGAATGCTTACCTACAATATCTTCCTTTAGCGTATAAGTGTATCCGTCTATTTTCATCCTATCAAGTTGTTCAACTTCACATGACATATGACTAAGGTTGTATGGATAATTTTTGAAAATATCGAATTTATATATCTTGATACCATAGATAGCGAAATCAATATGAACGTCTCGCAGACGAAAAGCGACCATCGAACATTTAGAATCTGCACTAACAACTGCAGCATACATTTTCTCAATAGCATTAGAATCTAATACCATATCTTCATCAACTTCAATATAATATGGTGTTTTACATCTAACTAGCATCTGTTGAAAAGCAACAGACATTGGACTATAATCTCTAATAATATCGATGGATGCTTTAACGGTCTGGTTCTTTAGAGCATCCAAACATAGTTGATAATTAGGATTAGCTCCGGAGCTAATAACAAATACCGTTATTACATTCGACAAATCTGGCTGGTCCATGATTGTTTCCTATGCTACACCAAAATGGTGGTTTATTGAATGCATAATTCCAATATTGCCCTCGACTGCAGCAGAGAAGGCCGCATCCCAATATGGCGATAAAATTTTCCAGCTTAATGATTTCTCGATTCTTTGTCTATTGTCAGCGCCAACCTTTTGTCTTAAATCTTTATTTTCTAATGAATATAGTTTCTTATTCATCTCTTCTACTACTGTTTTCTCTGGATTGACTGGAATGATCCAGTCTGGAGCTAAAATCATTCTTATCGAGCCAACGTCAGTGCTCACAACTGGAAGCCCACATGCACAAGCTTCTAGTACCACTCTAGGCATACACTCACTCAGGCTCGTCATAACTAGGACATTAATAGCATTGTAAAATCGCAACATATGATCTAACGTTCTTTCTATAAAGAACTGCTTGCCATGCTGCGATTGTATTTCTACCTTGAAATCAAGTTGATCTAATAAATGCATTCTCTTAATATCATCTCGTCTACCAGCCCAACCGACAATTAAATTAGTGACATATCCATTACCCTTTTTTGATAATGACGGAATTGGTAGCCTCTCACCTGTACATTTCCAATTCTTTTTTGTTTTCCATGTTGAAATTATTGGAACTTTTTTAATTGGCTTAAAAAATTCTGTATCTATGCCTTCTGGAAGGAATATCGTTGGACATGAATAGTGCGATTTACAAAAATCGAACGTTTGTGGAGAAATACCGACTGCGAGATCTAGATATGGGTATGGTTGTAAGTTTAATGTTGGCCCAGCGTGTCCCCCGATAACCTTTACTCCTGCGCGTTTAGCTTTTAAACACAATTCGAGCGCTTCAGGAGATATATCTGGCCCATGAATGTAGATCGCATCAAGACCTTCTAATTTACATTCATTGTGCCGATAAATTGTGATCTGGTGTTTTGAGTATCTCTGTTGTTCTTTATCTAGGAAATAATATGCCCATCCAAACTGATCAACAATTTTAGCTATTCTCATTAAATTAATTTTTGGATTTAGTACTTATCTAGTTACATCTATGTACTAAAAAGAGATTGGTACTCTTAGTTCTTCTGGTAAATTGTCGCCTTCGCAATGCTCTGGATGCTCATTGAGATGATGCCAGCGACAAAGAACAATAAGATCTTCTTTCTTTTCACACCAAAGCCTAGTGTAACGTAAATGGTGAACTTCTAAATCATGTTTTTCATCGCATCGTTGACATTTATGATTTGCATTACGCAGCGCTTGCCTGCGTCTGCACTTCCACCATTTTGTTTTTAGATATTCATTATATGGTAATTTTGGGTAGCATTTACCATTAATTGTTAATATTATTTTATGCCTTTTTGTCTGCCGAGTCTTCTCTCGTCTCTCTCGTTTTGCTCGCTTGCGTAAAATCTCAATGCGTTCATCTTCAGTAAGTTTAGTTGGCATGATGATCTAGATCAGGACCCTTTTCCCGGCAGGGATAGTGGCCAAACCTTAAAACAAACGCTCTTTTATCAGTACTCAATGACGTTAAAGTTGGAGTTCATGGAAGCCTTTTTATCCCCGCACGGCCCAGGTCATAGGGTTGGAGGTTGCCTGGAGTTTTTTAATGGCTTCTTACACTACCGCTGCGGCATCCTGTTCCGGTTCGTGCCGGTGCCGCTTTCCCGTCGCCAATCTGGTTGAAAGCATCATGGCTTGTACTTTTGACGCCTCATGACTCAACGCTCGGCTCGACTTTAACGAGAACCACGATGATTAGGTTCTATCACAGATCATTCTTGATAAAAGCACGCGTGACAACTAAACTGCCAATTTATATTGTCACTAAGCAAGAAAGAACACGCTGAGATTGTCTATCATCCCCAGTGTGTTCAAAAGTCCACACTGAGATTGTCTATCATCCCCAGTGTGTTCAAAAGTCCACACTGAGATTGTCTATCATCCCCAGTGTGTTCAAAAGTCCACACTGGGGATGACTGCGACAGCTTTGAGATTAGGCTCGACAGATCTAACCGGTCAGTCTTTAGACATCAACGGCTGCGATCACTGTGTGAGATTTTGGATTTTTGGGATTAGGTGCTGCTTGACTTTTGACGTTTGTGACGGTAAATCTAACCGTAAAGACGGCTGCGATCATGTGTGTCTATTTGTCGTTAGTCGAAATTGAAATACATCTATCTACTCATTGAGATTGATCTCTGATTTATGTCAAGTGTTTAAAATCCGATCCTAGTACGGTTCTTATTGGTATGATGGCTTTTGTAATTTATCAATATCAACCAGCAATAGGTGGTCAGACTGCCAGTTATAAATCCAATTATGCCTTGAATGTATACTAGTGAGAAGTTAATTACCAGACTGCAAAGTAGACATAAAGATATATATAGTAACAGCTTTACCACTTCCTCTTCTGTAATTCGGCTGTGCATAGTATTCAAATACGCCATATGGAACGCTTGGGATATATCTAGGCTTGAGATGTATTTTAATATTATGCAAATAAAATTCCAGAAATTAGTCGATCGTGCCATAATCCCAACAAAGGCTACACCATTCGCTGCTGGGTTTGATATCGCTAGTATTGACACCTATGAAATCTGCCCTGGCGAATCCCATATCTTCCCTACTGGTTTAGCTGCCAGCATTGAAGAGGGATATTGTGTCGTCTTATTTGATCGGTCTGGGATGGGTGCGAAGAAGAACATGCATCGGCTTGCTGGTGTAATCGATAGTGATTATCGAGGGGAGTGGTTGATCTGTCTTGTGAATCTCAGCCGTGATACTTATGTTATTCACGAAGGCGATAATATAATTCAGGGATTGGTAATTCCAGTACCCCAATTATCTATCGTCGAGGTGAATAATCTTGACGAGACGGATCGTGGTAATAAAGGTTTTGGAAGCTCTGATAAGCGCTAGTTGAATAGTATCTGTCCCATAACTTACTTAAGGAATTTCAATTATGAAGAGATTCGTAGGTGTCATGTGTTTATTGATTATTTTCGTTTCAGTGAACACAGCGTTTGCACGTGGGCGTGGTGGGCGTCGGCAATCTAGTGGTGGAGGACAAACCTCTGCCTCTCAAAACGCAACAGTGGATAAGGCACCCACCTATGAAGTTGAGCATCGACTTCTCAACGCCATCAATGCTATTCGAGAGAAATATGGGTTGAAGGCTCTTATATTAGATGTACAATTACACCGCACTGCCCGCCAACACTGTGGATGGATGGCAAATGCTCACAATATGGTCCATTCTACTTTCCCATATGCTGAGAATATTGCCATGGGCCAACCCGATGTTGACGACGTTATGAATGCTTGGATGAACAGTAGTGGACATCGTGCTAATATCCTAAATCCAAGCCATACCAAAGTTGGGTTATCTGGATATTACTCTCCAAGTGGGAGTCCGTTTTGGTGCCAACAGTTCGAATAAAGCACTCCCTAGATGGGTGGTTCAGATGAAGCTTAAATTACCGCCCATTGGATTTTACTACAATCGTTCACTCGCAGTTTCAGAAGAAATACGAAAGGAAATCATGGCTAAAATTGAATTGGATATGGGTGTCGAAGCACGCGATCGCGTTACTGGACTCAAGGGAATTATTACCGGGAAGACGATCTACATCAACGGTTGTGTTCAATGGCTTTTGAAGCCCCCTGTTGATAAGGACGGCAAGCTCGTTGATGGTTGTTGGATTGATACAATTCAACTAGAAGTAACAGGTCCAGGTATTTCAATCGAGACACCAGAGGTTACTCCGGGTGGCCCCAGGGTGGACGCACCACCAACGGCTTATCGCAGTTAACGAAAACACCAAAACTATCAGACTAATAGGAGAATTGAAATGGCAAAGCTGCATCAGATTGTGGCGTTGGTGAAATCGAAGAAGGCACAAGCGGAATCGGGCCTAACGAAATTGTATCATCTTCTCCAGAAGACCGACCTGCTCGGCGGCATTGCGAGGAACTATCGCCCCGTCAATGACGAGGATACCGACAAGTTGCCGTCCGAATCCAAGCGGGTTCAGCTGCGCATCCCTGAGGCCATCGAACAGGCGAAGGATGTTCTTGGTCCGATGATTGACCTCGTTGCCACTCAGGATGTTGCGAACACGCAGGCTTTCGCCGATATCGTTATCGACGGCACTGTCATCGTCGCACATGTTCCGGCAACACATCTGTTGTTCCTTGAACACCGACTTGAAGATCTGTCTACTTTCGTCAGCAAGCTTCCGACTCTTGATCCGTCCGAGGTTTGGCGTCTCGACGACCAAGAGGGCTGTTATGCGACGGAGCCGTCCGAAACAGTTCGGACGAAGAAGATTCCGCGCAACAATGTCAAGTATGACGCGACCGACAAGCATCCAGCACAGGTCGAGACATGGATGGAGGACGTTCCTGTTGGCCGCTGGATGACAACGAAGTTCTCCGGTGCGATTCCCGAGGCCGACCGGCGAGCAATGGTCGTCCGAATCCGCAAGATGCAAGACGCCGTTAAGACGGCGCGATGCGAAGCGAATTGCATCGACGTTCAGAACGTTTCGGTAGCTAAGGATTTCCTCGGCTACATCTTCGGCGATTAGACGCATCAGAAGATCTATAAGATCGATGCGTTTGATTTATAGTTAGTACAGACTCAGACTTTTGTTCAGATTCAGAGACGGTTAACAGTCCAGGTTCGAATCCTGGTCCCCGCACTTACGAAGAAAACACGCGGGGGTAGCCCAACGGCAGAGGCAAAGCCGCCCATCAATTTCAGACTATTACTACAGACTTAGCATTACGTCGAGGACCAAATCGAAGTCTCCAGCCAAATTGACCCCGTGGATGCCTGTGCAACTCAGGTCGGCCGCTCTTGGGCAGATTAATTAAGCGGTCGTCGTACAATCGAAGTACACATGGGTATAAGACTTAGGCTGTAGATTAAATGGAGATAGTTGGTCTGTGAATTCGACGCGTAAATTGCTTGCAACAATTTCACACAGCCCCGGTGGACCGGATATGTCCACTGGGGCGCTTTTTTATCAGATAAAAATATCTAAGAGGTGTAAATGAGTGAAAAAAGATGCCCTACTTGTGGGCTATTTTTAATAAAGGAGATTGTTGAATTATCTCCTGCTTATATGTGGGATTGCCCTAACTGTGGCCGTGAAAACTTTCAAAGATCTATAACCCTAGCAATGTCAGATGAAGATCGCTTTCACATGGGATTAGGTCCAGAGGAAAGTGGATGCTGGCAGAGTTATCCAGACACTGTGATATGCCGCTTTTGTGAGCAACAGTATAAAACTAAGCATGTAAATCGATCTCGTGAAGATAATGATGAGGGGGAAGAAGATGATTTAACGTAGGTGTGTAAAGACAATCACACCATACTCATCATCAGAAATAGAATAATAAACACGTCGAATGCCACGTAGTCTAATCATATTCTGACATTTGATACAAGGACAAGCATTACCAAGGGAATTATCGCTTAATATTCTAACGACAAAAATTTCCGACCCACGGTTTAGTTTTCTCACCAATCTGGCTTCAGCATGAGAGCATGCTCTGGCGTGTGGCTGGCGGCATATAACATTATTGGCAGTAACAACAGTCCCATCATTTCTGATACCAACAGCACCAAGCCGATACATACGTTTAATACCGTTATCGCCCTTAGCAGCAATTGTTTTAGCAAGACGGAAATAACGTTCTACTTTCGACATAATATGTACTAGCACGAATCGCGGTAGAAGTTAACCAAGAAAATCTCTCTGACTATAACGGTATAGATCTATGATTCAATCAATAAGGTTTAAGACAGATTGGCGATGTTTCAAAGAAGGCGATCTATTTGAGTTTAATCCCAGCGTCAATCTATTGGTAGGCGATCAAGGGACAGGGAAAAGTTCTCTTCTATCGTTGTTCCGGACGTCAATATACAACAAGCCGGATTTCAGGAAGTTAGTCGACCTCAAAAGTGATGGCGCGGTCGAACTGCGGTTATTCGACTTCGAACACGATAACCCAAGAACACGGGGATACGTCAAATTCGCGGCTGATGTATACATGCGTTATCAGTCGCACGGTAACTGTGTTCTTGCTTTATTTGATGTTTTAGATGAGCAGGCCGATACACGGAAGTGTTTCGTGCTCGACGAACCAGATATGGCTTTGAGCGTCCGCTCGATAAATAAAATCACTGCGAAACTACAGGCAACGAACCATCAGGTTATCGCTGCCGTACATAATCCTTTTCTGATACGTGCTTTCTCGCAGGTTTTGTCTATCGAGCACAAGCGTTGGATGTCGTCCGAAGAGTTCATCACACTTCATATTCAATGAGGATAAACATGAGTACGGTATTATTTATCAATTTTATTTGTATATGGATTGCTATAGCCGCATTACAAATAAGGGTTTCTTTAGCGTCAAAACGATTGAATATGTATCTAAAAACGATACAGCTTATGTCTGACAGACTTAATACTCAATCTGACATACTCAAGATTCATTCTATGCGAATGGATATTCAATCTACACGTGTAGATTCTATTCAACATCCGATGCAACCGCCCAAAGATATCATATCTGGTTTCTCTAGTAATTATAGATTCCTGTCGAATTTCTTTCCGGTTACCATGGTCGTTGATGGTGTCGAATATCCGTCGCTTGAAAATGCATACCAGGCGGCGAAAACGACTGATCTACAAGAAAAGCTATCTTTCGTTTCGATGACAGCAGGGCAAGCTAAGCGGGCTGGTAGCAAAGTTACATTACGTCCGGATTGGTGTGATGTTCGTATCGGTATCATGGAAGAGTTGGTTCGTAAGAAATTTACGGAAAATCACGACTTAGCCGATGCACTGATGGCGACGGGCACTCTTGAATTGGTCGAAACTAATGACTGGGGAGACTGTTTCTGGGGTGTCTGCGAAGGAAAAGGCGACAATTGGCTTGGCAAGATATTGATGAAAGTACGGTCCGAACTAAAATAGGTATGGGAATGATGAGTTTATCGAGCGACGACATCAATGAACTTTCCAAGATGATTTCTGAGGATGTTAATGAATCGCCACTCATAACAGTCCCAGGTTTCGGGCAGATGACAAAGCAGCAAGCTTTGCAGACCACCATTACTTATCTTCGTCAGATGACCGAGCAACTAGAGCAAGGTACAGCGATCCCGCCGCATTACTTCGATATGGCTAAAGATCACTACCAAGCTTTTCTTGGTGAATCTATCGCGCCTTAATTTTTGATTATTCTCTCAGCATAGCCAGTATGTATATAACATATTGGTCTAGGAGAATGATTATGGCTGTCGATCTTGAATTGGCTAACCGCGTTGTTGTTTATCTAAATGAATTGGCCGAACTCGATAGACCATGTGTTGGGGCTCTAATCGCAAATAGAATCCCATGTAATGAAGCTCTTGCCGATCATCCTACATGTCAAGTTTCAGCACAGCATGGTGGTTGTCATGTAGGTCTATTAGGATTGCTCAATGGCCTATGTGGAAGCTATGATGATGGTCCTAGGAAGGGATGGGGAGCTATAGCGGCGGTGTTTGATGAAGCACCTAAAGGGCAGTATGCTTGTCTAAGGGAATTTAATATCGTCTTAAACGAAGAACAGAAGCAAAATGAATAAAGCTAGATTTCACACAATAGATCAGCCTGAGTCAGATACAACGACGTTCGTTTTGAGTTGTAATAGGCTTGATGTACTTAGAAAGACTTTGGCGTCATTTCTAGCGACACGAGACTACACCACCAAGATGGTGATAGTCGACGACAGTGCGGTCGAGGGTGTTTTTGAGAAGCTTGTTGAAGAATATGGCGTCTATTGTGATGTTATTTGTTTTCCGAGAAATCGTAGCCAATGGTGGGCTATGGATTTCATGGTCTCCTATTGTGATAGTGAGTACATTTTCTACCTTGAAGATGATTGGGAGTTTTTGAGGTCAGGTTATTTAAACGATTCAAAGAGAATTCTTAAAAAGTACAGAAACATCGGAACAATTGATATCTCTTGGAGAACGTTTGAATGGCAAGGAATTAAAGCCTACGACAAGCAACTAGTTACGTTCAAGGCAGATGATGGAGTTGATGTCTCATATTATAATAAGATCCCATGGACAATTACAGATTACCATTTGGCTTGGTATGGTTGGGTCGGTAGCCCGAATCTTAAGCGCCGCGATGATCTAATATGGCTAGGTCGTGTTGAGAAATGGCACAATGAGTGGAATATCGATAGAAAATTCTATGCAATGGGTTATAAGGCTGTTTTCCTCGGTGGTCAAGAGTATGTTAGACATCTTGGCGATAACTGTAGTGCGATAGCTGGTAGAAGGCCAGATGATTCTAAGACACCAGATGACTACGTTCCAAACGAACTAAAGCATGACAGAATTTATCCACAATTAAACTATCGTTGGCTTGATAAAGGTTACCGCCATCCGTATGATATTACTGTAGTATCAATGATGGTTGATCTCAACAGGGGTGATAGAAGTTTTGAAGGTCATTATCTGGAAGGAATTAAAAAACTCCTAAACACACGTCATCGGTTAGTACTGCATTGCGATGAGAAGTACTTTGAGCAGATGAGGCAATTAAGAGGCGGTCGCGAAATAACGCTAATACCATTCAATACGGCGATTATTGAACAATCTGATTTCTTTCAGGGCGTTCAAGATGTTATCTCAAAATATGGATGGCTTAATCAATCGGCTTGGATGAATAATAGCGTTATTGGATCTCGATATTATATTGCGATGACGCTTATGAAGCAGCGTTTACTGAATGAAGCAACGCTAAATAGTAATAGTAGTTATTTCTATTGGGTAGACTCTGGGATGACTAACAGTTTTCATATTGAAGGTGAGTTAGATCAGTTCTATTTTACAAGAATACCAAAAGATAAATTTTTTCTAACATCATATCCATATTATACTAATACTGAAGTGCATGGTTATAATATGAATGGGATGATCGAAAGATGTGCTAGAAATCCGAACTATGTCTGTCGTGCTACTTTATTTGGCGGGACGAAGGAACAAATACAACAACTTACGCCAATATTCTATGATGAAGTAAGCTGGGCAATTAAGAATGGATATATGGGAACTGAAGAGGCATTTTATACAATATTGAGTGTTTTATATCCCGATTTGTTCAATAGAATAGAAATGCCAAATGGCGATATCAAGAATTTTTTGGGTACATTGAGGCAATGCTAGTATTTTAAAAAGGTTAAAGGAGCATATCGTGCGATTCCACGTCATGGGACTCCAACATACTGTTTCGTCCAAAGAGTTTGTTGCTTGTGCATACACTCAGAAGGTCGTCAAATTCGCGAAGATGATGACTGACCGTGGTCATACTGTTATTCATTATGGACACGAAGATTCAGATCTACAGTGTTCGGAACATGTACCAGTCCTTACAGATAAGGATTGGAAGGTAGCTTATGGTAATCATGATTGGAGGAAGCATTTCTTCAAATTCGATACCGGCGACCACGCTTATACGACATTCAATGCGAATGCAATAAGAGAGATCGGCAAACGCAAACAGAGGAACGATTTTATTTTGCCTTTCTGGGGATCTGGACACAGACCTATTTGCGATGCTCATCCAGATCTTATTTGCGTCGAGCCAGGGATCGGCTATGCTGGTGGACACTGGGCTAAATATAAGATCTTCGAATCTTATGCTATTTATCATGCCTATTATGGCCTGACATCTGTTAGCTCTTGCATACAGAATTGGTATGATACCGTTATACCGAATTATTTCAATCCAGATGAGTTTGAATTCTCCGCTGAGAAAGACAACTATTTTTTATTTTGTGGCCGCGTATATGTTGGTAAGGGCATCCATATTGCTGAGCAAATTGCAAAAGCAATCGGTGTTAAGCTTATTGTAGCAGGACAGAAGGGTGATGATTATGAATTGTCTAAAGATCCACTTATTGAATTTGTCGGATATGCGGATATTGAAAAGCGTAAGAAACTTATGTCACGTGCTAAAGGTTTAATTTTAGCCAGTCAATATAACGAGCCTTTTGGTGGTGTCCAGATTGAGAGTTTGTTCTCTGGTACGCCGACAATTACAACAGATTGGGGCGCTTTTACAGAGAACAATCTACACGGAATTACCGGTTATCGGTGCCATACTTTCGAGCAATTTGTTTGGGCTGCGAAGAATATTGATAAGATTAGTCCACATGCTTGCCGTGCCTGGGCACTTAATAATTTTTCGATGGAACGGATTGCCGGAATGTATGAGGAGTTTTTCGAGTCTATCTTGGATATTCATGGAAAACAGGGGTGGTACGAGCCAAAGCCAAATCGAACAGACTTATTGTTCAATAAGAAGTTCTACCCAGTTGTTGAGGAGAAGATTGATTATACACAAGTAGCAAAAGAGGAAGAGCCGTTTGCGAAACAGTTAGCTACTTGGATTAAGGAGGCTGTCGACCCGAAAGATGTAATCGATATCGGATGCGGTCCTGGGATTTATACTTATGCGATGACTAATGTAGGTATTAAGTGTATAGGTATAGATATCGACCCGCGTATCGCCGACGAGGAGGGTCTATTTGTTGAAGATCTGTTGCAATTAAATGGTAAATTTCAAAAGCAACTTGCGATTTGTTTAGAAGTAGCAGAACACATCGACCCACAATATTCTAACCAAATCGTAAAGCAAGTCTATGATTGTGTTTTGCCAGGAGGTATTCTGTTATGGACAGCGGCGTGTCCTGGTCAGGGTGGTGTCGGGCATATTAACTGCCGACCGAAGCAATATTGGCGTGAGAAGTTCGAAGCGCTTGGTATGGTCTATGATGACGCTTTGCATTCCAAGTGTATAGAGTATTGTCTGCAAGGCCCACACATGGGCTGGTTTATCAACAATCTACTATGCTTCCGCAAATACGCACCAGTTGTGGCGGAAGAGAACATTATTGTTAAGAAACCGAGTAAAAAGAAAGTCTAGCAGTGTCGCCAATTCTTCTTGCGGTATTTTGGTTTGATTTCTATCTCATTAGTGGTAGAGTACAAAATGGTTCCGTCGCATAGCTCTACACGGCCACGCTGCTCGTCTCTTTCGATATTACTCAAGCTATTAAAATCGCAGTAGCTGATCTTATACTCTCGCACCACCGATAGAGGAATTTCAATTGTTCCAAGATAGGCTGTGTCGAACATTAAACTAGATTGATTGATCATTTTGTTTTAATATAATAATAGCTGCTTCTACGAGTGCTTTGCCAGAATTGCCTGCTATGGCAGTTTGTCGTTCAAATCGATTTTGTGAAAGAACAGTGACTCTCGATTTATGCTCTGGATAATACACGATTTGTATACAATAGCCAAGGTTGTTTAATAACTGTATCACGAATCGTTCGTCATAATGTGACGTAGATGGGGAGAAGCGTGTTGTTGTTCCATCATCTAATACAACTTGCTCGGTATTATCACGCATACGGACGACGGTCATTCCCAATAATTTAGCTAATTCTAAATCATCAGATTGCGTCTGGATCTGCTCGTTTGGCATATAGCTCGTTCCCCTCATCGACAATTTCACGATTTAATCTAATTGCCAGATTACGTCGTAGATCTTTCGCTCCGCGTAGATCTTGATCGAACCATTTGGTGAATAGGTCTTCTATTTTGATCGGCTCAATCTCGGCTAGTTTCGCGTTTGGTGCTTCATCTTCAGATAGGTTAACAAATGTAACCTTCTTAGCACCCATTGCCAAGAATTTCTCGCGCACATCATTAATCTCATTTTGTGTGTAGTCTCTAGTAGTAGTTATTCTGATTATATTACCTGATATATCAGATTCTGTCTTACTATCTAGAAATTCATCAGCAAAAGTGCAGTATTGGGGTGGTATGGCTATATTAGGTTCTTGTAATCGTCCCTCTTTGAAAACATCTACAAAAATATGTTCATTCTTGTCTTGATCAAAAACAAAAAATCCATGCTCGGTGTCTCCCTCATCGAATTTGAACGGGATAATACTACCAGGATACCAAAGGTTATTTGACACTTGTTGACATAAATGAAAATGCCCAGCATAAACGCGATCGAATTTACTTTGGATAAACGTTACCATTGACCATCGCTGTAATAAGAAACATACATTTTGAATCGCATTGTTGACACCGATATGTGTCAACAATATGTCTTCTTTGTTTGCTTGTTTTTCTATTCGCTCTAATATCCGCATATAAGCAGATTCCGAGTAAACGAATGGAAGTATCCAATATCGCCTATCATCTATTTCTAATACCTTAACTGTATTAACAATAGTCAATAATTCACCAAATGGTTTTATGCTATTGATATTCCAACTATGCTTCAGGAACATATCGTGATTGCCTGGGAACGCAATCCACTGTTGGTTAAAATCATTCTTGGTCTCTTGAAAGAAATCGTAGGCTCCGCAAAGTATTTCTATTGATAGGTGTTGCCTATCGTGAAATAAATCACCAAGAACGACGATAGTATCAATATCATTCTTAAAGCAATAATTTCTTACAGTTTTGAGAGCCCACAAGATATCATCATTACGTCCAGAGTAACCGAGATGAACGTCAGCGACAATCGCTATTTTCGTCATGTCAAATTTCTTTTAATGGAGACTGTTATGTTTACTGAAAAACTAAATCGTGCTCTCGGCAATGTCGATCTCAATACGGATAAAGTGGCTTGGTTGAGATTCTGTGAATGGGCTCACTCATTTCATGACATAGACGTAAACTCACTAATAAAATATGATAATTTTGCAATGTTCGAGAAAAACGAGTTTAAGCTACCATTAAAATACTTGGAAGCAATTAAAGATTTATGGATTAAATGGAGTAAAGCAGTAGAGTTTGATAGATTAGCTAATATCTAGTTCTGATAGTATTTTATAAATCATGCAATTTGATTTATCAAAAATTGATGAGTATTTTCCATTCGATTCATTTAGAGATGGGCAGCGTGAATGTATCGAATTTATATTGAAATCCTTCGAATCAGGTAAGAAATTCGTAGTATTCGAGGGTCCGACTGGCTCCGGTAAGTCGGCTATCGGTATGACTATTACTAAATTCTTTCAGGCTAGTTATTACCTTACAGTCCAGAAAATTCTCCAGACCCAACTGATGAACGATTTTGGAAGTGGAGAAGTCGTTGATTTGAAGGGGCGATCTGCATACAATTGCGCTTTTTATGAGAATTTTGGCGCTGCAGCAGTAGCTAGGAAAGGTATGTTTCAAAAGGACTTGAACAAACATCTTACTTCTCCGCCATCATGCGACAAGGGCTACTGCCGTAAGAAAGACAAAGCCCGTCGCTGTGAATTATGTTTTCCATATTATCCTGATAAAGATGCAAATGTTGATCGAACATACGAGATTTTCATACACGGCACCTGTCCTTATTACAAACAAATTGCTAAAACGATGGTTTCTAGAGTAGCCATCATGAATTATAGCAGCTTTTTATATCAAAGAGGTGCTGGTAGATTCACAGTACGTGATTTGCTAATTGTCGATGAAGCCCACCAATCGGAGCCTCAACTACTTGATTTTATTTCAGTCACTATTGACGATAAGCGACTAAAGAAGCTTGGATATACTTTAGAAGAGCATGATATACCAGAAGCATATTATATATCCTTTAAAGACAATGAGATTCTAGCTAAAGTCCAAGCTATAGCTCAGATGGCGGATGATAATGAGGATCTAGAAACGGCGGATGAATATGAGAGACTATCACGTCGATTGAGCTCATTTTTTAGGAGTATAGAAGAAGAGGAGGAGTGGGTAGCTGAATTTAAGAAACTTGACGGATATAACGTCGTTACTTTAAAGCCGGTATTTGTACACTCAAAGTCGCACAAGCTATTGTTTAATCATGGTGATAAGATATTGTTGATGAGTGCAACAATATTAGATGTCGACATATTTTGCGCATCATTAGGAATACCAAGGAGCCAAGTAGCAGCTTATCGTATGAAGAATCGATTCCCCGTCAATAATCGACCAGTTGTTGTTGACGCTGCTGCGAAGATTGTTGGCGGTCCTGCTAAGATGCACGAATGGTCGTCGAAGTTAGTCAGAAAAACCGACCAGATATTAGATAAGTATGAAAATGTTCGCGGTATTATCCATACTCACAATTTTGCAATAGCTGAATTGTTGGTGGCGAAATCACACCATCGGGAAAGATTCTTATTTCAAAAGAAATTCGCTAGTAAAGAGGACATGCTTAGGAGGCATAGCGATAGTGAGAACACTATCATCGTTGCACCAGCATTGCATGAGGGATTAGATTTACGTGGAGACCTGAGCCGTATTCAATTGATTTGCAAAGTACCATGGCCAAATTTTAAAGATAATAAGCAGTTAGCAAGAAGACTGGAATTAGATCAGAGATATTACACATGGCTAACTGCTCTCAAACTCATCCAATCGTGCGGTCGCTCAATCCGTAGTGATACAGATTGGGCTCACACTTATGTTTTAGATGAGGTTTTCTACAGATTTATGAGAGATGCTGCGTCTATGATACCAGGGTGGTTCAAAGATGCTGTAGAATATGGGGATTTACATAGGTTGCAGATTCAGTCTGCAGATCAAAGTGAGGTAGAAGACGATATTCCATTTTAGGTATCATCATGAATTATTATCAACCACGGGAGCTTATTAAAGATGGTAAACCTGCTGGCCTATTTCACTATACGTGCCAAAACAATAATAGAGTATGGCCTGTCGGATTATGCGCAGAAGATTGCCCAGGCCATACGACGGAACAAGAAGCTCGCGATCATTGGCGGTCATATCTAATTCTAGGCATCGAATTCACTCCAATTACCCAGGAGTGGCCAAAAGAAAAGTGTGAATCTGAAGGTTGTAATGAGCAGGCAACAATGGTTGGATGTACTAAAAACGAACCTGGAATTTTCAACCATCGCAGATTCTGTACTAAGCATGCAACAATAGAAGAGATGGCTAAGTTTATCGAAGCTGGCGATTCTATGTCGTCCTATTAATTATCTCAGAGCTGCAATAATCTTCTGAATGACTGGAGATTTTAAGATTTCCTTCATTTGATCTGATTGAGCAATTTTTATAATCATCTTTTTAGCAGCAGTTTTACCATGTTTCTTAATAGTATTGACGATTTCGTCACCGACTCCAGTAATGGTGCCACTATCTTCTAGAGGAATACATACAACTGCACAAATATACACACGGCCATCGTTAGAAGGCTGTACTGCTACACCAATTTCTTCGACATCTGGATGTAAAATTGCTTCTCTATGTGGTTTTGAACCTATCCACAGCGACACCACCATTTCTGGATCGCTTCCGTTCCCCGCATATAATACCTCACCAGAGCTAGAATAAGCATAACCGGATGCTCGCATCCTATCGGATAATTTTGGGTATTTTACACCTCTCAAGACATGCCCAAACTGCCCAGTATCAGCCATTTGCTTAGCTTGTATTGTAGCCGCTATATCGATAGTATTATTATGCTTCAATAGGTTCAGTTTTTTATGCTTGCGTGTTTGATTTATAGTACTGATTATCTCTGTAGTTGCTACTGATTCGGCCAACAACAGAGATAATTGGTGTTCAAACTTGATAGTGCAGGCATCCATGTATTTATGTTTGAATGATTTCGAAAGTAGGTATTGCATCAAGGAGACAGCATGAAAACAAGTAAGACGAAAATCGATATTGCTGTAACGTGTGAGGGATGCGGGCGAAAAATACCAAAGGAGAGATTAAAAGCTATCCCAGATACAGTTCTTTGTGTACAATGTGCAACACAGTCTGAAAGTGAGAATAATATGGATTATATTGTTCCACTAGTGGATTATGATCCCAGCGAACTACTTGATGCAATATCATCGGATGATTAGATAATATGACCAATATCACACATCTGCCACAAACAGCGTCTGATGGTTTGGAGGTATGTGATGCCTATGGCTCGATATGGAAATATGACCTCCAAACTAATTCTTGGGTTAATATTGGTGCAGTTGGCGACTCACCGATTGTGACCGAATCAAAAGACGGGTTAGTTTCTCCAGTTATTTATACTCGTATTAATGCAATATCTCAAGCGGTTCGAGATGGTCTCAGTTTCGACTTCTTAAAGATATATCCATATGTGCATGGATATTATTATTTGTTTCAATCTTCAAATCACACAATCACATTTGAACCAGAATCGAATAGTGATTTGAGAATGGAGATAAGTAGACCAAGGCTACTTTCGCTTTTATCGCAATTAAAATGTCCAGGAGAACAAGGTGTAGTCGGCGATCAAGGAGATGTTGGATTAGATGGGGAAACCGGGGCAGCAGAGTTAAAATATTCTGCTGTAATATCTGATTCAATACTATCAATAAATGTACCTGTCGATAATTCATTAGGAACTCCGATATCGCTGAGAGTTTTTGCTAATAGCTCCAACACTCCGACAATTACAATAAAAATAATTGGTTCAGAGTTTGAAGTTCTACAGTCTACTATAGAAATAGATTTAGACTTTACATTTTTTGATTATTCTGATGGCCAGTTGGTTGGCCAAATAACGAGTTCAGAATGGGGAACAATAAGATGGTATTATAAAGCCCTACAAATGGGTAGGAAAGGTATAAAGGGCGCTGATGGCGGAGAGTTTTTAAGTGTTATATCTGATACTATTAATGATTCTAATTTAAGATCGAATACAGCTGTTATATTGATGCGTGATGGTGATGGTGTCGGAATAATTAATTATCTTTCGGCAGCACTATTTAAAATAAACTGCGTGTCGAAAGTGGCTGTTAATCATTTGTGCTCTACCACAACAACATCATTAACAGATTCATATGCAGCGTTGCAGATGAGTATAAATAATTGCAAGAATATAACTAGATTTATTATGGATCCGATAGTTGTAGATATACCAAAGCTTGTTTTCAGTGAATGGACACCGACAAGTACGTGTTTGCGGCAACGCCATCTTGCCGCTACTAAGCTATCTTGGATGGATTTTACCAAAGTTGGTTCTGATATGAAACCCTGGCATAAAGCTAATGAGAATACTGCCAGCGATCCTGGTTACCCATGGGCAATAGTCGAAGAATCAGATCCTGGGCAATTGTGTTGCCAGGAGGATTTTTTCTTTTGCTCAAATGTAAATGACGTAACAGGTGCCTGCCCAATTAATCTTGTAGATGATTTACAAACGCCAGCGTCGTCCGCTTATGGCTGTGATTGTGATTGTCCTATATCATTCTTATTAGAGGGTGGATATGATTTTGAAGATGTTAAAATGATTAGCGTAGATGATAAATCTTCACAAATTGCTGTTTGTAGTATAAATGGCGAGGCGCACGAATATAATCTTACTGTCGATGTCGATACACCGACAGCGACTATAACTGTCAGTTGGAAGTTGGAATATGACTCATTATGTGATGAGGCTAGAGAGGTATATGCTGCACAAGTTAGCAACATACCGAATTTTGTGTTTGATCCAAGAGATGCGGTTTCTGAAGCAAATTGCCCAATAAGCTGGGGAATTACAGACAAAACAACACAAACAACAACAATATCACGATCTGATAGTAGCCCACAGTCGCTATCTACAATAGGGACGCTATCGTTTAATTTTGTCGGTACGTCAGGAACAATTATCACTACAGCTACCATCAACACCTTAAGATTAAATTGCTGTCTTGGATATAAATTGACTGTTTCTGTTAGTGCAGTGGAGGCGACATCTTGAATTGCCACGCATTTAGTAATAGAACAGATATCACAGATGGCACTATTGTTCTAGACAATAGTGGCGATCAGTGGCAATATAATAGTAAATTGAATATATGGTCTTGTATTGGTAGCTTTCAGACTATTCCAGTTGTTACAAGCACTAATGATGGATTGATTTCTCCGGCTATTTATTCACGCATCAATGCAATATCAGAAGCAGTCGCCAATGGGCTAAAGTTTGATGCTCTTAAAATATATCCACACACATTAGGTTATTATTATTTATTTCAATCTTCGAACCATACGATTACATTTGAACCTGAATCAGCAAACGATCTCAGGATCGAAATAAGCAGACCAAGATTGCTATCACTTTTATCACAATTGAAGTGTCCGGGAGCACAAGGAGAAGTCGGCGAACAGGGTGCTACAGGTGATTCTGGTGTTGCTGGAAAAGCAGAAGCAAAACATATAGCTGTTGTAGAAGGCTCAACATTAACGATTGATGCTATTGTCGGATCTACGATTGATACTCCAATATCGTTGCGTTTATTCAGAAATGACTCTTCTGAAAGCTCATTAACAATTTGGCAGCCAATCAATGGTGATGATTTTATTATAATTTATTCAGAATTCGAACTTAGCATAGGTTCGTTTTTAAATTATGATCGTGTCGGATCTATTCTATATGGAGAGTTGATATCTAATGAATGGTCTAGCGACACATGGTATTACAAAGCAAACGAGATTGGACGAAAAGGAACACAAGGTGTAGATGGTTCTGGGTTCTTTGATGTTGTCGAGAATAGCTTAGTAGATGATACTCTTAATGCAACAGAAGCTATTATAACATTGCGTTATAACAATCCACAGCCAGATATCTATTTCTTTTCTGATACTTTATTTTCAAAGAATTGTGTTTCTAAACTTGCTATTTCGCATACTTGTAGCACTACTAATGTTGATGATCTTAGTACTGTTGTTGATCTCTCGCTTGCTGCTGTTAGATCAACAACGGAAACTTGCAAAAATATTACACGATTTCAATTTATAGAAAAGCAAACTACTGCACCTACACTAGAGTTCGTTGAGTGGACTCCTATAGAAGCCTGCTGGACACAGCACCAAGCAAATCAATTTAATTGGAAGGATTTTACTCCAGCATCAATAGTTGCTTGGAGAGAAGCAAATTCAAGTACAAATCGAGACACACGATATCCGTGGTCTATTATCGAACCGCAGTTTCCGGGGCAGAGATGTTGCCAAGAGGATTTCTTCTTTTGTTCGAATGTGAATGATGTTGCTGGTGGTTGTCCTGTTTTGCTTATCGAGCCTTTTGTTCCGCCGACAACAGAGTTATGCTGTCCGTGCGATTGTCCTAGTTATTTAGATAATAGCCTTGAGATAAACCTGCCATATAATGCAGACTCGTCTGTTGATCCGACCTGTGTAGGATTCGATTGTGTAATTGATGGTACGTTACAACATTATGATATCACAATTAATGTCCCATCCACCAATAATGGCTCTATAACTACGAATATCACACTTAGCACAATTTTTAATTCGATTTGCGACGAAGCCAGAGCGATCAGTAGTGCATCATGTCCGGAGTATCCAGACACAAGTACATGCCCCGTCTCATGGTCAGCAGTATGTTCAAATAGTAACGTCCCTGGTGGGAAGAAATATTCTACAATTGGTTCAGCATTAACGTTTGCATATTCTGGACCAAGCGGTGTTGCACTTGAATTTGGAATTGATATTAACTTAGCAGGCACTAGTTGCTGTTTAGGGTATTCGGTTTTAGCTTGTGCGATTGGTCCGTCAACTCGACCAACAACGACGCCAGCTCCGTCTACGACACCATCACCTACACTCGGACCAACACCAACTCCGCCGACAACAATATCGCCATATCCGACGACGACGCCAGCTCCATCTACGAGCTACACTCCGCCCATAACTACGCAAAAGCCAACAACAACGCCTGGACCAACTACATCTGAAGCGCCTCCTGAAGTAATATGCCCAGGAAAATGCACGTGGTATTTGTCCGCTGGCGGTGGTACATGGTCTAAAGCTACCAACCCATGTACGCCAGGATGTTATTGTCCGACGCCAACCAGCAGTACACCAAGGGCACCATATGGCGGAGGATATATTGCTTATACAAGATGCAAACCCGGTAGCGGACCAGAGCCATCGCCGTCGCCATCACCAGAGCCACCAGGATCGCCATCGCCATCGCCATCACCAGCAGGAGTTTGTAGTTATACTATAACAGCGCAAATAGATTGGGCTACACAGACTGATTTCGATTTGTATGGTAAGCGTGGATCTGAAGCCGCATGCTATTTTGGTTCGCCAATCGTTGGTGGCCACCATGCATCTGGCGGATTAACGTTAAATAACGATGTGTACCCATCATGTGATGTAGGTCCACCAGATCCGCCTGAAATAATTAGCGGCACATATGCTGTTGGACATACTTTCCAATTTTGGTATAATAGATGGAGTGAGGACGGTGCTGCGGGATGTATAGATGGTGATGTAACTTCGCAGAGCATAGTTGTACAGAACACAGGAACCGGCAATATAACTGTTAACGGTATAAATCTAACACCAGGCAGTTTCGCGGCGTTTGGATCGTCTATAACATTCGATATGAGGCGTCATGATGTGCCTGATGGTAGTGGTACACCTATTGTTGTAGCTTGTGCGTAGTATATAACCACATGGCTAAATTAACTATTGGTATGGCACATTACGATGATTTTGACGGAGTGTATTTCTCCGTGCAAGCTCTTCGAATGTATCACGATATGAGTGATATTGAGCTAATTGTTATTGATAATTCGCCACACACAGATGCTGGTAAGACAGTTGCTACATTTATTAATGACACGGCATTCGCAAAATATGTAGCCTATGATGAGGTTATCGGCGCAGCGAATGCAAAAAATCGTATATTTCATGAGGCACAAAGTGATCTGGTTTTATGTATAGATTGTCATGTTATGCTACCGCCTGGATCTATTAGACGTCTTATTAATTGGTATGATTTCAACCCGAACAATAAAGACTTATTAACAGGGCCATTGGTTTACAATAATTTGCAAGACATTTCAACACATTTTGATTTATCTTGGCGTGGCGATATGTGGGGTATTTGGAGTAGGGCTTGGTCGTGTCGGTGCGGTAATCATTTTTCGATTTCTATCCCAGTTAATTTATTGACAGATGCTATAGTTCATGATCTGATGAATTACAATTCAGTATACACGCAATGTCCTAATTGCGGAATAGTCTATCCCAAGATCTCATATGCTGGCCACGAAGCATATTTTCATAATATTGGATGCAGACAATTAGGTCTCAATATAAACGATTCTCCTTTTGAGATACCAGCTAATGGAATGGGTCTTTTTTCTTGTCGTAAAGAGGCTTGGCTTGGATTTAACCCAGCATTTCGTGGATTTGGTGGAGAAGAAGGCTACATCCATACCAAATATCGCCAAGCTGGCCGGCGATGCTTGAACTTACCGTTTCTTCCATGGGTTCATCGTTTCCTACGTGCGAGTTCCGTTTCTTATCCATTGAATTATTGGGATAGGGTACGCAATTATGTCATAGGACGTCAAGAGCTTCATTTATCTGTAGATGATGTCCATAATAACTATGTCGGCCATGAGAAACCGATAGATGGAAAATCATGGGACTATCTTATTGAAGATCCAATTGCACATATTGATGCACCATGTTCAGAATGCCAGCATATAGGTTCTAATATTGATGAAGCATTCACTTGGACGGCAACGCATCCACACAATATGGGATGTCATATGCCACGTTTTCGTGAGCTTGCTTCGAAATGTGAACACATAACAGCCATGGTTAAGCAAAAAGAGTTTGATGTTGCTCTGTTAGCGGGCCACCCAAAAACTTTGCGTGTCTATACATTAGAGCCGTCGCCAATTCATAAACAATTAGCTGACTTAGTCAATGATATAGATTACAAAACTGAAAGTGTCGACTGGTTGGCATTGGATGATATTGAAGAAACAGATCTTTTAGTGATTCATTCTTTCCATCGTGCAGATAGACTATATGCAGAGTTGTCGAAATTTGGTAAGAAAGTTCGTCGTTGGATTTTGTTGCGGTCTACTGAAGTATATGGAGAACAAGGAGAATCTTTTGGACCTGGTTTATTCCCGGCTATGCGAATGTATATGCGCGAACATCCCGAGTGGTCAGTGATCGAGCACGATAAACGTGATTTTGGTTATACTCTGCTTAGTCGAGATCCAGCAGATAAAAAGAAGTTGCCGCCATTCACTAAAATGGTTTGGAATTACACAAAAGCGATTGCAAAACATAATCTTTCTGGTAGAAAGACGGCGAGATTAGAAACTATCGAAACTAGATTGGATAAATGTGCTCTTTGTATGTGTCGCACTCGTAATCGTTGTACAATATGTGGTTGTTTTTTGGATATAGGACCAGGCGAAATGGATGGTAAAGCTCTATGGCCTGAATCTTTTTGCAGTTTAGGTGAATGGTTTGAAGAGGATGATCGATGATCAAATCACTTCACAATCTTTATAAAGGTGCAACAATTGCTGTTGTTGGATCGGGGCCGACAGCCACCAATTACACACAAGGTAAGGTTGATGTTTCAATAGGTGTTAATGGGGCAGCTAAATTTTGTTCGAACCCTAGAGCAGATAAGTTCGATTATTTTATGTGTGGAGATGTTAAATCATCAACATTTGATTGGTTTAACATTGTTTGCTCTAGAGTTAGAGTAATTGCAAAGTTGACTGCTGCACCAGACAAAATTCTTTATCCAGATGCGCTATTTCCAAACATTAAGCGTGATGCTGTCCCAACCGCAAAGCAAAATTCAATAATATTACCTTTACCAATTAAGCCACATCTTACTTTTATATATAAATGGTGGAAACCAGATCGGCTTAAAAATGACATGAATTATCTGATGTTTGGTGGGACTATCAGTTGTTGTGCTGTTCAGTTAGCTTATATTATGGGAGCTGCTAAGATTGTATTATACGGTTGTAGCTTCACAAGCACAGGCAATCACTATTTTTATTACACAAGAAGACCGGGCACTATTTCTGATAGCCAGCGTGCAGTTATGAGTATGGTTATTAGCGAAATAAAGAAACGCGGAGTCAAGATTGAAGCTGTTGGTCACACGATGCTTGAATTAACTTAACAATAGAAAGACGAAAAATGTCAACTGCTACAATTATAATGTCGGTATTGAATGAGGAATATACAGAAAAGACGATTGATACAATTGTAGCCAACACGACGCCTGGATTGATCGATGAATTTATTATTGTTGACGATTGTAGTAAAGTACCTGTTGTAATAGATAGGCCGAATGTTAGAATTATACGAAATCAACTGCGGGAAGGCTTGCAACGATCGCGTAATATTGCTGCTTCTGCTGCAAAATCGCCAATTATAGTATCAATAGATGCACACGTTAAGGTTGCATCAAATTGGTTACCGCCGATTATTGCTAGATTGACAGAACGGTATAATTGTGTTGGTGTACCTCTAACTAGAGGTCTTGATGCGCCGACTTGGATGGAAACTACAGCCGCTTATGCCAAGACTGGTTGGCGTTGGAATCTTGATTTTAATTGGATTCACGACGATGGTCGCGATATAACACCATGCTTAGCTGGCCATTGTTTTGCATTTACTAAACAATGGTGGGACGAAATCGGTGGATTTGATATTGGGATGTATAAATGGGGATGTGAAAATATTGAATTCTCATTGCGTACTTGGCTGGCTGGCGGCTCAGTTGAGATTATTCGCGATTCGATAGTAGCGCACTGGTTCAAGAAAAATTTCAACTATGATCTTGATACTACGACTCTCGAACAGAACAAAGCACGGATAGCTGAAGTATGGTTCAATGATTATAAGAAACTTTTTTATCAGGCCATACGCAAGAAACCTGGCGATATCAAGTTCGGCGATATATCAGAACGCACAGCTATACGAGATCGAATTCAGAAGCGACCATTTGAATGGTTTTTAGATAATTTCTTGCCGGACCTGCGTGGTATAGAAATGTTGAAAAATAAGCATGCTAATGCACGTATCGCCATATTAGGTGCTGGGCCATCTTTAGATCATGTAACTAGTGGGATATTAGATGATTTTGATGTTGTTATTGGCGTGAATTATAATGCATTAGTATTCAGTTGCGATTATGTTATTTTCCATGATTTAAAACCAGCAGAAGCAGTAATAGATGCCAATCGTTATCTTCCAAACCAGTTACTTATTCCTAAAAAATTGAAAACTGGGGCTGGTTCTACGTTGGTTGAGCCGCCACATAAGTTTTCCGATTGTGTGACTTTTGAGCTCGGATCGCAAGATAATGATTCTTGCTTGAATAATAAAGACCAACCATTCTTTCACCATGCCTCTACCGTTCATACAGCGATACATATAGCAGCGTTCATTGGAGCGAAGTCTATAACTCTATTTGGGTGTGATGCAAGACTTGCTCCTGACGGTCGCAGCCACACTACCTTGGTTCCGCAGTATAATAAAGGTAAATACTGGCCTGACAACAAAGATACTGAAAATTATATAGCTCGAATCAACCGGGGATACGATATGCTACTTGGGCCATTAAAGAAATGGAATATTCAATTGCTGCGTTATGAATATATGGTTAGCAGTCAAAGAGCAGCAGGGCTTCAAAGGTAATTATTATGGCTGTTGTGGCGCTATTAGTTGCATTGGTGGCTCTAGCTGTCGCACTCATAGCACTCGGACTAGTTGTAATAATTTATCGAGAAGCCTTTGTTAATCGCAACTTGGAAAGACCGATTACGCAAGCTCCCACCGGAGGAAATTCCAGAGAGCAAAGAGCTACAGCGCGAACTGCTAATGCCACCGAGCAGCCTATTTCCTCTTCATTTCTCAACGCGCCAGATATTACCCCCGAAACGCTTGCCCCATTGCTTGGACGACCACCCTTGCCTAAAGGTGGATTTGGAACAAAAGTCGTCACAAAGCGTAATAGCTGACGAAGAGTTAGAGGAATCAATTTTTGTATTTGGATTAGATGGATTACAGGACGACTGTATAACCAGGAGAACGGCAATGAATGCAATCGGTATTGATATTGGAACTAAGAATATAGTTCTTTCTTTTCGCAATAATAAAAAATTAATATTTATTAAAGAGATTAATGGCTATTACTTAATTCCGCGTCCTAGTAAATTCATAGAAAATATGTTGGACGATCCCAACAAGACACGCTCTGATGGGACACGCCGACCAGCAAAATGGATTCGTTTAGATGGCAAGGATGGGATTTATATTTTGGGCAAGGATGCTGAAGAATTAGCTTATGCACATAACGATACTTTATTGCGACCGATGGCAGAAGGTGGAGTCGCTCCAGACGAAGATGCATTGATGATCCTATCAAGCATTGTACAAGGTTTGCTGTCGATGTGTGAACATGATGCTGGTGTATTCGAACCAGAGATTACATTATGCTATTGCACAACAGCAAAAGCATTGAATCATGCAATGAATATCGACTACCATCAGCAAGTTTTGAATTTAATTATCTCTAGCTATGAGACGACATCGACAATCAAGACAACTTCTATCAAAGAATCGCATGCACTTGTCCTAAAAGAGACAGCTGATGCTACTGGTATTGGTATATCATGGGGAGCAGGAACTGTTACAGTTAGTTATGTTTTGTGGGGTAATGAGATTTATTCGTTTAGTTGGGTTGGTGCTGGCGATTGGATTGACTCAGAAGTTGCTAAACGACATGGATATGATCCAGATGCACCTCGTAAGAAATCAGCAGAAACACCAACAACCGTTTGTCGCACAAAAGAAACGATTGATTTGACACATAGTTATACATCGCGGCTTGAATTAGACATTATATTGCATTATCGCATTCTTATTCAAAATGTGATTCGTGGAATTGTTCAAGGTTTTATCGATAACGAAACAAACGCGCGTATTGATAAACCGATCGATGTATTTATGGCTGGTGGGACGTCAAGTCCGTCTGGATTTGAGGAAATGGTCGCCGAATTATTCCAAGAAGAGAAGATGCCGTTTGCTATCAACAAAATAAAACGATGTAAAGATCCGCTATTTGCTGTTAGCGAAGGGTGTCTTATCGCAGCAGAAACATCTTAAAAATATGCAAGTCGACGCTAGTCAATATTCCGGTCCCAAAGAATTTGCGCATTTACATGTGCATTCTCTGTTTAGCTCTTTAGATGGCGTTCCTTCTGCAGAGCAATATGCTGATGCATGTTTGAAATCTGGTTTTCCGGCTATGGCCGCTACAGAGCATGGCCATATGGCGTCGTTTCCCGATATGTATTTTGCTTTCAAGAAACGAGGCTTAAAATATGTCGCCGGATCAGAAGTATACTATAATGATTATGAAGAGCTACGTAGAAAATTCGATGGAGTTGGCAAGAAACCGAAATCTTTACCAGAGTCTTTGCAATTTCGTATCACACGTAATCGCCACCTTACTATCCTGGCAAAAAACGCTATTGGTGTTTCCAATTTAATAAAATTGACGACTTTGGCGTGGGAAGACGCTTATGGTGGTAAACCGCGTATTTGGTTTGAGAAGCTGTGCGAACGTAAAGAGGGTTTAATAGTCTTATCTGGCTGTATAAATGGCCCATTAGCATATGAATTGCGATTAGATATTGAATCCAATATTCAAAAAGGTAAACCGTGCTCGCGTAGTAAAGCCGATAGAACGGCATTGGAATATCTGAAGAAATTCAAGGATGTGTTTGGTGAGGACTTCTTTATAGAAGTGCAGATGCCATGTATCCCCGAATTGCATGACGTAGAGGTATTCCGCAGTTTAATTGAATATGCTGATGGGTGTGGTGTCAAAGCAGCAGTCACCAACGATAGCCACTACCTGACACGTGACGATGCATATCTTCAAAAGATTATGATGGCGGTCGATCAAAAGACCAATATTTATGATAAAAACATGTTCGCATCGCAGGGCGACGAGCAATTTTTTAAAACGAGGGCTGAGCTTTGGGCAACATTCAAGAATGGTGGTTATTCAGATGGTATAGATGACGCTAAATTTGAGGAGATATGCGATAATACGTTACTGATAGCAGAGCGATGCGACAAGCTTGCACCAGATACATCTCCTAAAATCCCAAATTGGTCTACTATAGAGCCAGGCACAAATGCAAATGATGCATTGCGCAAAATAGTAGACCAACAACTCCAATTGCGTAGCTGGGATAAGAGTACTGAAAGATTTCCTTGTGATGGGCGAGATGTTACATATGCAGAACAAGCAGAGATAGAGCTGAATAGGTTTATTGATAAAGGCTTCTCCAGTTACTTCTTAATCACTAGAGACTGGATACAATGGGGTAAAAAGCAAGGATGGATTTTCGGACCACGCGGTTCGGCTGCTGGTTCACTCGTATGTTATCTGTTGGGGATTCATAATATCAATAGCCTTAAATGGAAATTGAGTTTTGATCGTTTCTTAGCTAGTTCGCGTGGTGGTTATCTTTTAAAGGTTAAAGTTGATGGATGAATATATAGATTCTTTGCGATCACTACATGCTGCAATGAGCGATTATTTATTATTAGTTGGTGAACCATGTCCATTATTAGGACAACTCTGCATGCGTCTTGTTGAGATAATAGGTTGTCTGCCTCCAGGCAATGAACCACAGACGGATAACTTAGACAAACTCACATCACTTATTTTAGAAGCTGCTATACTTGGTGTTATAAATAGATTAGAAGAACTACAACCAAAATCTGAACCGTGTCTGCGAAGTGCAAAGGATTGTATGAAAATCACAGGCACACTTAATACACACGATCGTTGTGGCGTATTTTTCAAAGTGCTTGGCATAGCAATAGCTGGTTTACAGGAAATTACTGGTAGCGAATATCCACAACTTTCAGACGGCAGTGGCAAAAAGCTTAGAGGTACACAATGAAGATTTCAATATACGCTTGCGGCTATAGTATTGACAATGGCAAGCCTACGCAACGTGGTGCTTGTGCTGCTGGGCTGCATTATGTTGATGATCACGATCGTAGGGCTATTAGAGTTATCAGTGAACCTGTTGGTAATAGTACAGGGCCTCAATGCGATTTAAAAGCCGCTATATTGGGTTTGATGAGTATTAAGGCGACTCCTGTATTACGATTGCGCAAAGCATCAGTTGAGTTAATTACAACAAAGTATGTTGCGCAATTTATGGAGCGTACGGATGGTGAATTTAAATTAATACCAAAGAAGAATATTGAATTGATACGCCGATTTCGCGAAAAGGCTGACTTGTTCGATAATTTGGCTGTGCAGGTAGGGACAAAAGAGCAATTACAACAATCTTTCGACATAGCCAAAACAACAGTAGAAACTGGTATTGGTAGTGACAGCGAAACAATCATGACAACAACATAATAGACATAGATCTCAATATGGGAAAATATGATTTTGATACCATTGTGAAGGCCGCATACAAGAAAATCAATCGGCTTGGATTACCTGTGATCTATACCAAGAGATTAGATTTTGAGATAGAACAAATTCGTATGCAGGGAGCTCAAAGGTATTACGAAGATTTAATAGAGTCTGGTAAGAAGTTTGATAAAAACCCAAACCAGTTGCTGCTGCCGTGGTTGCTAGATCGATTTACTGGTGATGCTGATATTGATCCTATTGCGCATAGAGACGGACCGCTGATGCTCAGTGCGAAGTATGATGATGTTCAAGATATTCTAAAGAAAACTGGAAAATTGCCAGTAGATATTCGCCAAGATGATGATAAACCGGATATTGATATTGATTGTTTACCAGAGGTAAGGAACCAAATTAAGGATTATGTCGCTAAACGCTATGGCAAGCATAATGTGGCCAGTGTTGGTACTTGGCAAGCTTATTTATTTAAGCAAGCCATTGCAGATGCTTATGCTGGTCTTGGCCTGGAAAAAATCAATCGAGATCAAGGAGCCAAGAACAGAGCGATCGAATTAACAAAGATTCTGCCAGATGAAGTTAATGAGATGCGAGAAGGTGGATATGGTGTTTGTAAGGGGCGTGTGAAAGAAAACGGTGTCGATAAAGAATGTGGTGTTAAGCACAAAGGTTTAAAATGTCCGCAATGCCAGAGTGAAGATACTGATACGCCAACTATTGCTATGATAATGAGAGATTATCCAGAAATTGGGAAATTCATAGCAGAAGATAAAGAAGTACATCAACAAGTAATTGATACCGCTATTCGTCTAGTTGGTCGCATCAAGCATGCTGGTAAACATGCTGGTGGTCTTATTATTGCAGATCGAGACTTATTCGGTAATGTGCCGATGCAATATGATAAAAAGACCAATCAATGGGTTAGTATTTGGACGGAAGGTCGTAATACACAACTGTCGAAGTTTGGTTATGTTAAGTGGGATGTGCTCGGATTAAAGAATCTGTCTTATATAAAGACAGCTTGTGCGATGATTAATGAGAATCACGGAATTTCTTTTGGCGACCGGCTCGAAGGTTGGGATGAATCAGATCCTATTAATAATGTTGCTGGATATTATTGGGAGAATGGTGAAAGAAAAGCGATACCGCTTGAGGATCCGGCAGCACTAAAATTAGCTAATGACTCGCAGACTGACAGCATTTTCCAATTTGATACTGACCTTGCTAAACGGACGCTATCTGCTGGCGTGCACGGTTTTCGCGATTTATTGATCTTCAATGCAATGGGACACCCTGGCCCGATGCAATCTATACCTGATTACGTTAAGAATAGAGATGATTACAGCAATAAATGGGCAAAAGGAGAACATCCAGATATTGTTGAAATTCTGAAACCAACGAGCGGTGTGATTGTGTTTCAAGAACAGCTTACATCTATCTGGCAATGCGTTGCCGGGTTTACAGGTCCAGAGTCTCAAGACGCTAGAAAAGCTGTTGCAAAGAAATGGAAGGAAAAGCTTAAGCCAGTTAGGGAACATTGGCTAGTTGGTGCTAGCAAAAAGATCGGTGAATCGAAAGCACGTGAATATTGGGATAAGATGGAGACATTCGGCCGCTACGCCTTTAATTTGAGTCACGCTATTTGCTATTGTTTATGGGCGTATCGCTGTTTGTGGCTTAAGGCACATTATGCTGAGGAATGGTGGGCTAGTGTGATGGGGACGTGCGATCAAAAAGCACTTGAGCGTTATATGAGTGCTGCACGTGGTGAGAATGTAAATTTTGGTGAGATTGATATTGCAAAGCTTACATTGCGTCCTACTGCACATTCTGGCCCGAGTGTGCAGGATAAACATATTGCATTAGGATTAACCAGTTTAAAGAAGATTGGTGATAAGGCGGCAGATGCTTTTGTAGATAAAGTTGGCAATAATGTTTATGTTGATATTGATGATTTTATAGAGAAGAAAGGTAAGAGTAAGATTCTCTTTGAGCGTCTTATTAAACTAGGCGCATTTACAAAATTACATCCCAACAAAAGAGCTACTTGGATGTGGTATTTGCACCAGCACGGTACTGGGACTGTTGAGGAATTTGAATTTAAGGATGTTGACGAACAGGCTAAGGTGGAGATAGTTGAATCTAAAGCACAGCAGCTTAGTAAAAAATCGAAGTTGAAGACTTTTAGCTATCCAATTAAAATTCTGAAGGCTTATCATGTTCGTCGCCTTATGGCGAAAGCTAATTGGACTGAAGAGACGATTGCTGCAGAAAGAGATCGTCAAATCGCAGTATTCAAACAGACATATCCTAAACGAAAAGTAATACCAGCTAAAATCTTGAACTATCGGCCTACTATTAAAGTTACACATAAAGATATTATTGATTTATATCCTGATGACTACGAATTTATTCAAGTGCTTAAATTTGAAAAGGAATTTTTGGGTTATCATTGGCATTCTCCGATCGATCTATATCGAACTAGTGGCAATCATACAGTCGACAAATCCAAGTTAAATGATTGTTTAGAAGGGGTGATAGAATCTATTGTGCAAGCTAAGACTAAAAAAGGCTCTGATATGCTTCGTATCGTGGTCTCTGATGGTCATAAGACGTGCTTGGTGCTAGTTTGGGAACAAGATATAAGAAACCAAACTAAGAAGAATCTGACTGTAGATAAAGGTGTTAGAATGAGGGTAGATTATGACAAAGATCGCAATAGTTTTGTTTTGAAGAGAGGTACTGTTATTGAACCTCTATGGACAGAAGAAGCCTGGCAAAGGCGACAATCTGACGCAGAATAATTCTTAGATCTTCTAATCAAAAGCGTTGCTATAGTTTGTGTTATTCTAGGTATATATATCTAGATAAAATTTAATTATAGATTGGAGGCTCAAAACACAGGTACAACATGTCGACTAATATAACTGAAAACAATATCAATGTGCTATTATATAAAATCAAGAATTTGGTATATTTCGATACTTTATTTGCGCTTGAAGAAGACTTTAATAAAACTGGATTGAGTGTGCAACTTTCTGGTGGCAATAGAGTAATATTGTGTAAGATTATTGGAGGTAAAGCAAAAGCATCGGTAGCGATGGAAGATTATATATTCCTTGGTCCTTTTGCGTATGCTGAAGCTAAACAAGAAATATCGGGGCGCTTAATTTCATCAATTTCTGATTTTGTAATGAACCATGCTGGATCGCCAGACAAAATTGAGAACTTGCCACGTTTATGGCAGCAGGGCGTGAAAACGTACGGTCAAGTGATTCGCATAATAGATGAAGATATACAAGAAATTGCACAAAGCATAAATGGGTAGCTATCATATTCCACTACCGCCTGGGCGAGGATGTAGGATTGTTAATCCATCCGATCCATCAACCATAATACCTAGTAGAGCGTCGGATATCATCCTACATAGCTTGATAGGGCGTATCGCTATTTGCGATGACTCAACATATGAATTCGAGATCAAATACAATGCAGATACTCAAGAATTAGAATTAGATATTCCAGATGAATATCTTAATATTATAATGAATATTACAAAGGGCGATAAACTTAATAGTTATATTGAATGGTTTACTTCTGGTACGTCTAGTGCTGGTGCTACTGGTCCTGTTGGTTCTACTGGCATCGATGGTGCTTCGGGATATATTGGGGTTGATGGTGCTACTGGTGCTGTAGGTTCCATTGGTGCGACTGGTATTCAGGGTGAAACAGGTGGTGCGTCTGGATTGGCTGGTGCTACAGGATCAACTGGTGCATCTGGTGTTGATGGTGCTACAGGATCAACCGGTTTTACTGGATCAACCGGATCAACTGGTTTCACTGGTGCTACTGGTGTTCAGGGTACATCAGGACTTACTGGTGCTACAGGATCAACTGGTTTCACTGGATCAACTGGTTTCACTGGATCAACTGGTTTCACTGGCGCTACTGGTATTGATGGTGCTACAGGATCAACTGGTTTCACTGGTTTCACTGGATCAACTGGTTTCACTGGCGCTACTGGTATTGATGGTGCTACAGGATCAACTGGTTTCACTGGTGCTACTGGTGTTCAGGGTGCTACAGGATCAACTGGTTTCACTGGTGCTACTGGTGTTCAGGGTGCTACAGGATCAACTGGTTTCACTGGTGCTACTGGTGTTCAGGGTGCGTCTGGTATTGATGGTGCAACTGGTTTTACTGGATCAACTGGTGTACCTGGAATTACAGCAATACTCTATAACCCGCTCATTAACGGAGGAATGGACTACTTCCAAAGGCAAGAGCCTACGACATTAACTGATCGTAATGATGACACTTATGGTCCTGATCGCTGGGTTGTTTTGACACAAACAGCATCGGTTAAGATTTCACAAGTTGCTGGCGTTACAAACAATCTTGGTTATATTACTTCTCGTAATGCGTGCGGAATGGTGCAGAACCAAGCGACGGCTCAGCGTATGGGGATATTACAGATTGTGGAGAGTTCCGATAGTCGCCCTTATTCAGGGCAAGTTGTTACTGTTAAGGCAATGGTTAAATGCAGTGAAAATAAAACGGTTAGGATTGCATTGCTTAGGTGGACCGGAGCGGAAGATTACGTCACTAGTGATGTCGTCAGAGACTGGTCGAGTAACTCCTATACTGCGGGCGGCTTCTTTTTAGGAGCTAATCTGAATGTGTGTGGTGTTGGGTCAGTAGTCGCGAACGCAAATACGTGGACGCAATTATCCACATCGGCAACGCTTAGTGCGGGTGAAAATATAATCGTTTTTGTGTGGTCTGATACTGTTGTGTCCCAAAATGCCGTGTTAGATATTTCAGAGGTTGGGTTGTATATCGGAACTTACGATTATATATGGCAGCCGAGAGGTATTGGGCAAGAGCTATCGTTGTGTCAGAGATACTACGAAAAAAGCTACGATCTTAATTATGGGCCAGGAAATGTAACGAACGACGGAACTATATCTGTCAATTGTAGCTATAACAATTTGCTAATATCTGAGTATTATACCTACAAAATAATGAAGCGATTTGCCGCAACTCCAACCTTATATGCACCTGTAAGCGGGACTGCTGGTAAGGTTCGCGATCAAACAGCTAATGCAGATGTTTCATGTACTTTGACAGGAATATGCTGTTCTGGTTATAAGGTGTGGAATTCTAGTGCAGATTGGACCACTGGTAATCGCGTGCGTTGGCATTTCACTTGTGATGCGGAATTATAATATTTGGTTTTTCCGATTATGTGTGCAGTTATACTAAGAAACAAATTTTAATTGTTGATCGCACCTAGATAGGCACCCTTGCATTTAGAGTAATTCTTATGGATGGGTATAGATATGGCAGATTTGTCAGCATATTTGATCCCTAGGCAGGGGGCATCTGGTGCATCTGGTGCTACTGGTGCATCCGGGTCTATTGGTGCATCCGGGTCTATTGGTGCAACTGGTCCTGTTGGTGCAACTGGGTGGATTGCTGTAGGATCTTCTGGTGCTAGCGGCATTACTGGTGCAACTGGGCTTATCGGCGCTACTGGTGCTACTGGGTTATCTGGGTCGCCTGGTCCTGTTGGTGCGACTGGTTTTGGTGGTGCGACTGGCTCAATCGGTTTAACTGGTGCGACAGGATCGTCTGGCATTATTGGTATAAGTGGTGCTACTGGTGCGACTGGCTATGTCGGCTCTACTGGTCAAATTGGCTCTACTGGTCTTGTTGGCGCAACTGGCATTAGCGGTACTACTGGAATTAGCGGCGCGACAGGCTTAATTGGCACAACTGGCGCAACTGGTCCTATTGGCGCGACTGGTATTATTGGCGCGACTGGTATTATTGGTTATGATGGAGCGACTGGAGCTACAGGAATCTTTGGTGCGACCGGTCTTGGCGGAGCGACCGGTTTTAAAGGTGCTACCGGATCTAGCGGTGCCACAGGCGCAACTGGTACAGTTGGTGCAACTGGTCCTATCGGTATAACTGGTATTGCTGGTGCCACAGGTGCAACAGGATTTGTTGGTGCTTCAGGATCGACAGGTGTAGTCGGGGCTACTGGATATAGAGGAAAAACAGGTGCGACTGGTGTTAGTGGCATCGATGGCGCTAGCGGCGCGACTGGTCCTATAGGATCTATCGGGACGATAGGTTATACTGGAGCGACTGGTAGTAGTGGTGTAACTGGTGCAACAGGTTTAACCGGAGCTACTGGTTATATTGGTGCTACAGGTGTTGTTGGCTCCAGTGGCACAATTGGTTTAACTGGCTCTACAGGATCCACTGGAACAACAGGCGTAATTGGCCTAACTGGTGCAACAGGATTTATAGGATCTACCGGAGCAACAGGTGTAATTGGCTTAACTGGTTCTACAGGATCTACCGGAGCAACAGGTGTAATTGGCTTAACTGGTTCTACGGGAGCGACAGGTTTAATTGGTGCAACAGGATCTACCGGAGCAACAGGTTTAACTGGTGCAACAGGATCTACCGGAGCAACAGGTTTAACTGGTGCAACAGGATCTACCGGATCTACCGGAGCAACAGGTTTAACTGGTGCAACAGGATCTACCGGAGCGACAGGAGCAACAGGTGTAGTTGGTGCAACAGGATCTACAGGAGCAACAGGAGCAACAGGTGTAGTTGGTGCAACAGGATTTACCGGAGCGACTGGTTTAACTGGCGCAACAGGATCTACCGGAGCAACAGGTGTAGTTGGTTTAACAGGATCCACAGGATCAATCGGTATTGCTGGTTCCACCGGAGCGACTGGCGCTACTGGATTGGATGGGTCAACTGGATTAATCGGGCAAACCGGTATAACAGGAGCTACAGGAGCAACTGGCTCTATTGGTTTAACAGGTGCTACTGGTGTAATTGGGGCTACGGGCTATAGAGGTAAAAGTGGTGCTACTGGATCTACTGGTATCTATGGGGCAACTGGGGCAACTGGTTCAACCGGCGCTACTGGCTTAATTGGTTTAATTGGCGCTACTGGTTTCACAGGATCGACAGGTCTCACTGGTGCTTCAGGATCAACTGGTGCCACAGGAGCAACTGGCTTAACAGGGCCTACAGGATCGACAGGTCTCACTGGTGCTTCAGGATCAACTGGTGCCACAGGAGCAACTGGCTTAACAGGATTGCCTGGTGCTACCGGTTCAACAGGGGCAACAGGATCAGACGGCTTAGTTGGCTCTACTGGTGCCACAGGAGCCACAGGGTTTGCTGGTGCTACAGGCTCTACTGGAGTTATAGGAGCTACAGGGCCAGTGATGATTGGTGCTACTGGTGCTACCGGTATCCCAGGTGCTTCAGGTGCTTCAGGTGCAACTGGTTTCACTGGTGCCACAGGCATACAAGGCGTATCATCTGGATTGCGTTTTTGGTATGATGTTTCAGATGGTGAGTCTTTTGCTACACCGACTACAAGTACAACATTAACCTATGTTGCGGCTTCAAAGACGATAACGCGTGCATCTGGTAGCTTTCTTGACGATCAATGGGCTCCATTCCAAAGAGCTACGATTTCAGGTACGGTAAACAATAACAAAATTGTATCTATACGATCTGTAGCGGCGTTGACTATTACATTGTGTAATGATACTGAAAATACATTAGTTAATGAGACCGTAGCATCAACAATAACTGTAAAAGGCGAGAAGCTTAATAGGAAACCTGCATCCGGTGCAGAACAAGAATCTGTTGTAACAGCTATAACAAATACTGATCCGAATGGCGTGTCAGTTGGCGGGTATATAACAGATATTGGTGTTCCAGGTGATTTGAAAGTCCCAGCCGGAACATGGAAATTTACTGGAACGTTTTACACAAACGGTGGTGCTTGTTATGCCAAATATCAAGTCCTTACTCGTTCTGATGACGGATTAACTTCAACTGAGTTATTCACTACACCTGCTACAATTGAAATTGATGGCAGAAGTTCTGCTGGCGCTTCGACTATTGTTTTAGAATATACTGTTACTAGTGATATTGTTATACTGAGCGGTGATAGAATAGTCGTAAGAGTTCTTGTTTTTACTACTGCGCCTGGTACTAGAACAGTCCATTGGATTTTCCAAGGGACCACACGAGCATCTTGTGTTGATACGACTTTTAATGTGACTGCTCCTACTGGAGCTACAGGCATTTCTGGTGCGTCTGGTGCGTCTGGGGCTACTGGCGTTCAGGGCGCATCAGGATCTGTTGGCGCTACGGGTATTTCTGGTGCATCGGGAGCAACTGGTCCTAGTAAATTGGCAGAGAGAATATATGTTGGTACGAAAGGCGATTATTCAACTGTAAAAGCTGCAGTGGATTGGTTCAATACCAGTGCTACGAGTAATGCGGAAATACTTATTGACGCTGGGCATTTTCCTGTTGCAGACACTATCACTATCAACAACTCATCATATGCACTTCAAATAAGAGGACTGGGTTGTGCTGTTACATATTTAGAATCTGCTACCGGCTTAACTAATAAGCCGATGTTTAATGTAAAAAGTGACTGTGATTTTAATAAGATAACTTGTGATGGATCTACATTAGCTAGCTATGGTACTGCAGATAATGAGAATTGCTTCACTTTTGACACTACTACCGGTTTATATTCCGAAATAACTGACATTATAATGGATACTTTTAAGATCGGAGTTGCCGATTTGAAGGGTATTGACTTTTATTTATTCAATTTTTCTATGAATGATTGTGGGGTGGGCGTATCAGTTAATAATACGACTGCTAGTGTGGTGACTTCACAAGATATTGAAGTTGGTAATTTTAACGGTTGTACCACAGGTATTAGTTTCGCACAAATTGGTTCTGGCGCTACTAGTAATTTTTATCTTGCTCATCTCATTTTTACCCAAACATCTGGTGCTACGTCTATACTTTATGATGGTGTTAATTATCATATTGGTACGTATAACGATATTCTAAATTGTACATTCAATAATATTGGTACTTTTATTACTGGATTTGATTTTACATTAACTTCTGGGAGAGACGCTAATGTTGAAATTCTTGGTAATGCAGGAGAACCAGACGCTAACCCACACGGTAAAATAAATATTAATGACGCCACTACGACAACTACTTGTACAGCTGCAAACACATATTATAAACTGAATGGCTTAAACAGTAAAGTACACATTACTTTCGATCTCGCTGCAACAGGTGGTACGTTTACTATAACAGTAGCAGGGCAAACAACATCTGCACTAAACTACAACGACTCCGCAGCAACCATTCAAACTGCTGTTGATAATCTGAGCACTGTTACTTCTTGTACTGTCACTCAGATTGTTGCATCTAAAGAATGGACTATAGAATTCGTTACTAGTGGAGAGGGATGGGGTATTATATCAGTTGATATTGCTAGTTTAGTTACAACAACCTCTGTTGCAGTTGAGCCTAATCATATTGAATGCAAGGTTGCCATACTTAATAATAAAATGACTTTCTTGAGCGATCACCCGAAGAATTGCCAATTTTGGATTACTGGAAATTTATCAGTCAATCAAGCTAATAGAAGTATAAATATAGGCATCAAGAAAAATGGAATAGGCAATGTCATCGCTCCGTTTACGACCAGAACAGCCACAGCATCGCAACCATATCCTTTCGCTATTACACTGTACGCAGAGCACATAATAAAGAATGATTATTGTGAGTTATTTGTATCATCTGGCAATGCTAATGATGTAGTTACTGTCAGCGATGTTTATTGGATGACTACTTCTAGATAAGGTTTAGAATATCTGACACATCCAACCAAACATAATGAGGATGGTATCGTGTTTGACTATCTGGACTAGGACCGCCAGTATATTATGAAATTCAAAGAATTCAGAACTATTCAGCTTACTAGCGTGCCAGTTTTTGGCGACAATCCTCCAGAAAATACTGTATATGAGTGGTTTGTTAATATTGGTTTAACTACACAGACGTTATATTATCGATATCCAGATGGAACTGAGAGGATTGTTGCTGGCGGTGGCCAAATCGGATTGACCGGCGCAAGCGGTGCAACTGGGATAGCTGGGGCTACTGGTAGTGGCGATACAGGTGCTTCAGGGGCAACTGGCCCAGGCGGTGGTCCTACCGGTGCGACAGGATCGACAGGCCCTGCTGGTCTTGTCGGTGCAACCGGTATTGGGTTATCTGGTGCCACTGGTTCAACTGGACCACTAGGTGCTTCCGGCGCTACGGGGCCATCAGGAGGGCCTATTGGCTCGACAGGTGCTACTGGCCATGTTGGTGCTACTGGTGCAACCGGACCGTCAGGAGGGCCTACGGGAGCCACAGGAGCAACCGGTATTGCTGGAGCCACCGGATTAATTGGTCTGTCTGGCTCGACTGGAATCGCAGGCGCTACTGGCACTGGTATAGCTGGGGCTTCAGGAGCAATTGGTGCTACTGGGCCTATAGGCTCAAGTGCGACAGCTGGCGCTAACGTAATAATAAATGGTGGCTTTGATTTTTTCCAGCGTAATGGAAATACAGCAGTATCTTACTATTCTGCTACTGACGACACATATTGTTTTGATCGCTGGGTTAGCTTAAGCGAATCAGCCGCAACTTCTACTCTGCGATACAATCTAACGACAGGTACGTCAGCTCAGCCTGGCCCATTTGTTGGAGTTTTGAGAAATTTATCTGGATCAGCGCAAAGAATGGGATTATTGCAGATCGTTGAGGGATTTAATTCATTTCTATTGCGTGGACAATCTATAACTTTACAAGCAACAATAACTACTAGCGTTGCCGTCCGATATGCAATATTGGAGTGGACTGGTGTGGCTGATACTGTGACGAGCGATATTGTTAGAGACTGGGCGAGTACTTCATACACTGCAAATAATTTCTTTTTGAGTAGTAATCTTGCAGTTACAGCTATTGGTTCCATCGCTTCTACAGGATCTATCGCTTTAACTGCGACCGTAAGTGGTTCCTGCAATAATTTGATTGTTTTTTTCTGGACTGAATCACAATTAGCAAACAACGCACAGATATATCTAGCAAATGTTGATTGCCATACTGGTAGTGCTCGCGTTATGAGTCCAAGACCATACGCAGAAGAATTAACACTATGCCAACGATATTACGAGAAGAGCTATAACGTTGATGTAAAACCAGGCACAGTAGCAACGCGAGTTGGAGCAGTTGGCTCGACTGTCTTGTATGGCAATACCTGGTACTTAAATAACTTTATGGTATACTATACGACTGAAAAGCGTACACATGCAGGCCCGAGATTATACTCGCCGCAAACTGGTGCAACGAATTATGCTGGTGAGTATACTATGCAGCAGGCTTATGTAGCAGATCGACGTTTGCAAATTCTCAATAATGGTACAAAAGCATATGGTGTTGCGTCTGACGATGGAACTTTTAATGTGAACAACGTCATATGGCATCAATTTACGACAGAATGCGAATTATAAAACTGGCAAAAGATTTATGAAATTCAAAGAATTCAGAACAATTCAGCTTACTAGTGCGCCAGTCTTTGGTGATAATCCACCAGAAAATACCATTTATCAATGGTTTACTGTTGGTAGTAGTTCTACAGTCGTTATTAACTGCCGATTCTCTGATGGTAGTGAAAAAACTGTATCTGGTGGATCTGGATCTATAGGCGCGACCGGCAGTACTGGGCCTGTTGGCTCTACTGGTCCTTCTGGCGGCCCAATAGGTGCCACTGGTCCAATTGGTCTAGGTGCAACTGGTTTTACTGGTGCAACTGGTGCAACTGGAATTGGTGCAACTGGGCCTTTAGGTGCTTCCGGGGCAACCGGGCCGTCAGGAGGTCCTACAGGTGCTACTGGAGTCACTGGCGCTTCTGGCGCTTCTGGTGCCACTGGCCCAGCAGGAGGCCCTGTAGGTGCCACTGGAGCAACTGGTACTTCTGGCGCTTCTGGAGTAGGAATAAACGGTGCTTCTGGAGTAGGAATAAACGGTGCTTCTGGAGTAAATGGCGCTTCGGGATCTGCTGGATCAATAGGACCGACAGGTGCTACTGGTATATCCGGATCTGCTGGTGCTACAGGCCCTACTGGCCCGAGCGGTGAGTTAATAGGTGCCAACGTAATAATAAATGGTACTTTCGACTTTTTTCAACGAAATACCAATACAACACTTACAGCATTTACTTCTGTAGATGATACTTATTGTTTTGATCGCTGGGTGGCTTTAACTCAATCTAATGCAATATCAACATATCGATGGAATCCCGCTACAGGTACATCAGCTTTACCTGGCCCATTTGGTGGGCGGATAGTACAAAGCAACGCAACAGCACAAAGAATGGGCTTACTACAGATTGTTGAAGGAAGTAACTCTTTTGCGTTGCGAGGGCAGACAGTAACACTTCAAGCGTCGATAACTAATACATCAGGAAATACGCGTTTTGCAATATTGGAATGGACTGGTGTGTCTGATACAGTAACGAGTGATGTTGTTAGAGATTGGACGAGTACAACATATACTGCGAATAATTTCTTTTTGAGTAGCGGTATAACGGTTGCCGCTGTTGGTAGCGTAACATCTGGGACTAATATACCTGCTGTTCTTACAGGAACGATTAGCGGTTCTTGCAACAATTTGATCGTTTTCTTTTGGACTGAATCACCAGCTGCACAAAATATTGCAATGGTTGCATACAATGTAGACTGTCATATTGGCAGTTCGCGAATTTTTAGTCCTCGCTCATTCGGAGAAGAATTGATGCTGTGCCAGCGATATTATGAGAAGAGCTATAATATCGATACTAAACCTGGCGCAATTACACGGCAAGGATCGCTAGGAGCGCTTGTGGCTGTCGGTCAGGGCAATTTTTGGTTGATGCAGTGCACACATACATATATGGTGCAGAAACGTGTTTATGTTGCTCCAAGATTTTACTCTCCTTATACTGGTACTTTGGGTTATTGTAGTGAATATAATACATCGCAAGGTTATACTGCTGATCGCGGTCTTCAAATTATGGAGGCCAGCCCAAGAACATATAGCATAGCATCAAATGATGGTACTTTCACCCAGGGCGCTGCAGAGTGGCATCATTTCGTGGCAGAATGTGAATTATAAAAATTGACAGATTGGGCGTAAAATGGCTGCAATCACAATCAGCATCGGAATTACTGGTCTGACTAATGTTAAGGCATTGCCATATAATGTTGATTTCACACAGGTGTGGAATGGCACTAGCCTCGTGGCGATTGGATCAGCTGTCCCATCATTTATTAATATGATCGAGGTAATAGTCAACGGTGTTGGCAGCGGCAATTATAAAGCTGAGCTACCAACATCACTTAACACTATAAGTGATAATGACGGTCTTGCGATTTCAATATACAGTTCTGGTAATCCAGCATCTGTTAGCGATCCACTTTACGGATATATTCCGCCATCGTGTCAGTCGACGTTAATAAAAGCTGTAACAGATGCAATTGCTGCACTCGAAATAAATATAGATCCTTGTGAATTACGCCGTGCATTAGAGGGCATCACAATTAAACCGACACGCACTATATTGGGTCCTTGCCAACAAAATGCTGTTACTTTATGTCGTTAATGTGACTTTACGACGTAGTAATTTTACAAGGCAACTCCCTAAATCCATAAAATAATCATGTTCTGCCATAGCACCAATACATTCAATGCCTAATTTATTGAGTGTAGTTAAATCGGGTTTTTGGCCCTTGGGTATGGCTTCTGCAATAGTTGTACCATCAATTAGTTCAAATTGCTGTATGAACTGCATAAAATAAGGACCTGGGATTGGTATGTCGCGTAAGAAATAAAACATATATCGGTTTTTAGCTACGTTGCTTACTTTGAAGAAATTAATATAATCATCAACAACTAAGACTTGATTTGCACCTTCGAAGTTCAGGTCGTTTGTCTCAACATGATAATACCACACTTGTGTTGTTGATAATTTTGGATGTGGAACTCTTGTTAGTTCATACAATTTAGACAATTGAATTGTGCTAATCATATGATCAAACTCGATTCTCTTCCCTCCCCATATTACATAATGATCACCAATTTCAGATACTGCACCTTTGTTACTATTATCAACCAAACTCTGGCCATATTTTATTTGCAATTGATTATATAATTGATTAACTTTTATGCTATAAACGAAATGATCGCCTCTAGATTTAATGCAGGGCAATGCTTGCGATGGGACTTCTTGACCAAATACTTTATTTAGCCATCCATTAATAATAAGATCGTCTGATGGTAATAAGCCGCCACCTAGTGAATAAAGGGTTTTGTAGATAAATGATATTTTGCCACCAAAATGCGCAATTAGATCATCTATTCGTTCATCTCTAATAATGAAGTTATCGGCTAATGCTGGACGAAAGCTATAAAAACGAGAGCGTGAAAATGGTATAACTAACCATTGGTCACCTAGAATTTCTTTAGCAAGCAGCCCAACGATGCCACTACCTAATATTACTCCTTGCATGCTAATCTCGATATTTTTTGTGCGACAGTGAGAGAATCATCATTAGATATTTTTTCTATTGGTGTTACTGCTTCATCAAGCTCACATCGAGATAATTGCTTGCTATCAAAAGGGTTTACGAATGGATCGATAAATGTTGGAAGCGGTGGGACAACTTCTGGTTTGCCAACACCACATTCTGGGCATGCGACAAATTTGTATCCATATTGTTCTACAATATTGCATGCATCAATATAAAAACCTGCACAACAGAAAGGACACATAGCAGAGAATTTAGATGGTAAGTCAAGTACAAATTCAAATGGTCTTGCTGATGTTATAGCTGCTGGATTTGGTTTTTCTGTTGGTACGGAGACAATAAAGTCAACCAACTGAAATTGTGTTGGATGCTCATTTGGTAATAATATTATCTTGTTTGAATCGCTTGCGATGACCATTCTTTATCCTTGCTATTTTGAATTTCTATTGCTTTGGTTTTTAGTTGTGTGAAAACATCATTAGATACCCACAATTCTACATACTTTTCATCTATAACTTGAGTAGATGGATTTCCATTTATATCGACAGCAACAACAGATACACAAATATAGAAGCATGTAAAATTCCCATGCATGAGAATACCGCTCAGATCGCAAAAAATCCCGTTTGGGCACGATCTATTATCAATTATTCTACTTGGTTTATAACATTTAATAATGATAGCCTTCAGCTCTGCCATGCATCGTGAGCAGATATCAAAAGAATATGTAGGAGTAATTCCATGTGCAAAAGACATAGAATTATTGGTGACGGTGACTTCTTTGGCATCGAATGAATAGTATGTAAATTTCTCCACAATCTGCATGCCACAGCGGTCGCAGTTGATGCCATGTTTATCTTGTGTTAACATATCCATCCTGGAGTTGATTTTAGTATTATTTACATATGGATTTAAAAACGTTTGATTGGCAATGCGGTTCTAATTATCCTTACAGACAGAGAGAAATAATTTCTAATTGGGATGTTGCGAAAATGGCTATACAAGAAACACATCACGAGCGTAAATTGCGAATGCTTAGACAACTCAGCTTATGCTGTAGTGCTTGTAGTTGTTGTGAGCTTGGTAGGAAAGACGCAGAGAAGAATGGGATTTGCCGTGATCCGCATGTATTGTCTTCTATGACCCCATCGCGAATATTTGTTGTCGGACAGAATCCTGGCATTGAGGAGTTGAAACAAGGAATACCGTTTGTTGGTCAGTCTGGTAAAAACTTCGATAAGGAGTTAGCTAAGCATAATGTTGATCGATCGCAATTTTATATAACTAACGCAGTGCGATGCTATACAACTGATAACATTAAACCGCCGCAATTATGTGTCGACAAATGTAAGCCATTCCTGATGATGGAAATTGGCTTGATGAATCCGCAATTGGTCGTTACATTAGGTGCGGTGGCTTTTGAATGCCTTTGTCCTGGATGTGTTTACAGTCAAGCATTGGGGAATATTACTACAAGCATTATGTACGGCGTTAAAGTGTTTGCTATTTTGCATCCGTCGCCATTAAACTTGACACAATCAGATAGAAGAACTGCTTTTGAACGACAAATAGCCGTATTATGCAAGATTTTAAATCGGATTACTGAGGTTGAATAGATTCTGTATTCTCTGGCTCTTCGAGATTATATGGTGCTAATCGATATACTGGCTTTCTGTCATGTGTACTTTTGCGCAAGACATATTCATTGCCATTTTGCCGTAGTAAACCTTTCATTCTCATCATGAGTGATGATGGATTAGTAACAGCTGGGCTCGAAGCTTCTAACAATTTACTGATTTCTACAGATTCTCCAGTTGGAAACGCAGCTAACAATATATTATAAGCGGCTTGTGTAGCTAGGGTTTCAGGATCTGTCCTAATCGGTCCTCTAGCTTTCTCGTTCGCTGCAGATTTAATATTCTCTAATGTTTCTGCGCTAAGCTGCCGAACGTCCTCGGCAATAATCTTTTCAATTGGATCGCCTAGGTCGACAGATATGACATTGATTCTCGCCATAGTAATTCTCCATTTTTGTTGTGTATTTAAATTACAGGGATTTAAATACGAGTGTGAAATGTACAAACCACACGCGTGGCAAGACGAGAGAATAGCCGATGCAGAACAACAGTTGCATAATATGCGGATCTGATAAGAATCTCAACACTGAATTCGTCGTGACCGTCGACGATCAGAAAGTTACGGTCAAGGTTTGCGATGAGCATGCAGACGATATAACTCCGAAAGCAGCTAAGGTTGCATATTTGAAATGGAAGTCGACTCGCGACACACAGATGCAGGAGTTTTTAGCACAGGCTGCCAAGCTTGGTATGACTGTAGTACCACAAGGTAGCGGATTAGTTGTAGCGACATCAGCGACATCAGCTATACCAGCGCCGATACCATCTACACCAAAATCTGTTATAAGCGAATTACATGGTGGCCGAGAAGACGGTATATTGCCATCTTCAGAAGTTGACAATGTTATGCAGAGACGTGTGGCAGGTATGTCTGGATCTATTGATGGACAAGGAGTTGAAAGGCATAATGCCTATGATCCATCTGAACTAGATTCGAAGCTGCCAGATGGTGCAAGAGATGGTTTAGTGAAAATGGAATTGGCTGAGGGCAGGCATGGGACGCCATTGGCTATCCCAGCAATTAGACAAGATGGGCTTGGCACGACGAGGGTGAGGATTGCAAAGACTGTGACCGATGCAGATTTGCAAAAGCGGTTCAAGCAGCAAGCAGCCGCTGATCATTCTTTTAAAGACGGCTATGATATTCACCCTTGTCCGATGTGTAAGGGTGACGGTATGATCCGGAAAAGCCCGTCAGAAACTATAGTATGCCCCAAATGTGGTGGCTCAGCATTGCTTTAGAGACCGGGCGGCGATAAACTGAATTGCCTAGTAGACACACCTAAAAATCTGCGATGTCGCGGTTTCATTGGTGTGCCTGTTGCTTGAGACGTAAAACCAGAAACTCTAGAACCAAAATCACCACAATTATCAGGTTTGGTGTCGATAGTACTCATGCCCAATATTGGTTTTCGGCCATATTGATGACCTGAAGCACGAGCTAGAGCTTTAATAAGATCACCTTCGCTCAACAATAATAATTTCATTGTGTGCTACCGGGTGATTGTCCTGGCTTGCTAACAGCAATTATCCCTTCAAGATCTGGATGGTATCCGGCATCTTGTTCGCACCATCCATCTCCATCGCCAACTTCTTCTTTAATAGTTTCGAGTATTCCTATTGCTTTTTCTCGTTCAGTACCACAAATGCCCTGGGTGCACATTTCTTGCATCATAGCTTTTTCGAACAATGGATCGGTAATATATTTATAATTATGGACTTTGCGAAAAGCCCGGCATACTCCCTCATGACAGACTAAATCAATTGTTTTCAACTCGAATAGATCGTTAATCTGTTCTTGTAGGTATTGGAGAGATTTAGCATCCATATCAGCTAGATCTTTGGGCGGATCTTGTAGCCCTAATTTAACCTTATGTTGTAGATATGTTTGAATCGCTTCAGTTAGCAATTTTTCGTTGCTGTTCATTTGTATTCTCCTGTATAATGTTTGCTTGACGATAGATGGGTATAAATAACTACTTACCAGAGGAACCTCAACCGATAATTCAACAATTAGATCAGGTTGAATTATTAACTGTTAAGCGGGTAAAATATTTATCTACTAAACCAGGATATGCTCCAAGCCCACATGGCAAATGGAGTGTTGTAGGGATAATTGAGGGAGATGCTTTGCTTGCAAAAGACAATACTCTCATCCGTATTCCACTTGGGGATATTAGAAAGGCTTGCACACACAATCGCCAACAAGTCATAGATTGTTTGGCAGAAATCTGCTATAAAGGCAAAAGCAATGGCAAAAAAGAAACCAGTACCGAAACCAGATCAGGGTGAAACGGATGACTTCGGTGAGCCGATTCAGAAGATGACGTTTGATGAGATGTATGCCGAATTGGAAAAGAAATTCGGCGATTCGATTCACTGGGGCGGCGAAACGGCTATTAAACCGACAAAATCAATATCAACCGATTTGCCTAGTTTGGATATAGCATTAGGTTGTCGTGGTATTCCAGATGGTAGGATTGTAGAAATATATGGTGCGGAATCAAGTGGTAAGACAACACTTGCTTTACAAATAGTTGCTAGTTTTCAAAAGCACGATAAACTGGTTGCTTATATCGACGCGGAACACGCTCTAGATTATGATTGGGCAACACATATTGGTGTGGATGTTAAGAAATGGTTACTGTCTCAACCTGACAGTGGCGAACAAGCATTTGATATTCTGACTTCACTTGTCCATTCAGGCATAGTCGGACTTGTAGTAGTAGATTCAGTGGCTGCGCTTGTGCCTCAAGAAGAGTTAGATTGCGATATAAGTGATGTTAAGATTGGTGCTCAGGCAAGATTGATGTCCAAAGGTTTACGCAAATTAGCTGGTAAATGCCTTAGGACGGGAACTACTGTGATATTTATCAATCAGCTTCGCGATAAGATTGGCCAAGGCGGACCTAGCTATATTAAGCAAGAAACCACTCCTGGCGGTAGGGCTTTGAAATTCTACTCATCTGTTAGGCTAGAGGTTCGCAGAGCAGAGACGTTGCGTGAAAACGACCGGCCGTATGGGTTAGTCAGTAAGATCAAAATTGCGAAGAATAAGGTTGCTCCGCCATTTCGTTCTGCGAGCCTAGAAATCCATTTCGGTGCAGATGGGATTTATGGTTATAACAAAACGTTGTCGCTGATTGATGCTGGAATTGAAACCAAGGCGATTTCGCTAAAAGGCTCTAATTACTATCTTGGCGATCGCAAGATTGCTGTAGGTAAGAAGAAGTTAATTGACATATTAACTTCAGATGAGGAATTGCTTAGGCTTGTTTCTGACGAAACATATCGCATAATGGAGACAGGGCAAATAACTGGTCCTGTAGTGGCCGATAGTTCTACCAAAGATACAGAAGAGGTAGATACTCAGAGTTTCGACGAAGAAGGATAGGTAACCATAGATGGCCAAAGCCCCACTCTACGATATTGGTCAAATAGTATATCTAAAAGAGTCAGCTGCCTTGGGATTCTTAGAGGCTTATGCTATTAAGGATATGGGATATCAACCTAATGGCAAGCTAATTTATACGTTAGTGACATCTCTGAAATCACCGGCAGCCGTTCAAACAATCGGTGACAGAATAACTGGCCAACGAGTTTTACCAATCAGGTTTTATGAAGAAGATCTGATTGAATATAGAGAAGCACTTGAGATGTGTATATTAAACTTGCAAACTCAACTCAATGCTTTGCAACGTTTATATCAAGGGCTCACATGATTGAAGCGCTTCAGGTTGAACAGGACGCTATTTCCATTGATAGCCCTTTTGGTCCAAACATGGAAGCTGGCGTTATATCGCTAATTCTTGATTTTCCTGAATTATACATACCAATAGCTAAGTTTTTTACTGCAGAATTATTTTCAAGGCCAGAAATAAAGTATGTCGTGGCTGCGCTAAAGCAAGATTATGAAAAATTTGGCGTTATACCATCACGTGCTTTGCTTCACGATCGTTTAGCTAAGCAATTAACTGCAGACGATCCACATCAAGAAATATTAGGTGCTGTTAAAAGATTATCTGATCCAAGAGAAACGCCAATAATACGCCAAATCTTACGTGAATGGGTTGAACACCGATCCTATGAGCAGTTATACTCTGATGAGGCAATAGCAGCACATGCGCGTGGGGATCATGAGTTTCTCCGCAAGATTGTCGACTCTGCTTCTAGCATCAATTTAATCGGAAACCAGGGTTTTTGGTTTTTCGACCAAATTGATGAAGTGTTCGTAGATACAGCCATAGAACATATTGGTACTGGTTTTAAGGGATTAGATGAGAAACTCAACGAAGGCGGCCCATCTCCTGGCGAAGTGCTGATTATTTTGGCACCGACAGGGGTTGGGAAAACATTGACGATGATCAATATGGCGTTCGCTGCGATGGCTAAAGGCCATAATGTTCTATTCGTTACGTTCGAATTATCGACATATAAAACAGCTATACGATTAGTTAGTCGTATGTCGCATACAGCTATAAGAGATTTCGCTCGCGCTAATATTGATACATTATCTGAAACAGATCAGAGTAGTATACGTGAAAACCAAAATAAAGTGCGTAATATTGTTCGAGTCAATAGAGGTAAAATGGGTGAATTGGTTATTTATGAATTACCACCAGATGAATGTAGTGTCGACAATATTTATGGCATTATAGAAACCAATCGTAAAACAAGGGGATGGGAACCGAAAGTAGTGGCTCTCGATTATTTAGAATTAATGCTTAGTCGCCACAGCTACAATAATACTGAGGGCGACTACACTAGGCAGAAGAGTGTAGCTACTGAAATGCGCGGATTGGCAAAAAATGAAAATGTGCTTGTTTATTCTGCTACACAGACCAATCGTAGTGGGGCAAAAGCTGATAAGCAAGGGCAAAACCCAAACCAAAATGCTGAAGCTGCCCATATAGATCTAGACAAAGCGGCGGAGAGTTTTGGAAAGGCTATGCCAGTTGATTATGTGGTTAGCCTGAATCAGACAGAAGATGAGTATAAAAGAGGTGAAACCGACAAAGTGAACGGCTCTGTTATCAGGCTTTGGATAGCGAAAAACCGCAATGGTCCAAAGTTTTGCTCTATATCTACAAGCGTATTTTATGATAGAATGGAAATTGTTGAAGTTAATGGCTAATAAACCAGGGAGCCAATCATGGCTGAAGACGCTTTACTCGCTCGATCTTTCTCTGCCGTTATTGAAATGATACAGCCGAAGAAAGATAAGTATCAAGTGACTCCGATTTTGGTCGGAAACGATTTTGTTGCGATCGCACCAATTACAGTAAAGAAAGAAAGCACCATTTTTGTGCCCGATGAGGAACCGACTATCGGTATCATCGTTGGCATGGGGCCGCTTGTTCCGGAAGGTATGCGATCGGCTTTTGTTGTTGGCAACGTGGTTAAGTTCAATCCGAAACAGTTTATTTGTAACTTGGATGGATTGTACCAAGCGTACGGCAAGGCGCGTGTCGTATTGACTCGTTACATCAATATTTTGGCGGCAGTACCCGGAGAGTCGGTCATGGTGATCGGACTCGACAAAGCGAAAGAATAATGGGATAATAATGCCGCGATATAACTATATCTGTAATGATTGTGTGGCTGCTCGTGAGAAGGAAGTTTGTAGGCCGCTCACTGATGACGAGCAATCCGAAATCGTCTTTGAGGTTTCGCATAGTATCGTGTTTCCTCCAAAAAAGGAACTGCGAAAACTGACGAAGTGTCCCTTATGCGATAGCTATGACACACACATTACTTTGCTGGGGACAGACCAGAGTATTCGTATTCGCGGCGGCGATTGGCGTGAATTTCGAAAGAAAAACGCCAAGGCTCTGCAACGTGATATGGCATTGCACCAGTTGCAGAACGACGACCCATATGGGTACATGAGAACGTCAGATGATAAGGCAGAGCTAGCTGATAAGCTTCGCACAGGTGGTAGAAGACAGACTGACAAGAAGCATTTTTTAACATAAATGGCTCGTACTGATAATAACATCAGCTATTTCTGTGCATTATATGACAGAAGGATGCTACCGGTTGCCGCTGGGGTAAAAACTCCGAATAGTAGTAACATTTTTCCTCTTTACCATTCTGGTGCTGGTAGATCGATATATGACATTGAGCAATCAGTCAAGAAACTCAATCGCTGGATGGAGCAATCTTTATTACAAGATAGAGTTCTTGTTGTAAATGACTTCAAGTCAATACTAACTGGTTTTAAATTCGGTTTACCAAGAGAAGCCTTGAATGTCTACGATGTCTTTACGCCTATACCAAAGGTGCAATTGACATTTGAGGAGACTTCATTTGTAATCAATGATATGCTATCTGATATACAGAAGCAAAGATTGAGGCTTTGGCAGAAGGTTGCGGCGAATGCTTCTGTCGTCTATGAAAGCCTAGAACGACAAGGAATCTTGGTTGGCGGTTTACACAAGTTCCCACATTGGACGCATCGTACGGTCAGTGGTCGTAGTAAAAACACAGGTTTCAACCTTCAAGGAACATCTGCAAATGATGATATATCAGACCCATGTGGTAATAATTTAGATTATTTCATTAATTTCGATTGGAGAGCAGCAGATATACGGATAGCTGCTATACTTAGTAGGGACAAACATTTAAATGAGATGTCGATTGAGTCAGATCCATATTTGAAATTGTCAGAAATGCTTGATATGCCGCGAAAAGATTGCAAAATAATGTTATTGCGTGCAATTAATTCTATTGATATTGACAATCCTATTTTTCAATTATTCCCAGACTTGCGTGAGTGGATGATTGCGCAGAAAGAAAAATTAGATAATAGCCAACCGATCACTAGTATTCTCGGCAGAACATTCTTTAACGCTGAAAAGCCAAGATCTGCTTTCAATTCAACTATGCAAGGGTCAATTGCACAAGCAATGCAATTGACTATAAGGAGAGTGTGGGAACTATATTTCAGGCTATTAGCTGAGACTCATGATTCTATAACTATAGCCTGCGCTAGAAACGAGGTAAAAAATACGATGCACACGATAGCTAATATTATGTGCAGACCGTTTGAGGGAATATTAAATAGCAACCCAGTATTTCCTGTACGAGTCAATATTGGGAAAGAATGGTGCAAATGGAAGCCATGCAGACTATATCTCGATGTAGATAAATTTCAACCATGTTGATGTATTTGATAAGATAATAAAGGCAACTTATTATGGTAAATGAAAAAAACGACGCATTACCACAATGGTTTCAAGAGCATGTTCCGCTCGATTTAGCCAACAGTCCTTTATTTCAATTCAAAATCAAATTACAAAATGGCAATACCTGTGAAATTAATTTAGTAGCAGATATCGACATAAATTTCGAGATATTAGAAGAACAACACGAGCGGATTCCAGCACAATATATTTATTGGGCAGCAATTTATAGCGAATTAAGATGTGCCGTTGCTATATTAGAATTGAAAATGCGGTCGAAAAAGAATGTAGTGCTGCGTAAAACACTCGAAGAATTCAGAGCGCGTAACGCGAAAACTACAGATAAGCAGATAAATGCGATTGTTGACGGCGATCAGGATTTAGTTAAGTCTGAGGCTGAACTTGCTATATTACAGAGAAATTGTGGAAAAGTATATCATATGGTTGAAGCAATCAAGCTAAGATCGGAGCATTGCCGATCGTTGGCTGGCTTTAAGCGTCAAGAAAAAGAACAATCTGGTAGACAAACCTAATCCTTGTCAGGCGACTACAAGGACAAACTCAAGGAGATTTAAGATGGCATATGACATTGAAGCTATCAGGCAACAAGTCAGAAGCAAGATGAAGAAGGGGAAAGATCCGACTGAATTTCGTGCACCGAAAGCCGAAGGCGATAAAACGCTGAAGTTCAGGTTTTACATTCTGCCACCACTACAGATTGGTGATATTTGTAATGATGGCAAATCAACGTGTGAACGCGAAATGGAATTGTTTGCGATTGCAAATGGCAGCCATTATATCGATAACAAGCGAATTGGCTGCCCTCGCGCCATAAATGAAGAAGAATGTGCAATTTGCAATTATGGTTTTGATCTTCTGAATGAGGTCGATGGCTCTAGCGAAGAGGGTAAGAAGAGACGCTCAGAAATCAGCAGAGCACTCCTACCAGCTCAATACAATTTGGTCAATATTTATTTCCCGGCTATCGACGCCAATCCGGAAGAAGTTCGCGGCAGAGTTTTTTGGTACAACGCTCCAAAGACTCTTGTTGATATGTGGCTTGAATGTCTCTATCGTGATGATGATGGTGGCGACCCAGATGAACCGTTGCCGTTTGGTGTGTTCTACGATGAATGCAATGCGTATCTTTTCCAGCTTGAGGTGTTCAAAGATGGTCAAATGAACAGCTACAAGCGATCGAAGTTCATGGTTTCGACAGCGCTCAAATCGCGTCCAATCGCTGTCGACAAGGCTACCAAGAAAATAGATATGAAGCGGATCAAGGAAATTCTTGCTAAGCGACATAACTTATGGGAGAAAATGCCAGCAGTTGATCTTGAAGAGGTGGCTAAGGTCGCTGCGGCTCTTAGTGGTCGTGCAGTAGCAAAAGCCGCAGCGACTGGCGGATTTGATCATGACGAAGATGCATTTTCTGAAGGCGAAGAGCCAGTACAAGAGGCTCCAAAGCCAGTATCTAAGCCGGTTGCTACGAAAGCTGTAGCGAAACCAGTGGCGAAACCAGTGGCTACGAAAGCTGTTGCAAAGCCTACCGCTAAAGTTGTTGCAAAACCTGCTGCAACAAAGCAGAAAGAATCGCCTGTAGAAGAACCAGTTGCACAGGAGTTAGAAGACGAAGAGTTGTCCGGTGAGACTCCTGTTGACGAAACCGAAGAGATTGAAGCTGAGGCTGAGGAAGCTTCTGAAGAATTAGACGAAGTTGATGGTGAGGTCGACCGTCTACTAGACGAACTTAACGGTTAGTCAAAAAGTTACGAGATTACACAGGACGTAAGAGAGGGATCCCTCTCTTACGTCCTGTTCTTTATTATAAGGTTTAATAGTATGGGCGATCAGAAATGCACACTACTTGTAGATGCTAGAAATTTGATGTATCGCGCGATCTGGGCTGGTAGGAAGCCTTCGGCCAAGTATCAGCATCAACATTCATTCACCATTATGCTTAGGTTTATGGTTGGTTGGATTGATCGTTTTAAGCCTGAGAGTGTGAGCATATTTTGGGATGCTAAACGAGCAACCCTGTGGCGGATGAAAATTTTTGCTGGATATAAAGATAAATCAGCAGATAAACATGCGATAGATATTAAAGATGAATTAATTAGTACACAGCTTGCTGCGAAAGCTATGTTCGCTAAAATGGGTTGTAGACAATTTAGTAAGGAGCATATGGAAGCAGATGATTTAATTTATGCTGCTTGCAAAATTTTAGCGCCATCTCCGGTCATAATATGTTCTTCTGACAGCGACTATAATCAAATAGTATTCCGAATGCCTCATGTTCGATGTTTTGACCCAATGAAAGAGCATTTTGTACAGCAAATTAATTACGACCCAGTAGTTCAAAAAGCTTTATGTGGTGATACATCTGACCGTGTAAATGGTTATGAAGGAATAGGCCCTGTGAAAAGTACGGCGATGGCAAAATCCAGCAAAGATCGAGCGGAGTTCTTATCTAAAAGAGGGATTGCACTATTTATTAGGAATATGTTGTTAATAGATTTGTCACTATGTCCTGAACTTCTAAAAAACCAACTATATGTCCAGAAGATATTAGATACACAGCCGACCTTTGATAAGAATGAACTATTCAATTTGGCTCGTAAATATAAAATAAATGGGTTTGTTACTGAATATAACAGACTAGCATCCAGATTCAAGCAGTTTGTAGAGGTTGGCGATGATAAGGACAGCGAGCCAAGTGGGCAGGTCGAATGTGTCGACAGCGAAGAGCCATGAACGTAGAGTAGCCAAGCTATTGACTGAATGGTCTGGAAGGGAATTTCGGAGGCGGAGAGTTGAAGGTAGAGAGTCAGATACGGTCTTACGAGATTTAACTGGCGATGTAGTACCTGCTGATGCTAAAAATCGGTGTCATTTCAATCTAGAAGCTAAAAAAGGTAAGGGCTTTAGTCTGACATCCCTTCTCGGCGGTTGTAAGACGTGTACTATGAGCGGGTGGTACCACCAGTCGACCTATGACGCCATTTTAGTATCCAAAGCTCTTGATCTTGATATTAAGCCGATGGTGTTTTTTAAGCCCAACCCCAATCTTGATTGGATTGTATTTGATGCATCTGCTTTAGAGTTTTTGCGGCCAAAGCATATTCCGACAACAGATTTAACATGGCCTGCTTCGAAGCGACTATGGTTTCCACATTTACTGTTCGACCATTATGCATATTGCGGAAGTATATCATTCAATATAAGCCACACCAAAAATAGGAAGAATAGGGTGATTGTTCCATTACAGCTGGCACCATGCTTTATCTGCTCTTGGAATGATTTCGCCGCTAACATCAATCCAGACTCTTTCTTTTTTGGTGAATTATGGCATGCGGTGGATGTGGAAACAGAAAACCAGTCAGAGTCGCAAGGTCGAATAAGCCTACTATAATTAAACAAATGCCTATAAGAAATCCAACTTTGCAAACAGCATCTCAACAGATACGCACCCAACGCATAGGAGTAAGAAAGGCAAGAGTATAATGGCGTGTGGTTCGTGTGGTGGTGCTGCAGCAAGAGCAATACAAAAGAGAGCCATCGGAGAGCAGGCCAAGGCTAAACCCGTCTCGAAACCAACTCAAATTCCGAAAATACGCCCGACGTCAACAACGAGAATTGTTATCGCTGCACCTAATACTGCAATAAAAATCAAGCAGCAATTAAAAGATTTGAAGAAATGCCCATTATGTGGATCGGCGTTATCTCCAATTATATCAGGCAGTGGTGCTAGAAATCGCAAAAAATGTACTCGTTGTAATCGGACATTTACATGATAGAAATTATATCGATAATTGGTGCATGGCTGATTTGTGCTATAGCGGCTGAACGTGCTGCGGAAGCCATTACTACGTCAGTATTTTTCTCGCCATTAAGGCAGTTTTTAGCAAGAATTTCATTACTAGAAACTTATAGGCAAGTTGATGGGACTTGGCCATCGGTTAAGTATAGAGGTTGGATGTTTAGTCTAACTAAGACGATAGGAAGATGGCTCTCTGATTTAGTATCTTGCGGGTGGTGTACTAGTCTTTGGACGTCGTTGTTTTTCTCTTGCTTTCTTCCTGGGAAATGCCTATCGTACGAGGCTGGAGATAATCTGATAGTTAAAACGATAGCTCTTTGGGGACTCGCGAATTTCTACCACGCTGTATTTAGACTTTTACACAATGGGCGTGTGGCAGCAGTCGACATAAATCTTCGGATAATCGATTCCGAATCTACAGAACATAACTACGGAGGCACTGATGGAGAGTTTGGAGAGAGAATTAGCCAGGAGAACACAATCGGAATTGAACCGCCAGAGGTTTGAGACTCCGACAATCAGGACCGCTTCCGATATCAAGCGTGCACTGGCTCAATTAGAGCCAAATACTCGTCTTAATACTGATGATGTTGTATTAGCTGTAAATATGACGGGCACAGATACTGATAATCATAGCAAAAAATTTCATGTATCTGCCAAGACTAAGACCAACTCTGCTCGCGATATTTTGATTGAAGGTCTAAATGTAGTCAAGCGGCGTGAAGAAGAAATTGCTAAAATTTCTAACCAGCAATCAATAGTTGTCGTTAACGGTAAAGAAATGAAGTCTCCACCGGTAATATCTGAAGATACTTTTTTAGCTATTGATCCTATCATTAGTAGGACGCTTGGTGGTTATCGCAGTGGTCATTTTATCCAGTGGGATCTAGTTGACGGTTTTACTTATAGATATGATATATACATCCATCGCTTGACTCGATTTAAAACAGAAGAGAAATCATGAGAGAAATAGAACTGCCCCCATTGGCGACTTATAGAGCATTGGCGACTTGGACACCACGCTATGCTGATTTTGTCGTTTGGGCTGGTTGGTTTCGTGTTTGGTTTGGTTTAGTAAATGACTTTGATATCAAACACAACAAAGTGTCGATGATTTTTGATGGGACGCCGCGATTATTGTTTACGATGACAGATGCTGAGATGAAGAAAAATGCGTATGTTTTTGATGTTGATTATGTACGTAATAATCAACGAGGTCGCTGGTATGTTGAGCAGAGTATAGATGGCAACACAATCTGGTATATCTAAAATTGTCCCGGCTATGCTGCCACACCCTGAGCCGTTATCCAACACGGCTTTGGTTTCTAATATGTTGTGTTATATTGTTAAATATTACCAGAATATTGGTATTAGTTGCTTAATATCGCACAATAAAGATGATGTAGTTGTATTAATGGGCGATTGGAACGGAAATGTCATTGACCTAGGTGGTAAAGATCCTCTAGTCTTAATAGTGATTGATTTCTTGCAAAACCAAGCCAAGCGATTATTGGCTATTTCGAATGCAGCTGGCGTTAAGCAGGCCATTTATTATTTTGCTCTTGATACTGGGATACCGGTATTAGTTGATATTAGGCTAAGTTTGAATAAATTCCTTGGGCCTGGTATGATTAGAGACGTGTTTGGTAAAACTTTTGATACGCAACAAATATTAAAAATAGATGTAATGTCTGAACAGCTTTTAGAGCAGATAAAGAATAGAGCTGGAAATTACAGCGGTGGAGTAATAATTAAACCGAGTAGATCTAGATTTATGGAAGTTAATGATAAACCAGTGCCACTTTATGTAGGAGTTTCATCATTCTGATTTTAACAGCGGGGCTTCCTAAATCAGGTAAGAGTGAAGTTATAGATAGGCTTCCCAGAGGTGATCGTCAATGGCATATAATTAGACCGTCCGACTGGATACCGGAGAATTTAGCAACGCTAGACAAAGAAACTCAACAATCGTACAATATTGGCTGTTGGTCTGTTGCATTAGATAAATGTAAAGAAGCTATTGCTGACATTAACCCACGAGATATTATAGTATTAGATGCATGTAACTCGAAAAGCAATACGTTGGTGACTTTGATTGCCGACGCAAAGGCAGCATTGCATAATGTTGTTTTACTATTTGTGCAATCTAATATGAATTTATGCTTGGCTAGAGATGCAAAACTAACTGATTCATTGCTTCGTTATTATACAGAAAGATTTAAAGTGTCATTGCCAAAATATAAGAAACTATGCAATGCATTTTTAGTTGTGCGGAACAATGGAACATTTGAACAACTTGAAACTGAACTACATGACACTTGGAAGCAGCTGTGCCAGAGTATCTAAATCCGCACCCACACGATTTATATTTAGTTGGGCCTAATGGCGATACAATACATATACGCAAGGGGCGTCGTGTAAGATTGCCAGATTTTTTTGATCGCTACGCTAATAAAGACGGAAAAGGATATTTAGTTAATGTGGATCAAATACCATCAGTACCACAGAAACGAGAAATCAAAACATCTCGACAAGCAGTTAGACCGGTTCAATTAAACAAACGCATAACAAAAGAAGTAAAACGGCAAATAGTAGGCCGTGTGAGAAGAAACGTTGATCTTGTTAGTTCTAAATCATTCTCAAAGAGCGAGTTTGCAATTAGCGATGGTATTGGTATTGGGATTTTGACATATAATAGGTCAGAATCGTTGCATCGGTTAATAAGCTCTATTGTTAAGTACACAGATACATGCCGCACCACTATCTTTATTAGCGATGATGGTAGTACAGATCCAAACCAATTATCATACTTATCTGAGCTTGAATTACGTGGTGATATTGTAGTGCTTAGAAACAATCAGCAATTGGGAGTCGCTGGCAATAGCAATCGTTTGATGCGATGTTTGTCGAGATTCCCTAAGAAGATCTTACTAAACGACGATGTTGAGATATTGAATAGTGGGTGGGAGCATTTTTATTTTCTTGCGATGCAGAGGACTGGTTTTCATCATTTTTGTTATCGACAACCTGGTGTGTATGGCGCTGCTAAGGGTGTTAGTACTAATATCAATAATATAACCCTAAATGTCGTAGATAGCAAACCACACGGTGCTGTTATGGCATTCGATCATATTGCTTTTTCAAAAGTTGGTTATTTTGATGAACAATTTGGTCAATATGGCGTAGAGCATGTCGATTGGTCTGCTAGATTATCAGATAGTAGACTGCAACAACCAGGATTTTTTGATGTTGACGGATCTAGCTCTTACTTTTTAGTACATCCAGAACATTCATCTGTTGAAAATAGAGTTGAAAAATTTAAACATGCTAAATCAGTTTTGAGTGCTATTGGTGTTAGGCCGTCTTATGTGAGTGCTAGCGATGCAACTGTTGTTCCGCGTATTTCTTGCGTCATACCTTTCAGGGAAATCGATAGAAAAGGTTCGATAATTACCGTACTTAATAGTATTAGAGCACAACGATTTCCAGATATTGAAATCGTAATGGTTGAGGAAGATACTGTTTCTAAAATAGCTGATGCAGAATGCGATCCTGCAAGGCATATTTTTATTGCTGGTCTTCCAGGTGCTGCATTTAATAAGAGCAAGGCTTGGAATGCTGGGGTTGCAGCTTGTAGCTGCGATATGCTTGTATTACACGATGCTGATACGTTGGCACCAAGTTGTTATTTTAAATCAGTGGCAAATGAATTGAGCGAGGTTGAATCTTGTCATCTTTGTAAGCAGATTTTTTATATTGGCTCGACAGAAACGCATAATATCAACGCTACTGGAACTATCGATCGCCCTAGATATGAGCATATGGTCGATTATTTTGAGGGTGGATCTATCGCATGTCGTAAAAAGGCTTATTGGAAAGTAGGTGGTTTTGTTGAAGAATTTGTTGGCTATGGTGTTGAAGATTGCGACTTTTATTTTAGGATATCTAAGGGAACTACTTGGAGAGAAAATCGCCATTTCGATTTATTGCATCTGCACCATGGCAGGGTTGAGAATTGGACGATGTATCACCAAAAAAACAAAGAGATAGGCGCTAAATTATCAGCACTATCCCTTGGTGATAGAATAGGAAGGCAGCGGCTGTTATTGACACAAAGTGGTAGAGGCCATTGTTTAGGTGAATAAATGCGAGTTTTATTTTGTAATCCGCCTGGCGGTGCCTTCACATTCATCACACAGGGTATGATTAATGCCTTACGTGATATTGGCTGTGCTGCCGAGCGTTGGGATGGTAAACGCGAAACTTGGGATCTATTTTCACCCGATGTTTATGTGGGATGCACAGGGCATCGGCAAAATCCGCCAAATACTCATCAGTGTAAAGTCGCTATCCATGTTAACCCGTATGGGCCGACAAAAATCGATCCGAACATCAATGAATCTCAAGGTGCTATCGATTGGGTAAAGTCGATAAAGCCAGATGCTGTTTTTGGATATGGGCATGAGTCTGACCGCCATTACTGGTCTTTTTGGGATAAAAATGGCATCCTGTGGGTTCCTATGGCGACTGCTGGCGACGTTACAATATTTAATGTCGCTAATGGAGAGCATAGCAAGTATGATATTGGGTATGTTGGCGGGCGTTGGCCGTATAAGGCTAAGGACATAGATGCTTACTTGTTTCCGGTTTTACGAGACACAACAATATCACACATGGTTCGTGGCTGGGGAACGTGGCCTGACAATTTATGCGGCGGGCCGATAACTGACAACGAGGTTCCGATATTATTAGCGAGCTGTAGGATAGCGCCATGTATTAGCGAACCACATACACTGGTCTATGGTATTGATCTTCCTGAGCGAGTGTTCAAATCTGCCCTAAGTGGTGCGGTTGTAATACACGATCCTGTCCCTAAATTAGATAGATACCTACCGCATATCATAATTGCCAGTAATCCAAAAGTGTTTCACTATGAGATCAAAGGATTGCTGAAAGACCCTAGTTGGCTTCCTAAAATAGCACAACAACAACGCGATGATGTTTTGGAGGCGCACACTTATCATCACAGAATGGCAACATTGATGTCGGCAATGGGTTTCAATGATACGGCATCTGCTTTATTATCAGCGGTATCGAGATTTAAATGATTGCGATTGATTTCTCAATGCTTAGCCAAAATAGGCTGCCACGTTGTGCATATCAACTTGCTAATCTTGCGGAAATCGCTGATAGGATGCATTTGCCTATAAAGGTTGTTGTGAAAGATGGCCAATTACAAGAGCATCATATACTACAACGTGTGAAGCATTTACTGTCGGACAATTATGATAACGTAAAGATATATATCGCGAAATCCGACACTTTCTTTTTTGATGATAATTGGAAGAATATAGCTAATCTACCTGCGTTTAAAGTGTGTCTATGTTCATCAGATAGGATATTCCGAGAGAAAAGAATGCCATGGCAAGGCAGAATGGGTGGTCCAGTTCAAGATCGATGTGATCTATTTATGCCAGTCAATTGCTCGTCTGAGCTATTAAAAACATATAGTCATAAAACAATAACTGTTGCGCATCGGCCTTCGACGCAAGTTTTTGATCTGCTTGCGAAGAAAAAACTAGATCTAGCTTTTCTCGATGATAATATTCAAGTTATCAGAGATGCATTTAAATATGACGTCATTGGTTTAGCTGGTTTTATGGGCCGGGCTGGTTATGGGGAGCGTATTAAGCTTGAGGGGATGCCAGATTGTGTGAATTTGAGCTTCATAGCGAATGCATCAGCAGAACGATATTTGAAGTATTTACTCTCTTATAGGGCGTGTGTTGATCTGCGTGGTGCTGGCGATAAAAGTCTTCGTTTTGTTGAGGCGGTTTTATTTGGCCGAACTGTAATAGCAAAGCGGCAACAATCACCATATGACCCTCCGCTTGTTGATTGTTATAATACTATTTTAGTTGAGAATTGGGGCGATATTGCTAAGAGGATAGATCTTGATTTGTGGAAAAGAGTTGCAGATCAAGCAACTAAAGATTATCTTAGCCATTGGTCACAATTAGCACAATTCAAAATGATTTTGAGGAGAGCGAAATGGTTAACGTAGTTATAGAGTTTGACGATCAAAATAACGATAAGCTTTTTAGATTTATTATAAAGAATCAACCAGATGATTGTATTTGGTTAGAAAAGGGTGATGAGATTGGATTCGATCTTGTTGAGTCTAAGGAATTCTTCTATGTTATAGTCTCTAGGAAAGCTTATTTAGTAGGGCAAACATGTCCTTTCTATATAATCTGTCGTCCGCAGTGCTTTATTAATGCTGATGCTGCGTTAGTAGTATTAGAGAAATTTAAGGCACAATTTGGCGATGATTTAGTTCTCGATCCTTAAATATTTATGATTAAATTGTGATCTGGTTCGTATTCAAGTATCTCAATGTCGAAGCGAACAACGTCTTTTAGTTTCCTAGGAAAGGTTAATTCAATAGCCTTCCAACCCTTTGTGTCCATCCATTCGGCATCTCTCATTTTAATATCAACAACTCCGCACAACCATTCTTTGGGTAGGTTTTTTCTAACAAATTTGCCAGCCAGAGTAGCTGTTTCGAACAATGGTACTACAGGGTAATCTTTACCTGCCTCCCACATTACTAGTATAGGTATCCATTTCTCAGAGCCACACTCGCTCTTTAATTCTTGCCTAGTCATATGCCCTTGAGTACAGAAAACAGCATACATCATAAACCTATTTAGAAATATTATGCGTGCAAAACTAATATGTGGGCAGAGAACAAATATTCAAATACAAGACTAAATTTCTTGAGGAGTTTAATTCATGAGCGCTCAACCAGCCAATACCGCGATTTCGGTCTATCGTAATGTCCGAAGCTACCGGAAGGCCCTCCGTCATGAAGCTGTGGCGGCATTGACCAAGCGGCTTCGTCCGTTGATCATGAGTGTGCCTGGCGAGGAAATCCTGGTCGGTGTCTTGACCAGGGATACCGCTGTGCAGGATTTCAGCCCTTACTGCGGCGAAGCTCGCTTCGGCGCAGGTCGCGGCTTCCCAATCGTGGTCGGTCTGTACCAGGTCAAGACGTTCGCGACTGCCCAGGAGAACCTGCCGAGCATCGACTTCGCTTTCCAAATTGGTTCGGACATGTTCCTTACCAATGTTGCTGCTGGTCTCACTCGGGACCTTCAGGGCGATTTGCGAAACGACACGCTTGTTCCACCGGTCGCCTCGACTTAATGCTTTCGATGGCATTATGAACGCTGCGTAAAATGAAGCGGCGGCCTTTATGAGGCCGCCGCTTCTGTATTCTATTTTAACAAATCCATAATTTTGCGTTTTCTAGCTTCACATATTTCTCTTATCAATATTGCGACAACTGGTTTAACCCCCCATACGTTGCCGGAATTAGAATGTTCATTGAGCACAGAAAAATATCCATCATAGCTATCACTTGAAGACATCTCTACTCTGATAATTTCATCGTCGAAATAAAGGCTATCACCATTTGTCCTTGATGGGATTCCTGGGAACATCATACTCAGAGCAGCAGAGATTTTCTCGAATGATCTCGCTCTGACTTCATCGTGTGTCATTTTTTCTCCTATACATGTGGCCACCTCAATTTAAATACACTTAAAAGAGTTTGCCCGCCAAAAATAATTTATCCTATAACATTGGAGACAGACATGTCAGCTCTAGTGCCTTTCACTGCTTATTTTAGAACAATACCTGCACGTAATAAGAGTAAATGGGATTATATTAGAGATTTGCAGCGTTTAGGAATAGCATTATATTCTGAGTTGGAATCTGTCTCGCAGATAACAATTCCAGAACCCGGTGGCGGACAAAATCAAATGAGCGGACAGTTCGGCAGCATCACGAACGGTGCTGGTGTACGCCCGCAAATTGGTAATAATCCATCACTGCTTATGATTGAGGGGTTTTATACTGCTGCTAGCAGCCCAAGTGCTCAGCCAGCGCCAGCACTTACGCTCATACACTCGAACGAAGTATTAACTGGACCGAGAGGGCCACGGCTATGGGACGGTACTACGGGCCAACCGACAGCTGTAGTCGTAGCAGAAGTATCAACCCTTCGCGGTATTTTGAATACAGCCGCTTCTGCTATTGCAGATGATTCTGGTGGACATCCAGAGTTGTTTAGGTTAACTTACAAGAATATTATATATGGCGACGCGGGTCAGACATTCCCATCATAATTATCTTGAGTAGATAAGCCATGGATCTACGTGACTTATCTAAATCGATGGTGTTATTCGAGAATCGCCATAAAATTATTGACTCTCTTGATAGTATATTGCAGCAGATTGGTGTTCCGGCCGATCTGATAGGAGGAGTAGCGTTAGGCTCGTATAATTATACTAGGAACACTGAAGATATCGACATACTAATTGATAGATCTGATTACGATAAAGTAGCGAATGTAATAATCAATAACGGTGGTAGTAGTTTGGGTAAGAATAATAAGTTCTATTTATCTGGCTATACTGTCCAAATCTGTTATAGTGGTCTTAAGGTTCGGCATACTACATTCAAGAAACCATCTAACGCTGAACCTGGGTTGAAGGTAATAGGCTTACCACAATTGCTATTGATGAAGATTGAAGCCGGCATTAGTCAATTCAGACATCGTGCAGATTTTATAGAGCTAGTTAAGAGGAATAACATTTCATTGCAATATTTAGAGGATCATGTTTTTGGCTCATTAGATAAGATGGCAAGAGCCCAAGCAATTGAATTATGGAAAAGGGCACAAAGCGAACTTGATGAATGATATGCGGTCTTAGTGTAGTGGTAACACATCAAGCTACCAGCTTGATAACGGGAGTTCGATCCTCGCCAGGCCGCTTTAATTAATCTGTTTTATAAACCTAATAACTGGCATACCGTTTATTTTAATTAAACCAGCCGATTCGGCATATTCTTTTTCTGACATTCTTATTCGTTTCGCCTGATCCCACACAGTTTTCTTGTGATATCTGTGGCCATTGGCGTCGATATACCAATAGCTCGGTTTTGTTCGACCATCAAGAATCCATCCTGCAGCCTTGTATATAACTCCACTATGATTTGCTCCAACGTCTGCAAAAGAAATAAGACATTTGATGTTGTTTGGAATTAGATTGACAGAATGGGCTAAAAACCAAGATGCGAAATTCTTCTTGTGGTAGCTTGGATGTATGCAAAATCTATCCAATTCTAATATTGATGTTGTTGGCAATTTTAATCGGTCCGCCGATTGCTTTCTTGTTACCGAATTGAAGCTAGTGCAGGCTATTAGCAAGTCGCCAACAAACGCACCTATTTTTAGTCCGCCTCTACTTTTTGATAGATAATGGTACTGATTTAGGAAGGTGTTTGACTCTTCGGATTGTATTAGTCTGATTTCGACATTGTTAAAGTCAAAAATTTCTTGTTTTGGCTCGATGCTAAGAATCTTAGATATACGATCGCGAATGCAATTAATACCATAAAACTCATATTCATATATATAATGTAATTCATATTCTTTAGACAAATGTCTTTCCCAATAAGTGTGTTTTTGCTTATCTCGCAACTGTCTTTCTGGTCTCGAATGCCAGTAACTTCCTTGACACTCAATAAGTATTCTGCGGCCATTATATTCAAAGCCAATATCAAAAGTCCAAGGACCAAGTGCAATCTGTGTAGCATTGATATTATAGACATCCTTCAATATTGAAATAATAATTGTTTCTAATATTGAAGTTTTCGGTTGCTTTAACTTGGCTATCGCCTGCTTTGACTGATACGAAGAGTTAGACCAAAGTTTTTTAGATGACTCAGATATTTTTTGGCGATATTCTTCATTTTCCCAAATCTTTTTCGATCGCTCTGATTGTTGAAAAGCGACGACTGGATCTTTAAACGCTAGTTTTATTGCATTAGATGTTTTTATGCGATATTGGCGATCTGCCCATAGCGCTTTAGTTCGTACTATATTGGCATTTTTAACTTCTGGCTTATTTAGTGCTTTCTTGACTGCAGCGGTATGTCGTTTCTTTATTTCTTCGTCCGTTCTACATCTAGACAATGTTTCAACTGCTTTATTATGATCGTTTTCCCTTAACATCCTTTTCTTTTGAGACATAGACTGTTTTTTGCGATATTCTTCAGATTGCATAATATAATTGCATTTTTCTCTGAAGAGTTTATTGCTATGTAGCTGTTGTGATGCGATTTGCATATTTTTAATAACTGACGGCTTTTTGCAAGACTTCTGAATAGCAGCAGTTGTGCGCTGCCTGAACTCACTGTTCTGCCATTTTAATTTACACCCCTCAGATGGTGTTCTTGTCTGTATATTGAATTTTTTAAGCCATTTGCCTATACACCTGTTGCCGACACTGCATATTTCGGCTATCTCATTAATACTGAACATTTTTTGTTCGTAGTGTTCAGACAGCCAACCACGGTCCTGGTATAATTTAGCCATACAAATATATTTGGGTGTTTGGTGCTATAATGAATTGTTTAGTTTATTTACCTTTTGAGCTAAAAGCGGACGTAATGAAAAGATATGCATCGCTGTGTTTGTGTGTTCGATGAAACGGTAAAAGAGGATTTGATGTTATGGCTATTATCGGACCGAACGATTTGCCGGTGGTTTTGAAGCTGAACTCAGATCCAATGAAGGCTTACTGTTTAGCTCAACTCGGCCACCCGGCAGTTGCCGTTGAAATCGAGGAAGCCCAATTTGAGATAGCATTGCGCGTTACGTGCGATTTTATAGCCGGATATTTCCCAAGAGAACAAAAACTAAAACTATTTTATACTGAACCGTTGGTTGCAACATACCCAATGCCAGACGATGCTTATTGGATCCAAGAGGTCCAGTGGGATCCTGTCACGACTAGGATAGATGATGTGTTTGGAGCTGAGAGTTTCCTCTTTTGTGTTGCTGACAATCTTAAGATTCTTGATAAAGACAATAGATTGCAGCCTGTTTCAGATTGGAAGACGCATTGGAAAGCTAAAACTCCATTTGGTCGCCGAACGCTAAAGATTGTTAAGAGGAAGATCGATAGAACAATGCCGAAAAGGCGATTATTCTATGGTAATGGAATGATAGAAGCTACAACTAGTCATGTGGTTAAAATTGGCGGTAAGTGGCGTGAATTCGGTGAAGTAAATATTGGCGACCGTGTGCACGGGGTCAAAGATATGTTTGGGATACAGAATGTCGAGTGTTTTGAATCAACAGATGCGATCTCAATCAGAGCAAATGGTGCTGGATGCTATTTTGGTTGCACCGAAGGCGAGCCGATCGTTATACACTAGACATAAAGATTCCGCTGAGTTTGATCCAGTTAAATTCACTCCTAAAACAATCCATAATAAGAAATCAATAGACATCGATCGTCTTATAGATTTCTTCAAATCCGACCACACTCTTGGCGATTGTGCTATAGAGTTTAGATGCAGTACTGCTACTATCAAGCGAAGATTAAGGGTTGCTGGTGTAGACACCTCGATCTATAACCATAGTCAGATCGCTGTCGACCGTTCTAAAAAAGTTCGTGCTGTCGTTCTGCCGCCAGACGAAGAGATTCGCCATATGCTGGTCGACCTAAATTTAGATACCAAAACTGTCGCCGAAGAGTTTGGTGTCCACTTCAATACCATAAGGAACATATCTAGGCGACTTGGTATAGAGAAGAATAGGAAAGATGTGGCAAAATCGATGAGTGTTAGACACTTAAAGATGCATGGTTATAGACATCCAGCACAACGTCCGGACGTTTTAGCCAAAACGAGGAGATCCAGTGGTAGAGTAAAGTATAGCGATATTAACGGCCGCACTTTTTTGTTCCGTTCACTGCATGAGCTTGGATATGCGTTGCTGCTAGATAAACGTGGTGCGGAATGGCAATATGAAGAGATGCATGTGCGTTATATCGATATGTTGACGGGAAAGCAGCGGATTTACGTTATCGATTTTACTGTGGAATCTAATGGGCTGGTTGAGTGGATTGAGGTAAAACCGAACAACAAGATGATACCGGACGACAAAAGAATATATGCCAGTAGGAGAGCAGAAGATGCTGGTGTCGTTTATCGCGGATTAGTCGAGGAAGAGAGGCTAGAACTATGGGAGCTGTTGAAATCTGGTTACCGTCAAGAATTTATACAATTTATGTTCCTCGCACCTAATCGCAACGCAAAACAGATAAGTTATTGGTTTAGTAGTAGTAAAGATGCTACTGAATTCAAGCTTGATGGATGGCGTAGACATAATATGCGCGATTATGGAACAGCACTACACACAGTGGTTTTCAGGCGTATTGAACAATTATGATTGACAGAACACTTAAACAGTTTTTTACACATGATTACGATTTACTTCTACCAATTCTGGTCTCTTATCCGATAAGAGAGCGGCTAGTTATTGATCCATTTGCTGGTGAGCAACATTTATTGCGGTTAGTAGATTGCGATAAGATTGCAGTTGATGTTGATGCATCTGTAAATCCAGACATTGTAGCTGACTCATTTAACGAGTTGCCAAAGTTTGAATCGTGTGCGGTTATAACAAACCCGCCATACGCTCATTGGCACATTTTGCAGCGCGAAAATCAGAGACTAGCGGAAGCTGTGATGCTCGCCGGATATGTTGATTTATATGAATATAGTATTAGGCGGGTGATCGATCAGTTAGGATTTTGCCCGATCTATGCAATCTTGCCAGAGAATTTTATTGCGTCTAGGACTACCAGACTAAGGCGTGAGTTGTATAAGCATATCAAAGTAGTTCAGATTCATACACGCTCGTTATGTGACGATACAGAACAGCCTACTGTTTTTGTAGTATTGACGCCGGAGGAGATTGATGACACCGATTTGTGGATAGATGATAAATTTACAGCCAAGATTTTAATAACGGCAGACGGATTACAGCCGCGATTAGAGGCAATCGGTGACTATGTTGACTTTGGTATGAAACCTTGGCAAACAGAGGAACAACGCAATACTTCTATATTACTTAAGGCAACTGATGGTGGTTCTGAGAACAACCGTATTAGGCTGATGACAGTAGCGGAACAATTTCCGGGTCTACGTCATTTCCATAACAAAATTAGCGATAGAGCCTATATTCAAATAGTACCAAAGATAGAATTATCTGATAGCCAAATTGAATTACTAAAAATGGCTTTTAATAGGTGGGTAGATAAGTGGAGGAGCGATACTTTTGGACTCGGCCTGACTTCATTTAGGAATAACTCTAATGGATTCAGAAGGAAGAGACTAGATTTCAAATTGGCAAGATTAGTGCTAAATAACTTGATCGATAAGCTTCTGCCTCATCGCTGACTCGCTTAATTCAGCCAACCGCGAGACATAGGCGTTCTGACACTGGTTAGCAGCATCAATCTTTGCTTGATCGACCTCGATACCATCACAAATAAATATGAATTTATCGTTAGGTTGTGCTTGAGCACACTGTTGCATACTTGTTTTTCTATCGCCCTGGGAACCGCCGTCTGAATCGCCATAGCGAAGATATAACCAAATTCGTTTATTTCCGAATATAATCACACCATCAGGTTTGGTTGGCAGTCCGCTGTCTTTTGGCTCTCCGATTTTTAGTTGACAGAATGGCGGCGACATTTTCGAGAACACGTTCCTGACAGCACCTTTTTGGTCGCTCGATTTTTTGTTGCCATTTGTAGATCGTTGGCTGTTATAGACTACAGTTACAACATGATGTCTGATTTGATCATAGGATAAATTCAGAGATTCAAACTCCTTGATGATTTCGTCGTCAGAGATCGAATATCCATCTTTGCGTGCTTTTTGACAACTTGTTCCGTTCGAGCCCAGAGCCACGAGCATAATATCTATAGCTTGTATCTGCGCTCTCGGGTCTGTTCTGTACTTCCCAAAGTACAGCATTGATGCAATAGTGTTAATCATTTTGGTGTCATAAATTATTCTATATCTGTACCCCGGAGGGAAACCGATCGAAGTTAGGTCGATTGCAACCGCGCTAGCTGCTAATGCTGTAGCCTTACGTGCTTTCTGTGCCATGAGATTAAAGATAGAATGGAGGTTGTTATGAGACTAATAATTGTACCGTTTGTAAGCGTGTCGGCCTTCTCTGATATAAATACTGGCGATCTATTCCTATCAGAGAAGGCTTATGAAGAGAAACAGGAATCTCTTATAAGGCATGAGCTAGCACATTTATATTCGAATGACCCCGACCACGGCAAAATGTGGTCCGAGTTAGCAGAGCAACCACTACCAACGGTCGACTTGTTTAAGAAGATGCGAAAGCGGCTTGGCATTCCACAACATATTGCTGCGAATATAGGCAATATTTCAGGCGTTCAAAACATACTCACAGATTATTATCTTTTACAAGCTTATCGCCGTTCTTCACAACAAATTCTTGGGACTATCGGACACTGGGAAGTTTTAAATGAAGGTGGTAGTGGCCCAACAAACCAGCTGATTCGATTATATCCAACACCAAAGGGCGCATTTCCGGTTGTGGTTGTTTATTATCCAACAATTACACATTTCAGAAGTCCCCAAGCGCGTATGCTGGCTTCCGAAATGCTGTTGGCTGAAACGAAAGTGATGGTCGGTGCTGCACGTAGAAAAATCGCTGGTATACCTATGCCAGACGGTGGTAGCCTAGCACTAGACGGCGAGGCATTAGTCGCAGAAGGAAAAGAAGAGAAAGCTGCCATCATAGAAAAGGCTATACATTTGGGAGAGCCTATGGGTTTTGTGAAAGCATGATTAAAAATGCAGTTTATTACTCGTCATCTCGATTATGTTAATATAATCTCATCTTATAAGTCAGGAGTTGCGATATCTGACTTAGCTGAGCGGCATAGTGTTGGAATCCACATTATTTATAAGGTGCTAGAGAACTGCTGCGAACGTCCTCAAGTTGACGACTTGTCTGCTGTTTCGGTTCCACAAGACCGGCCTATCCGCAAAGGTAAATGGAATAGAACGAGTTAAGGATAGATTTCTTGTTCCTCTAAACGTCGACATATCAAAGATATCGTAGAAAGTTGAGGTATCAAATGAGTCCATTAAATAAAGTGTGTTTTACGGTTTGTATGGTTTCGATTGTCATTAGTGCATTACTAGGTTTAGCTATGATATGGACCGATATTGATCCAGAAATAACATCAAAGACATTTCTGACTTTACTTATCTTTTTTGTAAGCTCAGCGGCAATTAGCGGCGTCAATGCATTTTTCAAGAGCAAGTAATAATGCATTTATCTCTTTTAAATGAGTCGGGTCCGCAATTCGATATTCTCGAAAAGGGTAAGATAAATCTCACGGACGATGAGCGCGAGCGAGTTATGATCGCTAAGGCTGTTTGGCATTTTGGTTCTAACGGTAAGCCGAGTCCAGCCATTAAGAAAGCGATAGTGCGTGGTAAGACTTATTACTATTGCAATACGCACCGTTGTTATCAATCTGCGAAGACTTTAGATGGTGCTATAAAGAAATTCTTTGATGTAGTGGAGCCTTCAAGTTAAATCTACACTATGCGACTTCATTTGTTATCAGAAGGAATTGTGGCATCGGAACTTGGTGATGTCACTAAATTAAAGAATTCATTAGCTAATCAATTAATGATTGCTCTTGAGCGGTTAGGTTTTCGTAAACCTAATATGAAACCAGCTGAGAATCCGACTGATGATGCGATTGTCTATATAGAGGCTGGACAAAACGCACTGACTAGGGAATCTCAAACGATAGTGGTTACGATAGAAGACGATGATAGTGTAAGAATACAAATCCCAAGCGATATTAGTAGATCTGGTAAGAAGAATCTGGCTGAAATTTTGGGAATAGATGATTTCTTTATTACCGGGTCAGTCGGAGAAGCTATTGCCAGGTTAAAGGCTATTAAGCGTAAAGCGGATCATCTAATACAAAAAAGCGGTTTGCGTGGCTCGTTATCTTCAGGCCATATAGGAGAAAGTGAAGAACCACCAGCTGTCGACTATACGGTCGGCGAATTTCAGGTAAATTCAACTAAAAACGGTAGATTCTTATCAAGCCAGCTAGAACGTTTTTTAAATGCTAAAATGCCGAATTTGATAGTTTTAAGGCAATCTGTATGGGAGCCTAGGGCGCAAACTGGTTGGCTATCTTGCGCAACTGTAATATATATGTGTCGTGGCACAACAAGTTTAAAACAACAGCTTAAGGAATTATTTGCTCAAGAGGACTATTTTGATTTTATACCGACGCGCTATAAGACGATCGGCATAGCGTCTACTGTAGAAGAATTTCTTGGTTTATATGGTCACTATGAATTAAGCCCTACATGGACAAATATTATTAATAATATGGCTGATAAGTTTGAGGCAGGAATGGTTGATTGATATTTTAGTAGTAGATGACTACAGGTTCGCATAAAATATATGGTGGCAGGGAGATGCTACCATGCGACAAATCTATATAGCAAATAAACTTGAAGTGATAGGCCCTGATAGTGTTGCTATACCCGGATGCGAGCCCGAATCTTCCTTTTCAACTACAAGTCTTTCCTGGTTGCGTAATTGCAAGAGCACCTATGTGAAATTATCTATTGCACTAGCCGCTATTCCTGGGTCTACTATCGAGTGGCAAATAAATAATGGGCAGTCGAATGGAGCTACAAAGAAGTGGTTTGTATTGCCGCCATATTATCCTGGCTGTCCGTGTACTCCAATGCCAGATTACTATGCTATTCTTCGAAGCTTAGGCTCTTCAGATGAATTACCACCGACACAACCAGATTGTGCTGTGTTAGATCAGGGTTGGTGTCCGGCCAAGAACTTTAAAGAACAACTACCGCCACCGGTGAAACGCTATGTCCCAGAAGGTGAGATTTTCGGAATTACGCCATCATTATTATTTGGGCCGTACTATTATGGCAATGATCCACGAGACAGCCCAGCAGATGATTTCCCTCTGACGATGTGAGTAGAATATGATTTATAATTTTAGTGGCATAAATGAGCAAGCAACAAGTACTCAAATAGATTTTCGTAGTGATGTGCAGCAGAATAATCCATTATATCAAGTACAAGATATAGATGCACCGGATATAGCGTTAGTTAAGAAAACAGCAATAGAGATGATTCAGGTTAATGGTGCTCTTGTTCGAGTCCATACTAGAACGGATAATATGGACCACGATAAAGTTTTTGATGAAGATACTGACCCAACATACTGGGCACCAATTAGTATCAAAGGATTCTTCGTACCAAATCCAATGGAATATGAATTGACTTTATGGGGTGTAGACTGCCCAAATAAACAAGAGATTGTATTTGCTCTTGAACAAGTAGTCGGTTTGAAGCCGAAGAGATTGTTTCGCCCAGGTGATTTAATAGAGCTACCGTTCGATTCTCAATCGCAACAGAAGCCTAAATACTTCATGATAGACAACGCATCTGAGGTGGGTAACTTCAGATATGTCTGGCTATATCTGAAGTGTGTGACTACACTTATAGTTGGCGATGTTAACTTGCGACCTGCTCAAGATGCTGTAGAGACAATTGACGAGTATACCGACGAGATCGACGGATGAACCTAATTTCTTGTGCTTTGCAACATCGAAAAAAGAATTTTCAAATCCGAGAGAATTGATTGGCCAAATCGGCTTAGATTTGGAAGCTAAAGCCGGTAAGATAGGTAGTTTGTTTCGTGGGAATATACGTAAGGAGTTAGAAAAATTATCTGATAAAAAGAATATAATTATATCAATAGAGCAGACAATCAATGGCTCTCTGATATCGTTAAAAATTGAGGATTGGGTTGATAAATTAGAGAAGGCAACAATAATAGAGGAATTCAAAGATTTGATGGATCGCATCGGTGCTACTACTAGCGTCTGTTCTGGCGGATCTATCCCTGGTAGTTTAGTAGCACTTCTAAAATAGGATAAATAAGATGGCTATCCATGAATTTACGCCACACGTTTTAGAGCGAGAGAGAACCTCTAATCCTGTTCCTGGCCCAGAACGCAATCCGCATATTGAGCTATATCCAGTGGGTGTAGCGCAGAGCAGCGATGTTCAAGGTGGCCGCTCTAGCATTTATGGCGAGACACTCGGCAGCCAGCCAGAGTTTATTCAAGAGTTCCTGATGCCGGGTTTTCACGCTCTTGACGAAGCGATGAAAACATATTGGTCTGGAATTAGAATACCAACTAAAGATGCCTACAGGTTTATGAGGGTTAAGATAGCTGGTGGCGATAAGAGTATTCTGATATGGCGTGATCAATTAAAAGAAGGACGAGTAAAATTTCCTGTTGCCTCTATTAGTCGGATCAGCCATGAATTCAATCCACAGAAGTTTAGTACGCCTGTGTTAGCGATGGCTCGCAGATATACTAGCAGTCGCATGGATCGAGTTGCTTTAATAAGGCGGCCAGTGCCTTTTTTGGTGAAATATACGCTCACAATATGGGCGTCTTATAAAGGTGAAGCCGATCACGCATTAGAACAGATTCTGCCACGATTCAATCCGTTAGCTGAATTCGTAATGTGTGATCAACACTTACGCGGTAGTGTACAGCTAAGATTTGAAGGGTCTGCCGACGCCAGCGAAAAGGAAGTTGGTTTTGATCAGAAAGCCAAAATACGATACGAATTTTCAATGACTGCTGAGGCTTGGCTGCCATTGCCAGAACTTATAGTTCCAACTATTCTTGGACACGCCACTGTGATTAAGGAATCTGCCACGAATGAATTATTATCAATGGGACGAGGAGATACAACTAGACTGTTTTGTAAGCCTGACGTTGGTGGTTGGGATATTTGAGCGTTATGAATTATAATGTTTAAGATGTAGATATATGATTACTGTACTGTGATTGTAGTAGAGGATTTATGAAACAACACAACAGAGAAACCAATTTTGTAGTGCAGATTTACAACTGTAGCACACAGATGATACCGATTTCTGTGAGACCGCCAGGAGGCGATTTCTTTCTACATGAGCAGACAATTTACCTAAGGCGAGGTAAGACAGTCCGATTACCGAAGAGTTTCTTAAACGATTCGCAGATTTCTAATTTGACCTCAAAACGGATGATAAGAATTCTGCATGATAGTGAGAAGGCCGCTATTAATAGTTAGCAGCTTATATCCATATATCTCATCGCTATTAATAGTTAACGGCTTACATCCATATATATATCTCAGGATGTGCTATAAATTAAATCATATTATCCTGGCAAGTTATTGGTATATTGATAGATGGTTTTGTGATGCATAAGAGAACACTACATAGGAGAGTAGTGAAGTAGACAATGGCCGAAAACGAGTTTGCAGAAGCGAAGGTTATATCAGGAAATATAGTGGTGAAAAACTGTGTTATGTTTATTTAGGCAAATCTACCATAGTTTGATACTAGACAACGGAGATTAAAAATGCCGACCTACCTTTCGCCGGGAGTTTATCCTAGGGAAATAGACCTTAGTGCAGTTACTGGCCAAACTGGGCCGCTTCGTGCGGCATTTGTTGGAACTGCCAAAAAAGGTCCTCTGAATACTCCAGTCTTTGTAAGTGGTGCTCAACAGGCTATCGACACATTCGGAGAGCCGTTTGTCGATAGTTATCTGATGTATGCAGTCCTCGCCTATTTGGAGGAAAGCAATCAAGCATATGTCATTCGGGTTGGTATTGAATGCCAAGATGGACAGCCTGTAGAATTAGGCGATGTTTGTATTGATACTTCTGGATCTCGGGTGAACGGATGGGGTCGGATTCCAGTATTCACTGGTATCGATTACGGCAAATTACTTATGCGAGCTGTGTCGACAGCTTCGCCCGTTGTCTTTCATGATGCTGCTGTCGAGAACATAACGTTTACTGATGTTAGTGTGTCAGTTACTGATGGGCCAACCAGCGCAACATTGCAATTCACCGGCGAAACCGATCTAAGCGATAGCTATACTGGTTGCACTGACGACACTTTTTCATTATTCATTACTGGCGCTTCAGACGATGGATACATGATAAAGGGAGCAACATTCCAGCTATTCCGCAGCCGCGATAATGCATTGATGGTTAGTGGTACTTTGGACGAGAAGGTAACGGGGGCTACGAGCACCAGTACTAATATTGTAATCGGTGACGGTCTTGAATGCAACATTCTTGTTACTGATGGCCGCCTTGACACCAATGACGTATTCTCGTTCACAGCAAAACCGTACAACAGAGAGCTAGAAGTAGAGGTTGAGGGTGTTGGTGGCACTTATATTATGCCAGTTGCTACCTATACTTCAGCAGACACTCTAGTTGCCGCAATCAATCTGCTAATTGCAACTGAGGATTATGTTGCTGTTGCAGATACTGTTGCTAGTGTTGAATATCCAGAATTGCGTACGAAGGTTGCTGGGGATCGTATTCAGTTGATAGGATCATGTGCTTTTGCTTCTGAGGTTGGAGTGCAGCAATATGCTTATGACATTCCACGTAGTTATTTGTATGGCTCTGATGCTGAACCATTTTTCATCAACAGCCAAAGTAATCGTGTAGCAATCGACATAATCCCAGCAGATAGAAGCGACACTATCAGTGTCGCTTTTACTATTCCTGTCGGAACGAATTTGTCAGCTACAACCATAGCAGCGGCCATTAATGGCAATGGGACTTATGCTGGCGAGACATACTTTACATCATTTGCTATCACCGCTCCTGGCGATATTCCGCATGTTGTTGTTGTAACTTCAGATGGACATAGGCTTGATCAGCTCTATTTGAAGGCTAATTACTCCAACCTTAAGACATTGATGTTTGCCGAGGAAATCGGTGTACTTTCTCCTTACACGAAAGCATACCGTGGGTTTTCTGACAGTCGCGTGTCGCTGCCTGATACTGGTGAAATCACGCCATCTGTGCCGTTATCTTGCGAATTAGCTCCGAGCGGACCAGATTGTGCGCTCGACACAGCTTATTTCGCCAATATTGTCGGATGGTTTGTCGCATCGAGCGCTGGGACGTGGTTGGACGATTACACTCTGACGCTCTCACTGCAGACTCAAATTGCAGGCAATGCGGCTGCACGTTATCAGTTAACTATGACTGATCCAGACGGTGCTACTGCCGAGAGCATTCAAAATCTCAGTTTCGATAAGACTGACGATCGATATATCGGTAATGTTTTGAATCCTGGCTCCGCTTACGGTGGAGTTAGTGGTAATGAGTTTATCAATTGGGAAGATCGGCCATCATTCTTAAATAATGATGAACTTGATCCAAGTACCTACGAAGTTAGGCAGCCTGCACAGTTGTCGAAGCAGATGTTTGTTGGTGGTACTAATGGCATACCGGTAGATCCAGCATATTCGAGCGAATTGGATGCTGCGATTATTGGTAATGCACAAGATTCAAGCGGCATGTATGGTGTGCAGAACTCTGAGACTTATGACATTAATTTGCTGGTAGTTCCAGGGATGACATCTGGTGCGGTCATTGGCCAAGGATTGCAACTGTGTGAAAGTCGTGGCGATACCTTGTTTGTCGTCGATCCGCCGTTCGGTCTTCGCCCACAGCAGGTTGTCGATTGGCATAATGGGATGTTGTTATCTGATCTTTCAGCTGCAATCAATAGCAGTTATGGTGCATTGTATTGGAGCTGGGTGAAGATTTATGACCAGTTCAGCAAGCAATACATTTGGGTTCCACCATCTGGTCAGGTTGCTGGAGTTTTTGCTCGTACTTCCAATGTGGCAGAGCAATGGTATGCCCCTGCTGGTATCAATCGCGGAGTTTTGAATACAGCATTGGACGTTGAATACAACCCAAGCCAGGGAGAGCGTGATCTGTTGTATGGTAGTGGTAATGCTGTCAATCCATTGGTATCATTCCCGAAAGATGGTATCGTGGTTTTTGGGCAGCGAACACTGCAACGATCTACCACAGCACTAGATAGAGTAAATGTGCGGATGCTGTTAATTTACTTAAAGAAGAATCTGATTCAAACGCTCAGATCATTTGTGTTCGAGCCAAATGATGCTACTACTTGGGCGCAGGTCAGAACGCTAGTTAATCCATTTTTGGCAGATATCCAAGCACGTCGTGGACTTGACGCTTACAACGTGGTTTGCGACGAGTCAAACAACACACCGGCGAGACGAGACCTTAACCAATTGTGGGTATCGGTTTTCATTAAGCCGACGAGAACTATCGAATTCATCGTGCTTAATCTCGTTGTGATGCAGTCTTCAGCTTCCTTTAGTTCAGAGGAAATCTTGGCTGCTGGTGGTGTCGTAGTAAGCGGGTGACAGTCCGACGCGACGAATAGACGGGAGGGCCAGCTTTCGCTGGCCCTCTTCGTATAAAGATATCACACTTGATTTAGATAAGCATGGACGGCATCGGTCAAGTGGCTATATAAGTGGTTCACTAAAATTATCAATAATCTGTTGATGGTTTAGATAAGTGCGAACAGCATCGGTTAAGTGGTTATCTACAAGTGGCTCGCCAAAAGTATCGATAATCTGCTGATTGCTTGTGATAACGATGTTGTTGTGTGGGCATCTACCATAGAGGCCCTTAGCTTTATTACAATTTGCACACAAAAGCTGCAAATAATCTGGATAATCATTAGCGATAATCCAACTAGCAGTTACCTGTTTAACCTCTTTGCGATGTTCGTTACCATCGTTGTTGATATGATCAAATTCTAAGAAGGCCCAATTAGACTCACCGCAGCAAACGCATTTACCACCGTAATGAGCAATAGCTTTTAATCGTATTTTGCGATTTTTGTTGTATGGTATAATATCTTTACAATGAGGACAAACTTTGTAATTAGCAACACCGCGATTACAATTCGCACACAATATTCTTAGATCAGTTGGGAATTTATGTCTTATTATCCAACTCATCATATGCATACCAACTAGACGTCGATGACGCTTGCCGTCGCCGTTAATGTGATCTACTTCTAAAAATTCGTAAGTTGTCTCACCACAGCATGCGCATTTTGCACCATAACGATCCAGAACTTTTTCACGGTCTCGACGCCATTTGCGTTTGCTAGCTTCTACGTGAATGTCGTTACATTTCTTACAGCGTATTGATTCGTCAACAGATAAGTCAACGCCACATACTATGCATTGATTTTTTGCTCTGCGGTCATTGTATCGCTGCATAATAATCAACGTTTGATAAGCTGTATGGCTAGCACAATAAATCTTGCCTGGTAATGGTGCTTTGCCACATCTAGGGCATAATCCTTTTGCAATCCAGCGCTTATCATGGACGATGCGTTCTCTTTTGCCTTTCTCTTTACACTTATCGCACATTTTGCCTTTTGTGATGTGCTTCCCACACAAGCAAACTCCTATGGCTTGTCTGGCTTTCCGAGCAGCCTTTCGTCTCTCGCTTTTCCTGGTCAGACATTTAGAGCACGACGACTTCTCCGAATCGCGAGGACCACCGCACATCAAACATAAGTTATTGGTGATACGGTGCTGACGCTGGAGAGGATATTCAGTTTTGCGATCTTTCATGACGCACCTATGGTGAAAATGAACGTCCAATGATTAAATACATTTCCACAAACATTGAAATTATGACGAGGGTCTTGCCCATCAATTTGGTGGTCTAACCAACCTCGAAGGAGGGTCTTCGTGCCAGGCTTCAACATATGTGGTACAGGTAGCGGGCCAGCCTCCAATTTGGAGACTCGTAGAAAACATCGCTGGGTTTTTCGAACCCTTGGTGATATTAGCTCCGCAGCTTTGCTGGTCTTACAATCAGCATCGCGGCCGAACTTTAAGTTCGCAGAGCCAGAAATGCACCATGACCAGGAAGTAGCTTACTTCGCGGGTAAGCAGACCTGGGAGCCGGTGAGTATGAAGTGGTATGACGTTGAGCAAAGCCCAGATGTGTCAGATACAATCTACGTGTGGTTGAACACGGTTTGTGAATTGACCACGGCCACTGTAGCTGCTCCATCTGTTTACAAGAAGCAAGCTACTTTGGAGATGATTGGTGCTTCTGGCAACACCACAGAGACTTGGACGATGTGTAATGCGTGGCCCAAGGAAGTGAACTGGGGTGACTTGGATTATACGGCGACTGATATCGTGACGATTGAAGCGACGTTGCGATATGATCGCGCTATGAAGAATTAGTAATTGGTTCTTCGACGACAGAAATACCCGGCCCCACCACATCAAATCTAAAATGTGGTGGGGCCGATTTTATTTGGAGACACTCAAATTCCAGGCTTCAATATCGGCGACGTCTATAGTTCTGAAGCACCAACAGCCAAGATCGAGTTGGCGCGCCAACATCGTTGGAAATTTGCGACCTTGGATCCATTGAAAGCAATACTAATATATGCACATAAATCCGGCAGACCAAAAATAGAAATCGATAGGGCGACATTACATCATCAACAAGATTGTATTTATTTTCCTGGTAAACAGAAATGGTTGCCAATTGATATAACTTTCTATCACACAGTTGGCAGTACTGATTCTGCTTTTGAGATATATAAATGGTGGTCGACAAATGTTATAGATATTACTAAATCTGTGATTAGTTTGAAGAAACAAACATGTACCTTGGAATTGCTTGATGGCAATGACGCTGTAGTTTATAAATATATGATATATGGTTGTTGGCCGTCCAAAATTACACCAGACGAACTAGATTATGCTTCGTCAAAGATTAGTGAAATCACATTTACGCTTGAAATGGATAAGGCAATTGAGCTACACGAGGAAGGGTAATCGAAATTCCAGGATTTATTGTTGCAACTGATGTTGGTGCCGGAATTGCTGCCACAGAGAACAGCTTAAAACCTGTTTATCAATATACCTGGGAAATTTTTAATCTGTTTGAAGATACACGCAACTTATTCCCAACAAAATTATTAGCTAAGGATGCTACATTACCAACATTTACTATCGCTAAAGATACGACAGATGGATCGTCTCTAGTCTATAAATATGCTGGGATGGTTACATGGGAAGATGTCAGGATTACTTTTTATGATGTTGTGGTTGATTCTTCTAATAGGGCGTCAGATATTATTAAGAGCTGGCGCGAAAGAGTGTGGTCAGCCGATACAGGTCTTAAAAGTCCAACAGATTACAAAAAAGATTCTATTATAAAAGTATACAATTTAGATTTTACATCTGTGACAACATGGACTTTACACGGCAGTTGGCCGCAGATTGTCAAAGAGGGCGATTTGACATATACCGCAACAGAAGTGAAAGTCATTGAGGTTACTGTTGCGTATGATTGGGCCGATTCAATATCAACAGATGAAGAATAGTATAGAAAATCTCTAATTTGGTAGATATAATCTAGGCAACATAAACTTGTTTCATAGGTGAATTATGTCAGATCGCGTAGAAGAAGAAGTTCGTCTTACTAGTAGAGAAATCCAACAGCCGCAAGAAACTAAGATATTGACTGAAAAGCCAGTTTCCGAGCTATCTAAGTTGGTCGGTAATGCAACATCAGATATAGATATTGTTGATATTATTTCAAGAGCTTCGCCTGAGCAACTTATTCCATGGGAAGAGACGACTCTTCCTAGTAAGGGTTTATACTATGGTTGGTCGTCTGGTGTAGTATCTGTCAAGGCGTGGTCTGCAAAAGTCGATAAAATCTTAGCTACTGCGAGATTAGCACAGACTGGCCAATCAATTGACTATATGCTTCAAGAATGTTGCCGTTTCCCTGACGGTTTCGATATTCAAAATATGCTGGTTGGTGATCAGATTTATTTATTATATTATCTTCGTGGCATTACACACGGTAATATTTATGAGTTTGCTTCAACCTGTCCAAACGAGCAATGCCAGCAAGCTGCTACTAATACTGTTGATTTAAATGATCTTGTTTCTACTATTGTTTGGGCAGATGAATCATTGGGCAACGAGCCATTCAAGATTACATTGCCATATTTGAGCAAAACAACGGAAAGAGAAATTACGGCATCGATTAGATTTCTGCGAGTACACGATGCTAACACTATCCAAAGAGCAAAAAAAGCGAAGAATATGTTAGTTGGTGGCTCAAGGGCTAAGATTAAGCCGCGAGAACGTGCTAGACAAATTGTAGATCATAGCCACGACGAAGTAGTACTAGACGATTTAGTGACACAAAATATCGAAACTGTAATTGTCGATATTATGGGTGTCAATGATAGATTTAAGATTAAAAATATTGTTAATAAAATGCACTCTACTGATATTGCTGTTATTAGAGAATGGTTATCTAATCATACTCCAAGTATTGAGACTACGATTGAGATACAATGCGCACATTGTAATGAATCTTATCGTACAATGCTACCAATTACAGAATCCTTTTTTCGTCCGTAGGTCCCACGAGCAATGCGAAAAGGAGTGGGAAATGCTGATGGAACAGCAATTTGCATTGCGATGTGGAGTTGGCGGGACCGGAGAACTTACACTCTTCGAGCAAAACTCCATGACTGGTGAGGAACGTGCTTGGTGGTATAAGAAATTGGAAAGGACTGCAGAAGAGCGTAATAAAAAAGAATCTGCATCGACACCAAGCCTACCGCATCACTAATAATCTGTCGGGGTCTCTACCCTAGCAAAGATATTGAAATAAGGTGAGGTGAATGCATGGCCACATATCAACGAATTTCTGCTAGACGTGGTAATACAGTCCAGCTTGATACACGATTTTTACGTGGTGGTGTAGCAACTGCACCATACGCAATACGGAAAGTAGAAATATACAAGACACAAATAATTCCATCGAATTTAATTGCTACGTTTGTCGTAGTTGATCCGTGCGATCCAAATTATCCATCTCCAGTCGAGTATATTAGAACGAATACTCCATGCGGGCCATGTGGAACAGAAGGAGAAGAAGGTGTAATTGTTCCTGGTGAATATAGATTATTGTTAGAGATACCAGCAGATGCAGCTGTTCCAGACATTTACTATGACGTTTGGTATTATATGCCAACAAACCCCTGTGAAATGGAAGAATTTGCATCGTCGTGTATTGTCGATACTGCCGGTTGTGTTCAATATCCAGATCTTGATGATCCACTATTAAGCGGTCTTATAATACAGTCTTGTAATAGATTTTGGGTTTATTCAGACGATTGGGATGTTCAGGACGGTTTAACTGCAATTAGACTTGGATTTGAGCCGCTTGATCAAAAATTCCAACAACCAGAACTTCGACCGTTAGAAATTGGCATTATGCCATTACCATTATATGATTACGATTTTAACCTAGTTGCTCCAATTTTACCACAATTGACTGGCACTATTACAATCTCGACTGAAAATAACGAAATATTAGTAGAAGAATATCCACTTACTCTTGGATTGCGACAAGGATCGTACCGCTCTAACCCATATGTATTCCGTTATATGGTCGATTCGATGCAATTTCTAAAAGGAACTTACCAGTACAAAGTAACTGCAATACTGCCTGACGGAACAACTCGGACTAGCAAGACATTTATTTTAACGATATCATAGTTATGACAACAAAAATCGGGCTAACAACATATATAGAAGTGATTCAAGTTACGCCATTAGTGAGTAGATTTAATATTAGTAATATTATATTAGGTGCTTCAAGATGGCAGAATCCAGGTAATCGTTTTGATGTGATGGGCGATGGTGTCGTTGATATTAATGACTACAATGCAATAGTTAATTATATTGCAAGTCATGGTAGTGGAGTACTACCAAAAAATAGAATTGCAAATCAACCTTATGTCGATGTTAATGGAGATGGTAAGGTTGATAGTCAAGATATATCTCAAATATTAGCATATCTACAGAGCAAGAAATTAGTAGACAACACAATAACTGCAGAATATAATATTTCTGATTTTAAGATTCAACGAGATCTTGTAGATCCTGCTGTAGTTGTGACTGTTAAGGATGTAGCTGCGTATAAAAACATATTTCCAACTAGTGATTATTTGGTTTTTTTAAGAAATCTATCAACTAATGAATTAACTGAAACCACATACGCAACTGCCGTATCGAGTCGCGATAGTCTTGTGTTTATTGATAGTGATGTTATTGTGCCAGTGCATCCGTTTACTCCAGGATGTTATAACAATTCATGTGTTTTCAGACTTATACAATCTAGAATCGCAGCAAGTGAGATATTACCGATCCGATTCAACAAGACAGCTGGCGCGACTGGTGTTTCAACAGCCGGTACTGGGCTACCTATGCCAGGCATGGATACGAGTGAGATGCCAGTGCCTACAACGGTAACAGAAACAACGGCGACAGTAGTTGACACAATAGAAACGACTACAACTACAGCCAATAAGACGGATGTGGTAGCACCACCAGTTGTCTTACTTGATTTATTTCCATCTACATGTGCGATAATCGGCGAAATTAAATTAGTTGCTACATCTATGCATGGAGATAACAACTCAGGAGTTACAACTTGTACGGCAAAGATGACATCAAATACTGCACCATCGCCATATGTATCGAGTGCAGATAGTGAATATTTTATCAACAATCCGACATATCTTGGGCAGTACGTTTTTAAATCGTTCAACCATGGTTCTTTGCAAATCTCAACAAATCTTGATCCGACTACGCCAGATTTTTATCATTGGGTTGGCGGACCATATGAAATAAATTGGGCATTATCTGGTGGCGACGATCCTTCTCGTATGGCTGGCTTTATAAGTCCGTCAACAATATCCGGCAGTTATATGATATGCTTAGAGGATGAAGGACCTCCTCGTGGATCTGTGTTCGATTCATGTGTGCTAGTGATACCACAATCAGATGGATCGTGTAAGTGTCTATGGAATGGCGAGTCAAATCACACATATACTCATAAACTGTATAGTCCTGATGGTAATATACTATTTGATCCGTTTCAGAGAGGAGATGTTTGGTATACTTGGGCTATAGCATCATCTTCTTGCCCAGCGTGGAAGGCGTTTAATAGAACAAATTCAAGTGAAACCGACATTTGGTCGAGTGCATCAATTAGCTTTCCACATTTTTTGCAATATGATTTTAGCAGTGCTGTAATCATAAATAAGTATGCAATACAGGAACGCAATTCAGCAGATTATACGGGATTTCCGAAGAACTTTACGTTTCAAGGATCAAATGATAATATTAATTGGACGATATTAGATTCCAGGGTGAACGTTTCAGCTCCAGGGCCAGCTAGTTGGAGCCCTTACTTCACATTTAATAATGGAACAGCTTATCGTTATTATCGATTAAGCATAACTGCTGTAGTTGGCAATATCAATAGAGCAGTTGTAGCTGAGCTTAAGTTAATCTGTGCTTCTATGGATGGGGCCGATAACAGTGCTACTAACGCTTGTACTGCAATAATGGCATCAAATAATGTTCCGAGCCCAAACGCTACTAACGCAAGCAGCGAATACTATTCTGAATATCGATCTACTTATTATTCAGCATGGAAAGCATTCAATAAAACGAATCTTGGTGAATCCGATAGATGGATTAGTGCAGCGTCGATCGCACCGTGGTATGTTCAATATGATTTTGGTGCTGGAAATGCAACGGCTATAAACAAGTACGCAATACAGGAACAGAATTATAGCGGCACTACAGTGGTAAATGGTGAAATCGTAAATGAACAGAATTATAATTGCGATAACGGATTTCCAAAGGATTTCTTGCTCCAAGGTTCTAATGATGCAAGCAACTGGACTACATTAGATACTCGGACTAGTATCGCGGCCCCCGGTATGAATAATTGGTCTGATTGGTTTACATTTGATAATGGCACATCATATCGTTATTATAGGGTTTATATCACTGCTATTAATGGACAGCTTCCTATGCCGATTGCCGGTGAAACAACATCTGATTGTGTGATTACTGCCAGCAGCAATGCGACGATACGTAATGTTGTAATCACGCAATATAATGAAGATGAAAGGACCTCTACATTTGCGACTACTGGGCATTCGCAAACAACGCTATATTCTAATCAAGATCTTTTAATTACTTTTAATGCGCACGACTATCAAGGTGTTTATACTGCTTCACTATGGCTTGATGGCATTAAAATTCCGATCACAACAGGACCGCAGGCTAATACGAGTATTGGCGGCATGGATTTTGGTGTAGCAATTGGGAAGCGTGCTTCTGGGACACATACTTACACGATTATTGCTACGAATAACGATGGTTATTCGACGTCACCATCATATTCGTGTTGGTTTACTATATTACAGGGCGGAGCATGACATATACAATATCATTTAATAATAGATATATGGTTACTGGGTTTGTAAATGCAAGCCTCCTACCCGGCACGCCATTTATTAATATGTGGGGTAATGTCACGGTTGCCAGTCTTCTAACAACAGATAAGAAGGGTGTCACAAGCAGAATTAGCAGGCGTTTGCAAAGCCAAAATCAAGACAACATATCTGTAGCTTACGATGAATCGACATTAGATTCAATTTTAGCATTATTGCGTATTTGTCGTTGGCCTAATATTTCATATTATACGGCTTTTTCAAGCAACGCAAATACATCATATCCATGTACAGTTACGAATCTTGAAACCAATCAATGGGTTTCTCAACCGATTGATATAGATATCGATCACACAATATTTACAACGCAATATGCTATTTGGTATACACACCAACTAGAATATTCCGGTTTTCATATACCTCAAAATAGTGACATCTGGAGTGGCGGTTTGGTTTTAGGATCATCAGGCACAATGATCGATCTGGGCGAATATCTCACGCAAGATGTGATGTTCGGTGATGTCGATCAATATGTGCCAACTTATATTGAGAAATTAACTGTAGCGTTATCTATACCTGGTTATCAATATCTGCGTGCGCAAGGGTATACTACGCCATTTGTGAGAGCAGATATGCCTTATACGCTTGAATGGTTAAATGATTCGCCAGACGTTGTTGCCACTAAATTATATTGTAGAGATCTTTGTTGTGCTGGTTGTGATGGTGTTTATCTTGGCAGCTTTGCGCCATCAGGATCATATGAAGTTGACGGCCATCCAAGAGGAACACAGCGTTTATGGGTTATTAAGGGTGTCAATAGTGTAGGCACTGTTATAACGCAGATGTGGTTCAGCGCTGTTCCGGTTTGTCCAAGAAGATTGACATATTTTGGCGAATTCATAGAAGACTGCAAACTTGCACCGTCTCCGCCGCCACCTCCGCCACCACCATCGCCAACTCCTCTACCACCGCCGCTTTCTCCATCAGTTAGTCCGTCACCATCACCATCGCCATCAGTATCTTCGTGGTTGTCGGCATCACCGTCGTTGTTGTCACCATCAGCAGCGTCTATATCTCCTTCATTGTTGTCGCCATCGGCAGCATCAATATCTCCTTCATTGTTGTCTCCTTCATTGTTGTCGCCTTCGTTATTATCGCCATCAGCAGCATCACCGTCAGCAGCATCACCATCGGCAGCATCACCATCGCCATCAGCAGCATCGCCATCAGCAGCATCTATATCTCCTTCATTGTTGTCGCCTTCGTTATTATCGCCATCACCGTCACTCTCAACTCCGATTACACACGACGACCGATATCCAAGCATCTCTGACACAGTTGATGGTAGGTTTGTGATTGCATGGTCGCGGCATACATACGCATCAGCAACTAAAGACAATGTGACCATAATGGCACAAGTCTTTACCGCTGATAACGTAGCGGTTGGTCCAGCGTTCATAGTGCCAACTTATACTGGGACATATCTTGTAGATTCAGATTGGTACCCACAACCTATCGATCTGACTGCTGTAGCAATAGCACGAGATGGGACATTTGTTGTTGTATGGCAGGGACCTAGTGACGATTTTGGTACCGGTATTCATATGCGAATGTATAGTGCCACTGGTACTCCGCTCACTGGGCAAAATCGTGTTAATATTCTAGATGCTGCCTATTTCCGAGAGCCTTCGATATCGATGCGTTATGATAAAACCTTCATCATAACCTGGCGCAAATCAATTACTGGATCTACATCTCCTAAGTATACTATCTGCGGCCAGAGATATACAGCAGCCGGTGTGAAAACTGGCGTTTCAAGCTTCCAAATCAATCAAGTTACCACTTCGTCTGTACTGAACACAGATGTCGGTGTAGCTGATGACGGCAGTTTTATCGTTGTCTGGGATTACTACTCGTCTGCCGATAGCGGTTATGTTCCGATGGGACGTAGGTTTAACTCTTCTGGTACAGCATTGACCAATGAATTTAAAGTTAATGCAACTGGCTCGTATTATGCTGGAGTACAACAATTAGGCACACGACCGAGAGTGGCGGTAGCTCCTGGAGGGCGTTTCTCTGTCGTATGGCATGCAGATGTTACTACTGCCGTTACCAATATTTACTGCCAACTGTATTGGGCGGATTGTACTCCATATGGTAGTCAATTCCAGGTTAACGACGTTGCGTCATTAATGGACAGATTATATCCAGATGTTGCGTGCGATCGCGACGGCAATTTCACTGTTGTATGGCAGATGTATGGCTATAGTACCAGCGGTTATGGTGAAATGCACGATGATCCGATTACTCTTGATTATGGTATTTTCGGGCGACTGTTTGATGTAAATGGTGTTGCTAAAACTGGAGATCTCTATATAAATAACCCGAATTATCCTGATGGCCGTGCTATTGGTGCCCAAACATTCCCGTCAGTTACACGTAGCGACGGTAGTGGTAAATTTGTGGCGGCTTGGGGTGGATATCAGGGTACGGCTCCATCTGGAGGCATACAGGGGGTTTGGCATTCAGATAAATGGTATCCAACTCCTTTGCCAACAGTCACATTCACTTTGACAGCGCCAACGTCAGGCTCTTATGTTGCAGGATCGATCGTACCTGCAACTTGGTGGGCGACCGGAATACAAGCAGGCTATACCGTCAATTTGGGTTATATAACCTCATCTGACTGGTCTGGCGTACAACATTGGATCTCAGTTGGTGAAATTTATGGATCGAACGGTTCGACTACTTGGAATTGGGACACAACAGGCGTTCCACCAGGAACGTATTATATGATTGGTTATGTTTGGAATGGTGGAACCGGAACTTATTCACATGTTGCGACGACGTTTAGAATCATATAATTCTTGGTATTTTATGGCTAATGAACGTCCCAATACCGCCAGATAAGATAACTGCTTGGGTTTATAAATATTTTCCCGATTGTAAACCGAGGAAGGGCGGCGACGAGCTGCGTATCAATAATCCATTTGATGGTGATACTGGATATCATTTTAACGTAAGCATAATCAAGGCTTCCGTTCATGACTGGCGCGGAGATTCGTCGTGGGTTGGCTTCAATCCGAATACTGGTAAGCTGCAACATAGAACATTTATAAGATTTGTTCAGTTATATCTGACACAACAGCGTGGCAGATGCTCGTTTCCAGATGCTATTCAAGATGTTCTGGGAGCGTCTTCTGGTGCCCGTGCCTTATTTAAGTGGCAAAAAACACGTCTTTTGCCAGAAGAAAAGGAAGCTATATCTCTCGCTCTCCCAGAAGGTGCTACTGAATTTGGGCAATCACAACCGAAATTGGTAGCTGGACTGGTCGCATGGCTTGCCAGTCGTGGTGTTGATAGCAAGAAGATCAATAAATATAGAATAATGTATAGTGGCCTGAGTGTTGTTTGGCCATATTTTGAGTACGATCAGATGGTATATTGGCAGAGTAGATCTCGTTTGAATAAGACCTTTCGATTTCCGCCAGAGAGTGTCGGAGTAACGAAAGGTCAATTCTTTTATGGGTTTGATCAAATAGAACCGGCTAGTTTTGTTATAATAGTGGAGTCTATTTTCAACTGCTTGACGCTAGAGGATCAGTGCCTGGCTTCTGGTGGAGCGTCGTTAACCGAGACACAAGTGAAGAAGATACGACTGCTCGGTCCGAAGGATGGAATAATTCTTGCACCAGATAATGATAAAGCTGGTATTTCTAGTGTACTCCATAACGCGGCGTTATTGCAGCAGCTCAATTATAGAATCTTTTATGCTTTACCGCCGATTGTGAAGTTGTCAGACAATACTATGAGTAATGATTGGAATGACTTGGTAAAAGTCGCAGGTATAACAGAGATACGGAAAACTTTTGAAAAAAGTGTGAAGCCGTTTAACGCACAGCAGAAACTATACCTAGAGAATAGGTTGAAAAGTATGGGAGAAACAATTAAACCGCATCTTCTCAGCTATGGTTGATCTTGGATGCTATCTGCTCTAGCAGCCAGCCGCTTATGTTTCCAGAGATCGTCAAGCTTCATAAACTATCTTCTGCGCCAACTATCGATCATCCAAGTGCCAATAATAAGCGCCGACAGAGTTTTAATGAATTTACCACCCATTTGTATTATGCTCAGCGGATGGTAATTTGGATTGGAGTGTTCCTCTAGAGCGGTATCTAGTTCCCTTGACATTTTTCTCCACACCGGATCTTTTGCTCTGTCGAGCCCTGTGAAGAATTCTATTTCGCGGTCAGTTTCTGCAGACAGGCGCACTATTTCGTGTTGACAGTCTATTAATCTTTCTGGCGATAATTTGCCAGATTTGGCTTTTGCCTCCAACCTCCCAAGTCTGACAATAGACGCCACGTGACTCTTATACATCTTTCTGAGTTGCTCATACTTCATTATGGTGCTCCTATTATATCATAGCACCATAAAGCGACTTTCTGAATTATTTTAGTGGATAATCCGAGAGAATAGTAACCTTCGTTTTTGTAAATTGTCTATACGCCATATTCCATGAACGTAGTTTTCGGAACCATACCATCTTCTCTGGCAGCGACATTCTTTTTAGTAATGGGAACGCCGCTCTTATACGCGGAATCTCAGATTTATCCATTGCTGCATGCTTTAATAGAGCTAATCGCTTGCCGTCGTCGTCCAATAGCAGGAATAACGCTGGCTTCTTAGAACGGTCATAATTGATAAATAATAGTCGCATTTTTACCCTCGGTTGATAAGTGTATAACAGATTTCTGATAATCGAAGTACTTCATCCTGCAACTAGAATAGTATATATGTTGACCCTCAAACATAGTAAGAGGAGTTTTTCTGTGGCTAGCAGCAATAACAAAAAGAGTAAACGTCTTGTTGAGGCTGGTATTCCACAAATAGGTGTATCTCCACTTGTTGTTGTAAAACTAATTTCGCCATCTGGTGGTTCGCCGGTTGATGTTGGTGGTAGCTGTATCAAATACGAATTTATCGCAATGCTCAATGGTGGTGAACAAGTAAGAGCGAAATTTCACGATCCATATTTTACAGTCTACAAAAATTTTGTCGGTAATGAATACTTTGACTATAGTCGCTCAGAAATATTTGCACCTGTAGAAATACAGAGTTTTATTCGTTGGAATGCTACTTCTGAAATGAAAACCGAATTACAGAATCATGCATTAGTAACAATGGCACCATCTGGCCGTGTAAATGCATCTGAGATAGAATTTCTCGCGGTTGACTATCCCTCATATGTTCTTGTTGGTGGTGATGCTGGCGGTGCTAGCTATCAAGGCAATATAGTATCTGTCATACAACAGGTGTTCGATAAATATAGTAAAAGTAGATGCGAACTTAAATTCAAGTGCAAGACGCAAGACAATAAATATAATAGATGGTGGCAACTTCGGATGGACCCGAAGACATTTATTATGTCTATATTAGACTGGTCTACAAGCTTATCTGATAGTAAAACGCGATGGCTGCTCTATGCCGATGGAACCAATTTGACGATCACAGAGCAAGCTGCGATGATTTCAAAACATCGAGCTACATATGAGTGGAGAGGATATGGCGGAGATTCAGATAAAAGAACAGGAGATATACTTGAGTGGGAATTTATCGGCGATAATGCTTTGCAGATGATTCAGCATCAGGTAGTCACTAGCGGTATGTCGTCAATATCTGGTGAATATTTTGATCAATCTCAATATCGAGAAAAGAAAAATGTTGTGTTTGTTGGTGATAGACAAACAGATAAAAAACTCAAGCCTAAGGTCGATGCTGGCGGCGGTTTATCGAGATCATATAACAAGCCGGCCACTAACGCCGATTTGCTAGATGATGGTTGTGTTGGATGGAGTGATATGGCATCGATACCAGAATTTTCAGCTGGCGACATGGGTCTTAAATATCAAGATTTTATAGATGGTCAAGCACGAGGCATGTATCTTTCGTCTAGTTCCACTTTATTACGTATGCGATTTCGCGTGTTTGGTCATTACATATGGTCTGGCTCAGAAGGACTTGGAGTCGATACTATTTATATCACACTGACATCTTCTTTAGAAGGTGCTCCACCATATTTTGTGGCTGGTAATTGGATCGTTTACGGATTTCATCATATTTATACGCCTGGGAAATGGGTTACTGATTTATATTGTTATAGACTTGATAAAAACGCCGCAGCAAAAGAAGTCGGTAAAGGAGTCGGCAAAGGATCATAATGGATGACATAAACAGTTATTTTTTGAATCTTGCATTCAATATCCATACTACGCAGGCTGTTGCTGGTTTGGGTGGTGTTTTGGACGCTATTACAAACATCCAGAAGAATTTGCAAGATGTCAGTACGATCTTGTCCGATAAAGTCGTTAAATCTTTAGCGACTGTACAGAAACAATTTGATAAAATAGCGCTTTCAAATGAAAAGATTGCTAAGTCGACTACGAAGCTTAGTGCTGACTTTAAGATAGCTAGCAAGACCATAACATCAACATTACAAAATTACCGAGACATAACCGAAGAACTAGAGAAACATGTTGAATCTAATGAGCTGTCAGCCGACGCTATAGACAGGCAGACTGCTAGTTGTGATGAGTTTACGAAGGGTATATCTCAAAATGTCAGTATTGGGCAGCAAATTGCTGCTATATGGGGTAATGTTAGCGATGCAACCAAGAAAACTACAGAAGAAGGTGGAAAACATATAGGAATTGGGCAACAAATTGCCGCTGTTTGGAGTAATATTAGTAATACAACGAAGAAAACCACAGAAGAAGGAGAAAAACATACAGGAATTGCAAATTCTATTGCTGCCGCTTGGACTAAAGTGAGGAATGGAGTTGTAGATGTTGTCTTAAATTTTGCTTCTATGATGGTTGGCATTCAGGCAATTAAACAAACATTTACTAGTTTTGTCGATGAAGAGAACAAATTCAATACTGCCAATTATCGTTTATATGGTACACAAAAACAAATATTATCACTAGTCAACCAAACGACATCTAAGTTTAAGCTGATGGGCAAAGACGTTATGCCGGCATTTGTTGAGCTTGCTGGTACTATTCGCACTACTACAGATGAACTGGTACGAATGGCTTTTGTAAATTCCAGTAATATACATCAACTAGGAGTTTCGCAGAAAGAACTAGCGAATTGGCAACGATCTATGAAGAGTAGCGGCTGGTCTTTAGATGAGAGGACGATAGCTCTGAACAAAACCACTGAAGCAATGCAAAAATTTGGTTTCAGTGCTCAACAAGTTTCTGGCATATTGGGTCGACAAGCTAATAGTTCAATAAGATATAATATGATGTGGGGAAGCGCAAAGAAAGCTGTGCACGAATTTGAAAACACATTACAAGGAATGGCTAGTTTTACAAATGAACCTATTGCCGCCGTCGATCAAATGGGCGCTGATATAACAAAAGCTTTGTTGTCTACTGAGAAGGTTTTTTATCTAACTAGTCGCGGCATGTCTAAAGTCACCAATAGTATGGCAAAAGAAGCGATTGCTGCTGGCGGGACTGCGCAATTACAGTTATTACAAACGAAAGCTGGTATGTCTGAGTTAGTGTCGGAGGCAGTTAAAGATAAAAAACGAATGGGTGGGGTGCTATCGACGGCTCAGGCAGATATTTGGGCTGATACGATTGGTGTTAGCACAGACACATTAGATATTTGGATGCGTCAAACAGAAATGATTGATAAATATAACGCTACCATAAAAGACGCAAGTAAGAATTTGAATTTATTTCTTAGCACAGATGCAGAATTATCCAAATTTTTTAAGGCACAAGATAAGGAAATAACTAAGGATATGAGCGCAATAGAGGAATTGAATTATCATTATGGGCGAGCTACTGCGACGATATCGTCCGCATTTGATACGATGTGGTCTGAACTTACAAGTGCACGCAAGGAATTCATGATTGCGATAGCGCCGGCAATTGTATGGCTTATAAAGGAAGTTCTTACGCCGATAGTCAATTATGTTGCGAAGATAATACGGTATGCCACTGCAGTAATAAAAGTATTTACACAAACATCAGATGCTATAAAAGAGCTTAACAAATCGGCAGAACCTACAGTTGGGTGGCTCAATTCATTTGGAAGTGCGATATCAGCAATATGGGCGCGTTTAAGTAAAGCTGCAAAGGCAGTTGCAGTACTTGCAGTTGGATTTGGTGCTCTATTTGCGGTTTTTATTGGATCGGCAGTTGCTCTAGGTATGTGGTATGCATTTATGAGAATAACTAGGGTATCTGCGTTGTTATCAATAGCCGCAGCTGCACTAGCTGTTGGGTACAGCATATATAAAATAGCAGAAGCAATGAGAATGATGGCGACACCAGACATACTATATGGAGTTGCCGCGCTTGCAATAATGCTTGGTATGTTTGGAGTGGCAGTTTTTGCTATGACTGCTTTGGCACCAGAGATTTGGTTGACTATTGCCGCTTTAGCTGCATTATCTATTGTTGCATATATAGTTTCTAAGGCGGCTTTGGGTATGTCGAAGGCATTTGACAGTGTTGTAGATAATGTCATTAGACTAACAGATAAAGTTTCAGCATCTGAACTTATAACAATTGGTGGCGCGTTAGTAGTATTTGGTGCTGAATTGACAGCCGCTGCGATAGCTATAGGCATTGGTGGCGCTGCGATGGCGATATCTGCAATTGCTCTTGGTCTAGGTATGGGCGGTCTTAGCGTTGCGATGTTTCTTCTCAGCGACAACGCTATATCTAAGATGAAGATACTCGGAGATGGAAAACTAGAAAGTTTTGGACGCGGTTTAGGTGTTTTAGCGTCTGGGGTTTCAGATTTTACTAGTGCTATGGGTTGGTGCATTGAGTTTCCTAAAGGTATGAAAGCATTGAATAGTGGTTTGTTATCTCTATCTCAAATTGACTCAGTAACGATATCGTCTATAAAGTCTATAATATCAATATTTGACAATTTACAATCTTCGCTTAGTGATATTGCCAATGCAATATATGAAGGTGGATATAAAATGATGCTAGGGTCGATATTGTTTCGATCGTCTATCGCAAACATAGCCGCTACTCTTAACGGTCTAAGTGCTGCTGCTGCAATGTCTGATAAGCTGATTCCAAGCATCAAGGGCTTGACTGACAATATGAGTCAATTACAATCAACCGATATTATAGGTGCATTTAGTAACCTTTTATTATCTATACCTACTATCAATAGCGTTACCAATCAATTGTCGGACGCTATTCAAGTTGGTCAAGAAAAAATTAAACATCAAATAGATGAGCTGAAGGCTTCATTTGTTGCTTTGCAATCGATGGCTGAAAGACTCGATGTGCCAATAGGTGCTGCTGAGACAACAACTAAAAAGAAAGTAGTAGCTGAAACTGTTTCTACTATACAAGTCAAGACTGAAACTAGTGGAGGGGTATCTGCTCGCTGGCAGCAACAAGAAATGCAAATGAGACAGATAGAATTGATGCAAATCATAGCTGATATTATCGGTGCATTTGGGAACGACAGAAATATTGGCACGATCAGGGGTCTACTAGAAGAACATTTACCCAAGCTGGGCGAACAACCATCAAAACTTGGTACCAGAATGAACAACTGGTCGTGATATGTCAGCCAATTTATTGCCAATTGATGCGAAATTAGCGGAGCTTGTTATATTCACTATTGGCGTTGAGAATGAATATATTAACAGCTCAAATGCGATAAAATTTCAATTCCCGCCCAAAATATTCAGTGACAATCGCTCAGGAACATGGCAAGAAACACAAGTACCTGGCGATCAGCCAACACAAATAATTGTAACATCGGGTGCTAGGAAATTTGCATTAGAGTGGACATATGTTATTGGTATGGCGGGATGGACAGTTGATGATGTTAAGCATCAAGTTCTTATGCTGCGTAATTACTACACAACTAGATATAATACTTCTACTCACTATATTGTTATGTTCAAGATGTGGAAACTTGGCGGATCTGAACCTATGTCTTGCAGGTTGTCAGATATCGATATTTCTTACGGTAAAGCTATATATGTGCCGAGTACTACGACTAGTGAAAATAGTACACCTGATTATGAAGAAGCTTTTCCAGTTGTTACGAACATAAAAGTCGGTATGCAGCTCTGGACACGAGGAAACGCAATATCATCTAAAACAAATGAAAAAACTGGTGTAGTAACAGCTGCACCAGTTGTACCAACAGATAAGATTAATCTTGAAGGTTTAAAATCAGCAGTCCCGATAGATTGGCAATGAGGTGATTATGAGCTCATATATATATTCGAGGTTTGATACAACTGATCAAGTGTTATATGACGGACATGAGACATATGGTAGATGGAATAGTCCGATTACTGAACAACTTTTGAATAGTCTTAGCTCATATGTCGTTACTCAGTACGCTGGTAGGCCAGATCTGATAGCATATCAATTATATGGTAATTCATCATTTGATTGGCTGTTAATAGCTGTAAATAATGCTACAGAAGCACTAAATTGGCCAAGAGCCGGTACTACAATTCTTGTTCCGTCAGCATCATTAATCTCAAGTGAATTAATATGAGTGATAATGCTACTATCAGCTTAGATCGCCTTTTGTCTAATCGCGAGCGTCCACTTAATCAGCGGTTTCCTGGGACGTATCGTGCTATTGTTGTAGAAACAAATGATCCGTTGAATATGCATAGGATTAGGTTTAAATGCCCAGAAATGCATGATTGGGATCTTAAGCCAGAAGAATGTCCGTGGGCTGTATCACAATTCGCGCTTGGTGGTAAAAATACTGGCTCGTGGGTGTCGCCATGCATTGGCGATTGGGTGTGGATAACCTTAGAAAAGCAGCACCCGTATGGTCCTATATGGACTGGCTTTTGTACTCCAACTAGAAGAGCATTTTATCCGTATCCCGCGATTTATAGCATAACGCCGTTACCAGTAGATCAAGAAGGTAATAAAAAGAAGTCGGTACCAAACGATTATAATAGTGACTATCTACCAAAAGACTCTAGGCCGATGAGTAGTGGTTTGGTAGATCGATATGGTAGTATGGATATAGTTAGTTCTGTTGGATTTTTCCCTGCAGAACATAAAGCAAAACCACCAGGTGCCGATAATGATCCTTTGCAATCACAGATAACTATTAATGCTGATGGGGAAGCTACACCTTATAAGCAGACATCTTTACCGCCAGAAATGAATAAACCGGACGGTAAATTCATGGTTAGGCTTAGTAAGTATGGTCATTTATTGTTGATGGGAGATCAAGGTTATCATTGGCAGACGTCTGACACAACAACTACTGATAACGCTACAGGTAAAAGCACTACAACACAGTCAGAAGTAGGTGAATTCTATGGCGATGTCGACAAAGACAGTGAGTGGGAAATAGCACGTTGGAAATATCTACAAAAGCTTATAAATGAAGATTCTGCTAGTGGCGCTGATCAGCGTAGGATGATGTCCTTGACTAGATATGGCCATAAAATGGAGATGCGTGATGTTGGATGGAATAAGACGCGTGATGGTGAGTACGGAGAACCGCGTGTAATATCTGATAGTACAAATGATGAGCGATGGATAAAGCATCGTACTAAAGGTGGTATGTTATTTCAAATGTCAGACATAGGATTCGATCCTGTTGATGACACTTTTGTTAAACGGAAACTGATAGACGAGGTTGGGACTAAGACTGAACAAGAGGACCAATATTGGAAAGGCGATGCACGATGGATGCGTGCAGTTACTCGGTACGGGATTAAACTCGTCTTAGACGATCGCGGATCTTCTACAACAAAAGCTGATACTGAAGAAAATCCTCGTGGCTATGGAATATTATTAAAGGGCCGTCGTACACCTGGCGCTCAAGGCACTGAGGTTTCGGGTAATCCAAAGGGTTTCTTTTGGGAATTTAATGAAAAGGATCAAATCAACCAAAGCACTTGGGGTAGCCCGTTAGGGACGACAGTCCAGATCAACGACAAGCTCCAATATTTTATGGTTGGAGCAAGACGATCATATCCAATGCCATGGCAAGGCATTAAAGCAAATGAATTCCTTGAGGATCCATTAGTTTCTGAAGATACTGAATTTAATTCGCACCATCTTAAACTTGATCTCCATAACGAATATATTAGGTTAAAAACCGCTGGTGGACATGGTCCAGCACCGTGGGGAAACATAGTTAATCCTAGAGCGAAAGTTGGTATTCAACAGGGTTTAGAATGTAGAGATGGTAGCCTTGGAGAAGATCCGTGGACTGAATTAGTCGATATTGATGACCGTGGTTTGTGGTTTTCTGGCAAGGACGGATTAACAGTGTGCCGAGCTAAACAACAGCCGAATGCTGTTAAAATTTGTTGGTGGTTCGATGAGACAAAAAAGGAAATAGTTATAAAGAATTCTGAATCAGGAAAGATTCAGATAGTTTGTGGTGGTGATGTTGAGGTTATTGCACAGCAAGATGCGAAAGTTTATGCTAAACGCAATATTTCAATGCGTAGTAATAATAAGATAACACTAATGGGTGGTAGTGGTCTGCTTGAGATAGATTCTAGTTTTATTAAAATCAATAAGGTATTACGATGGAAGGGATATCAATCATACATTCCAATACAACCACCAGATATTCCTGTTGTTGCAACCACACCACAATTGAGACCAACTAATCGTGGTACTAGGTACAACACAGATCTAGAACACAACAAAGATATTATATGATTATAAGTTACCCAACAGCATTGTATTTATCAGTAGTCCCGCAAGTAGCGTCGGACGAAGGGAATGTGACATATACAATCAGTATGACAACTCCTCCGAACTCTGTCTTGACAGAGGTACAACTACCAGCGGCCATAGAGCGGCGACAGCGAGCGGCAATAGATACAACTAATCCAGAGGGGCAGAGAATCTATACAAATACTCTCTCTAGTGCGTCTATTATTGGATCTGATAAAAAACAATTCGAAGTTGGTCAGATATTAGAATTTGATACTGCTAGTGAATCGACATTGCAACCTATGCTGGTTTCAAACGCATTAGAAGTCAGGCATGATACCAACATTTTAGATTTGTCTTCTCTTGGTATCTCTGAAGCTGACATTACGGCTATTTACGCCTCTGCAGATACTCAGTTTACTACTCTTAATGCACAATTAAGCGTTATTAGACAAGCTCGCATTGATACTGAAACGGATATTGCCGAAAACCAAAAGAATCAGAATGAAACGAAAAAGGCTATTGCTGCGTTAGTGCAACTAGTACAATCCGACCCATCTCTGCAATCAGTGCTTGATTCATTACAAATTAAGTTAGTTGAACTTACTATTCAAGCAGACGCACTTGTTGCGATGGCGAATGAGCAAGCCAGTGCTGCCACTAATATAGAAAACAAGATTTTGGCTGTAGCACAGATGGTGAGATAATATGAGCAAAGCAATATATTATGGGTTCAATCCGCCGTTCAAATCGGCTGTGCAGAGTTCTATCAATACGACCTCGAACACTAACCTAAATCGATATTGTGGCATATTGCCACGTCAATCTGATTTACGACTTGTCAAGAACGATGTATTGCAGTTATTGCTTACATTGCCTGGAGAACGTGTACAAAGACCTACATTTGGAACATCTTTGCGATCAACAGTATTCGAGCCTATGACAGATAGAGTTATATCAGACTTGCGATCTAATATACTTTCAGCACTCAGTGCTAATGAGCCAAGATTAATTAATGTTGACGTTCAACTAAAGACGATACCAGCAGACTTACAACTAAATGTTACTGTGATGGGAAATATGAGTTATGATCCAACTGAGGAATTCTTATTGAACACGTCAATACCAGCGCCAGGAGTTGCGATATGAGTGAAGAATTAGAAAATACAGCTTTTAAGCTGCCGCTGTCGCCAGATGAATTCGATGTCATGCTGCCTCCGGCTAAGCTTAGACGTATTGATTTTAGTGCACTTGATTTCGATACATCAAGGCGTGCGATTATTGAGTATATTAGGACATATTACCCTGATGATTTTAATGACTGGGTTGCGCATAGTGGTATAATGATGCTAATAGAGACTCAGGCTAATAACGTAGCTAAATTGAGTCTTAGATCTGATTTATTATCTAATGAGTCGTTTCTACCAACATGTCAGACTGAAACAGCTCTCATAGAGCATTTAGCACTTATTAATCAAACAGTGAAATCGCAGACGCCAGCTGTAGTTGATATAGAAGTATCTGTGCAGTCGGCTTTAACAATAAATATCGATATTGACGCAGGCACTAGATTTAATATTACCGGCCCAGATGGAAAATCATTATACTATGAATTATTTCGCGCCCCTGGCGATTTTACTAGTAGCATTATTATACCAGCTGGTAAACGTGGTGTAATAGGATATGGAATTGAGGGGAAATTTGCTGGGCCGATAACTTTATATAGCCCTGGCGGAGCAAATCAGAAATATACTATCACAGCAGAAAATATTTTAGAAGAACCAATTTCGGTAGATGTTTATACCGGCGATATGCCATCATCGTGGATCGTCACAACTAATCCATTAGAAACTTATACAGCAGATGTAGAAGTTGTGAATGCTACGTTTTATGCCGATAGAGTTGATTTATTATTTGGCGATAATGTAAATGGTAAAGCACCACTCGCAGGTCAAGAAATTGTAGTAAATTATCGTATTGGTGGTGGTGTTAGAGGCCGAATTGGGAGCTATACAATAAATGAATCGCGATCAGTGTCGTCGACTATGTTAAGCGCAACTGCACCAGTGCAAATTACTTTCAGAAATCTAGAATCTAGTTCTGGTGGTACAGACAGAGAAACTTTAGCACAAGCTAAAAAGAGAGCACCGCGAGATTTTGCAGTAAGGGCGTTTGCTTCAGATAGACCAGCAAGTATTACAACGAGTTCTGATTATGCTCAAGTTGTTAGCAGCTTCGCTAGCCCAGTATATGGATCTGTGGCAAAAGCTGTCGCAACAATTCGCACCGACTTAAATGCTAATTTGGTAGAGTTATATATTCTAGCATATGGATCAGATGGACTAGTAACTCCAAGTTTAGGTTTAAAACAGGCTGTTAAGACATATGTTAGTCAATATAATGTATTAACAGATACCGTCAATGTTTTAGATGGTGCGATTAAATCAATTGCTATCAATATGACTGTTGTAGTTAATCGTAATGCCGATGCGTCAGTTGTTCGAACTAATGTGAACGCTGCATTAGATTCATTTTTCAATGTAGATAATAGAGAGTTGGGGCAGCCATTATATGTATCGGATGTTATAGACACGGTATCAAATGTTGATGGAGTATCTTACGTCGATTTATTTAATCCTGCAAATAACATTTTGCAGACGAACGAACTTGCTGATCCGAACAATACGACTGGTGTTGGAATAAACGAGATAATCGTAGAAGGAGAGCGAAGCGTGAAATTCTTCTACGAGAAATCGCGTGTTTAATAAAAAGAAACAAAATGCATATACCAATTAGCCCTGTACAGGGCAAGCGCTGGGGTTCGACTCAAAGCATATTCTGTTTAAACGGCATAGACGTAAATAGATTATTACCGCTTGCACGCGGTTTTTGTTCAGAGCATTGCCACGCCTGTAAATTCTCTCGATTTTTTGTGCTTCGAGGGAAAATGAAAATTACTATTTTTAGAGATGATCTACTAGATGAAATAGTGCTAAATCCTAATATGTGTACTGACGTTCCACCAGGAGTATGGCATAAATTTGAGGCTCTGGAAGACTCTGATGTCATTGAGATCTATTGGGTAGTACTGGACGATAACGATATTGAAAGACGAACGACCGGTGGGATTAATACCAACTAATTCATGCAGTGAGCAGATTTTAGACGATAAAGTTATACCGTTATGGTTGATCGTATTTGATCAAGATCCAACTAAAGCATATCTTTGCACCACTAAAAATAAAGTATTGGCTTCTGTTGAAGGAGCGATTCGTGGTACATATGGCGATGAAGCAGATTTTCTAGCGCCACCAGTTATAAATCAAATAGATAAGACATGGGGACAATCATTTATTAGTTTGAAGTGTCCGCCTTCTCTTGATTTGTTTGTGCATAGATTAGAGATCGACAAACATAATCCGATAGGAAAGCTATTGTTGGAATGTTATGATGCACTGCCATATGATTCGCTACGCACAAAAATAGCGAATCTATTTGTCGATTCAGCTAACTAGGCAGATAATTCTTCACCCATTTTGCGTTTTAGATCACGAAGGACTTGTGCTAGTAGTGTCGCTTGATCGTATATATGACCGTGGGTGTAGATGAACGGTGTAGTTGGGTTTTCTATATCTAAAACTATGGCGACTGCTACTGGTACTTTCGCTTCTTCACAGGCTATGCGGAATTTAGTCATAAAAAAGTCAAATCGCTGTTCAAACTCTACCCGTGCATCTTTTTGTGGTGCTGCATCCAACATAGTTTCTTGGGGCTTTTTAATATTGGTTTTCTCTGTTTTTGCCATGAGTGTCTTCTTGTATTAGAGTGTGTTATGAGGTAACAAATGACTCAAATACTAGAGACCCCGATGACTGCATTGTGTACTTGGAAATGGTGTCAAGAAGCATTTGCGCAGCATGGGATAAAACTTACATTCCCAAAAAATACGAATCCACAGAAAACATACCAATGGCGCTATGTTACAAGATTAGCACACAAGATAGACGAATGGGGCTTAGATAGATCGACAGCAAAGGCATTTATTAATTTCGCTGTTGGTTATGTTAAGGAAAAGAAACTATTGCATAAAGGTATGTCAGTATTCTTTCAAAACAATATGATGGATGTGTGTTACGATCGTATGCGAAAGCATTCTACTACTGTTTGCAGTAAAATAGTACGGTTCCAAAAAGTACATGAATTTGTCACTGTAAAATATCATAACAAATCAAAGACTGCTATACTTCTCAATCGCGAATCATTTGATAAGATGCGCAACATTGTTATATGGCATAGAACAGGCGATATTACTGAACAATATTTAGCATTATCTGCTGCGTGCACTGAAGCTTTATCAAAGCTAGCAATAGTCGCGCCACACGAACGCATCTTACTACCGACAGAATCAGAGTTGTACTGTTTAGCTATCAATCTTACGAAAGATGGCGACTTCCGCTCAAAAGCAAAAGCAATATTAGGTAATGATTGGAGAATGACGCTGTGCCAACAACAACGATAGCAAAACCGACACCAAAATCTTACAAGAATCCAGTTTCGAAAAATGGACGCAAGACAGTAAATGATGATTCACCGTTCAAATTAGACCCGGCGTTCATAACGAAATTCACAGGCAAAAAGCCTAATTTTGGATATAATGGTCTTGGTGAATTCGTTTTCTATCGAACATATTCGCGTCTCAAAGAAGACGGTACTAAGGAGACGTTTGTCGACATGCTGCAACGTGTCGTCGAAGGGTGTTACGAAATTCAGCGCGTATGGTGCAGCAAGAGTAAGAACGACAAGAATAAGAACAAGAACAAGAGCGATAGTGAGAGCGAGAACGACAAAGAAGAAAACATCGCTTTCGGTGGTATGGCATTACCATGGACGCGATCAAAAGCCCAGAAGTCCGCACAAGAAATGTTCCAACGCATGTGGGACTTCAAGTTCCTGCCTCCTGGCCGTGGCCTATGGGTGATGGGCACACCGCATATGTGGAAGCTCGGTAGTGCATCGTTGAATAATTGCGGTTTCTGCAGTACCGCAAGTATTGATGAAGATCCAGCATGGCCATTTTGCTTTGTTATGGATATGTCAATGCTTGGCGTTGGCGTTGGCTTCGACACACGCGGTGCAAACAAAATCACAGTTGTGAAACCGCACGACATAGATACTCCATGGGAGATCGAAGATTCACGTGAAGGTTGGGTTGATTCATTACGAGCGTTGATTGAATCATTCACAAACCGCCCAGAACTTGGAACAATTAAGTTCGATTATTCTCTTGTGCGGCCTGCTGGGGCTGAGATCAAGGGATTTGGTGGTAAGGCTAGCGGGCCTGATACCTTACACGATTTACACAAGATGGTCGCGCACCATTTTACTAATATCCTAAGACGCAAGAGCCAGCTTCTGACTAGCGTTGATATTGTCGACTTTATGAATTTTATCGGCAGATGCGTAGTTGCTGGTAATGTTCGTAGATCGAGCGAGATTGCATTAGGCGATCCTGCTGATTGGGATTATATGACGATGAAGGATAAGACTCTCCATAGCGAGCAGTTGATGTCTCATCGTTGGGCGTCAAATAATTCGATTTTTGCTATGGTTGGAATGGACTACCACAACGTAGCAAAGCAGATTGCTGAGAATGGTGAACCTGGATGCTTATGGCTCGACAATGTGCAGAATTTTGGTCGTATGGTCGACGGTCGCCAAGAAGGTATCGACAAAAGAGCACTTGGGACAAACCCATGTTTTGCTGGCAATATGCGATTAATGACAGCCGAGGGTTATGTGCCATTTGGGGACCTTTGGTACTCTGGCCGACAACAGGAATACTCTAGTCTTGGTAAGAATCCGCTTGAAACCTATGGGAAGATGCAGGTTGTAAATCGGAATGGTTTGGTCCCAGCAACTAATATATATCGGACCGGTACTGATATTGATTTATTCCGCGTAGGGTTCAGTGATGGATCTAGCATTGACGCAACAGCGACACATGAATTCATTACTTTAACACGACGACGCTTGCACAAAAAGATGCATTATGGTGAGCGGCGGACATTCTTACGCGATTTGAAAGTCGGAGATATGATTCCACTGAATCATACAGTTCACTTTGGGACTTTCCACGATCCCGCTTATGGTGAACTAGCAGGCTGGACGATTGGAGACGGATCATTATCTCCACAACAAGACGGCCAATTGCGTGGAAAGTGCACTTGTTATGAAGATGACATTAATACTGTGCTGCCAAGACTTAGAGGGTTGATGTTCGAGCTTTATGCAGCACATAACAAGTCCACAAACCAATCGCCAGCATATGTTGGGTGGCATCGAGAGCAAGAACATTTCGATCACGAAGAAGAAACAATAGGTTCTAATGTTCTTGGTCGTTTGTTGAGGGCTGACGGTATTGACGTGGGTGCTAAACATGCCGTTCCACGCTCGATCTGGCGTGGTACCCGCGAGACGATAGCAGCATTCCTACGTGGCTTTGCGTCTGCTGACGGATATGTACAAATTTCAGACAATGGTACGATAGCGGCTAGAATTTGGCAAGCCAACCAGTTGCTCTTACTCGACTGCCGTCTCTTGTTATCGCAATTTGGTATTGCTAGCTCTGTCAAGTTCCGCAAAGAAGCAGGGCAACAATTGATGAATGATGGCAATGGCGGCAAGAAGTTTTATAATTGTAAGGCTGGATATGAATTGATAATTTCTGGCCATAAGCAAGTTGCTGCGTTTCTCGATCAAATCGGGTTTATTCAGCCTGAGAAAATGGTCGAAGCGCGAAAATGGTTAGCGGAGCACCACGGTTCGAACAATTCGGATACTGGTCGATATGTGCACGTCAAATCGATCGAGCCAATCGGCAAGGGTGATACTTATTGCTTGACTGAACCTAGCAATCACCAAATAGTGGTTGAGGGCTATCAAGTAGGCAATTGCGGTGAACAGTCGTTGGAAGACGCCGAGCTCTGTTGCTTGTGTGAGACATTCCCTGCTCATCATGAAGATGCCGAAGACTACCATCGTACGCTGAAATTCGCATACTTATATGCCAAGACAGTCACACTGCTGCCGACGCATTGCAAGAAGACCAATGCGGTATTACTACGCAATAGACGTATCGGCTTATCGCAGAGCGGAATCATTCAAGCATTCGCTAAGTTTGGCCGCCGCAAGGTTCTCACCGATTTCTGCGGCAGAGGGTATGAAGTCGTTTGCAAATGGGACGAAATCTACTCTGAGTGGTTGTGTGTGAGCAAATCGCTCAAACGCACTAGTGTTAAGCCGAGTGGCTCGGTATCATTATTGGCCGGTGCTACTGCTGGTATCCATTTTACAATCGCACCAACGCGATCGTATTGGCGTAATGTCCGTGTTTCCAGCGAGAGTGCACTGCTCAAGGCGGTTATCGAAGCAGGGTATCATGTCGAAGAGTGCATCACAGACAACAAGACCAGCATCGTGCGTTTTGGTGTATCAGAACCAGACATCCCATCGGTGTGCGAAATTTCGATCTGGCAGCAGATGAAGAATGCTGTTGATTATCAACGATATTGGGCCGACAATCAGATATCATGCACAATCCAATTCAGGCCAGAAGAAGCGAAGGATTTGCCATACGTCTTGGAAGAGTTCGATGATGAATTAAAGGGTATTAGTTTCTTGCCTTATCTCGATCATGGCTTTCCACAAGCACCATATCAACCAGCGACAGCAACAGAAGTGATAGCATATAATTCGAAGTTGAAGCCGCTTAACTTCGATAAATACTTTATGGAAGATGCTGTCGGGACGAAATTCTGCGATGGCGACGTTTGCCAAATTTAATGACTTCTAAAGATAAAGAATCGCTAATCGAGTTAATAACTTGGTATAGAGGTGAATACCATCAGATAGATTGTAACCATAGCGAGCTAATTGAGAAAATTAGAGCAACCGATGATGATAAGTTGCTACATATATACGAGAAGATTGTTGATGGTTGGTTTGATTATTAGAATAGTTTCATCTGCCCTGGCAAATCTTTAGTCTTTTTCGGTTTTGGTCGATGAAACCGAGATTTGATGAACTTCTCGCCCTCGACACTACCGTCGCGAAATATGACTTTAGAGACATAACCAGCCGCCACAGCAGCTTTAAATCGCTTACGCGAATGTGCATAGAGATATTTGTTGCATAAGAAATAAATATCGAATATTCTGGCACTGCCCTTTTGATTAATTCTGGCCGCTCTGGCCACACGCTGTTTGAATTCTGATGCTAGCTTTCCACCAGTTGCTAATATCAAATTCTCACAACCGCCTTTTAGATCTAGTCCACGCCGGACGTTTTTGCCTCCAATTAACACTTTTAGTTTGCGGGATTCAAATGCTTGTAATATCTCTGGTCTTCTTTTCCTCGATGTTTTACCGTGGATGAATTCTGAATCTGGGATTAGACGCTGTAGAGCGTATCCGAGGTCGTCGCGTTCGACAAGAATTAGAGTACCCTCATCAGTGAATCGTTTGCATAATGCAGCGATGAAACGATGAAACTTGTCGTTATGAACCATCATTTCATCGACCGCTATATCAAACGCAGAAGCATCATCCTTATTACTGCCTTCACCGAAAGCTAAAGCAAAGTATTCTATCGGAACAATTAGACCAGTCTTCTCAACACTCTCTCTGTCTTGAGAATAGATGACAGATCCAAGATGTTCTTGTAGAACTAAATTTTCTACTGGTTTATCTGCATCATAGGGTGTACCAGTCATACCATAGCGTCTTCGGCCTTTGAACCAATATTTAAATAGATTTTTATATGTTGATGAAGTAGCTAGATCACAATTATGTACAAGTAGACCATTTGCTTCAAAACTTTCTGAATTTTTAACAGTGAAGTCAATCAGTCTGCATTTTTTACTATTCTTGACACTAACAACTTTCTCAACAGCGAAACTGTCTAAGCTAACATCTACAATTGGTATTTTGAGTTTCTCTATTATACTAGTAGTATAATTTCTCCATAGTTGATTATCGCCTTTTTTGATAGTGTACCAAGTAACTATTAGTGTTCGGCCAGCATGTTTGCTTACTTTTTCATATGATATACCAAGTTGATTTTTTGCGTCTGTGTACGAATTGATTTGTACAGATTGGCAAAATCGATTTATTTTATTTTGCCAATCAATCAAACGTTTTAAGCTGACATTATTGCGGTGATCTATTTGCTTTATTCCAAGTATCGAATATAATTTGTGCTTCTTTATTCCAGATTCAAGCCATCTATCAACATACTGCCCGTAGTTGATATATCGTTCGCTGTCTTTTATATTGTTATAACAAGTTTCTATTCTTTTTTGTTTTCGTGCGAAGCCAAATCCAATTCTATCTCTGAATTTTATGAAATTTTCGCCAACTATTAGTAGTCTATATAATGTTTTGTGTTTTTTGTTTGTGCGTTTATTACCAATATAAATAGACGAACCTATTCCAATATAACTTAACAAAGACTGTATCAACTGTACTATTGGTAGATCTATACTACCAAAAATTGCCTTATCTCTGTACCCAGAACCTTCTGAATCTAGCAGTCCTCTTATCAAGTTTATAGCTGCATTAGTATCTGGTATAACAAAGCCTGGGTGCATATAGCCCATTTTGCGACCTGGGCTAAATCCTAGCGATTTCAGCCAATCACATAATTCTTCTGATTTAATCCGAAGCGTAAGATCGCCACGCTTGTTTTCGCGTTCTAATATAGACCCACGCCAAACGTTTGTAATAGCGGCAGCGATATTTGACCAGTCTTTTTTATCCTTTCGCACTGCAAATCTGATGCTTGTGTTGCTCAGGAAATGACCATCTCCAATAAACAAACCGAGATGATACCACTTATTCCTTGAATTGATATTGTGTTTTTTATGGTTTATCGAGCCTCTGCTTGTGAGAAGTAAATCTCCACATTGTAAATCTCCGGCATGTGCGTCTCTCCTAAAACCATCAAATGTTGCTATTGGATGATTATCAGAGCAGATTAACTTACGACCAACGTTGGTAGTAATTTCTATTGCTTGGCCATTTTTCGCATGTGTCGCAATTATTGGAAATGTTTTTGAGCCGACTTTAGCCTTTACGATAACACCAGAAGAAACTAAATTGTATAATGTTTTGGCTGGCATTACTCCTAGATCTGTACCTATCCAGGTATCTTCATGTACGCATTCATCAACCAATAACATTTCACAAGCGCCAATTAATTTATGTAACGCTTCTGCTTTCTTGGCTCTGCTGCGAAATGCCTTGATTTTTATCTCGTAATTTTTAAGTGCTTTTTCGAATTTCTTTTTAGCAGTCCCCGATTTACTATCTTTGAAGTTTTCTTGTAGTGGTTTTTCTGGTTTTTGTTTTGGTTTGACAAGTGATTGAATTGAGCCGATGATAATTAATTGCCCGTTTGGCATTTTACCAGCATAAAACAATCCTGGCTCTGAGCAGACATCTCGTAGATGTAATCTCTGTTTTAGTTGCTCTATAACTTGGATCTGCTCAGCAATAATTGCTGTCGGGCATGGTAATGCTTTACAAATACCAGTTATTAGTTCGCCCTTTCCGCCGCCCATAGTGACATTTATAATCCCTACTTCTGTCCTATAAATTGTTTTGATAGCGTCGATTTGGAATGGTTTTAATTTGATGCCGGGCAAGAAATCTTCATCGATTAATGATATATCGATAGGTTTGTATTTTGTTTTTGGGCGCTTGTCCTGGACCGCTAACGCTAAATCCTTTTCTTTACATAACGCACGCAGCTCGCCAAGAAACGGCCTAGCTAGCGTTTTGTTGGCTATATTGAATTTATGGTATATCCCATCCCAAGCTGATCCACCGCTACAATCGATAAACCGGGCATTTGGTCGAGATGCACTGAATCGCTTATCTATTATTTCTTCTTCCCATACGGTCAGATTGGATAATTGTATAGTTTTATTAGTTAATATCGTTGCAATCATATAAATGAATTACTATTATTTTAGAATAGTTTTCTGCCGATAAATTGCTGCACTAAATCGATATCTTCAGCGTGCATTGTTTCGTGTGGGTCATATACAGTTCTAAATTTCCCCTTCGGTAGATAAAATCTATTAGCTATATACTCTAAACCGTCTGCGAGTGGAGTGTCATCGCCATGGAGAATTACCCAGCCATACTTATCTTTAGATATTCTACCGCGTGGCAATCCTTGATAGGCTTGTGAGATATCGAATGGTGCTTTACTATCATTCATATTCAATAAAGTTGAACACCATTTTTCCCATATTTCTTTATGCCACGCTGCGCCATCGAATTCCTCGTCGAAGAAAGCCGAAAGACGCCAGTCATTTTTTGCCGGGCACCACCAATAAATGCCTGTTTTAGGCTCTCGTGATTCTTTAAGTATCTGGCTCTGCATATCGAGGCGTATAGATTCGCGCATGCCAATATTATCTGGATACTTGACATTTAATTCATTTAAGTGCATATAGTTCCTGTCTCTACTAATAAAATACAGTTGGTGTTTGTAAGTAAATATTTTCGGAGGGCTGATTATGCTAATTGAAGAAGATCTCGACATTACAGATTTAGAGGAATTATCTGAATTCCAAACAGAGGATATAGAAACAGAGGATGTTCTGCCTGATGACCCTGGTCTGCTTTCAAAGAAACATTATTTTATCAACGAGATAGTAGAAGACCGACTACGACGATATATTTGGACAAATTGTACTGATGTTGCTATACGAGATTCTATAATGACTCACGCACCAGAGCTGATAAAGCAGATCATACGTAAGCAGAATCTGCATATGATTTATCCTGGCCAGGAAGAGTCTGCTTTTGGCGATTTAGTCCAAACAGCATGGGTTCAAGTTGAACGAACACTATATAAATTCAGAGCAAAACCGCATTGTAGGGTATGCTATAATCCAGATAGACCAGTTAGCTCGGCTTTATACCTACCGGCCGAATCAGAATATGGTATTATTACTTTTGATGAATTATTCGATCCAAAATATAATCCTCCAGGTAGTAAGAAACTTGTTATTTGTCGAAATGGTAGAAATCCACCAAAATGCCCATATTGCGGGGCTGTTTTGAGTGCACACCCAGATGTTGAACCAAAGCAAGGTACATTTGGCGGCTCAGTGACGGTCTTATACAGAGGAAATTCTAAAGTTTTTAACATGTGGTCTCAGGTCAGCCGTACCGTAATTTTGGCTTTTGTGAAGAAGGAGGGGCGCGACAGGAAGAATGCCACTGCGTACAAGGATCATCTCTGTAGTGCGACTAAAGTCGATGAGGATCGTCTAAAGAGATTCTTCTTGGAGGTATCGCAACTTTGCAAACATAATAAAGATCACATGAGATGCGTAGAGGCGTTATACCATGTGATTAAGAAAGACGACAAACCATATGATGGGTTAATTGGAAAATTGGTGGAGCATTCAGGATTATCACGCATTCAAGTCAATAGTTTTATTAGATTGATAAGGCTTCGCAGTCATGAATTCACCGATTCTCCGCTTAGCCACGAGAGCGAACACGATAAGCAGTTGAAGAAACAATTCCTTTGTCAAGGTGAAGAATAATTATGCCAAACTTTGCATCGCCATTTTCGGAGCCTCTGAATGGCAGGAAATTGACTACTGAAGAGCTTATCAGGGCTATTCGTTTCGTTATAGCCGCTGAATATGAAGCGGCACAGATGTATATGCAAGTTGTCGAGGCAACAGACAATGAACTTGTCAAGAAAGTACTGACGAGTGTGACTGATGAAGAGCGTGTACATGCCGGTGAATTCCTTAAAGTACTACACGAACTCGCACCAGATGAAGCAGAACACTATAAAGAGGGTGAGAAGGAAGTCAAGAAAGAAACGAAATCGGTAAGTGAAAGTGTTGAGATAAAACCAATTAAGGTATCGATAACAGAAAATCCAAATGGTGTCAGTGGGTCAGTGTTGGTTGTTTATGATGGTAAGACACACAGGGCTAATTGGCGGCAGGATGAGACGTTGAGTAGAGTTGTTGGAGATGAATATTTATTGAAAGCTGTAATGACTGCTTGGGAAGGTGTGAATGAGTTCTCCTTGACTGAAAGAGAGCTTGAGCAACGTGGTGGTGGTTGGTGGTCTCCAAGGCCAGTAGTGGAATCGGCTGAGACATCCAAAGATAACTGCCCTATCTGTAATGAAAAGCCAGTTTCTCGATGCCGATGTGGCAATATCATCAAGCATACCGCCGAGGATCTCGAAAGAGGTCACGGGTTGCGTTGCCCTAATGGACATATCTGGTCTTACCAAACTACAGATAATAAACTGCTTCTTGGTGTTGATCTTAATATGTGCTGTGATGCAACGCCTGTTAGTGAATCAGTCAAGAATATATTGCGGATGATTGATGAGAAAACGATAACTGTCGATGATTTCAATCGGTTTATTATGGAGACGAGCCCGACAAGCATTAATAAGCGAGTACAAAGACAATTACGGCCGGCTAGGATAGGCCCGCAAGTCTCAAATCCAGAACAAAAGGTCGACAATAAAACAGACCACGAACCAGCAGATCATAATGATCCTACCACTACATCGCGTGGTAGGCGTGCGCTGCGCAAGCAAATTAAACAAAATAAGACACACCCAGAACAATTTTAATATAGAAATTCTATGTCCGAAGAAGACCAAGTGCAGTCTGAAGATGATGAATTACAATCGTTATTATCAGAATTAACAACTGGCGATACTACGTTGAACGATACTATCCAAGAAGATATTCCTAATATTGATATACCTGTTGTTCCAGATCCTGAATTTAGCGAACTAACGACAGATTTAGAGCAGGCCGAGCCACCCAATCTATTAATAGAATCCACTACGACAAATGTTTCCGATCTTAAGGAGATTGTTGAGAAATTTGATCATGATTACGGTGAGGTTCAAGCCAACCTCAAAAAAGATCGCACTAAGATTGATACAGTTATAGATATTTTGTTGCAACGAGTTAGAGCCCACAACGATGCTGAAACAGACACGATGTCGTTAGTTAAGGCTCTCGATGTTTTATCTAATACTAACGGTCACTCTATAAAATTGCTTGACTCACGCTCGAAATTACTATCTGCTACTAAAATCGCTATCACCGCTAATCAGACTAATGTTAATATTGGTGGTAGCGATGGCGATTGGGCTAAGATATTAAATCAACCGCCAGAGGAAGATGAATAATGGGCTTGACTGCCACACAGGGCGAAATTGTGCGCCGTTGTCAGAAGTCAACCCTGTTCTTTCTTAGAAATTTTGGAAAGACTAAACACCCGACTGCTGGCATATTGCCGTTTAATCCATTTAAATATCAAGCCAGAGCATTAGGTGCTTTCCGTAAGCATAGATTTAACATATTTAAGAAGTCGCGGCAAACTGGTGCAAGCAAAATAGCTGGTGCGTTTGCATTATGGTTTGCAATGTTTTTCGGCAATAAAACGGTTCTGATAGTATCTAGGACTGACGAGGATGCTATCAATTTTCTGCGTGAAAACATAATATTTCTTTTTCGCAATCTTCCGCAATGGATGCAGAATGCTTGTAAGCCGATTAAAGAAAATGAGCATGAAATACAATTTCAGAATGGCTCTCGCATTCGTTCTTTAACATCTCACCCTGACGTATTACGATCAAATGCGTCTTCTTTGAATATTATCGACGAAGCTGCATTTATTAGAGATATGGGTGTGATGTGGGCAGCAGGCCAGCCGACTTTGATCCATGGTGGTAGTGTTATAGTAGTTTCAACAACATGCGGTGTTGGTGGTTGGTATTGGAGTACCTGGACAGATGCTGTAGCCGGACTAAATAACTTCAATCCTATCAATATTGATTGGTGGGATATGGATTGGGAAATACGTTATCGCGATGATATGACAGGAGAGATAAAGGTTATCGCTCCTACTGAAGGTCTCCGTGATTGTGTAACTCCTGACGAAATAGAAAAATATGGTCCAAAATGGTCTCCATGGCTTGAAGATCAATATCGTCAACTACAAGAACGCGGTGAAACATGGAAGTTTAGACAAGAAATATTGGCAGAGTTTGTCGGATCTGGTAATACTATCATCGATCGTAGTGTCTTAGCATATTTGCAGACACTCGTTAACGACGATTTTAAACGTGTTAAAGGATTGCAGCCATATCTTCATCCGGTAAAGAACGAACACATTAAAGTTAATTTCAATGGTGATAAAAGAGAGCTAGATAAAGATGAGGGGTTATGGGTATGGAGGCCGCCCGCTCACGGGAAACGCCCAACATATCAAGGAAAGCGATTGATAGATCCAGGCGAACAACCACATCGCTATTCGATTGGGATTGATATTGCAACTGGCAAAGGTCGCGATTACTTCGGGTTAGAAGTTCTCGACATCGATGCTCAAGAGCAAGCAGCAGAAATGATGATACGCTGCTTGCCGAAGCAATTTAAGCTTTTGGCGGATTATATAGGACGATGGTATAATAATGCTTTAATGGTTGTCGAGCGTAATAATGGTGGCGATGCTTTTATTGATGATATGCGATACGATCTAATGTATCCAAACTTGTGGCGTAAGAAGGACATAAACGATAGACCGAAAAAGAGCTCATCTACAGGCGGTTCTATAAAACTAGCTGAATATGGCTTCTATACCGGGCAAGCGTCAAAGCCAACATTAAATAAGGCATTAATTGATTATTTACAACCGCAAGGTGGATATAAGATTTATAGCCATCGATTAATGAAGCAGCTACAAATTTATGTCCGCAAGAAAGACCGTGCTGGACGTGATACAGATAAAACGGAAGCTGAGGATGGTCCTGGCAATCATGACGACTTAGTTATCGGTCTTGGTTTAGCCTGTATCGGCATTAATGACGCAGCGGTACAGATGATTGGAGGATTGATTCCATTTCAAGAATCAATGCAGGCCGATTTGGGCATCTCAGATAGTAGCAATAGTACTAAATTCGATCCGACTGTATTGTCGCCAATATCTGGCTACGTAGAGATGTCACCTGATGTTAGTATATCAGGTGAGGTTCTTAGATTTGCAGAGCAATTAGGCGCTTTACCGATAAGCATGGAAAATATGCCGCCTGTATCCAATAAGCGGCATACACTTATTATTTGACATTCTGCCTCTAAAAGATATTTTAGAGGTGCAACATGCCAACTTTATTTAATTTACCACCATATGTTGTTGATAAGGCTAATTTAGATGTTATGAATTGGGGTATGGCTTTTGAGGGTATCTCTGATATTTGGAAGATAACGAAAGGTCAAAATGTAAAAGTCGCCATATTAGATACTGGCGTAGCACAGCGACATCAAGATTTAGCTGGTGCTATCGCACAAAGTATCGACTTTACAGGAAGTAAGAACGGTGTTGAAGATCGAGTCGGCCATGGGACATTTTGTGCAGGAATTATTGGTGCACGTCAGAATAAATTTGGAGTTGTTGGTGTTGCACCAGAGTGTCAACTGTTGGTTTGTAAGGTTGCGGCAGATAATAAATCGTGTTATGATCAAGCTGTTATTAATGGCCTAAATTGGGCTGCAGCACAGGATGCCGATGTAATCTCGATGAGCATTGGTACGCCAATATCGACAAACGAACTTCACAATGCGATTATTACAGCCTCACAAAAGACTATTATTGTATGTGCAGCGGGCAATAATGGACCAGCACTAGACTCTGTTAATTATCCTGCACGATATATAGAAACTATTAGCGTTGGTGCTATCGATCGCAATAAGCATGTTCCCAATTATTCATCTCGTGGAGATCGCGTCGATATCGTAGCACCCGGCGATCAAATAGTCTCATGCTGGCCGCCGAATAATATGGCTATGTTAAGTGGGACAAGTATGGCCTGTCCATTTGTAGCTGGCATCATAGGATTAATGATTGCTGTTCGAAAGAAAGACGGTAGGACTGAAATGAACAGAAATGAGATAGTTAGTTTGCTATCAGAATCTACGATTGATATAGGTCCACCTGGCAGAGATAATATGAGCGGATTTGGATTAATTAATCCAATGCTGCTATTACGTGAATCTGTGGAACATTATCCAAAGTAACAACTAATTATAATAATATATTCCTAAAGCTGTTTAATAAAGCACAGTTTTTCACCGCCATACTTTCTAGCATACCCATATTTCTCGGCAAACTCATATTCAGTCATTTTAAGACTTATAGCCCTACCGTAGAGTGTACGTTTATGCATCACATATCCTTTCAGATCAACATACCAATAGTCAGCTGGCACAGAATGGTGTAGTGCGAAATTACTTGCTTTATAAATCGTTCCGATATGTCCAACCGTTGTATCGGCATATGCGATTACAAGTTTGCAATCAGCGAATTTTAATGCTCTACTTATTATCCAGGTTGCGAAGTTATCTTTATGATATGACGGATGAATACATAATCTAGACAATTCGCGAACTTCTTCGTCTTGCAATCCGAACTGTCCCGCTGTATTCTGGCGTAGTGGAGGACTGAAGACAACTACAGCAATCAATTCATCATTCAAAAAAGCACCTATCGATCTTCCACCACGCCCTTTTCCGATATAATGATATAATATTAAGAAATCTGTAGCATTTGCAGCGCTGATTTCCTTGATTTGTACGTCGTTAAAATTAAATTCCTTTGTTTCTATACCGATTCCAAGCTTCAATTTAAGACGGTCTAGAACTCGGTCTTTACAATAGAATTCATGCTCCCAAACATACATTATTTCATATTCTGGAAAATAACGAGAAATATAAGTGAATTTAGCTTTGTCATTTCGAGAAGATTTTGGTAAAGCATGCCAGTAATCTCCTTGGCACTCAACTAATATACTTTTACGATTTACTCCGGGTATCAGACAATCGAAAACATAATATCCTATCTGTGTCCGTTCACTTTCTTTAAAATATTCAACACCGAGATCGTCTAGGAATTTATAAAGCATATGTTGAATATACGATATTTTGCCAGACTGGGCAGATCTCGCAATTGCCATTTTAGTGCGATATTCATCATTTTTCCAGGCGCGACGAGCACCAGCTGCGCATAATGCTTTTACATCATCTGAATTCATTATTTTGTGGTGTAATGCTTTTAATTCTGGATTCTTCCAGTTTTTAATTGATATTTTTCTCAATTTCTCTCTTGCTGCTGTATCTGTATATCTCGCTCTTAATATTGATGATACGTCTACACTTTTCATTCCTTCTTTTGTAGCGTCTTTTTGTTTGGCTTTGAATTTTTCATCTTTTAGTAAAATCGCAGTACTAATGACCCTTTCTGTACGATAAGTATCATTTTCCCATTGTTTTTTCATACGACTAGATATTATATCTGATTCCAACTTCTTTACACATGACTGGCACAACCAAGGCATCTGATTATCGATCACTGCACTTTTAACTCTTATAATAATAGATCGTGGTTTCTGACAGGTATCGCAGCGACAGATAACCTTTGGGCGCTTGCTGTTTGGTATGCTTGAATAACCAAATTCTTGTTCTGTCTTTGTCCAGTCAATCATTTTACTAGTAGATATATAGTGCTGTTGAATAGATCCACATTAAAAAATACTGTAAATTATACTATAGGTTGATTATGCCTGCAAATTGGTTGGTGTGGGATCGAATCAGGGAGTTTACCCGTTCTAACCGTATCTATCAGCAAGAACGGATATTACAGGATCAATCTTCTATAGATAAACTTGCTGTAGGTGGGGATTTTCTAGACTTCTCTTCGCAAAATGCAATTCTCCAGCAAACGAACCTACAGATTAATCGTTTGGAGAGATATAAAGATTATGAGCAGATGGATCAGACAGGTGAGATCAGCTTAGCACTTGATTTATACTCAGATGAGTGTTCACTTATCGACCCAGAGTACAAGCATGGTTTAATTATCCGAGCCGCTAATAGGAGGATAAAGGAGGATTTAGAGGAATTATTCTTTGATACATTGTTGATTGATAGATGGTTAAGGCCAGCGTCAAGATACCTTTGTAAATTCGGTGATGCTGCATTCGAAGTTGTTACCGATAGAAACCGTACTGGTGTTTCATCATTGCGGTTTATGAATATTTATAATTTTACTCGCATCGAGACGCGATTCGGCGATTTGGTGGGATTCTTTTATCAAGACGAGATGTATCCAGAGCCTGTGTTTATGCATCCTTGGTCCTGTATGCATATGCGTCTGACGAATTTCGAATCTGTCTATGCTCCATATGGTCGAGCTGTTATCGATGGCTCCCGAAAACCGTTTAAACAGCTACGGTTGATGGAAGATGCTTCGCTGATCTATCGCATTACGAGAGGACCAGAGAAACGCAAATACAAGATTCCAGTAGGAATGATTCCTCCGAAGGAAGTTCCTGAATATTTGATGAGCATCGCTAGGATGTTCAAGCGTCAGCGATTTTACAATCCAACTACCGGCACATTCGATGAACGGTTCTCCCCAATCGTCCAAGAAGACGATTTCTTCTTACCTATGCGGCCAGACGGTACTGGGCCAGATATTGAAGTTCTCCCTGGTGGCGAGAATATGGATAAGATCTCTGATATCGAGTACTTTAAGAAGAAAATGATTTCTCCTTTGAAGATACCGTTCGCCCGCGTTGGTATTGGTGAAGGTGCTGGAGAACCGAATGAAAAATCATTAGCTCAATCTGATGCTGAATTTGCTAAAGCTGTTCAATGGATACAATCTGAAATAGCATTAAGTTTACAGAAGATAGGAATTATTCATTTAGCTTTACGTGGATATTCTGTTCAGGATATTAAGGGATTCTCTTTATCATTAGCATCTACATCTGCTTTAGACGATTTGTATAGGATGGAGACGTGGGCTACTAGAGTTGGTGTTATGGCCGATCTGAAAGAAATCGGTTGGTTCCCGAAACAATGGATTGTTACTAGATTTACTGATTTATCGCCAGATGAGATTGAAGAGATGGAAGAAATGCAGGAAGATGAAGGTGGTGGAGAAGACGAAGGTGGTGAGGGTGGTGGTATAGGTGGTGGCGATTTTGGCGGAGGTGATGATGAAGATGTCGATCTAGATATGGATATGGACATGGATATGGGGGGTAGAGAAGAGGGCGAAGTCGGTGGGGATGTTGATGAAGTCGAAGAGGAAGAAGGTGGTGAAGAGGAAGAATTTGAATTAGAGAATAGGAAAGCAGAACGCAGAGTGATATTAGAGATACGTCGCGATACTCGACGGAAGAAACAATATAATAAATTAGTTAAATTATCTCGTCGTGCGAAAGTAATATCGAATCCATTCCAATATCTTCTTGAATCGAAGGAATTAGATGGCCTTACGAAATCTAGGTTGTCTGGCGGCGACGTTTTAAAAGAAGATATTAACAATAGCGATGGGTTGTTAGTGGCATGGTCTGTGCCTCAGAAAGATCGCGACGAAGCGATAGCAGAAATTAAGAATGTTATCAGAAATCAACCTGTAACGGTTGATATAGATGATATAGAAGTTGATCAAAATGACTTACCCACTTAAAGGCAAATATTACTATATAAGCAAATCGAACTCTCCGAGTGTCGGAAGCGGTTGTAATCAATAGGGAGCTTGTACATGGCCACCAAAGCCGAATGCCTGGTGTTGGATAGCAGGAAGTTTCTTGGAACGATCAATAACTCCGCCCAAAGTAGGGTGGCTCTTTATGAGTCATTGATTGCACGTCTTGGGCAGAAGGTCGGTGCCAAGTGGCAGCTCGCCGCTCTCAATGAAGGCAATTTATTCATTGAAGATACCACCAGTGGTTCTTATTATGTTGCTGACCACCAACACCTGCGTGGTGGCAAGGTCAACATAACGAATGTTCGCCCTGTTAAGATTGTTGAAGGCCAAAAGCGGTCGCTGTTCGAGCAGAATTGCCGTGGTCTTGTTAATGCAATCGAGGCAAACGACCAACGAGCAATGCGGACGACATTCAATAATTTGGCCGCTCAGAAATTCTCACCTCATACGATTCCAACATCCGGCGTCGTTCGTACTCGTGATGGTGTTGTGCGTAAACTTCGGGTTGAATCGGTTTCGAAGGGTTGGACCGGCCAACAGAAGCAGAAGCTGGTCAAGGCTTTGGTGGAGAGCGTGTCTGATTCGGTAGTTCTTGAAAGCGGTAGGCTTATTAGTGCTACATTTAACGGCGATCGCCAGAAAAAGTTGCCTGTTAGTGAATGGACCTGCCGGAAAGTTGTCGGCACTCATATGCGCGAATCAGCTAAGGAAGCATATAAGTCTGAAGGTTTCCAGAAGCGGATTTATAAAGTTGCGAAGCTTATCTATAGCGATAAGATCGCTGAAGCTGTCGCTGGTGTGAAGGATTTCTTATTTGAGCAACAAGAATTCTGCTTGTTAACCAGACGTGAATGCCATACTCTCGTCGAGAACACTCTGGCGGCAAGAGCAGTTATGAATCAACAGTTGTGCAATGATACAGCCACACTGATATATCGAACAAATTTGAAGGTCAATCGCGACACTATTGTTAAGGAATGGCGTGCAACTGCTGTGAAGTCGCAGCACCCGACACTTCTAGAGAATGTGAGTGTTCTCGAAAAGACGAAAGATTTTGATGCTGATTATGATAAATTCTTGAATATGACCTTTAATGAAGCTCTTTCGCCTCGTGATGAAGAGGTGAAGGCGTATCGCACAGCATTAGGCTTGCTTCGCGATAGCCCTAAGATTCAAGAGGACGTCGAACTTCAAGAAAAAGTCAACGAACTGATCGACAAGTTGTCGGAATCGGAAGTTGACGATGCTACTGTCTATCTCGTTCGCGAGACATTGGCTTCCGCTCATAAAGAGCTCGAAGCGATGGATACGTTGAACGATTATGATACGCAGGGCGGCTCTGAAACCAATGCTGGAATTGACGCCGGCGAAGGCTTGGGTGAAGAAATTGGTGACGATCTTGGTGATGTTAGCACAACCGGCGCTGAAGGTCAACCAAATATTGTTATTAATTCACCTCTGATTCAGATTGGTGGTACATCTAGTGCTGCTCCTGAAGGTGAAGGTCTTAGTGGTGAAGGTTTTGGTGGTGAAGCTGATGAATTCGAGGATCTTGGCGACGATCTCGATCTCAATGACGAGGAAGAGGGCGAGGAAGATCTTGATGAACTTGGTCTTGGTGGCGAGGAAGAAGAGGAACTTGGTCTTGGCGGCGAGGAAGAAGATAAGGATGTTAATATCAACCTCGACAGCAAGCAAAAAACTGACAAGCCAGTGTCTGAGCGTTTAGTTCGTAAAGCCCTCGGTCTTGCTGAAGATAAAGAATGGTTGAAGAATAAAATCGCCGAGAAGGAAGGTAAAGAGGGCGACGAGGAGGAATGCGAAGAAGAATGTGAAACTGAGTGCGATGAGAGTTCTGATCCGTACGCCATGGGAGAGTCGGTTGATTTCACATCCAGTATGGGCTCAGATTACGGCAAATCAATACTTCGAGGCGAGATGAACGATGTGGTTTCTAGCATGTTCAAGATCGCTGAATCCAAAAGTGTCGATATTGAAGATATCGACACAAATAAGTTGGCATTGGAAGCTATTGCAGCTTCTGGCCTGCGGATTCCAGAACATCGCATTAACGCCACTATCGACAATATTGTCGAGCAATTCCGACAAATTGCCGAAGACCAGTATAAGAGTGGTACTTTGATGCGTCGGCGCAACCCACGACGTTCTAGTTTGAACAAAACCGAACGTAAGAAGCCATCCGGCAATAGTGTTGCTGAACTTGGCGACGGGGCACCGCCCGAAGCTGACGCTGGTATAACTGGCGAAGGGCCGAAGAACGAATCGCGTATTCGACGTAATATCGTATGGCTTGAACACGATGAGAATGGCAAGGGTATGAAGGGTGATCTTGATGGCGTTCGGTTTATTCTCGATTACGCTGAGCCGTTCGTCATTCTCAGTGAAGATGGCAACGTGAATGTTCCGATTCCTGAAGAATTGTTTGAGAGTACTTTGGCTGCTGCCGGAATCAAGGATGGTGATAGTAAGCCATTTTCAAAGTGGCTGGCAGAAGGAATTGAACAATTCAGACCAATTACAGAGGAAGAGGATCGTGTGCTCGACGAAGCTGTAGCCACGATTACCGCTGGTAGTGACGGGTCAGTTTCGGTTTCAGTCGATACTGGAGCTGAAGGTGAGAACCAGCCCATCGATTTAGAATTGGATGGTGTTCCTGGTATTGGTGAAATCAATGACGCTGATGATGATGATGAAGAGAACACTATGCAGCCAGTGACTGAGCCAGGAATTGAGCCAGAAATAGAGGCTCCCGAGGACACTGCTGATGAGATGCCTAACTTCGAGGCTGATACTACACCAGAACCAGAAGAGACTGAGGAAGTCGAAGAGGGCGACGAGAAGATCCAGGAAGATAAGGATATCACAGATCCGAAGAAGTCAGACTACGATACTACGAAGCAGGATCATCGCGAGCCCCCGAAAGAAAAGGGTGCACAAAAGCCACACGGCAAAGGCAAGAAGCTAGAGGGGTTTGAAGATGGTGGTGGCGTTGACGTCAGCACCAAATCGGCTCCTGCTCTCAAATCAGTTCAATCTGGTGAGAATAGAATCTAAACAGATTTGAGAAGTTAATCTACTATAGACCATAGCCAAAAATATTGTTGGCTATTACCGCCATAGTAAATACTGGCGAGGTCTATCATGTTTACAGCGATCAGTGCAATCCTTGGTGCTATTGGGAGTGTGATAGCATCTATCATTAAAGTAATTCCTTGGCAAGCATGGGCTTGTCTTGCAATATTTCTATTTGGCGGTTGGATGTTTTATGGTGGTTCATGCCATGAATTTGCTTGCGGGCCAAGTCGGAAAGATACTAGAGATATAAAATGGGATGAGTTAACAGTAATCTCGACGCCAACAGGTGCCAGCTTGGAATGTAAAGTTGGCAATCGCGGCAAACGAACTAAAACAGTAAGTTTGACATATATCATAGCACCATCTAATGGTGCTTTAGCAGAGGAAAGTCGTGCATCTCTTGAACGTCTTTCTGGTAGCCTTATTCGCATCCCATATCAAGGCATAATCAGAAAAGACCCAGTAGTAAAATCTACTCCAACTGTCTCAGAGGCTGCGGTGGATTTATCTACAGAGCCTGCAGAGGAGCAGATAGTAGAAGGATCGATACCAACAGAGTCGGGGCCACTAGAAGCGCGGATAATAGTTGGGATGATATATAATTCATACGGACAATGCTTGAACACTGAGCAGGTGCGGCTTGGAATGGCAGAATTATCACCAGATGCCCCAAAGAGCTGGAAGGCATTTGAGACTGAAGCAAAGAAAAAGAAACTTGGGGTTTGGAAAAGTAAAAAGTAGGGGTGATATTATGACACAGATGATTGGTGGTATTGTGTTCGTCGTAGTTGCATTACTGATTGCTGCATATTGGGTCTGGTCGACCTGGTTTAAGAGCACTGCAGCTACTCAGACTTCGAATGCAGCTTCGACGACAACCGTTGCTAGTGTTGCAAGCGTAGCAGTCGATACTACACAGCTAACGCTTAATCTCGGTTACATTGAGGTTTTAAGCAAAGTTGGTGTAATCTCAACATCTCCTGATGCTGTTAAAGCCTGTGATGTTCTAGCAGATGTACTTTGGCAGGGCGCTATGGCTGCTTGGAAGGCCGCACAGACCCCTGTTGATACTGCAGCGAAAGAGATAATCGTAAAGACAGTGAAGATTACAGCTCTTGACGGCCAAGTTGTGGAGGTTCCAGTCCAATGACGAAGAAGGTATTACCGCCAATCATCGCGTCTTTACTACTGCTTGTTGGTGTAACATTGATCGTTAAACCAGATTTAATTCCTCTTGGATCTGGGACACCAAGTAGAGCAGTTATTATTCGTGAAACAAGCACCGACAAACCATTATCCGAGGAGTGGGTTGAATTATTTACTGGTGCTGAAAAACTCGGCATTTCTGTTTGGGATAAGGATGTGCTTGGGAAGGCTAAGAAACCTTCGGCTGAAGCGCAACCATTTCTTGATGCTGTTGGTGACAAACCACTTCCAATTTTAGCATTGCAGTGGCCTGGAGGTAAGATTACTACAATGCCGTGTCCACCCAAATTGGACGTACTTAAGAAAGCCGCAGGTAAATCATGAGCTTATATATCAACGACGACAATTTTCAAACTGTTGTAGATGAAAGTGAAGCTGCTGGTTTTACCGCAGGCGCTCTTCCACGGCAGACTCAGATTGGTGATTTGGTGTGTGCACCAGTGTTTGCGGAGCATGTTCCACTTATCCCAGAGAGTGAGTGGAAATCGAGAATTGAAGCGATGACTGCTTCTGGATCATTTATTGGGCAGCGATGGATTAGCGATACTAAAGCCGACTTTCAAAATGGTCTTGGATTCTGTTGGGCATATAGCCTAGGCCAATCTTGCATGGCTGTTCGTGCATCGATGGGGCAGTCGTTTGTTCAACTGTCACCAGAATCACTTGCCGAATTAACTGGATATAGAAACGCTGGTTATTACTTAGATCGTGCAATTGAATATGCGTCAGCAAACGGTATTGCAACACGAGCTACTGTCCCACAACACAAAATCAGTCCATCACAATGGAACGCGACATATAAAGATGAACGACTAAATTATATGCCGCAAGAATGGTGGGATCTTGGTGGTAAAGATGTCTGGGCTGAGACCATAACAGCTTTACTACAAGGTTGGGGATGTTACGTCGGCTACAACTGGTGGCGTCACGCTGTGTTTCTTGATATGCTGCGTGTCAATAACGGCAAGATCGAGGTCCATACTCCGAATTCTCATGGTCCAGGTAATGATGCGTGGCTTGCAGGATCGAAGGCCATCCCATCAATGGGTTCATTCGTACTTCGCGGTATGACCTTGGCTGGCTAAGCTGAGGAATTATGTCTAAGAAAGCACTGATAACTGGTATATCCGGTATGGATGGAGCTCATCTATGCGAGCTTCTTCTTTCTAAAGACTATGAAGTGCATGGATTGATACGTCGCTCCAGTAGCTTTAATACCGAACGCATTGAGTCTATGTATCAAGATCCGCACAACAAGGATGCGCGGATGTTTTTGCACTACGGCGATATGGCGGACAGCTCATCATTGTCGTTTCTTATTAAAGAAGTGATGCCGGATGAATTGTACAATTTAGCAGCGCAGAGCCACGTACGTGTAAGCTTTGATATACCAGTTTACACTACGCAAACAATTGCCATGGGTACAATTAAGCTATTAGAAGCTATAAGATCAACAAATAAGAACATTAGATTCTATCAAGCTTCCAGCAGTGAAATGTATGGTAAGGTTGTTGAGATACCGCAGACTGAGTCGACACCGTTCTATCCACGCAGCCCATACGGATGTGCTAAGGCATGTGCTTATTGGCAGACGGTTAATTATCGTGAAGCTTATGGAATATTCGCTTGTAACGGGATATTATTCAACCACGAAGGTCCTAAACGTGGTGAAACATTTGTTACTAGAAAAGTGACACGTGCAGCGGCACGTATTAAGCTTGGATTGCAAGATAAATTATTTCTTGGCAATTTAGATGCAAAGAGAGATTGGGGGTATGCTGGCGATTATGTTGAGGCCATGTGGCTCATGCTGCAGCACACCGACCCCGGCGATTACGTAATTTCCGCAGGAGAGACGCGATCAGTTCGAGAATTTGTTGAAGAGGCATTTGCATTACTCGATTTAGATTGGACTAAGTATGTCGAAATAGATCCACGATATTTTCGACCGACAGAGGTCGATTTATTGCTAGGTGACTCTTCGAAAGCAAGACAAGTGTTGGGATGGAAGCCCAAAGTTACTTTTAAGCAGCTAGTAAAAATGATGGTTGAGCACGATATGGAACTAGCTGGGTCTGAAAAAATCTTGCGGGACTCCAAAATATGATTGATTCATTTATTTCGTCAAATATACAGAAGAGACGAATGAATGAACGCACGCATTTCTTCGATTGTTGAACATCTTAATGTGATACAGAATGATAAGGGTTATGTGCGTCGATCTGATTTGGCGAGAGCGAGTGATATTAACCATATAAATCGTTTTTATTCTGGTTTTGTTGATTTTTGTATATCTAATAATATAAAAACGAAACAAAGTAAACGGTTGAGTATAGAGACACAGCGCTCCCAGGTTATTGCTATTATTCAACAATTAAACAAATCGCTTAGGCGAACACCGCAAGTACGCGAGGTTCAGGCGGAGTTATTGAAAATAGGCAGACGTACAATAAAATTAAACTTCAATAGGCTATTAGTTGAAGCTGGCTGCACAATTAATAGAACTACAGCAATAACCAGCGATGAGTGTATCGCGCGTCTTGGAGCATATCGTGATGAACACGGATATTTGCCATATGCTCATGATTTGAAAATAGCAATTGGAATAGCACCAAATATCAAATTGATTACTGAAGAAGGTGGATATATATCATTTTTAGCTAAACACAGTCTAATAGATTTTGAATGTTATAATTTAGGCATAATTACACCAATCAGAACAGTTGGTATTGACGGGGTTATGTATGATTCTAAATGTGAAGCTATGTTAGCTAATTTCCTATTGCAAAAACGTATACCATATATAGCACATTTAGGTGTTGGTATATATAATCACAAAACAAATCAGCTGACAGTTGATTTTCTGATAAAATATGACACACCATTAGCCTTAGAGATTGACGGGTTAGGTCTGATGCGAAGTGAAAAGTCTAAGGTAAATATGGCAGAGAAGAAAACACGGTGTTTAGAATATGGTTGGAAGTGGTTGGTAGTACCAAGAGATAAGGTGAGATACTTATGCAACAGACAAAATATGGAATATTGGGATCGACTGGTTTCGTCGGCTGTCATCTTATGAGGTTGCTCGAATCTATCGGGCAGCCAGCGATTGGTGGTAGTAGAAGTCTTGGAGTAGATGCACGCTCTATTAGCTCGCTGAGTAGTTGGATAATAGATAACAAGATCACACATATTATAAATCTAGCAGCTGAGTGCGGCGGTATAGGATTTAATATGACTAACCCTGCAGATCTGTGGCTAGCAACAACATCGATCACATCTGCTGTACTTGAAGCCGCCAGATTAACTAAGATATCTAAGCTGTGCTTAGTTGGAACAGTTTGTAGTTATGCTAGAGATTGTCCTGTGCCATTCTGTGAAGATTATTTGATGAATTATGGAAAACCAGAATCAACAAACGCTGCTTATGGAGTAGCAAAACTTAACGGACTTTTTGGGTTGCAGGCTTATCGGCAGCAATATGGCATGAATGGAATCTTCCTGTTGCCAGTCAATCTTTACGGCCCAGGCGACAATTTCGATCCAAAGAGTTCCCATGTCATTCCGGCTCTAATTCGCAAGTTTCAAGAAGCCAAAGACAAAGGCGAAGATCGAGTCGTTATGTGGGGAAGCGGTAAAGCGAGTCGCGAGTTCCTATATGTCGAAGACTGTGCTAGAGCACTTATGATGGCGACTAGATCGTACGATCATCCGGAGCCAGTGAATATTGGAGCAGGCTTCGAAATCACAATTTACGATCTTGCCGTAAAAATCGCGAATCTCGTTGGTTTCGAAGGTGAGATTTTTCATGACCTTACGAAGCCGGACGGCCAGCCACGTAGATGCCTTAATGTGCAAAGGGCATGTACTGAGTTTGGGTTTAGTGCAGAAACACAGTTTGATGTCGGCTTGGAACGAACAGTCCAATGGTGGAACAGCCATAAATGAACCATTTTGTCGCGTGTTTCGCTGGTGCATTTCCAATTATCGGTAAGATATTTTGTATGTTTGGTTTTCATACGTGCAAAGATCCTAGACATTTATTTGAGAATTCAAATCCTGATTATTTTGACTGTTGTACGTGCGGTAGAACGATTGAGACTTACAATAAAAAACAATGAATGCAAGCCGCATAGTTTCGTGTGAAATAAAGACAATAAATAAAAACGTGCGATGTATATGTGGAAAAGGGAATATGATTGGTACTGGTGCTGTTAGGCTGGTTGGTAATAGATATGAGCACCAACACCGTTGTGTGTTCTTTGACTCTGGATTCGATAAAATTGGTTGTGGAGCCGAAGAGTGGTTTTCACACAAATATCCTTTGCGTGAAGAGCGTGAGTTCCCGATTACTCCGGAGTAGGAGTTACAATGCAAAAATTATTACCAATCGCTGCCCTTATTGTTTTGCTCTTTGGTGTTTGGTTGATCACACACGCCGAAAGTAATACTACAATTGAGCCTATTCCAGCGCCAGTTATAGAACCAATCAAGGTGAAACCGAGACCGATTATTGATAAACTTAAGCCTAAACCAAAGCCTGAACCGGCAAGGATTAATGAACCGCCAGCACCTCCAGTTCCACAATCAGATAACTCAGATTGTGCAGGCACAAAATTAAAACAATACACACCAGTACCGGCAGGATGGAGCTATACATCTGAACTTCCGAAGCCGTGTAAGTGCGATGGTGATAAATGCGATCAAAAACCAGCTGACAAATCTGTGGAGAGCAAGCCAGTTGTAGAGCCGAATGTAGAGCAGGATTCTGTTAACCAAGATATTATAACAAAACCTATTCGCAAAAGATTATTAAGGAGATGATGCTATGTTCAATCTCCTTAATAATGGTGGTGATAAATCAGTCGAATATTGGGAAGGTTGGCAAGCTGTCGAACTTAAGAGGCAATGCACTTATATCGATCCGAAACAGCGCAAAGAATGGTCAAAAGGATTCGCTGTTGGTGTGAAAGATATGCTTGGTGTTAAGAGGTGGTATAGAAGTAAGACTATAATCGCTGGTTTATCTCTTCTTAGTATTGGTGTCGGCCTTCTTATTTATGGATACTATTATGATGCTTCTGCAGTATTCGGTGCTGGTTCGGGTGTAACTGCCACCAGTATTTTGATGGCTGCATTGCGGCTAATTACAAACACCAACATAACAATTGGTGGTCCTGGTGGCGGACAATTCACTCCACCACCCCAGTGATATTTATCTTAATACCTAATTTACAAGTAGCTCTATCAGGACATGTATATCCACAATATAATTCACGCATTAGCCAACCATATTTTTCGATAAAATCCGCAATTCCTTCATTTTCTCCAGGGATGGAATTATACCATTTGTGTTTTTCGAGATGTCGTTTTATTATCTCTATTTCACATTTTAGAAATTCAGCCAGATGATCGCATTGTTGGTCGGCCATATGGTTGCTCCTCTATTATATCTTTTAACAAACCTGCCGATAGCATAATATTATGAAATACAAGCTATCAATAGAAGTGTAAATAATAATATGAAAGCTAATGTATGGACTAGAGCGTGCCTCGACGAAGTCTGCGGATTTGAAAATGGAGGGTGTATCGAGAATGGCGATAAAGAGCCTCTGGAACCCTCTGGACCGTGTGTTATGTGCAAAGGGCCGACTAAATGGTTGCTTGTAGGATGCTTTAATGATACTAGGACAGAAGTACAGAATGATACTACTGGGCAAAAATAATATCAGAACGACTAGTTCAAGTTAAACAGGAGTGTACTTCACAATGGATAAGATCAAGCAGCTTTTGCAAAAATGTGGTTTGTCTTCTGAGGTTTCTGCTGAATTATGCGAAGCCATTGACAACCACGCAAATATGCTGAAGGAGCAGTCAGACACGGAATTCAAAACACGCCTTGACAAGGCAAAGAAGGTGTGTTTTGAGGAAGTTGAAGCCCACAAAGCAGAACTTTCTCGTCGACTCCAAATTTTCTTAGAAGCTAAGAACTCTACTATCGAAGAGCTCGTTACGCGGCAATCGGCCAATAAGGAAACTGAAGCTGTAGCCAAGCTCGAAAAAATTTATGCTCTCTTAGAGGGCATTGAGCTTAATGGCCAGTCAAACAGCGAACTTAGGACCGAAATCGAAAAGTTCAGAAAGCTCGCCGAGCATCTCGTGGAAGAGCGCAATAAGGCAGTCTCTAAGGCAAAGCGTTGCATTGCTATCTCAGAACGCGTTCTTAAGCGCAATCGCGTTGTAGAAAGGGCTCTGACCGAAAGCAAGGTAGCACCAGCTAGGACTGCTAGGATTGATGCCTCTCGTAGTGACAGCCAGCGCCAAACAACTCAACGCACTTTGAAAGAGAGCGTTGTGACGGCAGGACAGCCAGTTGCTAAGCGAACGGCACCAGCTGGAACCATGACACCTCCGCGCAGTCCTGATGACATTGCGGCTGGCATGGACGAAATGGTCTGAACAATTCGATAGTCCCGAGATGTAGTATCTTTGGGATGTAATCTCAACTAGAACAAGGAATTTCTCTATGTTGGCTACACGCAACAACAAGAAGGCTCCTCAAGGACGCCACCTGACCGAATCACGTAATCGCCAGGCGATTACAGAAGCTACTGACCCGCATCAGGCTTCAGTCCTGTACGAGTCCGCCAAGAACCCCATGGTTAAGCGGTGGGCTCCGGTCCTTAACAAATGCCGCGAAATCCGCCCTTCGAAGTTGGGCTTGATGTCGGCTTTGTTTGAGAACCAGCACAGGCATATGAATCCTTCGGGACGCTCGCTGATCTTGGAAGATCAGACGACCACCGGCAACATTGCCGACTTTACCCGGTTTGCGTTGCCCTTGCTTCGCAAGAGCTTCCCCAAGCTGATCGCTGACAACCTCGTCGGCGTCCAGCCAATGAGCCAACCTGCTAGCTTGATCTTCTACATCCGCTACAAGTATGCTATGACCAAGGGCCAGACAATCGCTGGTACCCAGATCATGCGTCAGAATACCAGCCAGGCTTATGCCAAGCAGAACGGCTGGGCGTTGGACCCGTACTACTCTTCGCAAGAAGTGCACGGTGAAGACGCGACCATTCAGCCCGGTGGAATGGTCATCACGCAGACTCTCGCCCATCGCCCGGTCCTCGCTGGAACGGTCATGGTCGAAGTATACGACAATTTGGCCGCTGCTGGCCCGAATTGCGACAATCCAGTACCTTGCCTTCGCGTTAGCTTCGATTCGGCTGGTCTTCCTGACGTTGTGGTCGTTGGTGACTGCAGCGGTACAATGGGGACCATTAGCGTCGACACCACGACCCCTGGGGCCACGGTGTTCAGCCATACGACAGGTGCGGTGCAGGTCACAATGGGTGGTGGCCTTCCTTTGCCAGCCGACGCCATCGCTCGTGTGAACTACGAGTACGACCTCGAAGCCAACCCCTTCCAGCCAGAAGTCACCTTGAGCATCGACAGTGACAGCGTTGCCGCCGTCACCCGCAAGCTCAAGACATCTTGGTCGCTGGAAGCCGCTCAAGATCTCAAGTCGGTGCACAACATCGACGCCGAGAGCACCTTGACGGACCTGATGGCCGATGAGATGGTTGCGGAAATCGACCGCGAAATCATCAACGACCTCATCATCGCCGCTGCGATTCGTGCTACGCACAACTTCGCCACAGCAGCCGGGGCTTCGGTGAACTTCACGGATCGCAACATCGCCTTGCTGTACAAGGTCTTGGAAGTTGCGAACATCATCCACAGAACCACATTGCGTGGTCCTGCCAACTGGATGGTGACATCCGCCGACATCAGCTCGAAGTTCGAGCAACTGAACGACTTCCGTTCGTCAGACGCTTTTGTCCAAGAAGGTGTGGACATCGGCATCATGAACGCGGGAACCATTCAGGGCAAGCTGCGGTTGTACAAGGACCCGCTCTTCCCGAACTGCAAGATTCTCTTGGGCTTCAAGG